TGCAGCTCAAAGACGTAGATAGTCGCTGGCAGATCATGAAGTACCAGCTAGCTACCAAGCGCGCTGAGCTCAGCAAGCTGACGACTGCGTCATACTGGGCATCTAAACTGGTTAACTTCCCAGATGCTGGCCTTATCCGTGCCGTCATGCGCGGGACAGACAAAGAGTAAGACATACCCTCTGTACGCTGGGAGTAATCCCAGCGTACAGAGGGCTTATGGCGCTTTTACCATCAGGTATAAACGAGCGATCTCATCTTTGGTATTCACGAATGGGAAGTCCTTAGCGACCGCGTACCAATACTTCTCTTTGGCAGTATTGCTAGCCAAGTCAAAAGTCTCTGGGTCAGCGCCGTCAATGTCGTAGAAGATGTTAGTGGCTTTGGCTTTGAGTAGCTTCTTGAAGTCATCACTGGCGTAAGCGATATCGGCGCAATCACTCCAGCCAGGCTCACCGTTGCGAGTAAACAAACCCCAGGTAGGATGGCCTTCTAAGAACGAGCTCACGACTTCTTCGTATAAATCGATGTAGTCGATACTGTCTTCATTGGTGGGGATCTTGTAGTTATGCAAGAACACACGAAAGAAATCTGGGTCAGTTCGGTTGATGAGCTTAGCGTGCTCCGAAAAGCACAGTGCTTTCAAGCCGTCGATATCTCCCGCTAACTTGATGTGGGGGATCATGTTTTTGACGACTTGCAGCAATGTATCAGGATGCAGTAGAGGTGACGACATGATACATGCCAACATCCCTGCGATCTTGTGCAACTGCGCTAGCTTTAAGAAGTTCGTCGTGAACGTAATGGTAGCAGCCTTGTCTTTGAGCAAAGGTGAGCACATCGTCCCGTAAAGACTGTTGACCATCTTCTGCATTGCATCGATCGTCGGTGCAGCCAAGCTATTGATATACTTGATCTTGCCGTTAACGATTTGCTGTACGTTTGATACATTCTTCTTGATGCTGTACTCACCCGTAATAACCGACTTGAGCCCTTTATCTAACTGTGAAAAAGCAGCAGCTGCACCTGAGTCTGTCAACACTGCTTTCTTAATGGCGTCGCCCGTTAACTCAATTGTCTTGGTTTGTCCCCAGTTATCTGGGGGCACTTCTTGGGCTGGGGTGACCGCTGGCGGAGCATCCCACTTATTGCCAATCCCTGAGTCTACAGAAATCAAGTAGTCATCGATCTTTTGTACTGTAGAGATAGCTTTGACCTTGGTCGGGTCATCTTTGTAAACATCTACAGCTGCCAGGTTTTCTTCTGGACCAACGATGAATAACGGGGAAGTAGAAATAGCTGGCATGGTAGCTCTCCAAAGAAAAAAAGAAAAACAGTCATAAGAATGCACATACACTACCTGGATGCGATGAGCATCCAGGTAGTGTAGCACAAGTGCTTAAGGTTTAAGCTTTGCCACCGTGCGCAACAAACCGGCTATCCAACCGGTGCCGATAGTTGTGCCAGGTGATTGCTGCCAGAAAACCAAAATCGGGCTCGATTTGGTTTTCCGGATTGGCCAGGTTGTGTCGCACAACCCGCTGGCACTCGTAGAGCATCGGCACGTACCAGATTTCGGCTGACACGGTGCGCACATCGAGTTGGCTGGTTTCGCTTTGCACGTAGTGGCGGAAGGGCAGCCATGAGTTGGCCAGCCGCTCGGCCAAACCAGGCAGTGTCACGATCTTGCTGTAGGTAGCGGCTGCCACCAAGATGCGCCAGCGGGGGTCGGGGCGACCAGTGTTGGAAGAGCCGTAGCGCGAGCGGGAGCAATCTTGGCCAACGGCAGTGCGGTAGTAGTCAGCTTGACCATAGGACAGCCAACTGTAGAGCCCACCCACGCAGGCAAACCGCCCGAGGTTGTCGAACTCGAAAGCGTAGGAGTAGCCCATGGAGAGCTGCTTGCCCAGCTCGGTGATAGCGTCTTCGCTGACGTTGATCTCGGTCTCACCGTCGTTGTAAACAGGGCGAACCGTCTCGTTGATGATGTCTGCGCAAGCGGACATCAAATCACTGCCGCCGATGGTGTTGCCGATCGTGGGGCTCGGTGTGCGAGCGCCCCAGCCCTGTGCCAGCCGGCGGGCCTTTTCACGGATGTCGCCACTGAAACGCTGTTGAACTGGAGGTGGGATCTTGTAGCTGGGCAAAGGGGCTGGCTTTGCTGTCGGGAGCTTTGGCCAATCGGTGGGGGTTTGCGGATTTTCAGCCAATGCTGCTTGGACGACTTCGCGCTGCTCTTCAACGCTCGGCAGACGCAGGCCATCTTCAGGCTGACCTTGGGCCAGAGTCAATTCCACAGCCTCGCCCGGCTCGGCTTGGGAATCACCAGACTGATCTTCAGTCACCAGCAAGATTTGAGAGACGGGAATGAAATCGTTGTCATTGCTCATTTTGAGCTCCAGTAATGTTGATCATCATCAGAACCATCAGTGGCTTGTTGCTCACTAGAAGGTCTTTCAACTCTTGAATGGAGTCAGTCTTTTTCCAAGAATACCAATGCTTTCGCGTGGGTAGTCCTTGGAGGTTGTACTCTCCAAACAATGTCGAAGGCAGGTATTTTTTCAGAGATTGGGGCAAGTACGACTGCTCGGGGTACGGCCCGTCGATACAAGCAGCAGTGGCCAGTGTCTTTGCCAAATTGTAGATGGTGTCGTCATCCCCCAGCCTGGCAAAGAAATGGGTGGTCAACGTCATGAGGAATTCATGGATCTTCTCTTCTGCTAAGATTTCCCGGAAGATGTCCTCAATGGCTTGTCTGGTAAACCAAACTGAGACCGGAGAGGCACTGTATCTGCTGAAAAACACGCGTGTCTTGTGGGCTAGATCTGTGCTAGGGATCTGTCTGTAAGACATCTGTAAAAGCGTGTTGAAGAGGTGACAAACCTCATTCATTTTTTGGGTCGTCAACCCAGGGTGGTGATTCATCACTGACTACCTTTACGAAATCATCATCCGGATCATCGGGACTATTATCCACGTCGGAGAGATCGAGCTCCCCGTAAGTGATGTGAGAGCGACCATTGGCCCACACCCACTCAAAAGTACATTTGATCTTGACGACACCGAGGATGCTTGCACTGGAGCATAACACCTTCCACGTCATCGAGTTCGCCACCATCGCTCTAAGGCGGTTATTGCGCGCCGAGCTATCACCGACCACACCAGCGTTTTTACGCTTAGCCGAGTCTTTTCTAAGCCACACGCTCAGCAGCGAAGTAAACTTCGTCGGCGTTACATTGGCCTGGAATAACAGCTGCCGCCAGGTGTTGGCTAGAAAACCTCTGACGCCACGGCACTCACCAACCCCTTTGCTAGGACTGCTGAGTAAGTGGACAAAGTCTTTCTTTTTGTTCATCTTAAACTCTCTTGCTGACTTAAATAGACTATAGTGCTCGTTTATTTGGTAATCGCTACATGGTAAGCCTCCATCAGTTGGTAGCAAAAGGCTAAAACATTGCCAAGCCTGATAGTAAATAACCTGACCCTGGAGTCGCTGTGCTGATGCAACTCCAGATAGACGCTGTGGCAGCGCAGATAAAGCGGGATGAAGCTAGCTAGCGCTGTCACAGTCGTGAAGTCTTTGAGGTTTTGTTCCAGAGAGATGCTATTGATCTCCATAGGCACCGTCAGGGTCATGTTATCTTTATGGTGTCGCCAGGATGCCACAACATCCAGTGTCGCTGATAAACAATAATTCAGCGCTGCTAACGTCTCAAACTCTTTGGTTTGAAAGGTCTCGGTCTCCATTGCAGACAGTGGGGTCTTTAAGATCAAAGCAGGATCAAAAAGACTTTTAACCAAGGTTTCATGGCGCTTATCTTTGAGTAAGCACTGCTTGGTAGTGTCTGATAACACCATCCATTTGAGCTTAAACCATAGGAGATTTTTCCAGTAAAGCATTGCATCTTTTCCTAAATAAGCGCGGATGTCCGCATGTACTATATTGATGATATGTGAGCGTAAAAAATATGAGACTTTTTAAAGGAAAACCATATGTCTGAAGAAAACAAACCCAGTGATGAACATGAGGTCGCGCTAAGGACAAATGAGCAAACGCGCGCACTGTTGTTAGGGGCGATCATGAAAGGCGGTAAAGCGCCTGATGATCTCGACAGTATCAAGGTAGCAGCTAGCTTGATCAATGACTCTGACCGCCAGCACCTGACGCGCAAGAAGATCAAGGTCGATGCCGACAATGGCAATAAGGCTGCTAACGCCGCTGTGCTCATTGCGCAAATGCTCAACGATCCAAACATCCGGGGTATCAAGCCGACAGACAACCCTGGGGACTACGTGCCTAAGTTGCCCGATGACTTGCCACTGCCAGAGATCGTGCCTGGTGAGCTCGACACCAATGGCTCTATGCTCGATTACAAAACATTCACTGGGAAATGATCATGCAAGCTAGTTTTGATCACGAAGAATTTGCTGCTTGCTTGACGCTTCAGGTAGAGAGCTTGCGCGAGTGCTTGGACTTTGCTCAAGGCAAAACACAGCACATTCCGAAAGTAATGTACACTGCGTCACATCGTCTTTACAATCCGTGCTTGGAGTCCATTGGGTTGAGCCAAGAAGACCGGATCTATGTGGCAAGAGAGGGTGTTGGCAGCTACATTGCTTCACTGTGGAAATCGATTGTCAACTTGGTCAAGCGAATTGGTGTGTGGTTAGCAAGTCGGGTACTGGGTTTGCCGATCGGTGTTGGCCCTGGCGGCAACAAGATGCTCGATCACTTGGCTTTCTTTGAGAAAAAGCTCGCTGTGGTGGATAAAAACAAGAAGGCCATTATCGACAAGATGGCGTCTTTGTCAACCCGGCATAAGCCAGAGTCCGATGATGCGCACGCCATTCAGATGTACAAGATTTCCCAGTCCCGGCAAGTCGAGATCAGCAAGCATGACGCTGGCTATCTGTGGGGTAAGTTGCACAAAAACCTCACGCCATGGGAAGAGGCTAAGCGCAGCATCGAAGTCAGCCAGCGCGTGAGTGGGCAAATCACCGAGACCATCAAAAAGCTCTCACCAACAATCAATTCGCTCGACTTTAGTCGCCGCGACCAAGAGTATTGGCAAGCGTTAGGCTCGATCAAAAACGACACTGATGAGAATGGCACGCTCGCTAGCCACATCGTCGATCTGGCAAAGGACTTCAAGCCGGAGAAAAAAGGCACCTCGACTGTTTATGTCTACAGCCCTCCTACTGGTTTGCACTGCCTTATTTTCGAGGTCTCTTCGAGCAAGCTCGTTGTTCGCAAAGGGCCACACGGACAAGACTATGCGGACATGGTTAAAGATTTGGCTGCTGCTAATAACGGCCTGGCTGATATTGAAGTCAGGCTGATGACCATCGACGAGTTAGTCAAGTTCGCAGAGTTTGCCAAAAGCTTTAAGAGCTGGGCTGAAAAGGTGGTCGAAGAGCGCAAGCCCATTACCACGACACTGCAAGGCTTGATCACAAAGATCGAGAATGCAAAAGACCCCGCTGGCTGGAGCGCTGACACCTTAGGGTATGTGCGCCAAGTCATCGGTCTTTATCAGTTTTTCATTCACGCTATGGATGAAGACGCTATCGCTGGACACACCTCGGTGGCACTGTTGTCGCAAGCCATGAAGTCTGTCGAATTTTACTACGCTCTCCAGCACATCTGAGTAGCAGTGGTGCGGCTTCGATTTAAATTGGCACACATCCCTACTACCGGTGGCAAACCACCGGTAGTAGGGCTTATGCCTCCAAAAAGCTATCTGTGTTAGCCGGAGTGTCTGCACAAAAAGCACTCACAGGCAATAGACTGAGTTGGAAGCACTGGCTGCATGTCAGCTCGAACAAGTTAAACACATCGCCACTGTAGGTCGCTTTGGCTTTCTTAACCTCTTCGAGGTGGTCATTGTTTTCCAAAAGTCTGGGAGCAAACACTGTGAAATCGATGTTTGGAGCACTCTTGATCAGAGCTGAAGAATTTGTATTGACCCAGTTCACCGGATCGTACATGATCAAAGCTCTAGCATGTGCCTTTAGCCACGCCGGGGAGAGCTCAGAATCTCCCATGTCCAAGGTACTGACATCGTAGAGAGCTCCCGTCAAATCACGCATACCTGCGATGAGGCTACTCTCCTCTTTCTCAGTGAGCGAATACCCGTGGATATTGATACAGATTTCTGGATCAGCATGAATAGGCGATCGAAAAGAGCCTTCTCGCACCTTCGCACAGCGACTCACGATGAACTCGTATATCTTTGTGCGCATTGAGACCTGCCAGATTGCCGCTGGGTCTTTGTTAAGGACTTTGCGGTAAATCTCCTTTGTCAAGGGGCCTGCTGGAGTCGTGATATCTTGATAAGTGCGGGTGTAGTAGCTGGCGTCTTTGGTCGCTTCAAACGCTGCCTCAGCTCCCAGGAGCGTAATCAACACCCCTAAGCGCATATCAAACAGTGCCTCAATATCGACAATGATCTTTTTGGTCTCTCTTGCCATGTTAAGCTTTCTCTATAATGCGTACACGTCCCGGACAGATCACTGCGTCACTGGGCGTGGGTTGCACAGCGATTGTTTTGACTTGGATCGTTTGTCCTGACTCGCTACAGATGTCAATCATGTCTTTTGTACCCCTTGACACTCCGTCATAGAACGCCAACAAGTACGTGATGACATCTCGCATCTGTCGGTTTCTGAGCATACCTGCGGGGTTTTTCTTACCGGTGCGCTCAGCGAACTCGCGGTAATCATTCCACATCGCTGGCATCTCGATGCAAGGATACCCCCAGCGATGACACCACTCAATGATCATGCGATCAGCTCCATCAGGCGCTGCACCACTGACGAACAAGACCCCACCTTGCGGATCGTAAGACTTGATGTCTTCTAGTAGGTCACAAATCTCATCGTGAAAGCGGAGCTTGTTTTCAAGAGTAGGCTTCCATGAGCGGGACCCAGCTACGCAAATGCGGTGATCTGGATAGTCTTTTGGGTTGAGGCTGGTCGCGGTGGCCTCTGGGGGTTTCCTGAGATTACGCATCTGTTGCCGATTGTTTGAGAGTGTTTTGCAAGTGCATGCCAGACAAATAGACATACACAGTGTGTGTTGACTTAACACCACCAGCAAATGGGGCGATACTCTTTAAACTTACCCGACCCGAGCGCTCAGCTTGCATATTCATCGCTCTAAAGCCCTTAGTATCTCCACCACGGTACTTAAACAGCTCTAGGAGCGCGTCATCGTCCTCACGAGCTCCCAAGATACCTGCTTCCGTATTGCTGACCTTACTGCCCTTAGAATCACCTGTAGGCTGTCCCGTCATGTCATCGACACTTCGGTTATGCGTTGGCACAGAGATCTTCTTGGCCAGTAGCTGTGCTTGACGGCGCAGAGGTGAGTCCCCCACGAGGTACTTGATAGGTGTCACGTAAGCTGGCATACCACCGATAGCCGGGACATGGATGTTTTGGTAAAACTCATACCCCCACTCCCGTGCAGTCTCGACGTTGCGCACCGGGTCAATCGGAGCCCCACTCATATTGGGCTCGTAAACTACCAAGTACCGATTATCCCCGTCGATCGACTTCATGTACTCTTCAAACTCCTCGTCATCCAGATTAGCAAACATCTGGTTATAGATTTCGGCATTTTTGCCTCCGTCGTTACAGATTTTGTTGATGACGTAGATGAGTTCTTTTTCTGCTGCTTTTCTATCACCGGTGACCATGGTCATTCTGCCTTGTGTGTAATGAAGGGATTGTCAATGATGGTAAATCCTGCCTGGGTGAGCAGGGCTGCTGCATCTAAGCTTTTAGCGATTTGCGTCTTTTGATACACATGATCCATCACTTCTTCCATGCCATTGATTTCGACGTTAGCATGACCATCTTTCAAATGCCTGTTATTCATCCAATAATCAATCGGAACGATTGCCCAGGATTCCTCGGCTGTCATGTTCTGGGTTTTGAAGGCGTAGTAGCCTGCGCCAGGGAAGTTAAAAAATAAAGACATGATGACCCCAAAAGAAAAATAGGTACTCACTATTGGGACTAGCCCAGTGAGTACCTGTGACACAAAATGACATCAGTCTTTCGGTGCTTGCTGTCGAGCCCATTCAGCTTGCAACCACGCTTCTGCCTGTTCATCGGTGAGGAGCGTGTCATTGGTTGAAGCATTGTGGACAGTGCGTTGTTCGTAAACCGACTTTCGGCTACAGGCGATTGCCGCTACCACGATCTCTAACATCTGATCAGCCATGTCACAGGGTAGTTGTTTCATTTGGAACTCCTTGGATAGAGGGGCCATAGATGCTACAGCAGCAGACAGTGTTGGCTGTCTGCTGCTGTAGTCCAAGAGGGTGATATAGGACTGAGTTTTACTCAGATTTGTTTGATGACTGGAATGACATAGCGCTGGAACTCCAGTCGCCACACTGCATCGGAGACAGCGGTAAACTCCGAGAGTGCTTTCATGGCATCTATGACGCCTTTACGAGCACCGATTTTACGTCGCCAATAGCTGTTGATCACACTGCGCTGCAAGCGCGCCGGATCGTTTTCAGCCTGGACGATTTCTGGGTCATTCAAAAAGCCCTCGATGACGGTGGCCTGCACGTTTTCACTATCCAGCAAATCACGGATGTTGGCAATCAAGTTGTCTTCACCTTCTTTGCGCTCACCGTAGAACACGTTGGGCATTTTGGCCAAGGGATTATTGCTGTCTTTGATTTGAAAGGGTTTCATGGTGGTTTTCTCCAGTGTTAAGCTGCGATCAGTTCTTTGGTGTCAGCGGTGATGATGGCGCTCTTCAACGGAATAGACAAACCGTCCATCGATACAAAAGCATCGTCAGGTTTGCGCTTCATCCAGAAGGGGTGGTACTCTTTGGTGCGCATGCGCAGCAGGTCCATGGTTGAGAGATACGGCAAGCCAGTGGTATCGTTATCAAACGTCCAGTGTGAGCGGGTGTCAAGCAGCTCATCCATCTGATAACCCATAGCTACCAAATCAGTGTAGAGCTGCTGAGGCGATACTTTGTACTTGGCATCGATACCTTGCCAGAGCCAGCGAATCTGGGTGATCTCACTGGCCAAAAGCATAGCACGGCGCAGGCGGCTATTGGTGTCGAGCTTGGTGCGCACCGATGTGCGTTGCAGATTGACCTTGGGCAAGAAGCAAAGCTGGTAGGACTTGTCATTACCAACAAATGCCCAGCGATAGTCCTTATCGTTGGTCTTGGTGTAGACAAACTCTGTTAAGCTAGGCAGCACGCCTTCTGTTTGGCTCACGATCAGTTTGGCTGTCACTCCTGAGCGACCGAACTTGTTGCGCAGATAGATGATCGAGAGCTCGTTGAGGTCAGTATCTTTGACCATCGTGTCATCGGTGCTGCGCGGATAGGTGCAGGTCTTAGCTGCTGTGTCATACATCGGTGAAGCTTCAACACACTGGATGCAAAATGTGGTGAGGTAAGAGAAGCTACCTGTGACGCCCTTGAGGTCATCGCCGGCAGTCATGTACTGCAAGCGCTTTTCGGGCGCTGCGTGCATGGGCTGATCGATCGTTGACATCTTGCCAATGTGCGAGGTCAAGAAGATCGGATTGTTGATGCGTGCAGCCCACACAGGGATCTCGCTCAAGAAGCGCTTCTTGCTCAATCCTTGGCGCATGTAAAGGGTGTTGCCGCCTTTCTCGCCAAGATCATTTTCATCGATCATCTTGACCACATCAGAGGTCATCATCTCAGAAAAGCTATCGGCTGCTGAGACGGTTGGCACGGGCAGCATCAAAAGGGTTTTGCGGTCTCGGTCAAGAAACGGAGATTGGCGCAGCCATTGCTTGAGATTCTTTTCCTTGTCCTCAAAGAACTCTTTGAGCAGAGCAAACCACTGATCGCCCCAGTAGCGAGTCTTGTCGGTAATCAGCCAGCGATCAAGACCATCAGGGTTGAAGAAGTCTTCTGGGTTGAGTCCTTGTCGCACAATGAGTCGCAGGAGTTCTTGCTCCTGGATGTTCATCTCGGTGTCATATGTGTTAGCCAGTGCTTCGGGGAAGGTGTCTAAGATACGAATGATGAGGTAGTTCATCACGGTCGACTTAAACCGGTTTCCCTTACCAACGATCCCTGTGATCAAGCCGACACCTGCATTGAGCAAGGACTCACCGTGGCGTCCTAGGTAATACTTGCCTGTGGGGATGTCGAATAGAGCCCCTACGTTCGTCGCTGCCTTGATGGCTGGGATCGCTTCGAAATTGGGGCGCATTTGGTGGGCCATTTGGCTTTTCCTGGATGTTAGAGATTAAAAGAGATAGACCAGGCCACTGCACAAGGCCTACATATCTATCTCTACGGAGAATAATAAAGCAATCACATATCAATTTCTATAGATGCCTAGTGTAAAAATAGGCGTTTGTAAACCCACTTCTTGAAGGAGCTTAAAATGCCCGCTGATTTCGTTACGACGACCGCCCTGACACGCGACTTTTTGGCGCTGGAGTCTTTCAACCTAAAACCCATCGCTGCTAAGTTGATGGAAGCCCTGCCCAACATCCGAGGAGCTTTCTCGAAGATGTTTGGTTTCATCCAGGATGAAAAGCCTGTGGCCAGTGCAGGACTCTTGGCCGATCAGTCCAAGGTCATCGACATCGCTGAGCGAAATACCTACATGGAGATTCGCCACATCAAAATTCAAGTCCCGCAAGGCTTGGAGAAAACGCTGCTGCAAGCCCTACAAGCCCAGCTAGCTATGGTCAAACACGTTCAAGGAGCTTATCATGATGTACTTCAGCCTTACGTTAGCTTTTTGGCTCAAGTGGCCGGACATGACGGCTCTCGTCTGGCGTCGAGCTTTGACACCAAGAAGTACGCACAACTCGAAGAAAACCGAGAAGCCATCATCAAGCAAGTAACTGACTGCTTTGGCAAAACCAATCAGGCTTATACACGTCTGGGTGATGTGATCTCCCGTAACGCTGAGCTGCCTGAGATCTACCGCTTGGCCAAGGAGTGCTCTGATGGGATCAACTCTATTACGCCACAGCAAGTCAAGCAGCTCGTTCGCCAAGCTGCCGATTACTTGGATGTGCTGATGGAGAACTTAGCAACCAGTGATGACAAGAAAGCCAGTCACGAGTTTGCGCTCTATCTCTCCGAAGGCGCTCAGCAAGTGGCCAAAGAAATCGAGCTCTATAGCCTGACACATTACCGAGTCTTGGCCTTGGTCAACTGTGTCGAAGAGCTGGGTAAAACGCTCATGAAAATCCACAAGTAAAACACTTGGGTACACTGGGGACTGGCTAGCCAGTCCCCAGTGTACCTTTAGCGAGCTTTGAAGCTAATCAAGCGAACGACATCGGCGTGCATGACAGGTTGCGAAGCGTATCGCAACCAACCGGGTGTGACTTGCAAAATCTTGTCAGCGATGAGCTTGAGTGAAGCATCGCTTGCTGACTGTGGATCTTGACAACTCGCCCGTATGGTTCGGGTATTATCTCCCCAAATCACCGTGTGGATGCGGTACGGCCCTCTGAGGCTATAAGGGCGCATGCCAATGTCAAAGATCTCAGAGATCCGTCCAACTGTCGTGACTTCATCGGCTGGTTGCTTGGCGATGACTCCAGCTAGGGAAGCTAGGAAAATGGTCTTTTTCAAGCGCTCATTGAACAACTTAGACAAAGCTGCTTGAGACAGTGTGTGAATGAAAGAAAGGGCCAACATGTTTGACTCCGCTGTAGGGTGAGGGGTGAGAAATTCGTCGCGCAAGTCCAGCGCTCATAAGAGTGGTTTTATTCCACGAACATGACATTTGAGTGGGCTGCTGACCAAATGCCCCAGCCTTCGTCAGCCAGTCGAATCACCGTAGCCCAGCGAACCATCTTCTCACTCTCTTTCCAAGTCAGTAAGAAAATCTGGGAGTTTGTCGCTTCCATTTTCTTGAGTGTGGGTCGCATGACCATGTCAACACCCATGCACAAACTCACTTTGATGTCGCGCAGCTCTTGGCTGTCGTTGCTCACTCGGTACTTACCTACACACTCGATTGTAGACAAGCCGACAACAATGAAGGGCTTGAGAACCAAGCCTTTCTCACCTGTATCAAAAACAGTTGAAGTGATGTCAGTCACGGTCACCGCATTGGTGTTGCCTTCTTGCTGAGATAAGAGCAAGCCCTTGAGTTCATTGACATGCTCAATGAGTCGAACACTTTGTCGCCATGGCTTGCACTCAGAGCTGATACGCGTTCCTGTGGTGGTGCCGTCAATAAAGACCTGTGAGACACTGTCTGGGTCTTTCTCAATGCACTTGTCACCAAACAAACCCTGGGCTCTCAAGTAAGCTGGCTCATAGAGCTTATGCACGTAGGCGACCACAACGGAGTCATTGCCATAGCAGCGATCGATATGCCATTCTCGCAACTCCTCAAGCTCTTCGATGGGTGTGTTGAGCTGGACGTACCCACCTGCTGCATCAGCGTTTTTGCTGCCATACATGTGCTCGTCTTTCAACTGGTTGCACATGTAGTACTCTCCGCGTGTAACTTTCGCGGGGTTTGTCCAAAACACCATCCCCGGCAGACTCAAAAGAGCGTGTCGGTCACTGACAGGATTCCAATACCCTTGAGTAGGAGAGAGCGTCGCCATGCTAAAGTGAGCGACTTCTTCTGTAGCGGGTCGGGTGGTCTTCATGAAATCACTCAGGCTGGGGTAGCGCTTGGCGATCTCTTTGACACCGATGGTTGCGTACTGATCTGCCTGGGTGTTACCAGGTAGGCCTTGGTGGGCTTCGATCTTGTCAGCCTTGACCTTACATCCACTGGCTTTGAGCTCATCGATGGTTTGCTTGAAGTCTTTGAGGTATTCTGGATTGGAAACCGGCTGACCATTGGACTTCTTCCATCCTGCTCGCTCCCAGTTGTCAAGCCAGCCTGTGATGCAGCTCACAATCAGCTGTGAGTCAGCGATCACAATGACTTCTTTGACGCCCAGCTCTTTAGCCTTCATGAGCGAGCGATGTGCAGCAATGATCTCTGCGACATTGTTAGTTGCAGGATAAGTCAAACCGCCTGTCACGTCCCAATAGTTGATGACTTCAACTTCTTTGATCTTGGGATCTTCTTTGACTTCAGGTGTATCATCCTGATCTGCTGTTTGATCTTCTTCCGTGCCCTTGGGTTTGGCCTTAGGCTTATAGCCCGTCTTCGTTAACTTCTGGGTGGTATGGCCATTACCCTTCTTGGGCTCTTCTTTGGTGTAGATGTAGCCATGGGCTCCCCAACCGCAGTAACCTGGATTAGGGCGTGCACCGCCGTCTGTATAGACAACCATCCCGTGTGGGACTTTGATTTCAGCGACCTTGACGGTCTTGGTAGATTTCTTTGACATAAGTTACCTGGTAGTTAAAAACAGAAGTTTGTGCCAGTTTGTGAGGCGACTCATAGATCTGGCACAAACTTGTTTTCTTAATTGCACTCAGCGGCTTGTCGGATACGAACCACGTAAGCTCGCAGTACCTTGATGTAGTCCGTCAACTGCTTTTCGATCGGCTCTTTAGTGGTAATCGTCGGAGGGTTAGGGATGTCCTCCACGGGCATGCCGGCACAGCCCTTATGGTTGTCAACAAACTGCGCGTGGATAGCGCAGCCGTTAAACAAAGTGCAGGCAAGGGCAATGGCTACCATTCGTTTGACCATGATTTTGATCCTTCGGGTTGAATAGGGATTGGTTTAGCGAGTTCTTGTAAGGCTCGGTTGACTTCGTCGGCTGTCAAAGGCCTTTGCTGATGGCTGGTTTTGGGTTTGGTCTTTTGGCTCTGAGTAGGTCTGTTGGGTGGTTGTGGTGCTGGGACACATGTAGGGGGTTGTGCTGGGGGATCGGGTGGGAGAATCGGGCGCTGCGAGAGCTCAGTGAGCTTTTTGTTAAGCGCTACTTGCTGCTTGGCGAGTTGATAAGTCTTTTGCATCAAAACGTAGTTAACGATGAGCGAAGACACGATGATCGCAATCAACACCAAACGCATCCACTTGGTTGCCAGTACCCGCTTGATAAATGGTGTCTTATTTTCCTCTTGTGGGCCCTTACCAAAGATGGACTCAAAGAAAAAGTACAACAAGAACACAAGCGTCTTAATAAGCTCCATGAAAAACACTCCTCTTTAAGGAAGAAAAATAAAGTTGTCAATCCCAAACGACATAGATAAACATACCCTGTGTCAAAGAATGAATTCTATTATATCACCGACGCGAGCGTTTTGTCAATTATTTGACCACTACCCTCACATTTACCAGGAAATAAGAAATGGCTACGAACTCTTTAGCGACCGATCCAGCAGAAGTCTTGCCACGCCCAGGAATGACTGGTTCGTGGTTACTGGCAGTACCTTATACCACCAGTGTCAACCCGAATGTCGAGTACAGCTGTACATCTGTCAAGACGATCAACTCCCTCATCGCAGAAGGCGTGGATGTCAAAGCGCTCTACTACACCCCATACGGTTTAGGTGAGACAGAGTACCAAGCTGATGTCGCTTTGAATCACTGCATCATCGGTATTCAGGCGATTACAGGTAAGACAGTGAGCTTTCCTTCGAGTTACTTGCTTGGCTTTCCTAATGCCAATGCCGTCGTCTACTCGTGTCTGATCTTGAGCATTGCGCTCTCACCGATCCCCGAATCGATGAACCTCACCAGCTTGAAAGCTGATATCGCCGATCTCGTACTCTCTCGCACAGGGATCAAAAACGAAGTCAAGATCGCTAACCACTCAGCCCCTCACCTGGTGAGTCAAGCCAAACACACCTTACTAGAAGCAGCTCGCTTAGCCCGGATCACTGCTGCCAAACCAATGGTTGGACAGATCCAAGCTTTACAGCAAGAAGTCCTTAACCTCCAGCAGCAAAACGCAGTGCTGGCGGCTTATATCGCAGCAAACGTCACACCGTAATCTATGCACTGGAGGGAGCCAAAGCTCCCTCCAGTGCATAAGCGGTTTATGTCCGTATGAAAGTGCTAGCGTACATGTTTCCAGTCGCTCTACTCACAGTACACTGTATCTCACCGCTCACACTCATGCTACCACCGACACTGGTTCCACCAGGTAGGCTGCAAGGCTGCCCCTGAGTCACTCCTAATCCACCAGAGGCTGTCAAGAGCTTTGTCACTACCAAAGTAGAGTCTATCGTAAAGGAGCCTGACTTGTGTGTCGAGCTACCAGCACAGGTGACGTTGTAGCTCTTGCATTCCAGGTCGTAAGCACCCGTCTTTAAGCTGATCGAATCCAAGGTCGTCAAGCTCGCGCTTTTGCCAATCATGTCAAACAAAGACTTTGAAGCATTTCCGAACTCAATACGCTGCTCCGCACTATTGAGATGGATGAAGTTACCTACATCGTCTTTGATGGTGAAATAGCCTTCTTTGGTATTGAGCTGGAGTGTATAGGCAAACGCTTCGCCATTGGCCTTACTGGTGTAGAGACCAACGACGCCTGTGTGCGTGCTGATCTCAAACAAGTACATGTTGTCTGCGGAGAGTGTAGCGTTGTGATCGGCTGTAGCACTAAACCCATAGATCACAGTCTCTAAGCGCCTCAAGTGGTTGTCTTGGTAGAGTGTTGTCCAAAAGTACCGAGATGAGTCACCGAGCTGGTAAATCATGAGTCGCTCACCGCGCTGGATATTAGGCGGTGTCAGTCGGTTGCCGTTGTTGATGGGCAGCCAAGCGGCTGTGATGGTAGAGGTGACTTTGGAAGTCACTGACTTGACTCGTCCCTCTACATCTTTAGCAACAGTCGTCACCTCGTCGTAGTTATCAGTAGCTTGTCCGTCAAACTCTGACATGTCTTCATAGGGGATGACCTCTAGGAGATTTGAGTTGATCGGTTTATTGTTCGCAGCTACTGCTCTTGAGTACCAGCGCAGCTTGGATACTGGAAGAGATTTATGGTCAAAGTCTTCGTTAGGGTGCAGCATGATTGGGTGTGGGTGAAAGGGTTTAAATACAGATATTCTATACAGCTTATAGTAACCACCTGGAGGGTCATATGACCTATCGCAAGCTCATTCTTAAAGGCTATCACCGGTTAGCTTTATCGGGTATCAATGACATCGAAATCGAGTTTAATGACCCTACCTTACTGATACTGGGTACGAACGGTTGTGGTAAGTCTAGTCTACAGTCAGAGTTCAATATGTTGCCTCCTGATGCAGGTGACTATTTGGAGGGTGGCTACAAGTATGTCGAGCGAGAGTTCAATGGCAGCGTTTGGGCAGCGGAGATGACGAAATCCCCCAGTCCCAAGTATCAGTTCTATAAAGACGGTGTAGGTCTCAATGAGAGTAGAGGCATTACCATGCAGCGAGAACTCGTTCGCATGCACCTAGGCCTCACTCCTGAGCTCAGCCGACTCATCTCTGGTAAAGAGCTTTTTACTAACATGGATACTGGCAAGCGTAAAGAGTGGTTCTTGCGTATCTGCGACGCAGACTACACCTTCGCTATGAAGCTCTATAAGGATTTGTCAGGCCAGCTCAGAGATACCAAAGGCGCTCTCAAGCTGGCAAAGAAGCAGTTGCTGATAGAGACTGAGAAGGTGATTTTAGACGAGGAGCAAAAGAGACTCCAAGCAAAGTCTCAAGAGCTCCAAGAAGTCATTCAGATCTTGCTGGAACACAAGATGCCGATTGTGCAGTCCTTGGCACAAGCCGGGGAGAAAAAGCGCTCAGTAGAAGTAAAAGCTGCTCAGTTGTCTAGTGCTCTTGACAGGGTGTTGTCACAGATCGATGCCAACGGACTGACTGCTGATGACTATCTCGGTGATCAAGAAGCTGATTTGCTCTTGCATAAATACACGGCGGACAAAGCAACCTTGCTGAGCCGGGCTGACACGCTATCCCGAGTGCATCAGCAACACGGCGAGATCATTCGCGCACTACAGATCGCTAATGTAGAAAACACCTCGGAGCTCACAGCGAGCTTAGAGAGGGTGCGCAGCGAGATCGACACGCTGGATGGTCAGCGCAGGTTCAAATCCATCGAGCACGATTTGCAAGCGGTCTCTCTGAGCTTTGATCACTGCAAAGTCACTCTGATGGAGTTAGCTAACGCTATCCCTGATGACATTCGCAAGCAGCTCAACCCGATCTACTACCAAGAAACCTCTGAGAAGTATACAGCTGCATTTACAAAGCACCAAGCGCTATCAGCCAAGCAAGTCCATGACCAGCAAAAGCTAGCAGCCCTAGAGTCTCACAAGCATGATTTAGACGTTACCTGTCCCAAATGCGATCACAAGTTCTCATCCATTTATAGCCCTTCAGAGGCTGAGAAACTGCGAGTTAGCATAAGTTTACTAGCGATAGAAATAAACGCGACTGAGGCCGTTATAGAGAGTTCTAGAGGCATTCTAGAGCAAATTAAAGAGTGCCGGGCAACGGTCAAGAGAATTTCTGATCTGATGGCAGCAAACCCTGTGCTTGAGTCTTTGTGGAGTTACCTGAAATCTAACAAAGTCATCACAGAAAAGTCCCTGAGTATCTCTGATGTCATCAACGCTTTTGACGAGCATATTCAAATAGAGACGCGGCTAAAGGCCCTGAGTATAAAAGCAGCAGAGCTCACTAAGCAAATGCAAGTCTTAGTCAGTGGAGCGCAGCAGTCACTTGACGACTCTAAGAAGATCTGTGAGCAAGCTGAGCATGACTTGAAAATAGTCATGCAAGAGATCGACCAAATCGATCGGTTTGTCAAGAAGGTCAATCAAGCCAGAGTCGCTAAAGCTGCGCTTCAGCAGCGCAGGACTGAGATGGTCAAGGTCTACGAGGAGTATAAGCAAGCTTGTATCAATGAGCTAGAAGTCAAGCGCCGCCTAGCTTACAACAATCTCATCAATGAACTCTCCTCCGAGTTAGGTAGTATCGAGGCTCAGATCAAGTCAATCAATTCACAAAACCAACTGATTGCAGCCATTAAAGCTCAGATCAAGTCTTACGAGGACAATGAGAATGGATTGACAGAAATCTGTAGGGCTTTGTCTCCGACAGATGGATTGATTGCGCAGGGTATCTACGCTTTCATGGAAGGCTTTGTCAATGAAGTCAATGACGTGATTGCAAAGGTTTGGACATATGACCTGCGGGTGCTGCCGTGTCGCTATAGTGGCGAGAGCGTAGAGCTAGACTACTGTTTCCCCCTGAAGGTGCCTGACTCCCCTGTACGCAGTGATGTTAGTGAAGGCTCTGAAGCTATGATTGAAATGGTTAACTTTGCGTTTCGCTCAGTAGCCCAAAAGATCATGAAGTGCAGTCACTGGCCCCTCATGCTCGATGAGTTCTCTCGCAACTTCGATGACTCTCATCGCAACCGAGCGATGCATTATATCTCTGAGCTCATTAACACGGGTGAGTTTTCGCAGACGATCTTGATTTCTCACTACGAGGGTGTTTATGGTGCTTTGCAAAATGCAAGCATCTGTCTACTAGACGATAGCAATCTGGTATTGCCAAAGATGAATAGACCCATCAATGAGTTCGTGAAGATAAACCAAGCGGCATAAACCCTGTACTGTGGCTTTGCGGCCACAGTACAGGGCGTGTGCTTATGTCGGGAAACCTGTGACCAACTCAATGAAGCTGGCCCCGTAATACCTGACAGGGTTAGACGGCTTGTTTAGCTTAGGCAAGTACAGCTCATCGAGAAAAGACTGTGGTGAAACAGCGCCTCTAGCCGCATATGCATAAGGATCACTGAACCAATCTACAAGCCTACCAGCGCCCCACTTCAGGGGGAGTGCCCTGAGCGTAGGGGTTCCGTAGTAGTCTGAGATGGGTAGTGAAAAGCTACAACCATCTCTGCCTTCAAGCTTGACTGCTTGCTCTAAGATTGTCACACGGTCAGTGAGAGCGATCACAAAGCTTTGCTTGAGTGCCAATACCTCAGCGATGTCTTGCTGGGTGAAGGTGTAAGCATCGGCTAGTGCTAGTGGGTCAAAGCTGAGGCTACTGAGGTCTATGATGCTACTTGCTTCATAGAGCTTCTTGGCCATGTCCATGCGCCGGAAGTCCATCTGAAGCGTGCCGTTTTGTGCGATACTCACCCCTGGGCTGTCCGCAGAAAAGAGATAGCCTGCCACGCTAAAGAGTACTCCGGCGTAAGGAGGTAAGACCATATCAGCCGGATAAGCGTGATAACTCGCGTAACACTTGTCTGGCAAAATAATGATCCCGAGCTGCTCTTGTTTGGATTTGAGAACAGTCTTATTGCCATCCAGAATCACGAGGTCTTTCTCTACTCTAAAGACTGGGTGGAGCAAGCCATTGACCAAACAGAGTTGTTTGCGATAAGCTAGGTTAGCTGCTTCTTGTCCGTAGATAGACTCGAAAGCATAGCTAGCTAATCGTAAGTGATCAAAGTCTGGACGTGCTTGATTGACAGAGTATTCACCGGCTTGTGTACACGCTGCTGCGCAGTAGCCTAGGCTACTGGCTGGCATGTATGTCCCTCGTCGCAGGGGTGGTGTGTCAACGATGGGAGATAACACTACCTCGGCTGGAAAAGCGTCGATGAGCTGTTGAGCTGTCCCACTAAAGCCAGTGTGACCGGCTTTGAGTACAGATAGGTCGATGAGCTTTTGATCGCTAGTGAAAGCGTAAATGACGCGAAAGATATGCCACAAAACTGCGCACGGGTAGTTGATGTGGTCGAGGTACTCCCACTCTTTGGTCAGTCCGTTGCGAATCCCTCGCATGGAAACGATTGCCGGCATGTCAGGCCTTCGCTTTCTTGTAAGCGTCTTCGTAGGCTTTGAGCTCGATGAGGTTCTGGTAGTAGTAACCGACCTTATCGATCCACTGGCGCGTCTCTTTCATTGCTAAGAAGATCTTCATCCACATCTGGATAAAGGCGTTGATACTGCCCAGGTCTTTGACGTACAGACCAAGCAGAGCGTTGACCTTTTCTTTGGCTCCAGCGACTTCCCCTAGCTTAGAGACGACGTTGTTTTGGATGACGCCCTCGATACCTTTGAGTGCCTTTTGAGCTTCTCTCACTCCTTTGGATTCCTGGGTGTACCAGTCCTCGAATTGGCGCAACTCTTCAAGAGAGCTTTTGAGTGAGTCTGCCATTTTCTTGGTGTAAGCTTCCGCATTGTCAAGGGTGATGTTTTCGTCACGGATCTTGAACTTGCTCACTGCGTCAGCCATGATGGTGTTGGACAACCAGTCGAGCTTGTAAGAGGGGTAATCGACGCCATGCACCTTAGTGAACTCGCGCTTGACGCAGTGGTAACCATACCCGTGCCAAGTCTCATCGCCGTCACCATTAAAGGCCATGATGTCGATAGTCTCCAGTCGCATCAGTTCGTCTTTTGTGAACGTATTGTAGTGATCGTTCGTGATATCAGTCAAGGACTTGTCTCTGATCTTGACAATTTGAGACACCGTGTTGTTAAATACCTTACTATATTCGTCCGTTACTTCACCGATCCGGCTAGCCCCGCGTGAGCCATCCTTGAAAGTTTTCAAGATGCTCTTATCAAACAACTGGTCGATACTGAGTATAAAACCACTATGGCCCATCCCACAAGCAAACACGTCACAGGCACCGCTTTGATGGTGCTGCGAGCGTCTGACCTCGATGAACTCGTTGATCTCTTGCAGGTAGTTAGCATGACGCTGCTTCATGCCATCGATGGTATCTTTCAACTCCTCTTTTGTAGACTTCTCCACTCGTTCCTTGAGACTACCGATCTTTTTGGTGGTTTGCTCTTCGGCTTTCTTGACCTTGGCTTCATCATCACCCTGCCGAGCAGAGCCTGTTTTACCAGAGCCGGTAATCCAGCTAAAGAACTTGCTGATAGCTTCACCAATGCGTTTGATGATCGCCCAGATCGTGGAGAAAATCGAACCGACGAAACTGCCGATCCCACTCTCCAAGCTACTGGCTACAAAGCGATTTGCAGCTGCTGCATTCTTGCCGACTTTGAAGCTCTCCTTGCTGGGCATCAAAACAGTAATGCCCAGCTTAGAAGCCAAGTGCTCAACTGCGGTGAGCAAGATGGTTGTGTCTGTGCCGTCGGGCTTATCAAACACAGTAGCGGTCTCCGATAGGATGTTGGCTGTGTCGATGTTCTCGGCTAGCTCCTCAATCATGCGCTTGGTAGCAATCAAGTCCGCATCGTGATCAGGGATAGGAATCGCCTTGTAAGGCTGCTCCGGCGCTAGCAGTCCATCCATTTCTTCTTGCACGAGTTTGTAAACCATGATGAAATATCCTTCAAAAGTTACTTAGACCAAATGAAACAGTTGTCGTAGAGATCTTCGATGATCTTGGACTCTTGGCGGGTTTGCTCACCGCGCTGAGCGTAGATGATGCCAGTTAAGCCGACAGGCATCTTGGGCATTGGAGTCAAAGGGAATGGATGCTCAGGTGTGGCTTCCAAGTCGATCTTTACCCACTCATGGAACTCTGGCTTACTGGCCCCAATGTTTTCCCTGTCTTTATAGAAGAAATCAATTTCCCACTTAAGACCAGGGTACTCAGGGATGGCAAAGCAAGCGCGCAACTTGTACATCCCTCGGTCACTCATCCACTTGTACTGATTGAAACAGTCAGGTGTGACGAGTGTGTTACACTCTAGAGGCACAATGCTTTTCATCCCCCAGCAGCGTGACTTGTTTGTTTGCACAAACATCTCTTGGTCTTCTTTGTAAGCGATTGCGCCAAGCGATGAGATCGTAGCGGGTCGGGTGCGTCTGACGCGCTGACGACCCCTTAGATCATCGCCTTTCATGATACGCAACTCCCACTGCTCTTGCTCTTCGAGCGAGTCAGCTAGTCGCAACAGATCAATTGAAGCTTTGGCGTAAAACACTTTCTCAGGTTCAGGCCTAGCTACGCCGTCATTGAGATCCTCTGTGCTGATGTCATAGCGCTCATCAAAGAGTTTGATACGGCTCATGGTGAAGTCCCTGTGTTAAAGATCACTTGCATGGTCTTGAGAAAGTCACCAACCAAGTTGTAGTAAATGGCCAGGACTTGTTTATCGTTACCTGTAGCGATTGCTGCGATGATACCGATCACACACAGCAGCAAACAGCATGCCACGACAGAGAACCAGCCTTTGAGTAGCCAAATCTTTAAGCGTATCTTCTCACGCTTTTCGAACACTTCGATCGTATCGGAGTCTTCTTTGTTTTCACTTGACAGGGACATAACAACCACCTTTTTGGATATCTGCGTAAGTTTTGCAGTGCTTAGCACCCCGGCTGAGGGACAACTCATCGTTGGCCTGGCTGAGCTCGATGACTTGCTTGGCCACGATGGACTGCTTAGCTAACAAGAAAGCGATGTAGCTCTCTTGAATGCGCTGCGTTTCGATGACTTGTTTGATCTTGGCGAGATCTTCGGCTTGTTGGAGTTGATAGGCTTGTTCTGCCTTATATGCGTCAGAGCCTTGGAGGAGGCGCCGAATATCCTTTTCTGATCGCACGGCCATTACCAATCCGGTCATAAGGAGTAAGCCGAACAGAGCCGTCAAACCGATTTGTCTCAACAGTGTCATCATTTTACTCGGCTCGGCGATCAGGTGGGCGATGTATGCAAAGACTCGCTTCGTGACTTGCTTCATTTCTTCTTCCTTTTTACAAGGGTGGTTTTCTTGACTTTCTTAACGACAGGTGGTGGTTTGAGGCTGTCGCCTTTGCGGATCTTCATGAGTGCACAGTAGCCAATGGCGATAGCGTCATGAGCGTGCTCACTGAGCGTATTCAAAGTCTCCTGTGTGGTTTTCACAATCTCTTTGATCGCCATGAGACCTTGCAAGATCGGTGTCTTGCTAGCTCCACCACTGACACCGATTGCGTTTTTAGCGACACTCGCCCGAATCATCCCAACAGTCATGAGAGGCCGGTAGCGCTGACAAGTCATGCGCACACCTGAGATGCACTCAACCAGTGGCTCAAAAGCACTGGGCCGACCAGGGTTCCAGAAAGCATCTTCACACACCACCACATTGGGCTTATAGATGTAGAGGATGCCTTCTAGAGCTAGCATCAGTCTTGCGATGCGAGCTGGCCTGAGTCCAATAGCCTCGATACGGTCGGGGTCGATATCGAGTTTAGTCGCATCGAGGGTGAAGCTGTGGATACTGACGATGTCAACTGTGCGGGGATCGAATTCGAAAACACTGATCCCCAGATAAGTTGATCCTGGGTCAATACTCAAGAGCTTTGGGTATTGATTTTCATCCATGATCACATGACTCATTTCTCAAACCGGGTTGAGGTTTATCAAGGGCATGGACACCGAGATTTCTGTCGTAATGCGCAGATCGGTAGAAGGTGGCTTGACCAAACTGTAGTACGCCATATAGCCCGTGATGACGCAAGCTATCGCCTCTGTAAAGTCGTTTTGAGTCGCCCCATCATGCTCTGTGATTTGAATGATTTTGTCGATCCCGGAGACGTAGCCAATTTCCGAGATGATAGCGTTATCTGTACTACCATAGATGATCTGACAAGCTTTGGCAAACTCTGCAATAAAGAAGCTGTTGAGGTGAAGCTCGTAAGTCAAGAAAGTGCCGATGTACTTGTTTGTGGTACTGACCTCACCGCCGATTGATGGCTTAGGTGGAGTTTGCTCAGAGGAGACAGGTACATAGTTAGAGCTAAATACCAACTCATTGGTATCTGGGTCAATTTGACGGATCTCTTGTGTAGGGGTCAAGGCGAGGCCATCGATGCGCAATGCATAGTAAGCGACGTAGTCCACATTGTTAATGCTGACAATAGCCCTCAAAGCAACACCTTCTCGCTCCATCGGTGTGAGATCGTTGTTAAGGGGGCGTAGAACAATCGGCAGTAGATTGTAGAGACCTTTGTAGTTAGCCGCATGATCGTATATCGTCGGGCCAGGGCCACTACCGTTGGCATGGCCACCGTTGCCAAAAACGATGTAGCGGCTGACTGGATACTTACCAACAGGGATGTTTGCCGTTGGTAAGATGTTCAGAAACTGATTGAGTGTGGAGTGGGCGCGAGGGGTGTAGGGAATACCAAAGCGCTGGAGCATGGTAATGTAGGCCAGCTCTTCAGTAGGTACAAGGCGTGTCATGATAGGATCTCGGGTTGTTAAAGGAGAGGATGTACATCTATATTTATACATCCTCTTGTTTTCTATTCTTAAGCGTGCAACAAGTAAGCCAATACTCTCACATTAGCAAACTTATCGGGTGATGGTAGATTCGGACTGTCTACGTTTGTAAACAACAATGCTCTATCCGTCGCGCTAGCCTGATACTGAGAACAATGGCCACTGATGACAACTTGGTGATTGACGAACAACTTAAGGCTCACACCAAGGTTACCTGTCGCATCAATCTCAACAGAGATGTTAGTCCAGTGATCAAGCAAGTCTTGCGGATTGACATAGTACTGACCGACATAAGTTTCTCGCACATAAAGACAGAAGTTACCACTACCCCAATCATACCAACAAATGACGCCACTACCACTACCTGTTACAGTCCGTGAGTCAAAGTAGATACTCGCCCCATAATGCGCATTGGTGGCTTTCCAATCCATCGTGATCGTGTGCTGACCAGTACTGAAGTCAAACACCGTTTGGGGTAGAACCGTTAACCAGCCATCTAATCCCTCTATCACTGGGTGGCCATTATACGTTTCACCATTCCAAACAATACCACCATGTGCACCAAAGGTAGTAGTACCGCCTGAGCTGTCTACAAAGGAGGTTGTGCTTGAGCCTTGCGCTAGCGCGAATACGGTCGCCAATGTGCGAGTAACCCCGGCAGTAAAGCTAGTAACGCTCTGTGCTGCTACAGTGATGCTCGTGTCCGACTGATAACTGACATGATAACCCGCAACACTTGTCACTTCAACTGTGTACGTCCCAACAGGAATCACAATGGAGAACTCACCTATAGCGGATGTGGTCGCTGCGATAGAGTGCTCAGCTGAGGTAAAGATAACCTGTATGTTTTCAGCACCTACCTCTAAGACATCTTGTATTTGGTTGTCGTTGAGGTCTTGCCAAACCTTACCATCTACACGACCATTACTAGGTGGGGGTACATTAGTCGCTACAATCTGGAAGTTCGCAAATTTATCCTGGGTCGTATTCCCCCATGTCCAATCTAGATTTGTGAACAAGGTGGTTCTATCAGAAGCGCTTACGCTAGTGATACTAGCGCTGGTTTCGATGATCAAAGCCCCGTTCAGGTATAGTCGAATAGTAGCTGTCTGAGCACCGACCACTACGTTTACATTCACCTCTAGTTTACACCAGGAGATGATCGACAGAGGATTTATAGTAGCTTCAGCTATTAGGCCTGTGCGTGAGCGTATCTCCATCTTACCTGTTTGCCAGATGTACTGAACCATAAAGCCTTCTTGCCGTCCAGTATCTGAGCGACTATCGAAAAATACCGTACTACCTTGGCGATAAACAGGGTTCCAATCCGTACTTACTGTGTGTTGGCCTGTGCTGAAGTCAAATAGCTGGGGCGATGATAGAAATACAAAGCCGCCACCTGCACTCATCACTGGCGCACCAGCATATGTTTCACCATTCCAATAGAAACCGCCTTGACTAGAGAAAATTGCATTTGAGCCAGAGGTATCTGTAATGCCATTAGGCCCATTTGGAACCATGTTCATAACTACCACAGTGCTACTGGCTACGCATGCACTGAACGTGGTCGTTTGACCATCTATGATCTCAACACTGTTAATAGACTGATAAAAGACTTGCTGACCATGTCCCGGTGTCACGCTGATCGTGTAAATATTAGGCGGCAGAAAAATAGAGAAGTTTCCGTTTATATCAGTCGTCGCAGTGTGGGTATTGTCTGCGGTTAGGAAAAGGATGTTGATCTCTTGAGCGCCTTGCTCACCAGGGTCTTCTGTTTGGTTGTCGTTGAGATCAATCCAGACATGCCCATTGACAAAACCACCCACAACGGTAATCAAAGTACTGCCTGTAAGACGACCAGACCAGCGCATGGGCAAGCTCTTACTATGGGTTAAGCTCATCAGTTGAGGCGGGGCAGCTTGTGCATATACGCTGCTGACCTTACGAGCGCTTGATAAGGCAATGTCCGTGGTAATCAAAACAGAGTAGGAACACAGCTTAGAGAGCAGTCGCATCATCCTGGAAGCTTTATCCTGGATCGTTACCCCACCCGTTTCTGTTCTGAAATTGGTACACGTCAAAAACAGCTCATTGGCAAAGAGGTAGTATTCTGTCAACCCCCATGCGGAATCATCGATCCCGAGGGTACTCAACAAACTCGCGTAGACAATACTCGTGTCTATTGCCAAATACCGACTACTGAAGATCGACATGGCTACTGTTTCCATGTACATCCGAACGTCGTATTCAACCTGGGAGTTAATCAATCGTTCTGTTTTGACTTGTCCAAAGTGGATGGCTGCACAGGCTTGTTTGAAGCCTTCCACATCGGTGTAGACCGCTTCTAGGAAAGGGTAGTTGTTGCGCATGGCGTTGATCTGACTGCGAGGCAGTCTGCGCAAACAAACCTTATCTTCAATCCCAGCTAAAGACAGAGGCGTGCCGGAGAAGATGTTGTTAATCGTCGTAGCCGGGCGATTAACTAAGGTAATGCCCTGCATCTTCGCTGAGCAGTACAGAAACAGCGCCGCTGCATTCTTAATCGTTGTGGCAAACTTTCGACTGCGATTAGGTAGGGTAAACGACAGCGTAGCTGTGTACTTGCCAGACTGTGCCCACTGGAGCCAGTGAGCCAATAAAATGCTCTCCAAGGGATACGACGCATCGTCATTGATACGTTTGGGCTCAATGGTAACGATTTTTGTCTTGATGACGCTCGAAGGTGAGCGCACAATCACATCTCGGATTGCTTGCGCATTCGTACTCTGAAACTCAGCAGTCGACTGCGCGCTGTTAGCGATCAGTGAGAACACGTAGTCCTGTGTAAACAAAGTTCCCGTAGGAGTCGATCCTACGATGGCTTGTTTCGTATAGGTTGGCGTGGGGTGGAGATCACTGATCTGAGTAGTCGCTAACTGATTTCCTGTGTAGTGTCTGGCGGTGAGTCCATACACATCAAAGTCACTACCACTTACCAAGGCTTCAACGACTTCGTTGAATGTCTTGTTCTTGCCAATGTTGGCAGCGATCTGTGGTAGGCATGAGTACAAGTAGAGTTGTTGCTGGCGTGTGAGATCGGTGATAAACTCATCAATCCCACGGTTGCTAGCTAGGCGTTGCTGAATGTGAAAGCTGTGCACTTGGGCAGTGGCAGCGAGGTCTTGGCGGATAGCTAAGATTTGTTTGACAATCCAGCTATAGATCCGGGCCACCTGTACCGTGATGTAGAGGTCATTGGAGATGGCAAATGACGGCATAGCCCAGCGCTCGTAATTGGCAAACAGCCGGCTTTGCAACTCGACCATCAGTCCTGGCTCACTGCTCTCGACTAAAGACGCGTCGTAAGCCAAGATGGTCATGTCCTCACTAGCGATAGCCACCGAGATATCGCAAGGCATGACAATGCCGCGAATCAGCTCTATCTGATCGGGATGAGCTAGGCATAGGGCGTTGAAATACTCACTGTCAAAACCATAAGCCTGCTTTGTCAAAGGGTGTGTCGATGCCTCACTAAAAAGCGACTTATCAAAGGTCACATCAGTCTCAATATCTAACGACTTGATCGTGATTGTGGGGTCAGTGATGTGTGGTATGCCTGCGATGTTTTTGTAATACTTCCAGGATGCCGGATCTGTCTCATCGACGGCGCTGAGACCATGTTGTGTCACTAATCCGGAATTGATCGCTTTAGCGATACCATCCATTTTGAACACAACGCTCTTAGCCAACTTGATGCATGCGTCCAGATAAGGCTTGGTGATGATTTCTGTGGTCATGATGATTCGATTCTATGTATTGGTTAGTTCATTGAAAGAAGGAATAAAGAAATGGCTACTTCACGCTCAGTGTCCGGTGTTGGTGCTAAACCCATTCACCGTCGCGCCTTTGATCCCAATCTAGCGGCTGTAGCTGCAAAGGCAGTTTCACCAGTGATTCAACCAGGCTACGCTAATGACGGTGAGCGCAGCTTGGAAGGTAATGCGACTTATGGCTTTAAGCCCTCGCTGGATCGGCGTGCGCAGCGAAATATCAGTAATGAACAAGTCATGGAGATTTTGCCGGATCAGGCTTTCTCTCTGAATGTGCTGGTATCGGCAATTTTGTCTCCCAAAGACTTGACGACTTGTGAGATCAACTACAAACCTCCCAAAGGTGTTTTTTCATCAGCACTCTCAGCAGGGCTCATCAAAGTCACCAAAGAGTATTTTGATGAAACGTGTGATGTCAAGGCCAAGTTGCCAGAAATCCTGACAGAAACACTTGGGCCCTATGGGTCTTACACCTTGGTGGTACTGCCAGAAAACACCATTGATGATTTCATCAATGGGGATCGCCGGGTCAGCTTAGAGAGCTTTACCGACATACAGAGCGAGGCTGTCAAGCCCCTGGGCCTACTGGGTAATCCTGTCACCAAAGACAAGGGCAAGTACAGCCTGGAGTCTTTTAATAGCATGGAGCCTTACGACCCTAAGCTCAAGCTTATCTTCAATCAAGAAGGCGAAGAGTTTCGGGTCGAGTCTTTAGAGTATGTGAGTGTCACGGACAACATCAATGCCCTGAAAGTGCCTCGCATCAAAGACATCTACCGCAAAACAGCCATTAGCGCTGCGCTGGAGTCTGCTGACAAGTATACGCAGTATGACAACCGCAATGGGGCAGCCAATATCAGTCAAGCAGCCATCGACAATTTGCTCTACCAGCGTAGTGCTCCAAAAACGGAGTACATCGCCAAGCTCAAGAAGCAGTCGCAGCTCAAGCGCAAATCAATCGGTGAAGGCACAGAGATCAAGATCCCTAGTGAAGCTGTGATCACGGTGTTTTTACCTGGGTCGATGAAAGACTTGATTGGTGCTTTCATTGCCATTGATGAGAATGGCAATCCGGTGAGTCGTCCTCAAGAGACAGCGCTGGGCGCACAGGGTACGTCTTCTCTGAGTAATAGTATCTCTGCCGGCATCGTTAACCGTATCGCTACTAACTTAGGGGGCTCGATCAACAAGGTCGATCCGACTGTGAAAGCGCATATGGACTTCATCTATCGCATCGCTGCGGACATGATGGAGCAAGACCTGACAGCCCGTCTTCGCAATGGAACAATGGCTACAGACGCCACACTGGCTAAGAACGATGACTTCTACCGGATCATGATGAGTCGGCAGTTAGCCAAGAAATACACACAATTGCTCTTCATCCCACAAGAATACTTGACGTATTTTGCCTTCGCTTACACCCCCGATGGCTTAGGAAAAAGCATTCTTGACAGTGGCTCACAAACGAATGTGATGCGCGCTACACTGCTTTACGCAGATGTGATAGGGTCGATGAAGAACTCGATTGGGCGCACACTGCTCAATGTCAACGTAGATGAAACCGATCCTACTCCGATGCGTACAGCTGAGCGTATGGTGCAGGAAATGGTCGAGAGTCGTCAGATTCGCTTTCCTACGACCATGGGCAATCCAGCTGAGCAGATGGACTTGTTGCAGCGCTCAGGCATTGAGGTGAACATCAAATCACCTAACATGCCCGATACCACCGTGGAGTTCCAAAACACACAGACCAGCTACAACAAGCCCGACCAAGACATCTCCGATAAGTTGCAGCGCCAGAGCATCATGCGATTTGGGATGACACCGGAGCTGATCAACTCACTAGAGCAGCCAGAGCTAGCGACCTCTGTGGTGAGTCAAAACGTCATCTTCGCTAAGAACGTGCTGAACTTTCAGATCATGTTCAACCCACAGTTGACGAACTACTTACGCATGCGTGCTCGCAACTCTCAGGTGTTTAAAACCATCTTGACGGAATTGCTGGAAAATGGGAAGGATCAAATCCTCCTAGACAAAGAAGACGTCGAGTCCATCTACGGGATTAACATCACCGATGAGCAAGTTCAGCGTTTGAAAGTCACGATCGGACTACACATGTTCTTGTCGGGCTTTTCTGCTGAACTGCTTAAGCCTGTGAGTGTGAACTTGGAGCAACAGGCCCAAGAGTTTGATAAGTTTTCCGAAGCGGCTAAGAAAGCCATTGAGGCACAAATCAATGACTCGTTCTTCAACGCTGATACTGCTGGCAACGTCTCTAGTAAGGTGGAAACCTATAAAGCATTGGCTTTGTCTCAGCTACAGCGTGACTGGATGGCTAGTCATGGGTACATGCCTGAACTCTCAGCACTAACAGCTGTGAGTGATGACAACAGTGATCAAGTGGATCTGATGAGAAACACAATGGTCCATGTGAAAGCACTGGTGCGTACCTGTACTGCTTTGTCAGTTGAGATCCAACCTATGATTGCTGCCTCAAACAAAGACTTGGATAACAACCAGATTGATGGTGATGGTGCTAGCTCACCAGAGCCAGGTAGTAGCGGTGGTGGAGACGAAGGGTCGACAACAGGTGAAGAGGGCAGCGGTGATGGTGAGACACCACCAGCGGACACAGAGGGCGAAACACCGACTGGTGAAGACGGTGGCACGGGAAAAGAGGATACACCACCTGACTTCTTATAAGAAAAATAAATAGAGGTTAGCTCCAGGTGGGGACGCGTAAGCGTCCCCACCTGGAGTTGTGCCGTTTAACCGAGCAATTTAAGCAGCCTTCTCAACACGCATAGCAAACGGAGAGTCTTCCAACACGCCACGGTTGACATGGACTGTGACACCGTCTTCCAGCTGGATGATCAAACGCTCACGCGTCTTCATGTCTTTGCGCAACGTCGCAAACAGTTTGTTCAAAACCGGCATTTCGTTGGCGTTGATGTGGCATACTTCATGCGGCATGACCATACCGTTGAAGAACACCGTCGATTCGAACCCGATCTTCACCAAGACATAGCTCGACGTGAACATCACCACCGGTGGTTTCTGATCGGTGGGTGTTTCGCAGCAGAGGCTGTAGAGAATCTCAGAGATCTCATCGGACCCATGCACCCGGCTGAGTGCAGCCGAGATGATCTCTTCTTGGTAATCCAGCAGCAGACTACCAATGCTGGGCATGTTCTCTGACAGATACGCCATAAGCGCACCGCCGCCGTTGGGATCGAGGAAAGAGTCGATCGTGATGTCCACACCGATCACGTTCTTGAGGACGTGGCTGATCTCGTTGGCTAAACGCTTGTCGATGCGGGAGATCACTTTCTCGCTGACGAGTGTGGTGGGAATGCCGCATTGCAGCTTATCGAGCTGCGTGGTGATGGCTGTTCGCAGTTGGGAGAAGTCTTTCATATTCCCCAGATGATCGAGCCAGGCTGAGTCGGCTGAATCAATCACCGTGTCAGTCAGTGAGACTTTGACACGTACTGCGCTGATGGTGCTGGGTTTATCCAGCTGCTCTTTCATCACACCTGCGGTGTGGTCTGCGATCAACCAGCCTTGCGACAAGTCGCATACGCTGTAGACTCGGTCTTTCATGGGTATCTCCTCTGCCGGCACACCGGCAGCAGCGTACTCATTGGCTTCGATCACGACGATGTCAGTGAACAAAGCTTCTTGAGCATCGAGGCTCTCGGTGATAGAGTCAAGCAGCTTTTGCTGCTGTTTGACTTTTGCTGGCTGAGGAATGACCGCTTGAACGTAGTTGGCGGGTTTGCCCAAGTGTTTTTCTGCGTCCACGTCGAATTCCTCAAAAGCTTTCACGGTGATAGGACACATGGCCCCATCGTCTTTGATGATGTAGTAAAGAGTGTGGGTCTTCGCGTTGAATACAGGGATGAACCACCACTTGTCAGTCGCAACAAACTGCACACCTGGGTCATCATAGCGTTGAACGTCTACGACAACTGTTCCATTTTTGGAGACGGCCAGCGCCAATTCGCGGCGCATTGCTTTGTCTTTCTCTGACAGCTGCAAATTCGTGCAGCTAGGCAGGTCAGCGACCACGGGTTGTTGGCGCGGAATCGCTGCTCCAGCGCGGATGACTTCGAGTCGGGCTGTGGGCGTGCGCATACGTTGCTCGTAGGCTGGATCAGGTGTGTGCACCGGCGGCACTTGTTCGCGCGGATTGCCAGCCACGCTTACACGAGGCGGTGCAGCTGACACAGTCGTTGGTGCGTATACTGGCGCACGAGCAACAGACTGATAAGAGCGTGGCAAACCACCACGATCATCGTAGCCTCGGCGATCGTCGTAAGTGGGAGTATACCGAGAACGCGTTGCGTCGTGATAAGGATCACGCTCAGCGCCGCGCGCAGGGGTGCGCAGACGCACGCGGCGCTCTTCTTTGGCCATGTTAATGCCGTTGACCACATCCTGATGAAGGTCACGCGAGATGAACTCAAACAGATTAAAACGATCTGCATTGAGTACGTTTTCCCAGTCCGTAGCCAGCTTGGCGCAGTCCTGTACCAGGCCGACAGGTACTCGCCGATAAGTCATGATCTCGGCGTCGATCAAATCGAGGGTTGTCTGCACCAGATCGAAGAAGTCACGGTTATTGAACCCGTTATCACTCATCTGGTTGAAGAGGAACATCCGCAGGCCGCTATTTGCTGCCTCACGCTGGATGATCGTAACCAGCTCCAGTGCCGCTTCTTCAACCAAGTCCCGTGTGGCTTCTGTCGGCCGGCACAGGATCGAAAAGGGAAAACCCCGTGCATAGTTGACAGGCCGCGACTGAGCGCGAGACATACTAAATTGTGGTTGCATCTTATTACCTTCTGCTGAAGTATTGTTCAGCTTCATTCAAAATGTCGATATAGCGTGGATCGCGCACGATCAAGCCGGTGTCGGTGGTTTGTACAGCGAGGTTAATTCTACCACGGCCTGACGGATCTGCTTTTGGCAGTGCCAGGTAGCATCCGGTATCAATGGTCGACGGGTGGAGCCGTTGTGACGGATCAGTGGTCGATGTCCGGTCAGCACTGGTGCCAGAAGCACTCTTGGCTTGCGGAACAATGATGGATGTCATGCGTGTAGCTGGATTGTCACCAGGACACGAGGTGGTCGATACCTCACCGTTTCTTGTCACCTTGTAGATCACACCCGGCGTCAAGTGCTGGAGTGCTTTCTCAACGCGCTGTAGGGTGAGCTCTCTGTGCTGGCTTGCATTGAGCTTGAAGTAAAGCAAGTGAATTGCTTCGATCACCTTGTAATAGATGAACGGCAACACCACCAACTCTTTATTCCACATAGAGTTACTGGTACGGCTACTTTCTTGCAGCCACTTGATCATGTTACTGATCACGTAGCCAAACAGCTCATAGACATCCTGACAAGGCACGTTAATCACACGCAACTTGTCAATGACCATGTTGTCGACATACTCATCTAAGCTGTTGAAATGGTTGTTCACATTCGAGAGGAGCTTGCCCTCGTTGACTGTGCCACTCCAGATGAGCAAGCCCAACATCACGCGCCAAGTATCGATGTTATCGATCTCTCGGGCTAACATGCGCTGGGGGAAATGGTCGACCACATAAAACAAGCCAGCTAACAAACACCGGGTCATGGTGTTGAGCTGATCGATCCGCACGGCTACACGAATGTCAGAGGGTTCGTAAAAGAGCCGGTAAGTCTTGGGTTTGATTTGAACCGACGTACAGATCAACCACTTGTCAGGCGGGTACATCTGTTCCGTGATCTCAATGCCACCGACCTTGATCTCCGCATGAGCGAATTTGCGGAAGGCTTTGGTGACCCCAAACTTACAAAACAAGTAATGGGCCAGGCACGTCTTAGCTGTGATCGGGTTGCGTGGAGCGCCAGGCGTAGAGCGTTCATTATAAACGTCAGCCCAGGCGACATAAGCGGAGTCCCGAATGCCAGCGGCCATCCAGTGATAGGAGAGCTGCTTGACAATGAGCTTGGCTTTCATCAGCTTAATGAAGACGTGGTCTTCCATCACCGAGAAGACTTGGTCTGCTAAGACAGGAGAAGCCAGGAATTTTGATCCTGCGATCTCAAACCGTCCAGCGCCACCAATGCTGCCGTGCAGCAATTGAAGTGGTTTGTCGATCTTGTGGATCTGACCGTCGCTCTGATGGAATTCAAACATGTACAAAAACATGCGCAGTGTCGAGTTAGCGATGTCCAGAGTCGCAGGCGCTTGGGCGCGCATACTCGTGAGCTTGGCAAACTCTTCTTCGGGTGTCAGTGGGCGATAGCCGGCATAGCGCACACTCGAAGGAAATCCTCGGGCCACACTCTTTAACACCTTGTCGATGTAGGTGGCCGACTTCTTTAGCTCGTGGGTAGCCAACCCACTAGCGATCCGTTCATTGAACGGTGTTGTGATGCGGTCGATTTCATCTTCGATTTCCTGTGGGAACATATGTTAAGATAGGTTGGTGGTTGAACACTCAGTGTTAAACTCAGGCGCTCTTTGTGCTCTTTCCGAAGAAAAAGGCAATGATAGTACCTATAGTCATGATGAGTGCGGGGATAATTTTAATAGATTCCGATGCGTCTTTACGCGCTAGTGAGCGGGCTTCGTAGCTGTCTTTAAGCTGTGCCGCTTCACGCTTGAGTTGATCAGCGTGTTCGTCGCGTATCTTCTTGAGGGTGGCTTCATGTTCGTCACGCATTCTGGCTAACCTCTCGTCTTGTTGGCGGGCTTCCCGTTGCAACTGCTCGTCTTTGGACTTTCTATCTGCGTCGATACGCTTTTGTTCGGCCAGTAGATTGGTGAGCTCAATCTCTGACTTGATTTGCGCGGTCTTTAACTCTTGCAAATCGGATTGCAGTTTGATAGCGTGTTGCTCTAACGCTGCTTTTTCTCTGGTTGCTGAGATCTTAAAGAGATCGAGCTCATGGTTCTTCATGGCGAGCTCGTTGCTGCGCAGGTCTGCTGACTGCTGAGCGGCCTCTTTTTCTCTGAGGGTTTCTAGTTTAAGCTGCTCGATCGCGTATTGAGCTTGAGCGAGCTTTTGCTTTTGAGATGACTCGATGTCTCCGTGACTCCTAGCCATCTCATACGAGTCGAACACCCCGATTTCCTTTTGCGCTTCTTCAAGGGTGTAGATGATTGAGAAAATACCCGAAACATTGTCCTTGCTCGACGTGTGTACGAGCTGGATATACTCCCCCATTGGCTTTGCACACCAGACGCCGTCTGTAGTGCGCATAACCATCGTCCTAGCCGGTGCTAAGCGCTCTGGGTAAAGAGTATAGACATGATTGAGTATCTTGATATACCGGGGGCGAGGATTATCTTCGTGGCTGACATATCGAACACGGTGGTTGATAGCCCGCTGGACGGTGAAATACTCTTGCCTGCCAAAGCCGGTTAAATCTTTATTGCTTTGTCCGTAAGGATGTAGGGGACTCTCATCTACATCGCCGATGGACAAAACCTTATCGGTCTGAAAATGATAGATATACCCACCAGCTCTCTGGAGGTCTTCTATCGGGATAAGGTACTCTAGTGTAAACTCTAAGTAGTGGGCGTTGAGCTTGCGAACGGCGTGTAAATTCTGACGCAGTCCATTGAGTTCAGGCTCATCAAACACTTCCTTGCTCTGTAGCAGTTTCACCAGTGACTCAAATCCCGTGTATCGCATCTTAAAACATCGCCGCAATACAAAATGGCGATTGGTGACCTTTGGCGTGCTCTTAATCTTAAAAGCAATGCCAGTGCGGTCTTTGATGGTGATGTCTTTGTTTGTGTAATTTACATACGTCCAAGTTTCGCTGACTTCGCCGTGGGCGTGCTGCTCTTGTTCAGCCGCATCAAAGCTCAGTCGAGTCTGGTTGTTGATCCCAACACGCGCGTTGTTGAAGATCCCAATGAAAGCCGCCGTATTTTTTACACACGGTGGCAGGATTTCGCTGATAATCATTGCTAGGCCTTAAGCAAACTAACTTAAGACTCAAGGGTTCTATGCCTAGTTAACCTTTGAGGGTGTTGTTTTGTTACCCGTAAGCTTACGAGTAGTCAAGGGGTTGTGATGGAGCATCGTCTTGCCCATTTTGCCACAACCCTTACCGTCCATGACTCAGTTAGATAATAAGTGACTGAAGAATAATCGAACATGCGGCATACTCAGCAACTACCTACTGGCCTCACCGCCAAGTAGGTAGTTGCTGAGTAATGACATTTGTCTAGAGTCTTGGTTGGTTCGAGTTACTGGTGGCTAACCAAATCACCCTACACCAACCAAGACTTGTCTGAGACTGTCTTACGGCGTGATGACCGTGTTGTTGACGTTCATGCTCACCTTGCCACCGATGATGGACTCGATGCCAGTCACGGTCATTTCGACCATCAGGGGCAGGTTGTTGATGTGACGGAAGCAAGGTTGCACCGTCAGTTCCACCACGTTGGCGTTGTTGCGCACCATCGGCATCACCACAGTCAACTCGGGCTTCCAGGCCATGTTGCCGAAGTGCAGCCAGTTGGGCGCACCGCTGGTCATGGCTTCTTCCAGGCCCAAGGTGATCAGCACACGGCCGAACATGCGGCTGTCCAGCGAGCTGACGATCTTGTAGTCGAACTGATCACCAGCCAGACGCGGGTCACCGTTGATGGTGAGGTAGCGCTCGATGATCGGGTCGGTGGCGATGATCACCACGATCTTGGGCGGCACGCCGTTGTATTGCAGACGCAGCGCGTTCAAGTAACCGCTGTTGTAGGCCATGCGAGCGGCCGAGTCACGGATCTTGTTGATCAGCAGCGTTTGCAAGTCAGCGATGCGGGCCGACGAAGTCAGCGAGTCAACATTCGTGGCGACGTTGAACGCGCCGATGTTGTCGTAGAACGGCTTGAGCACGTAGGAGGCAGCGCCCAGCACCACCGGCGAGTTGCCGAAGGTGTCCACCGACGAAGCGTAGGTGGCCAGGGTTTCGCGCAGATCCAGCACCGAAGTCACGGCAGCGTTGCTGGTCTTGACGTGGGTGGCGTTGATCAGCACGGACACCTTGGCAGCGTCTTCGGCATCGTTCTTGCCAACCGGGCGCAGGGTCGACAGCGGGCTCAGCAGAGGCACCGTGTAGAGCATGTTCACGGTTTGCGAGTCCAGCAGCTTGCCGCGTTGACGACGGGCCGCGTTGGTACGCCAAGCCAACAGATCGTAACCCACCACTTCAGCAGAGGCGAGAGCAGCCACGATGTTGGGGTCAGCCACTTGCGACTTGTCGGTGGCGGTGATGGAGGCGACGGTCAGCTTGGCGGGGTTCACCACAGTGGTTGCGGTGTCCAGGGTCACCTTGCCGAAGATGTCCACCTTCATGTGCACGACGCGGTCGGTCAGGGCGGACAGCAGGGCACTGGTGGTGCCGGCGACGGTCTTTTGACCAGCCACAAACTTCAGAGCCGAGGTTTCGAAGTTCAGGGTCATCTTGCGGCTGTTGGCCTGCGTCGCGCCGCTGAAGTCGTTGAACGGGAGCTTGTCGGTGGGGAAGGAGAAGTACTCTGTGGTGTTGCCGGAGTGCAGCTTCACGTAGATCTTGCTCAGTCGGATCGATGAGTCCAGATCGTCTTCCACGCCGGATTCACCCAGCGCCAGCATGGCGTTGGTTTGGCTCAGGCCCAGCAGATCGTGTTCCACGCCACACAGCAGCGGCTTGGTGTTCACCATCTCGTTGCCGACCTTGACGGTCTGCACACCGATGGCGTCCAGGAACTTGTCGCTGTTGTCCACGGTGTCATCGCGGTACACGGGCACGCAGCGGGTCGATTCATCTTGCAGGATGTTGGCATCGGTGTAAGCCCATGCCACGTTTTTGCGGTTGAACAGTGCCAGTGCACCAGTGGTTTGGCGGCGCACGTCGTCTTGAACGATCGCCAGGTTGATCGACACCATGTAGCCATAGTGCTCGGGAGCCACCACCACCGTGGGGTAGAGGGTTTCGCCGAACAGGTCTTGACGGCTGGCCAGTAGGTTGTAGGCCACCGAGTATTGCTGCACACGGGTGTTTTCGGTCTCTTGGAAGGCTTCGAGCTGCCACTCGCTGGAGCGGGCGTCCAGGGTGTCGGACATGCCTTCAGCGGAAACCACCAAGGTGTTTTCATCAGCAGCAAACACCGAGCGTACTTGCGCCAGGGTTCGGCCTTGGTTCTTCACCGCAGCGGTGGGGGCTTCGCTATGGGCATGGGCGTAGGCAGCGGCCTTGAGCGAGGCAGTCGAGGCGGTGGGCAACTCACGCTTGAGGCGCACCAGCAGGCTGTCGACGCCGGACTTCAGCGCAGCGGTGTCGGATTCCCGCATACCTTCCATGGTGAAGGTCTTTTCAGCGAGCTCACGCCCATAGGCTGGACGGCCAGAGTTCAACTGCGCGACAGCGCCGATGATTTGCTGCACGGGCAGTTGCTTGGCTTCCGGCAAAGCGCCGGAAAACAGGATGTCAGAGACGGACATTTTTGTATCCTCAAAAAGAAAAGTGTGAAAGGCAGACGCCGAAGTTGTGGTCGATCAAACCGATGAAAAAGCTTTTTCACACGACTTCTGTACAACAAACTGGTGGGCCAGCGAGTGCACAAATGTCGTCACAGCATTTATACAGTTAAACCGTACAGGTATGTGTTGAAAAAATCTTTTTTTGCGGCACTTTCAAAATCACTGCGGTTATACTCCTTGATGCAGAGCTCTCGGCAGAGGTTGAAAGTGTTGGTTTTGCTCAGGTTTGGGGAGAAATGACCAGGGTAGATAATCACTGTCCAATATTCGGTGACCAGGTCTTTGATTTCATAAGGGATATCTCCTTCGGGTGGGGCGTCAAATAAACGTGTCAAGAAAGAAGGCATGTTCAAGCGAACAGCATCGAACAACTCTTCTCTCAGATACTCATAAGGCTCGATGGCCAAGTCGGTCGCGTAGAGTGTGCCAAGGATTCGGTTTTGCTGATCCATGATGGAGACCAAGCTAGCGAGGTCTTCTTGAGATAGTCGTGACTTCATGGCATTCCAGTCATGCAAGCTCTCAGCTGGCAGGCCACTGCGTTGCACCGCTCGCCAAACCCAAGACGGAATCAAACTCACTCTTTTTTCAGGGGCGTACATGGAACCCTCATGTGTGTAAATGGGACTATTTAGCTCGCACATAGGGCTCACCCCTAGGCTAAAAGCAATAAACATAACATATCAAAAGAAAAATAACACACCTACCTTTTACATTTGAAAACGCTCTTTGATACTATGTCTGACTCCTGAGTCAATCCCTACCAACCTTTGAAAATCATAGCAAGTCAAACGCCATGGACTCACGCATTCTGCTGGTTAAGAGCATTACTCTTTTGTATCTTGAGAGTCATATCACTGGAGCGACTGATAACTCTGCGGATATGGTTCGCAAGGCAATCAACTCGATCAAATTGCCTGAGACAGTGATGACGATTGACAACGAGAAAGAGTTGTTGATTGCGCTCAAAGAGACCGCGCTGTACATGGTTGAGTCACCTGTCGGTGTTGAGCATGATAAGATCGATTTGCTCCAGCGTCTACAAGTTAACTGTGGTAACGATGACAGGCTCTATGAGAGCTTTTGTCAAGTCATCGATACCGATTTGACACAGGAGCAAATCAAGAAGACAGCTATCAGCATCAAGAACTACATTCGTGCGCAGTTCAATGATGCTGAGATGATTGACATCGTGCAGAAGATGGCCCATCAGTTGCGGTTTAAGCGCGATTCGATCGACGATGTCGGCAAATACATCGCCAACGAGATTGAGTCCAAGCTAGAGCCGCATTTGCTCAAAGACAATAAGGCCGACCCCAATGTCGTCGCTTCGGTTGGTCTGGATGATCTACAACTGTTTGAAGAGATTTACGAAACAGTTACAGACTCCAGTAGCTCTCGCTTTGTCATGCAGACTGGCTTTCAGGCTGTAGATGACGCTATGCAAGGCGGAATGCGCAAAGGCGAGAGTTGGGTGTTCCCTGCGCTACAGCACCGCTATAAGACTGGCTTTAGTCTATCAGTGTTTGCTGAGATGTGCCGGATCAACACACCTGTCCTCAAAGATCCGACTAAAAAGCCCTTGATGCTGCGTATCTCGTTTGAAGATAGCTTGGTCAATAACTTTCGCTTTTTGTTCAAGTACTTCTGGATGTGCGAGTATGGCAAGAATGCCAACTTGAAGAATTTCACAGCCAAGCAGATGGCTGCCTATGTACAGAAAAATCTCAAGGCGACAGGCTACCATGTACAGTTCATGCGGGTCAACCCGTCGGGGTGGTCATACCGAGACATTGCTGATCAGATCGCTAAGTATGAAGCTGATGGATATGAAGTCCATGTCTTGGCGCTAGACTATCTCTCGATGCTACCGATTCCTCACGGTGAGCCCAATACCAGCAAGTTCATCCAGGAGCTCTACAAGAAGGTTCGCAACCTTTGCTCCTCTAAAGACATCATCATGTTTACGCCGCATCAATTGAGTAGTGATGCCAAAAACCTCATTCGTGAAGGGGTCACTGACTTCGTCAAACAAGTCGAAGGCAAGGGCATGTACCAGATGTGTAAGGCAGTGGACAATGAGGTCGACGGTGAGATGTACATCCACATTGAGCGCAAAGGCGGGTCAGCTTGGCTCACTCTGCTGCGCGGCAAACACCGTGGCTATGACGAGATCCCCGAAGATCAAAAATACATTGTTTACCCTTTCCCACCGACAGGCCCAATTCCAAGCGATCACGGCAAAGAGCGCTCAAATGTAGCACGCGTGGGTCTCATGGCTGGTCAAACCACTGATGACCTCGAAGATGAATTTGCATAACTGAAAAGGATACCTCCATCATGAAGAACACTTTTACCAACTCCGAGTTGCCTACCTACCAGTGTCACAAGAAGGTCAAAGCTGCCAAGATTCTCTTTATTGAGATGGGGCCACTGTCTAACTACATGACGCTGGAAAATGTCGATCCCGATAAGGAGCCCGTGATCATCACGGTGACCTCAGCTTACCTGGAAAAACACAAACCTGTTGCAGGTGGGTATTACGTGATCTATGAGGACAACTACGAGTCCTTTAGTCCTGCGGCCAACATCGATAGTGGTTACTCACTGATCAAGGAGTAAAACAAAATGGATTCTCTATCTGCAAAAGGCTTTGGTGAGAACGTCAACAAAGTGCGAAAAGCTGCTCGCATGTCGGTACTTGATTTTCGAGCTAAGTCGCGCATGACAGTTACTCGGTTGGTGGAGATCGAGAAAGGGCGCTTAGCGCCTGTAACACTGCCGGAGATGGTGACGATTGCCAAGACACTAGGGATACAGCCTGTAGAGCTGTTAGAGCCTTGTAGCGCGTGTTGCAAGAAGTTCGATACCTGTGAGAAGGCCTGTGTGAATCTAAGCAAGCATTGGAAAGAAAAGGCTTTGGCTAAAGGAGATAAGAAATGACTGAGTTAGAAGAGATCGACCACTGGATGCAATTGCAATCACCTCTAGTGAGAAAGAATGCCAAGATCGTTACACCTGAAGACCTTGGCATCAAGCACTTGTTTCGCATTGACAAGGAAGTGCAAAAGGTCTACATCCCGCGACTGCCTTACACCGCCGCCAAAGATGAGGTAATTGAAAACGCTTCGACGCCACGCATCTGCATGGGACGCAGTCTGATGGGGTGTGTAATTGGATACAATCGCTGGAAAGACGATATCTATAATAGCATGGGAAAAAGTACGACCAAGGTCACTGGCTACCACGGCGGCTACATCGTACAGACCATCCCGTTCAACTACGCTATTACCATCAACAAGAAGTTGCTCTGGGAGTCTGAAGCTACGGGTGAAGTGTGGCTCGTGGCTTACAACAAAGCGACTGCGACGTACAAGTCTACAGCCATCGGTAAGCTGTTTTGTACGTCCTTAGAGATTGCTCCTCGCGCTAAGAGTGATCCTCTGATGGTTGCTGAGTTTTACCTGGAGCACGACTACGCTGAGGGCTTGCCGTTTCTCGACGAAGGTGAAGCTAAGCCCAAAGGCTTTTACCGCATCAAGGCTAAGTTTGATAACCTCGGGGTGTCAAGCATGGTTGGGTGTAATGCCAAGGACAAGGAGATCTATGAATTCACCGAAGTCTCTGAGGCTGAGTACAATGAGTTTAAGAGTCTCACAGCTTCTTTATTGAGTCTTGGCAAGCCACCCGTTCCCTTGAATTGGTGAGAAAGAAAAAAAAAGAAAACACTGCGCAGACTGGTGGGGTAATCCCACCAGTCTGCGTATGCCGTTAATAGAGGTGTTGGTTTAGAAGTGTGAGGCGAAAGCAGCCAAGAAAGCTTGGTTCTTCAGCGACTCCATGGTGAGAGGATCATTCCGTTTATGATGATAGGATTGTGCGTGGTACAAGAAGCGCTGAATTATCTCCTCGACCGTCTCTTTTCCACATAAGCCAAGGTATTCAGTCTTGGCATTGAAGATCCGCTCTAGGCGCTTAAACACCTCTTGACGGTCATAACGATCGAAGCAAATCGGATCGACATTGCGCCAATAAGCATCGAGGCCAGATAAGTAAACGATGACTTGCTGATGCAGGCGCACCTTCATGAGCGAGCCGTTGTAAGTCCAGAAAAATGCAATCTGGCTATCGTTTTCAAAGAAAGCTGGTGTAGTTTGTTTGACCAGTTTAGCGCTTTCAGACGGGATGCCGCGCTCAATGTCTTTTATCAGGTTGACGCTATCAGCGTTTAGTTTACTCGGCAGTTCATCTAAGTCCCCAAGGCCCGTAGTGATCAGGCATAGTGAGATGCTGACGAGTGACTGCCAATCGATCAAGTACTTCTTGTGCTGGCAAGAGATACTGATGCCGTTTTGTTCAACACTGAGGGTGATTTCTTTCAAGGATGTCATTTCTTATCTCCTATATCAGGCATGGTGATTTTAAACTCAGGCTTAGGTGGTTTAACCAGCTCCCAGCGAGTCTTATCTGGCGCCAGTTCGATGGTCGGCCAGGCCACAGTAGCTGGTCGTAAAGCGGCCAATAGGTTGAGCAATAAGGTATTTTGACTAACGATGTCGAACACTGTTTTAGTGAGCTGGTCTAACTCACCGTCTGGTAAATCGTTTTCTACAGCGACCAGCTGCTTAATCTCACTCAAGACTTCTGGGATGGTTGGCTTTGCAAATGCTTGAGACAGTCGCACATGCCGCCAGTTGTCTTTCGAGTAAGGTATTGTGGTGTAGGGTGTGTGATCTGGTATTTGTTTGTTCATGGCGTTTCCTAGTGGGTGGGCTGTTACGCCCACCTATAGTTAATCAGGCGACCAAGTAGGCGTGACAGATGCGCTCCATCTCATCAATCATTTTGCTTGGTGGTTGGATGTTGTGAGCATTCATCCAGTTGAGCTGTTTGGTCAGCTGACGATAACGCTCCTTAACACGAGGTGGGGGTGTCTTGGCCTTGATCTCCTTCTTTGACATCGATCGGCAGAAATCTCCATCGTGATCTGCTGCCAAGGCACTGGATTTAAACACAGTCTGAGCAGAGGTGATGCTGTCTATGACACACTTGCCTGAAGTACTGGACAAGCTGATGTAGTCACGGAACTGGTGTATGTCCACAGAGGTAGGGAACGCAACCAAAGAATGTTTGAGGAGGTCACTCATGCGCCAAACAGTACCTTCGTTGTAATCGAAAAAGTGTTCCCAGAACTGGTTGCGCATCTCCGTGTCTTTGCTCAAGTCAATCACATTGCCTTCATAGGAGACAAGTCCTTGGACTGTGAATGGCTTCTTAACGGTTACGGCTACGCACTCATCTGGAGCAAATTGGAGTACCCAGTTACCAGACTGTATCAATGACTCAATCCTGACTCCTTTTGGTAGGGGTGCAGTGTAGTACGAGCGGAAGTAGTTCGTCAGGCAATTAAACCCGGCGATCTCCGCTGACGCTGTGCTGATTTCTGCCGGATCAAAAGTGTACGTCGCAAGGGCTGGTTTGCGAATATGAGCGTTGGATACTTCCTCGGCAATTCGATGCACTTCGTGATAGACCTCCTCACACTTTTTGCCTACGACAGCTAAGCAATGGTAATAGAGATCGCGCGACATTTGGCCGTTGCGTGACAGTCTAACATAGCCTGGATACCACGGTGCTTTGGTGCGATCTGCGGCCACGCTACGCGCGGGCACGATTGGCAAGCACTGATCTGCTTCTGGGGTGATGTCGCGCAGGTACTGTAAAACAGCCACCAGGGTAGCCTCGACCCACCTTACGAACTGTAAATAAGTAGTAGGGGAAGATGTCGCACTGAGCGCATGCATCCAGGCCCATTCCAAAAAGTCCTTTGCAACGAAGTCGTACTTGATCTGGTCTGCGTTGGCTTCGATGAACGCCATAGCGCTAGGAAACACACCGTAGAGAAAATTCAAGTGCTCGATGATCGTCTTACTGGCGTCTGGGTCACATAGCGTGAGCAAAGGGCCATATTTTCCACGATTAGCCTCCAGCTCGCACAACTGAGCGATTTGTCCCACTAGCATGGTAGGTGGGCACCTTTGAAACTGCTTCATCAAACCGGGCACATGTAAGAAGCCGTCCTTGAAAAGGCCATTGCGCACATAATCTCGCAAAGGTGAGGCAATGTCAATCTCGTCTTGTTTGAAGAGTTGAGCGTGAGGGTAACGACTTTGGCTGTCTTGAATGTCTGCAATAACCTTGGAGAAGCTATAGCCTTGTTTGTCTTTCATGATGGTCTTTCTTTCGGTGAGTTAAGGGGTACACTAGCTCTGGACGTTTATTCGTCCAGAGCTAGTGATCAGGGGGTTTTAGGGAGTTTGGGCCATTTCCAGCGAGGTGTCTTAACCACACTGATGATCCAGTAAGACAATACATTGACTTGGAAAAGCGTCAACGGCTTGTCCAGGGGTATAGGCATGGGTGGTAGCCAGCCTTTGTAACAGTCGATACCATGCGTGTTTTTGAGGATGTACTTGGCTGCCTTGACAGCAAAGCCAGCAGTGCTGGTGACCTCGAATAACTCACGGTCTTGCATCTGGCTGCGCTTTAAGCCAAACACGTCCAATATGGCTTCTTGCAAACTGGAATTGATTCGACCATCCCAAGCCTGATCTATCTTCACCAACCAAGGTCTGGCAAATGGGCCGAGGACTTCGCTGGTCTGGTCAAGCAAAGCTGCTTGCTTATCTGTGTACGACATGTTTGCCTTTCATGAGTCCCGGTAGAGTTGACGCAGTTCGTTAACACGGCTTTCGTCGACAGGTTTATGCCCACCATGCATAAGGCGTAGCTCCGCTACTATGCGGTCGAACTTAGACCGCTTCCTCCTGTATGCATCAATTTCTTCTCTACTGGTTTGTTTCAACCCACGTATGAATTTCAAGTGATGTGAGCACTCTTGGGAGCGTCTTACAAAACCTTGAGATAACTCAAGTATCTCTTGAGATCGATCAAGGTCAATAGCCATGAGATGTCCTTTCTTCGGGGGTGATATAGAGCTATCTTTTTATTCGATAGCCCTATAAGAGTGGGCTTACTTCATGCGAGCTGTCACGGGCTCATTGCCCTGGCCTTGGTACTTTCCGGCGCGATCCCCATAAGTGACAGATGCGTTAGCACTGCCACGAAGGAAGATCATCTGGGCGCACCCTTCACCAGCATGCAAGACGACGGGTAGGGGTGAGGTGTTGGAGAATTCCAGGGTGAGGTGTCCGCGCCAACCGGGCTCAGCAGGTGTCGTATTGCAAACGACACCCAGACGAGCATATGTGGACTTGCCCAGGCAGATACCCAAGACATCGGCAGGCATGTCAAACACTTCCACCGAATTGGCTAGCACCAAGCCGTGAGGTGGGATGACGCAGCACCCTGCTTGAAACTCAACGTAGGCTTTGTCGTTAGGGACTTTGGCGTCCAGACGACCACCGTATGCTTCGGTGAAGACCTTGAAGCGATCACCACATGTCAAGTCGTAACCATAGCTCGACAGGCCCAGGCTGATGATCTTTTGGTCATGAGCGTCTCGGGTGATCTGCTTGCTATGAAACGGTGTGATCATGGGCCGGTTGGGTTGGTGGCACACTTCCAGCTCGATCGTCTCTTCGTTGAGTAAGCTGTCGAAGAGGTATAGGGATGTACCACCAGGGGTCTGCTCGGCGTGCTTGGTAGCTGCTCGCAGCACTGCTGCTACTTGGTAGGGTGTTTTATCCAAACCAAAGGACAAGAGTGCTGAGAAGGCGCTCATCTCGTTGATATGAGTTTGTCGCCCCAACCCAGTCCCACTGGGAGTGATGGTGTAAAAGGTAACTTCTTTGTCTTGGCACAAGGCGTCGATTTCGAGGTCGCTGAGGATGGTCATGGTGGCTCCTTAATGGATGAGGGTGTTAGATGAGTAGAGTCTATCTACCTGGAATGTGGATTGTTCTTTAACGACGATGTAGGTGACATCGATCTTAGAGGCGTTGGACTCGATGATGGTTTCGATGTCTCCGTACAAAAAACCTTTGTAGACTTTACCGTTCTCCAACTCCCAGAATCCGATGTAACCATTGCTGTCGTCTTCATCGGTTGTTGGTTGGTCATAGTAGGCGGGATGCAAGTCTACACCGACACGTTTTGCTTGAAAGCCCTTTAATCTGGAGACAGCTTGCTCTGGAGAATTGTTAAACTCATCTACCAGCTTGCGCTTGCGGATGTCTTGTAACACCTCGAAGCACAGACTTTCAAACACAGTAGTAGCTAAATCAGAGATCTTTTTCTGATCATCGCCAATGCCTGTCAGATCAAACTGCTTAACTTCGACTTTAGTTGGATTGGAAATCAGCTTTCTAACCACCAGCGTGTTTTCGAGTTTGCAGATACTGATGTAGCCACGCTGCTCACCTGTCGTGAAGCAAGTCATGTGGAAGTCATCTACCGCATATATTTCAGGGATGTCGATTTGATGATCTCGCATCATTGAGCGAACAATGCGGGATACCTTCTTTGGCAAGTGGTGTGACTTGCTAGGGATGTGCTCCTTATGGCACTCCTTCCAGTAGCTGACGTATTTGTCCAGTGCGTCGTGCGACCGGGTGTCATACTGTTGGAGCAGTTTATCTGTAGTCAAGTAATAAGTCTTACCTAAAAACTCGACGACGCCTTTTTGCTGAGCTTTGTCGTAGTAGCACAGCAGTGGTTGTGCTTGGGACGACGAGGCTGGCATCAAAACGAACTCGACTTTTGCTTGATCGAGGTCGTCGGATAGCTCACACCCAGGAATGGCGTAGGGTATTTTGCCATTGATGTAGACCATGGCCCACTGTAAAACTTGGTTAAGGTTTTCATCCATTTGCGGTATCCCTCAGATAAGTCATGCGCATATGCTTGACAATGACTTTCAGGCAGTCGTGGTTGCCCATCGTAAAATCTCTGGCGAGCTGTTGCCAGCAGCCAGATTGCCACAGGTTTAAGCAGCATGCCTGATCGGGCTGTACAGCGGCCTTGGCGTAAAGACTGCCATTACCCCTGCCAAGCACCTTAACGATGCTGATGTGGGCCTGCATGTACATACACGCATCAGTCGGCAGTTGTTGAGCAGTCCTAGCTTCTTTCGTTGCAGCTACATAAGCCTTAAACACCATTGGACTATCTACGGGGCGAACCCCATAGCTTTCGAACAGATTGATCAGGTTTTTGCGATTACGAAAGACAGGAAAGACTTCCAACACCCTCTCACCGTCATAAACAGCGGTGCAAGTAATGTTTTCGGGCTTTCGCATCTTATCGTAGTAATCGAGTAGATCGATAGACATGATTTCATTTCCTATATTTTCTCGCGGGTGATTGCCCAGTTCTGAGGATCTTTTTCGATGGCTAGGAAATCATCCCAACCCAAGAGCATAAGTTTTAAATGTTTAGCTTTATCTACCTTAGCAGTCGTTGGTTTTTCACCAACGAACACTGCATCAGTCTTAGCGCCAACCGAGGAGCTGACCTGCGCTCCGTTTTCTTCCAATACCTCTTTCATTAACTCCCTGGGCTTAGGAAAGCTGCCAGTCATTACAAAGCGCATACCTGCCAATGGTTTAGCTAAGTAATTACCAGATCGCTCCCACCAGGTCACACCAACGTCTCTCAAGTCATTGACAAGGTTGATGTTTTCTTGCTGTTCGAAGAAGTGGAAGATACTCGAAGCTGTGGTCTGGCCGATGTCAGGTATCTTCTCCAACTCAGCTTGAGAGGCGTTCATGATGTCATCGAGATTGCCGTAGTGGTTAGCTAGCCGTTTGGCTGTGCCTTCACCGACATAACGAATGCCCAGCGCGTACAAGAACTTTGGCAAGGTCGTTTTTTTGGATTTCTCCAAGGCCTGAACAATCTTGACAGCAGTCTTGCTACCGCAGATGCCTTTGGTGACAAGCGTGGTGATTGCGGTAAGCTGGGTCTGTGCGATGGTCAAGCACTCACTACTATCTTGCCCGATGCTGTAGAGATCAGCCACCGTTGTCACTAAACCAGTTTGCAGCAGTGAGTCGATGATGTGCTCACCAATTTCATCGATGTTCATGGCTTTACGACTAACGAAGTGCTCAAAGCGCATTTGCACCCGAGACGGGCAGCTCTTGTTCGTGCAATAGTGAGACTCGCCGTCGACCACCACAGTCGATGAACACTCTGGGCATGCTGTAGGCATCTCGAAGGTAACTGGATTGACTGCTTTGACAGCCACACCGATGATGGCTGGAATCACATCACCACCACGGTGAACGATGACCGTATCACCAACACCGATCTGTAGTCGAGAGATCTCAGAAGCATTGTGCAGCGTTGCGCTGCCAACGATGGCCCCACCTACACTCACGGGGTCAATGCGAGCCACGGGTGTGATACGACCTGTGCGACCTACTTGTAAGTCAATGCTGAGCAAAGTCGTCACGGCTTGTTGGGGTTCGAACTTGTGCGCAAAAGCCCATGTCGGCTCACGCCCACTGGCTTGGGGCATCAGGTGACGCTGTTGGTAGCTGAGTTTGAAGACAACGCCGTCGATATCGAAATCCAGTAATGGTCGCTGACGCTGACCGTTAATTATCTGATAAACCGTGTGACACTCTTCGACACTGGCATGGAAGCCCACAGGATCGAATGCCAAGGACAGGGTCTTGCTTTTTGGGGCGATTAACTCATAAAAGCTATGAATGTCCTCGAAACGAGTCTCTAGATCTGTTGAGCTGTGGAGCAAGACTTCATACGGGATGAACACCAACATGTCGAGCGATTCCGTCGGGCAGTCGAATGTGCGTAAAATGCCGGCCGCTGCATTGCGACAATTCGCGTAAGGCTTCTCACCACGGAGTGCTAGCTCCGCATTGACTCGCTCAAAATACTTCTTGAGCATGACGACCTCACCGCGAATGCTCATGAGTGTAGGTAGCTTAGCATCAGTGACGCCTTCAGCTAAGCTGATGAACTTGTCAACCCCAATAATCCGCTCAGCATTGACCATCACGTCTTCACCGTAGAGGCCGTCGCCGCGTGTCAGGCTGTTAGACAACACTGCTTCACACCCGTCTTCACTATGGTAAACCAAGCTGAGGGCGACGCCGTCATACTTGTACTCACTAAAGACATGGGGGTAAGAGATGTTTTGTTTTGCTATCCTGTCAAAGAAGTCACGGATGGGGGTGATGGAGGTATCTACTTCGGTGCGCAGACTCAACATCGGTGTGAGGTGCTTGACGATGTTGAACTTACCTTGGCGAATCTGATGCAAGTCTGACCCAGGGGACTGCGTAGGCGAGTTGGGCAAGATGTACTCAGGGTGCTCTTTCTCGATCGCCAGCAAAGTACTGTAGAGGCCATTATAAGCATCGTCGCTGATCACAGGCTTATTGAGCACGTAATAAGCGTAGTTATGCGCAATGATTGTTTGGAGTAGCTTGCTGTAAGTGTTCTTATCCATGGGGAGTTCCTTTAAAGCATTTCTCGAACAGTCTCGGTGATGAGACCTAAGTGATTTTTACCGTACTTATTAGGGGGAGTTCCCCAATAGAGGTCTTTGTAGCTGAGCTCAAATATCCTGGCTGGGTAGGTTTGTTTGAGTAGCTCCGCTAAGTCTGGGTGTTGTTTGTACTTATCGTACACGACGCTGAACATCTCAACCAAGCATCTATCGTTATCCCAATTTGGGACTTCAATAGGGTAGCGATAAGCGATCTGCTTAGCCATGAAAGGATTGTCAGCCTGCGCGATTGCTTGTTTGATACTGAAGGTGTTAAACTTTCTGGACTGATAAACGGCTTCACTGGCACACATTAGCAAGCCAGTCACCTGGTCTACCATGGGCCTGCGGTAGAAGTTCTGCATATAGCCGTGCGGGTCTTTTGTTTTACAAAACCATATCTCCATCATTTGCTTATCTCCTTTAGACACAACTGCGTTCCATAGGGATGATATGTGTCCGTATCTAAATAGACAAAAAGAAAGGTAAGCAGACTGTGGGCCTAGGCCCACAGTCTGCTTACACAAACTTCACGCCATCAGTCAGCGGTACTTTGGTCGCTCCAAGACAGGGTGGGGCGCTTGACCCACTTGCGACCCTTTGCCAGATCGCTGCCCTCTTGCCAATCGAGCTGGGTTTCCGGGTTTCGGATGATGAGGCTCACCACGTAAATCAACGAATCACCGCTTGAGATTATGGCATTCATGGCCTTCAGCTCTTCGTAGATCTTCTCGACGTGTTTCGAGGGGTTGATCAAGCCGAGGTACGTGGCGTAGTGAATCGCCACCTTTTCCGTCATGATGCGTAGAGGGTCGATCGTGCCATCGATGACTTTGGGATCTTTCGTGGTGATCTTCCAATCCTTCCAGTCATCAGTACTGCAACTGTAGTCTATGCCGTCCACATCTTTGCTCAAGACAGGGTTGACCTTTACACGGCGCACCGTCACACCCGGTGTACCATTGACAGTGCCACTGATGACCCATGACAAGGTGCGTTTTCCCTCGGAGCTCACCACCACAAGCTCATGCTCTTCGACCTCGGGTTCGACCTCATCGACCACCGATTGAGTGGGTAAAGACGAGCGCATCAGTGCATGATTTTGCTTGTACATGGTTTGCTCATTGAAGCCTCCGGTGTGTGAGTCCATGACCTGCACGAGAATTCGGGGCAGCATTGTTGGGAACTGCATGCACAGCTCAATAACTACTGACGGAGGGAGCCAGTGATTTGCATGAGTCTTCACAAAGTCACCTTCATTGGCATTGAAGATGACGGGGATGTAGGCCACGTCATGATGCATGACGATTCCGTAAGTACGGCTGTCAGACATTCGGGCCGTCAGACCATTGGAGAAAGCAGTGATGCGGTCGATCCCCATGGACGACCGCATCTTCTCCATCACTACCTCCATAGCGACGTTGGTGATGCAGGCCGCCGTGTAACCATCGCTGAAACCGCTTTCCGACGTGCCGGCGCGTGATGTGATGTCATCAGACACGAACATCGTGGTGCTGCGTGAGATGTAGAGTCGCAGGTCATCGTCGAAAGCCGTCATGGCGATCTGGACGGGGTAGCCCTCGGACATATCTTCACCCGGCTTGCGCCACACCAAACTGCCGCCGCCTTCTGTCGGAATGTAGCGCAGCTTGGCACCGGCTTCATCGATGGCTTCTTTGACATCGCGGAGTTCTTGCTTACCCACGTTCTTGGCTACTTCTTCGGCGTAGTCCAAATCACCTAGGATCATTGGCTCAGGTGGCTTGGCAGTGGCTTTGACTTCAGGCTGAGGTGCTGGTGTGGCGACAGGTTGTGCAGCCGTGGGAGTGCTCATGGGTTGCGTTGCTGGGATTTCTCGCAAGGAGATCAGGTTGCAAACCGGGTCTTCACTGTCGGCGCTTTGATGAGGGATCATATCTTCACAGAGGCTCATACCCAGGCGCAAGCTGTCGATGAGCTCATTGTTGATCGGCGTTCCTTTCGCCAATGATCGCTTCTGAAGCACAGCCACCATGTTCGGGGGAAAGTACGTGGTCATCGGGACGCCCCATGAGTTGTCTTGCTCACGCAAGACTTCACGTATGGCTGCTTCAATCTTGGCGTGCAGACTTTCTTTGAGGTCCGGGCGATGATGCATGATCGCATAGAGTGCCATGGTGTCGCTCATCGAAGCCGTCAATGTGATGTCATTGCGGTAAAAGTTCAGCTCAGTGATTTTGGAGGTCATGATATTTCCTTTATTGAAGGGGTTAGCAGAAAATGCGCAGGCTTGTTAAAAACTTGCTAAGTGAGGATGGATTGTGTCACGTAGATCGCTACGCGCTGTACGTCTTGCGGCATGTGTGGTAAGCTAATGACGAAGCTATATGCGCCTGTTGCGACTGCGCTCAGTAGGGGCGCTGTCTTAGCCGGGAAGCTGACGAAGTTGCGATAGGTCAGTGCGTCAATCAAGCGATTGAAAGCTCCGAGAGAGGTGAGAAAGAAAAGTGCGGACAGCCAAGGAATGGCAGATAGCGTGTATAAGCATTCCAGATAAGTTTGAACTTGGGTCATGGGAGTGATGAAAAAATGATTAGTGGGAATGCCTCCTGAGACTTTACTCGGTCTCAGGAGGCATTGGTCAGGCTGTCTTGCCACTAGGCGTTACGGCCGTGGTCGGTTCACCCCGGTAGACATGTGTGACACATCCTGACTGGGACATCACTGCAATGACAGCCAGCAAAAAGGCCACCACAGGCTTGGCCTTAGGTGGGACGATGACAGGTGGGGACTTAGCCATTTTGGCTCTCCTAGATAAGTCCAGGACGAATGCCCTGGATCACAATTGTTATATGTGCTTGTGTTTTTATGGGATGTGGGCTCGGCGACACTTGGTCACAGTGTATAACACCACGAGATCGTAGCTAGCTGGACACTGAAGGTAGTTGACCTGCTTGCTGGGTGGCACCTGATAAGAGCAAAGTGCGTAACCGTCGTGGTCAAACTGAGCGAAGCATTGTGCGTTCGTCGCTTCCTTAGGGATAAGATCACTGTAGCGGATCGCGCCAATCAGGTTGTGATTAGCTCGACGCATTCGTGCGTCTTGTCCATCCGTCGAAATCGATGCGGCAAATACGGCCAGCATCAAGGCTACAAAACAGGCGATAGCCAGTAATGTAAGGCTGGTTGACTTAACTCGACTTTTCACGGTATCACTCCAAAGTGGTGAAGTTGCATCAAAGACACTGTGTACAATAGCACACAAAACCTGTGCCAATATCGGTGGTAACCAGATCCTACTCAATTCATTCGTTGTCATAGAAGGCATCTTCGTTATTTTCTTCTAGGCCAAGACGTACTCGGTCCCAATAATCACAGACGTGTAGGCAATCGACAGAGTTTCCATGATCATCGGTTATGAACCAATCACCAATCCGGTCGCCTGTTTCGAATGTGTATGCATAAGGCGGATAGAAAAGGTACGTGCCATGGTTGTACTCGATTTTAGGTATGTTGTAAAAGGGTCGTGGGTTGTTAGGAGCCGGGCGGATATCCCAGAGGAGTCCTAACATGGTGTCACTACCTACAGCTGCGTCTAACTTCAACTGCTCAGCAAACAAATCAATCCATCGCTCTGTGCTATTGTACGGAGCTTTGAAAAAAGCGGCCAGCTTCATAGCGTCCAGAACACCGAATTGCCGCTTGGCTGAAATACCCTTTGTATAAAGGTGGGCTGTCACGAAGCCAGGTAGTCCTGCGAGAGTCTTCGTGAACTCTTTACAAGCATCGAGGACATGCTTGCGAACGATGTCGTAAGGCGAGCACTCGATCTCATCGAGTGGAGTGTTGAAATCATACGTCATTGAGTAAACGTCTACTTTGATCATTTGTCTGTACCTGTGAAATTGATGAGTCGTGCGATGTGTGCAGCTCTAGCGTCGATGGCTAGTTGAGCGGCGCTGATTTTGGATGAGATGGTTTCTTTGGTGCAGCTCTTGGTCGTGCCCACGTTAAACACCGCTTCTTGGGCTAAACCTTTGGGCAGTATTGCATGAGTAGGGAGTTTGACAACCAAGTGAATGTTGCAAGACACATTGCTGTTGGGTCGGCCTCTGCGCAAGTACATGCCTTTAGGCAGGGTGATGTCGTAGAGTTTTTGTAAGTCCGAGCTGCGCTTGGGTGTCGTTTGATACACCGGCAAGTCTTCTCGGAAGATGTTGAGGATCTTTTTGTCTGACATGTGGGGCTCCTAGAAAAGGGTCATGTGGTTTATGACCCTTGGGGGTTTGCAATCAGTTAGTTCCGACAAAGTCTTCGGAGACCAGCAGGCCCAGTTTGGTGAGCTCTACTATCAACTCGTTGCCACGGCGTTCGTTGTACGCTGGGTCACCGTCCCAATCATCGGTACTGGGATAGCGCTTGACCAAACCGCGCAAGAAGTTGCATGACAAGGGCACATAGTGCATCGGATTGCCGGTAGTCCGGTCGATCAGAGCGACAAAGTGCATGTCCTTGCGATACTCGTGCGCAACGATCTCAGCCCGGTAAGCGGGTGTGCACAGCGTGGCTGATACCATCTTGGCCGGTGTGTAGGCATCGCCCCAAGCTTCCGGTGAGGTCAGCACACTCTTGAAGTAGTCAAAGTGCGTGTTCCAGTCAAAAGCCGTGAGTTGTTTGCCTAAGCGCGACTGCTCTTCTTTGACCTTTTCAGTCAATGAGCGAATGAAGGCCTTACTAGCTGTACCCAGGCTAGCCAGGCGTTTGTCATTTTTACCATCTGGGTTTTTTACCAGTACGAAGAAGCGTTTCATGGTGTTTCCTTTTGCTTGGTGATGAATTGGTCTAGGGCTAATAAAACAATGTTCGAGAGTGCATCGACCCCTTTCAGGTTGTTGTTTTTGGCCCAGCGCTGGAGAGCGTCATACTCACTGCGATCAATCATGAACGACATACAAGGCACATCGAGGCGAAAGCTCACTGCTTCGGGCGGAGCGCCGTCTACAGTTGAAGTAAACAGCGTACAAGGCCCATCTACTCTATACGGTGTGTTCATACATAAAAACAGCATAAACCTCCCTAGGACGCTTTCACGTCCTAGGGAGGCGTTAATCGGCCAGCTCCAAAAGCTTGGGTAGTGGATCGATCACGTCTGTTTTTTGCCACTGCCGCAGAGTCGTTTCAACGACTGCTTTAACGGCTTCAGATGGCGTGAGATGGTGTTGTTGCATGGGGGTGTGGTTTTGTTGAACACACTATGGTGAGGATTTATCTTTTCTTCCTCAGCCACCGGTATCTTGAAATTGATGGTGCAGTCTTTTGTACCCCCAGCACTAGCTTCCATGTAGCTGTGTAGGATACTGATGGCGACTACCGCTAGTCGGTCTTCTCGGAACTCGACAAGTGGTTGTTGAGGGGTTTGTTCCTCCATCGGGGTGCGAGGATACATAGCCTTTTGAAAGCACTCTTTTGTAGTGGGAGTGCAGCCATGGAGAATAGCTTTTCCCAGGGCCAAGAAGTATTCGTTGGGCGAGTAAATGCGCCCAGGATTGAGGGGTGGAGCTGAGAACATAGCCCCAGGCATATCATCGCCGTCAAAGTCAGCCATTATAACTCCTTTAGAGTTTAGAGAAACGAAGGGGTATCAGAGATGGGACAAGCTTTTCCATTCCAGACGATATAGGGTCTGTCATCCAAGATGTCGATACGAATGTCTTTTGGGGTTTCTTGCGATTGGACAAATGCATTGAAGGCCATGAAAAGCTCATTGCTGGGATCGGGCTTTTCCTGGGTGAACAATGCGTGACTGAGCAAGTCCTTCAAATCTGTTACGCTATAGATTGCTTTTTCTTGGAGCTGTGTCAACCACTGTTTGTTCACCGTCAGTGTAAACGTGAAGCCAACTGTCGATAAGTCCTCTGGATTATGCGGTGTATGCCGGTTTACATAACAGTCGCGTAGCACATGGGCGATGTGTTCAACGAGATCCTCAGCTTCGGTGTCCTGTCTTTCACACGTCACCAGAGAGTAATTGATCCCGTCGGCAGGTATCTCATCTAAGTCATCGAACAACTTAATACCCAACTTGATATATTGGCTGTTATCACAAGCCAGATGTGTGCTAATAGAGTGGTAGGTCTCTGATTTATCACCATACACGAACTTACCCTTCTTATTTTCATTGTCCAAGAAGTTACCTACAACACACCGAACAACCGATTGGGTTAGTTCATTTACAACAATGACCATACCAACCGTGTTATAGAGATGGCGACCAAGTTTCCAAGTTGCGCGGTATTCCAGACTTGGCGCTTTAGTGCCGGGCGGTGTAACGATGATGACAGCAATGTCTGCCGGGTTATGGGACAAGTGGCTATTGTCAGCTTCGAGTACACTAATGCAGTTAAGAGGGTCTGACATGTTGACCACGATGATTCGGTGGTCTGACATATCCACCATCTCTCGGCGCTTGCGGTTATTGTCGAGAATGCTTCGCGTATCGTCTAAGTAAACGATTTCTTTGGTGTCTAAGAGGCCATTTACTTTCTGAATGTCAGCGGCGGTGCCACTGATGGCATATTTGGGTGGGCGCGCAAAAGAGTTAGTCAGGGGCTTTTTGTTACGGTTTGCCATGATGATCTCACAGGTAAGGTTGGTGACACAAGGGTTATATGTGTTTAAGATATTTTACATGGCGGACATACCCCACACCACTACATCCATTCAAGGTGTAGTGGTGTGGGGTATGCTCAAGCACAGGTAATCAAAGCGTTTGTCGTCTCGGGGGTGCTCTTATTTCTGGCAGCATCGCCTTGTTAGTGGCACACAACAATGGTCGCATGGCCTGCGACCACACCCACCCAAACACTGGTGCCGGCCGCAATCCTTCTATGAAGGTGTGGAAAACGGCAAATGAATGTAAAGCGTTTCTGATAAACGACTTAATCTTTTCAACGATCAAGTCGTAGATTTCCTTATACCGGCTTTTTGGGATCTGGGATACATCCATCAGCGGGACGTGTACCACCCCGAAAGGAGGGTGTTGCATAGCTCTCTCCTCTCAAAGTGGTTAAAGGGTGTCACGCGACTTGGGTACATCGCATTGTTGCTGATGTGAAGGATTTTCTGCTAATGGCCGTACCTGCCGCGTGACACATAATTGGCATATGAGTAATTTTTTACAGGTTTATGCTATGTGTTCTTCCCTTCGCTTATGGAGTATTTATCATGTCTTCCGTCAATAGCTTCTTGCCTTTCACTCAAAACCAAGGTATCTTTGACACAGCAGGTGAGCCCAATCAGCAACTCATCACTGAGGTGTTTCGATTGGCTGGGCCTAGCGTGTTTTTCAAGCTCGTAGGGTTGGAGCAAAACACCATCAATGCCACTTTGATGGTGACCAACAACTACGATCCGGCTCGCTCTTCGGATACCAACTGGGAGCCTTTGGCTGAGATTTCGAGTACGTCGACTGAAGACCAAGCCACCATCGCTACACCGTTCGTGTATGGGCGACTCATCATTACTGGTGGTAAAGGCCGGCTGGATGTCTCAGTGAGTGACTCAGCTGCTCCGGCTTCGAGTGCCAGCGTACCCACCGTTGTGACAGCCAACACCGCACTGCCGGTGAAGATCAAAAACCATGTTCAAAGTGAGCAAGGTGATGCACTGCTTGTGCAAGTGTCCGGTGCGCAGACGACCCGTGTGGCTGGGCATGTGGCGGCGCAGCAAGGCGACCCATTGGTGGTGGCTACCGTTGGCTCTCAACCAGTGGCTTTGAAGGGGCACGTCGCTAGTCAACAAGGTGACGCGCTGGTGGTGACTGGTACTGCTGATGTCAAGATCAAAAACCACAATGCAGCAGAGCAAGGTGACCGGGTCACTACCGAGCCTCTGGGTCGCTTGGGAGTTGGTCGGCAAATCGACGTCTCCTCAGGTGGCAATACTGTCACCCTGACTAGCACCTGCACACGCTTTACTGTCTTGGCGCGCGGCGGCGATATCCGCATCGCCATGGGATCGACCATCCCCAACAGCTCCACTGGAGCGCTGTTGATGGAAAATGGTGAGCGTGACTACACCTGTGCTGCTGGTTCTTCGATTTCTGCAATCAAGGCTGCACACGAAGATGCCGCTACCGTGGTTCTGGAAATCATCGAACTGATCTGATCTAACTACTAAAAAGGAGTTATCATGCGTTCAACCAGTTCCGTCACTTGCGCAGGTGGTCGCAAGAAGTCTAACAGCTTGTTCACACAAGATCCACCAGCGCCAGCGCGTCGCGTTCTCTACGATCGCTTTGTCGGCACACCTGGAAGCAAGGTGTCAGATCGGCCTGGTTGGGTGTGTGTAGCTCCTGCTAGTACGTTGGCCACAGCACAAACCAAGGTCACGATTTCCGCCAGTGGTAAAGGGATGGTCTATTCTGACACCACTACGCCACTGGCTCTGACATATGACACCCAGTCGCTGAGCCACTCCGTATCAGTGCGACTGAACTTTACGACATCCTTTAGCATTGTTTTATCGGCAGCTCTGGACGCTTCGGGTAGCAGTATCGTCAACAACGGCGTGATGATCCGGTATAGCGAGCAGTCAAGTCGTTTTATTATTTACTTTATTATCAATGGCGTGACTGTCAAAATCATTAACTTGGTCGGCTCGGTATTTACTGCTTTGCCGTTCCGTGTAACACCTTTGGCTGTAGGTGAAATCTTTAAATTTACTTGGGACAATACCAACTCCAAAGTGTTGATTTACAAGAACGGTTACCTCGTCTATACGAGTATTGCGGTTCCAGAACTCACCGTGCGGACTACCAAGGTAGCTTTTCTCACCGATCAAGGTAGCACTAACACCGGTGTGGTTGGTGTGGTTGGTGGGTTTGAAGAAGTACAAGCGGAGGATGCGAACACCTCACGAACAGTGACTGTAAAAGGTCATCAGCAATTCTGGAAGAAAGATGCCGCAGGTGGGGTACGAGCTCCAATTCAGGGTAGCTTCACAGGGTTAAAGCCGCAAGGAATTGAGTACCGCGTCCTTGGCAAAAATCGCACAGTCTTTCGAGATTGGGATGATTTGACTTCGGTCGTCATTACAGATAACTCTTGGAGTGGTTTCACCAAGCGCATTCCTGACGGTGGTCCTTATATCTTGGAGTTCCGGGGGAAGGGACGTGTCGGTGAACAAGATCTCTGCGGAGTGAGTGTACCGACTTATGTCGGTAATGTTATTGCTATGTACGGAGGGAATATTTCTTACGCCTTCGCGGCAGCGGTAAATACTTCTTTATCAACGACCGTATGGCCGGGAGCGATCATCTGTATCGGCGACAGTGTATCGGGGCAGTTCGCTAATTCTTCTCTGCAAGCAATGTGTAATGCATTAACGATCGTTAGTGGTGCACCCACACTGTGCTATGTAGTAAATACTTATCTAGGTGGATTAGCCATCACCAATTATGCTCCGGGTAGCACTAATTATAATTACATTGTTGGGCGTATCAATTCGGTTACTGGAAACACTGGCTTTACAGCACTGCACTTCTTTGATAGCACAGCTGACGCAGCGACCGATCCAACCTCCTACCGAGCGCAGCTCACTGCGATGGTGTCAGGGCTGTATGCGGACTGCGGCATTCCAAGCACTACACCTGCTGTGCTCAGTCCGATCTTCTCCGCACCTACCGCTAATCAAGTAGTGGCTGACGACGCTTACCAAGTAATGCGCTTGCAGACAAACCCTTCAGCAATTGCTGATGCTGCGAACCGCTACCGTGGGGCGCACAGTGTGGGTCTTGCGCGAGTTAGTAATATATCAGTGGCTACAGGAGTACCGCAAAACAAGTTTGCAGTGATGTTAGCTCGCGCTACATTGCGTGCTGTTGGTTTTGCATCCGGTATTAATTCTGTCACAGCGGCACCAACGAGTGCAGTCTTATCAGCCGATGGTCTCACGATTACGGTTGGTCTTGACATGCAGGACTATAAGAGTCTATCAGATGCTGGCGCTGAGTTGACAGGATGGGAGGTGGTGAAGTCGGGCGCGTTTGTGACGATCAATAGTGCACGCGTGAGCGGCAGTAGTATCGTCTTGACACTGGCTTCTTCGCAAACTGCTAGTGGCTTGAGTGTGCGACATCTGCATAACGCGGTGCCTAATGTGACAAACATCGCTACGGTATCGTCTAACTGGTCAGAGTCGCTCTTCCCGCTCAATCCGGAGATGCCACTAGACCCGGCTGTTTTGACGGTCACTCAAGGCTAAGCAAGAAAAAAGGTGGTGCATACTCCCCCAGGCCTAGGCCTGGGGGAGTATGCTGTTATGGACTGATCTGACTAGCAATGACACACTCTAGTAGTGCGTTCAAGTCTTGTGGGTCTATAAGCTTTGCTTCAAGGGTTCTGTCAGCATCGCTTATAGATAAAATCTCACCGTAGTACATCTCCATTTCAAACTCAACACCTTTGTTAGTGATGAATCTATAGGAGTCGTAAACTTTATGAAAGTCAGGGTCCTGGTTGGGGAGGAAGTGAATTGTCTCCTCACCTTTGATTATTTTATCTATGGTGATAGACAGGGCTCTGGTCATGCTGCAAGCCTTTGTTTGGCTTTTGATGCCATCACACCTACGACTACTTGGGTCGTGAGATCGTGGTAAGCTTCATTCGCAGGGTGTCGGCCAGTGCGTTGCATATTAGCCATCACCTGGACACGTCGGGCGAAGCTGGTGCTTTGCCAGAGGTAATCTTCCTCGCTCATGTACCAAGGTACGGTCGCTGCCAAACCATCGTCTACGACGACGGTCACGGTGTGGCTGTTGAGCACAGCTTTGTCAGCTAGGTTCAATGGCCACGACGCCTTCTCATCCGCGCCGTGCACGTAAGAAGACAAGATCAGCTGAGTGAGCTGTTTCATGACCCCACTGGCATGCAGCTCGTGGCGCTCACCGGTCAAAGTAATCTCAGCGGGCGTCGAGTAGACGCCCCTGAGTCGCAGGGAGCTCAGCTTCTCGTGAAGCAGAGCGTTGCTCTTGATGATTATTTTCACTTTCTCAGTCCTTCAAAGTAGTGTACCAAAAACCATTCCTGGTACACTAACAGTATATGTGACCGAGTTATTTTAGTTTAATCACCACATCAAAGCCTTAGGTGTTTGTCCCATCGTGACTGTAAACGGCTCCACTTCTTTACTGGTTTCCCAGTGGTTTTGGAAGTCGTGATACCAACCAAGAGACTCCATAGCTGGGTCATTTTGACTCTGGAGCGTCGTGATATCGAAGGGGGACTGCACACCTGTGATGGCTTGGACTTGCTCTTGACTCCATTTGAGGATGTCAAAGGAGCGCGACGAGATGTTAATCTCTTCACCTGTGTCAAGGCTCACGAGGTAGACGTACACCTGGGTGATTTTGTGCCCAGGGCGAGAGTCATCGCGGTGAATCCGGGCGATGGCTTGTTGCAAAGTGTAGTCTCTGAATGGTGCATCAAAAATCACAGCTACGTCTGCCGCTGTAAGTGGCACAGCAGTCGAGAGAGTCTTGTAAGTAGCAAATAGTGGGTTTGCATTCTCATTGTCGTAGAACTCTTTGACAGTTTCGTGGAGTTTGCCTGAGTTTTCTGCGTAAGCGCTCAGTGGAGTGTAGTCAGTATTGTTTTTGACGTTTTGCAGTCCTTCCAACAACACCTGAACGTAGCTTGTGAACACCACTGTTTTCTTAGTAGTGGTCTCGCAGATCGACTGGAAGTCAAATACCTTAGCCATGTCAACAGCGCACTGAATACGCAAGCCCCCCACTACACGGCCCAAGCACTCGCCCTGGATCTTGAGCTTAACGTACTTGATGACAGAGCGAACATCTTTGAACATCTTGCGCTCCTCATAATTGAGGATAGGCATGATGCAGCGTGTTTCAAACTCATTACAAGCCCTGATCTCATCGCTGGCAATCGCAGAGCCACTGGAGCGAATCACGATATCTAAAGACCTGCGATAAGCTTGGTACTCGCTCTTTTGCGCAGCTGATTTAAGAGTGGCTGCGTAAGTGTTCAAGATCCCGTAGAAAAACTCCTCGTCTTCTTTGCGACGTGAGGCGTAGTAGATCTCTTGCTTTTGCGTAAACTCTATCATCGCCTGCCGGATAGCTGGCAAGGTGTAGTCCCTCGCATTTTTCAAGACGACTTTGACATCTTGGAAAATTGGAGGGGCTAAGTTCAAGACATCCTTTTTGACATACATCGAGATGATGCCAAGGCGGTGTTGCAAGATCTCTAGGGCTTGGTTAGTAGCGCCTGCATAAATGCGTTTAAACCGGTTATAGCAGTCGTCAGTGAACTTTGGATCGATGCAGCGGATGAGTGGTGCTGCTTCGATCGGGAGTGCCTTGATGGGTGTTCCTGAGAGCCAAAGCACATCCTTGCAATTAGACTGGCTGGTGAGGTCAACGTAGAGGTCGCTGCGCAGTGTGCCAATCGTATTGAAGTTGTGCGACTCATCTAAGATGTTCGTCACTTTGCGATGACGAAACTTATAGATCATCTCCAAGAGCTTCTTGAGGAACTCATAGTGGATGACAATGACATCCTCATCGCCCTTGGGCTCCTCAGTCATGTGTGAAGTCCATACCTTCACAGGCCTTTTAAAGATACCAGTGAGCGTTTGCACCCATACGTCTTCAATGGCTACCTGTGGGACTGTGACGATCGCTAAATCGTTTTTCAAGCAGAGGTGGAGTGCAATAGAGGTAATCGTCTTGCCAGTACCCGGAGCTGCGCCAAACAAGTAGCCTTTGAGGTCATAGAGGTCTGTGTTCTTGGCGTAGTTTACCAGCAAGTCGCTTTGGTAGTCTCGCAGAGTTACATTGAGTAGCTTTAGACGTGAGTAATCAAGTCGGTCGTGGTGAGGTTGCCTGGTCTTTTTCAACCAAGTGTTTTGCAGCAAACCCTCTACGATTTTGGAGATCGTTCGAACCCCTGAGAAAGCTTCTGGCTGTGCGAGCATTCGCTCAAACGAGTAGCAAATGTCCAGAGCATAAAAGGAAGGAAAAGAAAAACTAGAGAGGTCTTTATGCAAAAAAGCATTTGCACATACACGCGATGTCCGCCAGAGGTTGTCGATGTTGTCATGCATGATTCGGGCATTAACGCCCTCCACATAAACAACACCGTCTTCCTCTCGGACATTTACAAAACCAAACATCCTTCGAGCAAAAGTAGACATGATAAGTTTCTATGTAAAAATTTAAAGGGTAGGCAACATAGAATTCTAAGGCACACTGTCTTGCCGGTAGTCGTGTAAGACGTAGGTTAGTTGATCGCTGAATTCAGCCTCTATTTCTCGTTGTGTTTGTGGCCATGGGAGATTGCCTAATTGTCCACCAATCCTCGGGTAGTGAATCTCTAAGCGCCCTTGCTGGTACTTCAGATTGTAGTTGGTCACGAGTCTGAAAATCTTCTTAATAGCACCTAAACTGGCATAAGTCACATTCGGGTCATTACCGTAGTACTTCTGGGATACACCGCTGATGACAATTAGGTCTGGAGTAATCTCACTGACAATGATACTACCGAGCAACAAGCCGTGTGTAGCTTGTCGGTTCATGTAGTCTTCGTAAACGACAGGGTAAGCTTGTCTGATTTGTTTGGCTAGGCCTTTATTCATCTTACCTTGTCCATTGACTCCGTGAATGATGATGCCTTTTCTAACCGACATAAGGGATTGGTCTGTTACGATTTTCATAGTGTCAAATAAATAATTGGATGAAAAGAGTTGTCCTCACTGATGCGTACAATAGCATCAGTGAGGACGTGTGCTTACTTCCGTTGACGAGGTTGACCCAACCACATCAGCGAGATGGGGCAGCGCTGATGCAAGTTTCTCGCAGGCACCCGCAAATACGTCTGTGAGTTAAGCCGGTACATCAGCAGATACAGTGTTTGATCTTTCCAATAGATACGCACTGGCAGCATTGGTTCACGATCGGCTTCGTCTTCGAACACAGAGGCTAAGATCATCTCGGGTGTAACGCACTTAACTCCCTTCAAGACCATAGCCCCGTTGTTCCCAACTTCATGAGACGCTACTGCCGGCTCTAGCGCGGCCTTGTGCAACAGTTCATTGAAATCCTGGTAGTTCTTCTTTGCTACCTTGTCGTACAGCGTCAGGTACGCCCAAAGGTTCCCAATCATGGCGTCGCATACCCGGCCAAGATGATCACCGTGTCCAGACATATAGGGATAGCCTTCGATGCCGGCTTTACCTTCTAAGTTGACGTACAGTTTGAGCACTGGATTGGCCGTAGGGATATCAGCCAGGGCGAAGGTGTGATAGCAGGCTGGCGCTACTGTGCGCAGAGTGAAGGAAACCTTTCCAAACAGTGTCCACACCCAGATGTCTGCTACCATGGGCTCACCCAAGGTGATGGGATGCAAGCGAAATGAGTACCACCGGTTATTCTGCAAGAATGATGGCTGATTGATCTTCACGATGTGTTTTTCCACCCTGTCCAAGATATAGAACAAGGCAGTGAAGATGTTAAACGCTGGTAAAAGGCTGATGAGCAACATGCCCCACCACTTTTTCCCATGCAGCTTTTCAGAGATGACGGCTTTGACCGAGATAAGGGCCAGTACCACGTAGATACTAATCCCGACGATCTGCTTAGTTTCTAACTCTAACATTTTGGTTGTTCCTTTTTCAGGGCAAGTTGGGTTGGTAGGCCAGTGTAGCTTTGTACTCATAGATCCGCCGGCCAAACGTAAATCTCATTGGGCTCAAGGCAACTCGGAAGTCACGCAGTTGTTTCCAGTCTTTCTTGCCGTTGGTAACGTCGTAGTAATGCATGCCGAACTCCTGGCGGCTGCCGACCTTTTCCCAGCGCATTTGCAGCGGGATCACCAGAAGGACTTGCCGACCCCGGTGAATCTGAATCTTGATGAAATTGGTATCAATGACGGTGGAAGTATCGAGTCGACCTGCGTCATCAAAGCAATAGTTATCAAGGGTGTTAATGACCCTGTATGTCCCCTTTTCCGTAGCCTCACTTTTAAACAAGTTATCGGTAAAACGCCTGTATCGCTCGACCAAATAATCCAGATGGCTGTTGATTAACTGCTCAGTCGTATGGCTTAACATTCGCTCCAAGTTTTTCTTGGGGATTCTTACCACAGAGTGCTTATCACCGCTGCAAATGCAATAAGTGAAAGCGATACTATCATTTCTGCGCCACTCTTTAAATGTGAGTAAGGAGTCAACCGAGGTCATGATCATCCAGCCAGCGGGAGTGTGGGCTGAGACGGTCAAGCGTCCATCCGCACCGAAGGTAGTCACTGTGTCACTGATAAACCAACGAGGCAGGGCTAGCTGCTTAGAGTGGTAGTACGGGGCCTTGAGAAAGTAATCAGTTACATCGGCAGTACTGTACAACATAATAGGCCACCATGCACTACCGCCAGCGTAGAAGTAAGTGCCTGCTGAGGCGGCTAGAAAGATTCGCCAACCCAATGGCCTTTCAGATAGAAAGCCGACGTAGCTGATCAGCAGGAAGTAAAACAAACTAACAATGAAGAAGTCGAACATGTTTATCCTTTAACGCAGACGATAGGTGTCGTTGATGAGGTAGAATTTCATTTTGATCACATCAGAGAAAGCGATATTGTTTTCCTTTACATGTTGTCTGAGCCATTTTGAGGCTTGGGTATAGAGCTTGATTTTGTCTGGGCTTGCGCCATCGTTCAACATGCGCACAAGCACGAGATCTACATCACCATCTACCTTTATCAAGCAGGTGAGAAAAAGAGACCAAGAGATATCGAGAATCTCGGTAACGACTTGCCATCGCTGCTTGGTCATTAAGTCTCCTTTGGGAGACCGGAATCTTGTCCGGTCTCATGGGCATTGGTTACTTGAAAATGCGCGAGAGGATCGGGAAGTGGTTCGGATCGAGCTCGGCGTAAGTCCGTGGGAACATGCGTTGCTTGCCGCAGTACATGTGAGTCTTGCCTTTTCGAGTCCGGCGGTACTCGATCACCTTGAGGGATGTCACCATGTGTGGGTGATACTTCTCTGGGTCTGTGCAAATGTAAGGCGCATTACCGCGATACAGGTGCTCACCACGTATCTGCACACCATGAACAAGTTCGGCTTGTGCCGGTGAGTGGAAATTCGCAGGCCGGCTAAATCGGAAGTGATGTGCAAGAGCGTGACGATACACTTTGCACAGCTCTTCGATGATGCTGGCGACACCGTTAAAGGTATCCCAATAGATCTCTTCGTTAAGCTGGTATTGGACGTAACTGAGGGCGTCAGTGATCGCAGGGATCACAAACTCACGGTCATGGTCAATGACTTTGGCCAATACTTCTTGGCGAAACGCCGAGCGCGAAGTGGTGTTAAACGTGTTTTGTTCCATTTTCTAAATTCACCAGTATGACTTCGTTGATAAGATCGCTCTTGGGTGTACCAGTCACTCGCTGTATCCAGTACACGAATGACAAAGAGGAGCGGTTCAGGGTTTCATCGATGTGCTCGTTGATAAGTCGCAAGATGTCGATGACCAGCATTTTGCTAATGTCACAAACAATCCCCGGACGACTCATCAGAATCGAGAACCGCTCGTTGTGCATTTTCTGAAACATCATGCGGTGACGCTCATAGTCAAAATAAGAGTCACCTTGTGAATCAGTATTCAAGTACATGAGGTTCTTGCGGATGTCAAATTCTTTTGGAATTCCGGTCAAAGTTTCGAACGTCCTCCCATAGAGGATCGGGTTGCGCAAGATGTCCCTTGCTGACAACTCATCGAAGAAGTAGTTGACTAAGTCTTCAACAGTATAGTCTGGCTTTTTAATGACTTGGCGCAAGTCAGTTACTTCAATTCCCATGGTTGACAAGTCCTTTCAGGCGAGTTAGTAAGGTCTTCTTGACACGCTTTTCTTGGTAGTGGTTGATCACGTACATCAACATCCACAAGGGTGTGCTACGGAGTGTGGTCGCAGAGATTATTGGGGCATACCCCGAGAGATTCCAGGCGTGTTGCCATAGTAGCTCTTCTTTGATCATGATCAGGCCACGAACCTTGGCTTCAGCTTCACTAAGGTGATTGAAGCGATTCTCAACCTTAGCTTCGATCTCAGCATAGCTGCCGCCACGCAAAAAGTTAGGTTTGCCTTTGAGATCACCAAAATGCGTGTCAAAAGTGATGTGTTTTTGTGAGAGAATATCACCGGCGCTTTCCTCATCGAAGGTTCGGCGGATGACTTGCTCGAAAGTGACGGCGTCACCTTTGCATGCGAGTTGTCGAATGTCGGAAGGACATGAAGCGTACATGATTGACTCCAGATTAGTTAAAGCGGTCGTACCACAGATTGGGGCAGGTCGGTTCTGTCTCGCGCATGCGCTTGGAGATGTCATCATCGTTGTCACGAATGCTCGGACCAACAGCCAGCCAAGCGACAGCGATAAGAAATAGCAAACAACCTAAAAAGACGATGATTCCAAAAGACATGGTGATCTCCTTCAAGCAAAAGCAGAGGTGGGGCGATGTGGCATCAAACCACGCAACCAGGTACGCGCGGACATCAGTCGACTTGTCAACAAGTGCATACTGGCCAACTTGTCAACACAGGAGTAGATGACGTTTCCGTCTTTTTGCAGTGACGCTTCTGCGATCTGTTCGTCGTCAGCGCACAGCGTCGTTACGACCTCACCATCGTCTTCAAACATATGAAGGGCAAGTTCTGGCATAATAAACACGACGCAGATGCCTGCTTTGTTTTTACAGAGTTGTTCTTGCACAACAGCTTCAGCGACATTAAGGCTAATCACTGTGCTGTATGTGGCGTCAATGTATCTACAGACTGCCTGAATGTCAGCCGAGCGAATGCGGTGAGCGACACCGCAGACTTCGAAATGGTAAAGGCCCTGTGACTTATGGGCCAGTACGGGCTGTCCATTGCGCGTGATAATGACGACGGGGTAGCCTTTAATGAACTCTTCGAAATCTTGTTGCATATTTGGTTTTCCTTTTAGAACAGATCAATAGTGATCCTAGTTGTAATAAGTGGTTAAAATACTCTACAAACATAATCCCAGGTAGTATTGCGCTAGCAATACTACCTGGGCTATGCCTAAGCATCAGCGATTACAGCGTGCACATACCGCCAACACACGCCAACTCCTGTGCACCAGAAGTCATGTCTTCGCTCTCGAACGCAGCCATCTCATCCCAGTCAATGTCATCGGGGAAGGCTTCGTTGCAGACGCCGTAGTGCGACTCATCACAGTCTTCAAACGGCAACTGCTTGTAAGAGCTGTTGTCCGAAGGCAAGAAGCTCACACCGCCGACCTTCTCGAAGTGCTTGTACATCCAGTGCCCAACTGTGCCAGGTGTCTGGGAGTCGCCCCACTCGTGGTCTTGCACATACACCGTCATGCTCGGATTGTGGTCACACCAGTTCTCACGGATGATGAGATAGTGTTCGAGCTGCTCGATGGCAGAGCGATGGTGGCGCAGCACAGCGCCTTCGGGAGCTTTTACCGGGAAGGCAATCACGTCACTGATAGCTGGCTCGTAGTAATCGTCCTTGATCGGATAACCCTTGGCACGGAAGAACTTGGCCAGAGGATCAGTCTTGGCGATCACCTTGTGACGGATGTAGTAGTCGTTGTGACGGGTGTGTGCGCCCGATGCTGAGTCCACCAGTTGTGACACAGTGCCAGAAGGCTTGACACAAGTCGCTGCTGCGGCAGGCCGGATGCCCAGCTTAGCCGCCCAGATGACGTTGGTCGCTACCACCACAGCGTTGAGTTCACGCAGCCAAACTGCGGTTTCTTCGGTGGCTTGTTGCAAGACCTCGTGATCCAAGATACCTGTCAGGGACACGCCCAGCAAGCGCTCTTCTTCTTGGTTCTTCTTCCAGTTGGGGTCGATGTTGTCGCGGTAGTTCGACAGTGTCGCTTGGAACGTGCCAAGGATGGCTGCAACACGCACCTTTTCCTTGAGCTGATCGAGTGTGTCGCCAGCACGCACCACGGCTTCGGTGAGGTTGCACAAACCATCGGGGCGCAAGAAGATTTCACCACACGGATTGAGACCACCTTCTTCCACTAGGATGGCCACGTCACGACGACCCAGCTGTTGTAGCATGGCGACCATACCACCACGGTTGAAGAAGCCACGCTCACCAGTGCGAGAGGCCACCAATGCAGCCCACTCTTTGTCGAAGTCTTCTTCGGTGGGAGTGTTGTCGTAGACAGCACTGTTGTTGGCCAGGCCACGTTGCGGGTTTGCCAGCCAGAAGTTCTGGGGCTTGGCTGTGCGCATCAGTTGGTCATCGAGATCCGAGATGGAGATCAATGCGGAACGACGCACACCACCAGAGACGATCGAGCGAGCCACCTTGCAAACGATGTCATGGCATTCCAGGGTGGTCAGGCGGCGACCGTGCGCTCGGCGGAAGATCTTCTTGGTGAAGTAAAAGAGCTCTTCAAGTGGGATGGGGCCAGAGGCTCGACCACCAAATGTTTTCAAGATCGCACCCTTGGGCCGTACCTGACTTGTGTCCCATGTCGGGATTTGTCCCCGGTACAAGCACTGGATCAAGCGGCGATAAGCCATCTGCCAGCCGTCTTTGGAGTCCTCGACGACGATGACTTCTTTGTTGCGACGCATGTAAAACGGCACAACCGGTAGCTTGTTGACGTGCTTTTTCTCTACCGAGAAGCCAACGCCCGTGCCACATGAGAGCACGTACATGATCTCGTCGAACTTCTTCGGGTCGTTGATGGCAGTAAACGAGCAGTTGAAAGCAGAGATCTCGTCGCGGTCAAGCGCTGGGCCCGCTGTCCACAGTGCCCGCATACTGGGCATGCTCTTCAGGGTGGCGATGTACTCGTATGCTTCTTCCGTGGGGAAGATCCCTGGAAACCGCTTTTCGAAGAACAGACAGTAACGCCCAGCTGTTTCACGCCAATTCTCTCGGCGCTTATCAGGGTACAGCCAGCGGGCGTAGTGCGCCTTGTGCATGAACTGCTGGAAGACCGTGGGGAGTTTGTAATCTTTGAAACGCTCGCGTGAGGCCTTAGCGTAATCGAAAGAGGGGTCTGCGGTGATCATTGGGTTGACTAACAAAAGAAAAGATGGGGTCGGTGTTGTTCCGCTTAATGCTAAGGGCACCGGGCTAATAAATTGGGTAGCAGGTAGCTCTAAGCAGTCCCCGCTACAAAGAATTGACTGGTGTGCCTGGAGGATGTTTTCGCATATATTGGTCGATTAAATTGTGCCTGCGGAAGGTCGTCACTGTGATAGCTAAACCGCGCAGTTTGTGAAAACCAACTGGGTCACAATGCGCTAACACCTGTACTGGGAAAACACTATCGCCTACCACGTTTTTGTCGATGGTCGTGATGTGTAGCTCGGTAGCTAAATGCCCAACACTCTCGTAGACTTGCGCTCCACCAATGATGAATAACTTAGGGGTAGTGGTCTGCGCAATGGCTTCTTCCATGCTACTGACTATCGTGGCTCCATTCAACAATACCCCTTTGTAACGCGATAAAACCAGGTTGGTGCGATTTGGTAAAGGCCTGACAGCCTCAGGTAGCGACAGCCAAGTTTTTCGCCCCATAACCACCGTTTGTCCTGTGGTGATTTTCTTGAAGTAATTCAAGTCCTCGGGAGCGTGCCAAGGTATTTTTCCATTGTTGCCAATGACAGCGTTTTTTGCCATGGCTGCAATCAGGCAAATCTCAGGGGTGTTATTCATACGGCGACGGGTGCTTTGATTGCGGGGTAATGATCGTAGCCGATCAACTCGATGTCTTCCAAGTTGTAGCTGTTGATATCTTGCTTTTTGGTGATCTTGATTTGGGGAAGGGCTAGTGGGTCCCGAGAGAGTTGCTGGCGGATTTGATCCAAGTGGTTGGTGTAGATGTGACAATCCCCACCCGTCCAGATGAACTCACCGACATCCATATCCACCTGCTGGGCGATCATGTGCACAAGCAGGGCGTAGCTAGCGATGTTGAAAGGCACTCCCAGGAACATGTCTGCACTGCGCTGATAGAGCTGACAGCTGAGCTTGGCTCGGCTAGTGTCAGTAGCTGGGGTCACGTAAAACTGAAAGAATGCGTGGCATGGCATCAAAGCCATCTCGTGGAGTTGGCCGACATTCCAAGCACTCACGATGATTCGGCGACTATCAGGGGTGTGCTTGAGTTGATGGATAACAGCTGCGATTTGATCAATTGTATTACCGTTGTTACAAGGCCAAGAGCGCCACTGCACACCGTAGACAGGGCCAAGATCGCCCTTGGCATCAGCCCATTCATTCCAGATGTTGCAACCGCGCTCTTTGAGCCAGTTGATGTTGCTATCGCCGCGCAAAAACCATAGCAGCTCTAGTACCACGGCTTTGAAGAAAACCTTCTTCGTGGTGACAATCGGAAAGCCTTTGGCTAAGTCAAAGCGCATGTTCATACCAAAGACACTGATCGTGCCAGTGCCAGTGCGGTCTGTCTTGACAACGCCGTTGTCCAAGATGTGTTGGTAAGCTTGTGCGAGAATTTGCATGATGAGCTCCTAGTTCAGTCAAAATATGTTAGCTGAGAGAGAAAAGAAAAAAGAGTCCTCGGGCTCTTTTGGCAGTTTCTCCGGATCAGGCGTTAAGCCAGTCCAGGAAACTGCGTGGGCAATTGTACCCATCAGGCATGGTGCTCAGCACCCATGTCGCCAGCTTAGCCTTTTCAGGCTGACGAGCCACCAGCTCGTCGTCCCATCCAAAAGGCTCCATGGCCATTTGGATGTACTCATGGACATGGGCTGCCATGTCCTTGTAGTCACTGCCTTCCGGCAGTGACTACTTGGCCTCGTTACGCAGGCCATCCACCCAGGCCTTAGCCTGGGAGATCTCTTTCTCAGACAGTGCCATTTTGGTCCTCCCCATTCAAGTCATGCACCGTGAGGTGCTCTGTAAGCCACTTCACGCCGCCCAAGGTGTGGAAGTGGCGCTGTTGGGCCTCGGTGAGGCCCATGCTGCTCAACGCAGCAGCCACTTTCTTCGGTGGCAACTTCCCGTACACGCCACTGGCATGTAGGTGTTCATCGACAGCTTTAACTGTCGAGTGGCCCACGGCATAAAGCCGCAGGATTTTCGGCCGTTTGGCCGGATTGAGCACGTCGCTGAGCTCGTATCCAGCCGCAGCCAGAATACGAGTTGCACGGGTGATCAGGTCACCCTGTGGGTGCTGTTTGATCATTGTCACGATATCAATCTCCTCGATGCAGTGAATGAGACAAGTTAGCTTAGCATTATTACCAACTCACTAAGAGCATATGTGACTGAAGAAAAATAGAGTCAAATAGATACGCAGTGGTAGGCAGTCCCAGCTGCCTACCACTGCTAAAGGACCGTTAGGACTTTATTTTAGTCCACACTTTGAGGTGGCTTAAGCCGTTAAGAGTATGAAAGCGTCTCTGCTCAAAGTCCGTAAGACCTAGAAGCGTCAATCCATCAACGATGTGCTTAGGCGGTAGCTCGCCGTGTACACCGTTGGTGTATAGCCACATATCTATCTCGTTAAGTGTCTGGTGATCGACTATGTCTTCCACGCGGTGGATGAGGAATCGTTTATTCGGATCGAGTACATCGACGAGTTCGTATCCTGCTGCATTTAAGTCTCGGGTAACCTTTTTGATCAGCTCTTCAGCCATGGTAATCCTCTACATTTTGTTAACCACATGTCGGCAGGTAGGTCTTTAACCTACCTACTAACTATCACTGCCAGTGCAACAACAACTTACCGACTGGGTTGATGTCTCGAATACGGACACTTACAGTGGTGTAATCTCCTTTAAGCTCACCATTGCGATTAGCACGGACAAAGCTTTTGCTGGTGTTGGATTCGTAATTCAAGGAGCACGGGGCTATTCGCAACCCCGATCCAGAGTCGATAGCAGCTGTCACAGCTTGGGCATAGGCTTCGATCGTCTTGCAACTGAGCCATACCTCATACTCGTTGCAAGTCTCCACCAAGCGGCTGATGGTGGCTGTAAGATGGACATCTTCCTCATCGATCACCAGCACACTTCGGAGCTTGTCATCGTCGCTCAGGGTGGGGTATTTGGGTGACAGGATCGATACGCGGTGCGATGTCTTGTTGGCTTGTGCACGCTTAGCCCATTCGACGACACCGGGGCGCATCACCAAACCAGGCATGCACTCAAACTTGTTGATGCAAAACGCCAGGAACTCGAACTCAGTAGCGCTTTTTCGCTCCAGAGTCGTGTAGATTTCCTGCGCCATGCGGTTTTGAATGTGTGCAATGGTCAGCTGCTTGGTGTCAGGGTGGTTCGCATAGACACTGATAGCTTCTTCTGTGAGGTAGCCCACAGTGTCTTTAGCTGACGCACCCCAGACTTTGGAGAGTTTGTGGATACGCTCACCGTGCTCCCACGCAAACTGTAGTGGGTGGGTGAGTGCGTAGGCGGTATGGATGAAACGAGCGGCCCCTAAGGGATTGCGATGGTCCATGATTAACCTTTCACGAGGGTCAGTTTAGGACGGGGTTTGGTAGTCGAGGGGTTTTCACCCGGATGGGGCTGATCGGTTGGTGGGGATTGCGTAGCGAAGGGAATCGGGTCTTGTAAGACAGGGATGAAATCCAGGCCCTCACCCGTTTCTTTGGCAAACACCTTCAAGATGTGGGTAACTGGGATGACGATGTGGTGGGCTTGGCCATTGAAGCGAGCTTCGAATGCCAAGTAATCGTCGCCCCAAGTCAGATTGTTTACCGCACTGGGCAACACATTGAGCGCGACAGCGTTGTCCTTGACGTACTGCATGGGCACACCCATTTCCGGTGTCGCAATGAATGCGACGTGAGGTGTGAAACCTGACGCGAGGCACCATTCGTAAATGGCGCGTTGCAGGTAAGGGGCTGGATTGACTTGCTTGTGTGACATGATTGGTATCCTTAAACCGTGAAGTAGATGGGTTGGTCTTCTGGTGGCGTGTGGCGGGCTTTGTACTCAGCGATAGCCTTGTCCAGCGTCGCTGCTTCAAAGCCGTCTTTGTGCATAGCTTTGCGAAACAGCTCAGCCCCCATGTAGGTGCAGACCTGATAGCCTTCTTGTCCATTGAAGACGGCCTTACTGATTGCGCCAATCTCCAACAAATCATCACGGGCAGACTTGCTGAGTACAGAACCATCTTCAATGGGGCGGCGGCTCTTGATGAGTGAGTAGAGCTGCTCGATGTGCACAGGCTTCAGTTTGGCAGCGAACTCTTGGAGCTGCTGATCGTAAGCGAGCTCGCCTTTGGTCATGAGCTCGGGGTGATCGGGTTTCATATCAGTCCTTTTTCAAGCTGGTTTTCCATGCGCTTTGTAGTGCGTCATAGAGCTGCGGGATGCGAGTGGTTTTGAAGAGGTGATCTTCGTCTCGCTTGAGGGTCACTTTGTTTTCTAGCTGGTGGCCGGGAGTGTAGTCAACGGTGATCTCGTCGGGGGCGATGATCACTACAAATGGAAGCTCCAATGTGCGCGTGGCACAATTGATCTTGATGACCTGGCCAGGGTAGCGGGCGCTAACGATCTCTAGACATGAAGCCAGGTAATCGTAGGGCCTGCCTTTGTTAGCGAGGTTTGCGTGGTGGTGGGTCTCACCATCTACAACGACGTAGCACGTCGAGAAAATGGTGGCTTGAATGATTTTGTCAGGTTGTTTCATTAGAACTCCGAGATTTCGCAATTGGTCATGTCAGCAGTGCATTTGCCCAGATTGAGTCTGGCCGGCACACCGATCTCCATCAGTGTACCTTCCGGAGAGATGGCTGCGTACTCCGTCACAATGGCGATCCAGTCAGCGATGGCTTGACATGCTTGGTACAGGCCATGGTCAGCTAAGAAGTCGGCATTGTGCTGGTGGGGCTTCCATAGCTCCCAAGTCACCGAGAAAGTGTAGGCCTGGAGTTGCTTGCTGTTAGGTACTGCCAAATCACCACAGACCGCTTTGACAATGCTGACGTTGCTGTCAGTCATTTCACTGGGAGTGTAAGTAATCCAGATACAACCGTTGGGAAAGGTCTTCCTGAGCTTCTCACAGTCCACAATGATAGACAAGGGGTGTTGGGTTTGGTGCAGCTTGTTGGGTAAGATCTGGCAAAGAGCTTCGTAGCGCTCTTTAGATCCGGCGGCGTGGGGCTGGATCGACCAAACCAGGTCTGCTGTTTTCACTGCTACACTATTGTCGTGTGGCAGATAAATGTAGTTCTTAGGCAGAGACTCAGTGATGTCCACCAAGTAACCACCCTGCTGGGTTTGGGCTGGGTCACACGGCTTAGGCGAAGCAAGCTGCGTTGCTGCTCTCTGTCCTGCCATTGCTTGAAACTCTTCCCACACCCGAGGCATGTAAGACTCCTGCTTAGGAATCCCGGACGGCGTGTCATGGAGTCGGCGCAGGCACTCCTTGACGACTTCATTGCCAGTGTAGTGCCAAGCGCCTTGCTCGTACTGTAAGCCCTCATAACCCAGGCTAGCCTTAGGCGGGGCTTGATTGACTTTCTCAGTCTTTTCCGAGGGCTTGGAGTAGAAGTCCAGCTTTTTGACCTGATCTTGTAACTCTCTGATCCACCTCCAAAATGTATCGTCGTTGCCAATTGTGTCTTCGACTATTTTGTCGATAAGAGATCGTGTAGGCTTGGACTCTATCAGCTTTTCAGCTACAACGAGCTTAGAGAGCCGGTTCTCGGTTTTGGGCGTGTTGCAGACGGTCAGTAAGTTATCGCAGTGGCAAGCTTTGGGTTTACAAAAGCAAACGAGGTTTTGCCCTTCTAGGTCGGGTTTAATGTCCTCGACGTACTTAGGGTGTTTTTGCAAGTAGTCTTGATGGAGCACCACTGCATTACCACGGCCAAACTCCTTAGTGCCGTAGAGATTGCCATAGATGGAAGGACGACCGCAGTAAATACCATCTATCTGAGCCAAGTCCATCTTGTAAATGTTGAGAACTTTGGGTTCTGGATTTGCAGGGCGAATAGAGCTGAGGAAAATGCGAACCTGCTCGACGCTGAGTAGATCCCTTCCCCAGATGAATTGCTTTGATGACGCTAAGAGCTTTTTAGCTAGCTTATCATCAGGAATCGCTGCGATGTAGTAGTCCGCTACAGACTGCAAGATATCTGAGCGTCGAATGCCTTCCAAGACATCGTCATAGGTCTCCAGATTTTCAAAGGTATCCCAATCACGACCTTCTAAGAGATCTGCCACCACTGTATCGCTATCGCTATGGGTATTAACAGCTAGGTCTTTGGCCACAGCAGCTGTTTCTCGCAAGGTGAGGGATATCTGCGTGTGGCTAAAGATCATGTATGAGAAATGTCCAAGAGCATTCAGGTGCTTCGGGTTCATGAGCAACTCCTAAAAGAAAAATGTAGCCACCCTGGTTAGAGTGGCTCTAAAAGATGTTGAGCTGGTTTGCTTATTTACTTGCCCGGCTGCAGATCTGAGCGATGGTTGTCTCTAGCACAGAGATCGCGCTGCATAGCGTGTTGATGTCATTGCTACCATAGACATACTCTTGGAGGCTATCTATAACCTTTTGCAAGGCCGCAGGATCGACATCGAGCATGCTCTCTTGGGTGAAGTGCTCGAAGTAAATCGGGTAGCTACTGGCAATCGCGCGTATCGCCATCAGTCGCAGGTCAGGTGGGACATCGATGTGGTAGCGCTTTTGCATGACATCGTCTTTGTTTGCAGCGATGTCATAAATCCAAGTATCAGGCGGTGGGTTATTTGCCGTGTAGAACGTGTTCATGTGCATGAGATGCCATGCCATGATGTCTTCGTATGCCCTCTTACAAATAGCGGTATAACTATCACCACCCCGTAGGTGCTTAATGGCTAGTGCTTGCTCTAATGTAGTCGGCAGCTTTATGGCTGACGAGCTGGGCTGACCTTGCGTAGAATGATTTTCCATGATGTTCTTTCCAAACAGATTGTAGAGTGAATTTGAACAAACAGTTGTCATCTTGGATGTCAGATGATTCTTGCTCGGTGATAGGTGGGTCAATGGTGGCTAGGTACTCGGGTAGTGTGAGTATGTGGTTGGGGTTGAGGTGTGGGTTAATCTCCAATTGCACTTGGGAGATGCCTAAGGTTTGTAGTGGCATGACGTGATCGCGCAGCAACTCACTGAGTGCGCAGGGTTTGCTCAGTGAGGATATCTGGTCTGCAAACCCGTACTCTATCAAAGCCATAACGACCGCAGTGTGAAAGTAGTCACCACCCCCGGTGTAAGTGCTGCCGGACTTGTCGTTGACCACCATACAGCTGGAGCCAGGGGCTACAGTTAGACAGGCGTTTAGCTCTGAGTAACCGAAAAAGGCCAGCTTCTCGCACATGGACAAGATGGGTTTACCTGGCTTCTCTTCGGCTTGTTTTTGCTCTAGCTTTGCCCGCAGGTGAGCCACTTCCTCGTGGTCATGCGCTGCTTGTAGGCCAACGAGTTCGACAAAGTCTACCTCGACCGAATAGTAATCAGACTCACCTAACCAGCGCAAATGCACATGGCCTTTGATGGTAGCAAACTTATAGTAAGTCCACATGCTCTTGGTGTGCGTATCTGCCTTCTTACGAGAGAACTTGTAGCGGTTAGACAGCTTTGCTTTAGACTGCACTGACTCCGCTTGCAAAAGAGGATGCCCAACCAAGTCTTGTAAATCACCGACGATGTCGATGAGCTCGGGTGCAGAGCAATCGTCTGTGCCCAAGCGGAAAGTGCGACCACAGGTTGATTTGAAGATCAGCTGATCAAAGCTGGCCCAATGCCTAGTGGATTTCTCGAAAGTGACTTCGGACATGATTAGTCCACGCATGATGCGGACATCGAAAGGTTTTTGCTTACTCATGATTTCTCCTATTGAACTCAAATAGATAATAAGTGATTGTAAACGAATACAAAAAAAAGAAAAGGCCCTGAGGTCTTTTCTCCCACCGGGATTAACCGGTGGGTTTATAAAACAGCGAGCTCCTTACAGAGCCGCTTGACCAGCTCTGCTTTTCGCTGGTTCAGGCAAGAGCTGATCCTGCCGGTGCGCAGGTACTTGACAGTGGCCTCAGCCAGCTCGTGCTTACAGGGCCACCGGCTAGTGGCCAGGTGCTTTGCTTGCGCTGGCGTGAAGCCCCGCTTAGCAAAGAAGTCCACCTGGCCTTGTTGCCAAATCTGCCTGTTCTCAGCAGACTTGGGCTTTATGACCAGTCTGTACTTCTCAGCACCGGCCGGGTCTTGCTGGCCGGGGATCAAGATTGACTTGATCTCCCAACCGTGTCGCCAGGTGGTCGGTATTGTGGGAGGCTCTTTGCAGAAGCCTTCCCACAACACTCCCGCCTTCAGCAGAGCAGCATCCTTTAGCTGCTCTGCTGTCCAGTTATCAATGGAGAACATGTTGCCCTCCTTCGATAACTGGAGCACCGATGCGGTGCCAGATATCTTCAAAGACATCCGGCCCAACCACGCCTTCCGGCGGGATCGGAGCCAGATGCTCACTAACCGCCCAGATAACCGGAGGCCACGTCTCCTTGGTTAGCTGGGCGACCTCACCCGCCACGGTGAGGTACAGTCTACCCTCCTTGAGGGCGATGGCCCACAGGGCCTTCTCTGTGCGGCCACAAGCCGCTGTGCCGGCTTTCAAGCCGGCTGCTAACAGTGCTGGATTTTGCAGGGCTGTGAGCCCTGCAAAATCCACTACACCGTCCAGCTGACCATCAAAGAATCCGGTGATCTCATATACTGCTGCGTGGTGTGTCATAATCAATCTCCTAAGTGCAATTAAAGATATGCCTTGACTAGCACCATTGCCAAGTCACCAACGATATATGTGACTGAAGAAAAATAGGATACAAAAGAAAACACATTACTCAGCCCAACTAACCTACCGTTTTACAGGTAGGTTAGTTGGGTTTGGTTTATGCTTTCTTAGGATTGTCCTGCTCGACGTGCTTTGGCTCTTTTTTCATCGGCTGCCGTGATAGCCTCGCATAAACTACCCACATCATCGCCTCTATCAAGGCGCTCCACAGCTAACTTCTCCGCATGATACAGAGAGAGAGAGCTTTCAAGCCGGTGAGCGTGGCTATGAACAACTCATGATGGAGTGGGTCGGCTCCGAGGACAGCCCTGGTTATCAGGGCCATGTCGACAGCGCGCCGCTCCCCATGTATCTTAGCAGCTACTGCCAGCATGCCAACGGCGCGAGCCTGGCACTCTACTGGGTCGGCGGCATATGCGGCCTCATCCATACTGCCGTCTTCACGGTAGTATGATGGGTCTACACCTTGCCGGAGAATCGGTTGGTGGTGGTGGCATAGCTCGTGCCACAATGAGCTCTCGCAGCGCCCAGCATACATTGTGATGGCGCTTATCCTGCCGTTCACCAGTCGCCAATCGGCAGCGTGTCCGACATACTCGTCAGTCACTCGGATGATCGGCATATCGATACCCCTTTCGACCTCATAGCCGAGATAGCCCATCATCTGGGCCACCATATGGGTATTTGACACAGTCTCCTCAAACTCCATGTATTCGAATTCCATTTTCATTACTCCTAAAGTGCAGTTGGTATATGAGATCACTAGCACTATTGCAATCTCATTGTCGCTATATGTGACTGAAATAAACTACATTCTAAAAGAAAAATAAGAGGACTGGTGTATGCCCTCTTATTTCCCTCACGTCAGCTCAACCGAACCTGAACATGAATACATTGCTCATGCCTTCCACACAAGCGCTCCAGCCAGCGTAATCCAGGCCGATCGCTGTCTTCAGACGCGCTGTATAATGAGTGCCTGGAAATACCTTCCAAACATCCTCGAAGGAACTAGCGAAGGGACCATAAGAACCATCTGAGCATGCCTCCTCAAGTCTATCCCTGATCTCTGCCAGCACAGCCTTTGTAGCTGACATGGGGAAAGCCGGCTTGCCATCAAAGGTAATTCCGGCTACTACGCGGTCATCCACCACGCTGAAGTATACAGTGGCTTGCTCAGTCACTACCTTGATATCATTAAATTCCACGATTGTCTCCTTTAGTTTAACACTTGAAAAGATCCGGTCAGCGGGATTGGGTCCCATTGACCATCGAACTTACTCAGCGCTTCTTCAGCGATGAGTCTACCTGTTTTTGCAGGCAGGGGTTTGAGTACCCAGAGGGTGATGTGGAGTGGGCCTGCGGTGGAGCGCAGAGTGTCCACACCTTCGAAAACGATCTTGGCAAAGACCGTCTCTCCATTAGGTGCACTGACCTTGTTTTCGGATGCATACACCCGGAGGCCTTCTGTCTCCTGCATACGGTTTAAGTATGCCGCACGAGACTCATGCGCAGTCGTAGCACCCCACGTCAAGTCAATTGTGACGTGGTGCACGTAGACCTTTGTCGCCGGGTCTTCCACGACTCCATGCTTAGCCATCAGTCGAGAACGTGTCTTGTCTGATAACACAAATGCCAAATAGGTCATAATCCATCTCCTAGATGCAGTTAGTGATAGTGAGCCTTAGCATCATTTAGACTCACTGCTGGTATATGTTACCAAAGAAAAATAGATTATAGTCGAGAGGTGTGCTGTACAGCACACCTCTCGACTATCTCGCTCAGATACAAGCTGATATGGCTTGCTCTAAGTTGCCCAAGCTAGTCTTCTTCTGGCAAGCTACCGCTTTCGCAATTGCCTCGTCCAGACTACCTAGCTTGCGGGCTAGGTAGTACACAGCAGTCACAGCGCGCGCTTCCTGCTCGGTTCGGGATGTCGAATAGAGCTCTTGGTCTATGACGCCCAGAGAGGTGTAGTAGTCCACATGCTCGGCATCAGGTTGCCCCGCGTGCACGGCTTCATGCCACATAGCGGCTGTTGGGGCCCCTAAGGTAAGGTATATCGTGTTGTCCTTATGGCTGTAACCAGCCAAGACCCCACTTTTACCTATTTCCATGACGATCCGCACCCTGGGGGTGCCACGCAGGCGGTATTCAAAACCAAGCGCTTGCATGACCTGTGTGACACAAGTCAGGACACGAGGCAGCCCGAAGCTGCTATTATCACCGAGGTCAACCACAGTAACTCCTTTTGATGCAGTTAAAGAGATGAACCAGTCAGCATCATCGCCGATTCATCTCCGGATATATGTGACTGAAAGAATCTGGTTTAAATCTCCAGGCTCAGCAGGTAGTCATACGCTTTGGCGATTTGCTCAACACCGTCTCCGATGTCAAAGCCGTGTTTTATGGCAAAGGGGTGGATTTGGTGCGGGTGGAACCAAGCGTGTAAGCAAAACTTCTCTGGTTCTCTGAGAGTGACTTGTTCGGGCTGTTTAGTCCTGGCGACATACCACTTTGCAAAGGTGATGATGTTCGGGTGCTGTGTGTGGAAGTAGTGCTTCTCAAACGCACCGATGTGCTGAGGTAAGCGGTGGCTGTACTTGACTTCGTAGTCCTAGATAACTGCGTCGTCCGGAAGCTGTATTTCTTCTTGGACTTCTCGTTGCATCGAGGCATCGAAGTCTTCTGATGCATCAACTCCACCACCCGGAGGCAAGAGAATGCCTAGGTGCTTTGAACCCCTGACCATCAGTAGGACTTGGCCTTCTGGGTTAAATAGGGCTAAGCGCGTTCTGGCACTGAGAAACGTCTTCATGGCTAATCCTTAAACTACAAACGCTTTGTCGGCTTGAAAGTGCGCTGTGAGCTGACAAGCCACACATTGCTGGTTATGGTACTGTGGCCCTGTGAGTTCGTAGTGATGGGTTTCTTCTTGGTCGAGCATCTCAGGGATTTGCAAGACCTCAGGGTCAGCGATTTGCTCACACAGCGTAAACAAGTCCGGCCAGTTTTGCACACACATCTGACCCCATGCCACCATGAGGGCTGGGCCCCAGTCCATGAAGCTCACATCGCGCCACCAGTGACGCAGTGCAAACTCAACTGGCGTAAAGTCTTGAAAGCGCCCACAAGGGGTGACCACGCCATCTTCGCCTTTGGTGTAGTCCACACCTTCGGTTGTCTGTAGACGCCAGCGGGCTTGTCCACCCATGGTAGGCTTATGGCTAAAGGACTCTTGGATGAAAACGAGGTTGTCTTCGAGGATGACAGCCTCTACTTGGAGGTGGGTATGGCCTTCGTTCTCACTATGGGTGATCTTGGTGATGGTGGCTTGACAATAGTCATAGGCTGCAAAAGCAGCGAGCTCTGGTTTGCCTTCATCGTTGAGATCACGGATGTGCTCATGGTAACCTGGGTGCTTAAGGGCAGTTGAGCAGATGACGATCTTGTCACCGACGTTGTAGTTGGTAGTCTCAGATTTCTTGACCGTGTTTTCCATAGGGGTTCCTTGATTGGGGGGCGACTGGAGTCACTTGACTCCAGGTAGGGGATATGTGGTTAAATGTTTTTGGGAGATGGTTGTTTTGCCTGGTTGTACTCAGATTCAAGCATAGTCCGGACCTCGGCGGCCGTCACATTTAACCTGACATTGAGCTTATCAAGTGCCTCACGGGTCACCTTCGTGCGCACAGTGTCACCCGACAAAAACTTAGTTGATATCCTACTTAACTCCCAATAGCCATACCGATAGAAAAACGCTTTAGCCTTACCATCCACCAAACCAATGTCTTCGGGCTTTAACTTTTCCATATTTGTATTCGTATAGACCATGTAGCTATTGAGGTCTTTTAGTTGGTCACCTAAAGGCTTGTTCGCAGTGAAGCTAATACTGGGGCGGCAACAAAACATATAGACCTCCGCCCAATTGGCTCCACTGATGATCGCCTCGTTGTAAAGAGACAAACTGCTCATGACTTTCGTGTATCGCAAAAACATCCCAACAGCCACCGCTTGGGCTTTGCCATAAGTATCATGGTCTAGGGTTACTGTAGGTGCGCTCACACCCAAGTATTTGAGAGCTAGGATGATGCTCATGTTCAAGATGATGGAGTAGTTGTCCTTGTGTTTGTTGAGATTGATGTCTTGCCAGGCGTGAGGCTCTTTGAGCTGACGACGCATCTTGACGTAGTAAGGCTCAGGGTTGACAATGGTTAAACCAAAGTCGTCCGTGATGACAAACTTACAGATGCTCTGTAAGCTGATGTTGAGACTGCGATAGAGGTCTAAGCGCTGCTTAGCGCAAAGCTTCTCAAAGGGCAAGTTAACGTGTGTCATAGCTATTCTCCGGTTTGACTAAGGAAAGGTTACACATATAAAAGACTCGTTTGGTTAATATGTACTATCTGTTATATTTTTACACTCCTTATCAATTATAAACGCGCGCACACGCCCGCGCGTGTACTCTATTAACTTAAAAGCAGTATTAAAAACAATGTAGGGATAAGTAGTTACGCATGTATACCTACTACCCTACGAGTCACTACCTACTCCTACCTAAAGGAAAATAAAAGCTTTTTCGTTTGTTATTGGGCTCCTTTAGAGCAATCAGAGATTGCTCTAAACACTTCTTTGTATTGTCTTACTTACTACCTACTTATCCTCTTTTTAATAACCAACTTCTACCTCCTAATAGTGTGAGTGAAAAACTCTTGTTTATCTATTTCTTTTCTTTCTACTTTCTCTCTTTTGGAGAGGAGGTAGGAGGGAGATGATTGATGATGATGAGAGGTGATAGGAGTTGATTGGGGGTAGGGGGATAGAGAGGAGAGGTTTAAGGAGAGGAGAGATAGGGGGAAGGGGGAAAGAAGAGGAAAGAGGAGAGAAGAAGAAGAAAGAAGAGGGAGGAAGGAGGAGAGACTTTTCTCTCTTTCTTCTTTCTTTTGAAATATGAAATCTCCCTACTCCCCTCCTTAAACCACCCTAATCCTCACCTATCAATCCTCATCGTAACCTGGTAGTCTCAGCGTCAATACTCCTGAGACTACCAGGTTAGCTGCATCGGGGATGATGAGCTTACCCAGGTCCATACCGCTCTTCATCTCAGAAGTGTACTGACTGTAGTCATGCACAGGCTCATCGATGTAGAGAGGTAGGTTATGGCTGTAGTGCCACAAAGCCTTAGGGGTGTCATGCCACACATGAGGGAAGGCTGCCATGGCTTGCATCTTGAAGACAGCATCATTCATGTAGTAGCTAATGCCTTGCACCTCACAGTGCAGGTGAGTGGGTTTACCATCCACTAACTCCCAGACGCTTGATGCGTTGTGAAAGATGACATTCCCATAGTCAAAGACATAGCCATCATTGCCATCCTTATCAGGCAAGCTACCACACTGCCAGTACACCCGTCCTTGCTGATCAGAGTAGATGAGACCTTTCCATTTCTTTGTAAGGACTCTACCCATCTGCACCGGACTTTCTTTATCTGTAGGACTGTGATAATCAATCTGGCAGTCAAGATGGCCCGTCACTGTGAGTTCACGAAACTCGACTTGTCCACGTAGCTGATCTTCACTATCAGGGATACTGGCGACAATGCGCTTAGCGCCGATGGATGCCAGAGGATAACGCAGTCGGGTGACTAGATCAATTTCACTGCTGACTTGATTCATTTGAAATACCTCTTTAAAACGTGTTTAAACCACTCTAGCAGGCCCACTAAGGCACTGCTAGAGTGAGTATAGGGGTTTGTGTGCCTTAGCTTAATTCAGTGTCTAAAATCGCTGTAACGTCTTGCCACCCAACCACGTTAGGCCTGATGGTAGGGCGCTCTAAAAAGTAGGATTTGAGCCCACGGCGCTTGAAGCCTTTAACTCCTGAGGATTTTCCTGCCAGCTCAGGGGCCTTTTGTTTCAAGATAGCTTCGATGTCTACTGCCGGCTCGTCGATGTAGAGCGGCAGGTTATAAGCATAGTCCATGTGGGCATGATCGATCTCTTGAAAGACCTCTGGGAACAACACCATCGCTATGTTTTTGAATTCATTTTGATACCAGTTGAAATCAACAGCTTGGACTTCAACGGCCTCACCAATGACTTCACCATTCTTTACCACCTTGAGCACTGCACAGCTGCTGAGGGTGTTGTGACGACCATACAACAGGTATTCACCTTCACGACCGAAGATGCTGTTGCCACCAGGGATGTAAGCGAGCCCTTCACTATCGGTGTAGATAGGATACCGAGAGTTACTGTTCATGATAGACGGTGAAATCGATCTCTTGTCACCTAGGTTAACCGCTTTGACGTGCGTGTACTCCGTCACAGTCAATACTCTGTAGTCAACCCCCGTGATGACTTTATTAAACCACTCTCCTTTTTCAGTCAACATGACGGCCACACGCTTAGCGCCAATAGCCGGTGCTGGTATCTGGTTCATGTAATCGTCATAGCCAAAGTCCAAGACCGCTTGAGTTGGTTGGAGGTTGACAATGTTGGATAGATCTTCGGGATGAATAATGACCTGGTGCAGGTATTTAGGCATGTGATAGTTTCCTTTAATCGATATCTACGAAATGAATGTGGCCATCCACCAGGGTTTTGATTTCCTGAGGGCTGCGAAATACAATAGCTTGGGTTAGCCCTTGCCAATTGTATTCTTTGTTGGCGATATATGGTAAGGCATTTGTCCAAATGTCTGTACCACCTTTGGTCTGTATATGAAAACGACCCGCGTATTCTACTGGATGCTCTTGGCAGTACCAGGTTTGTTGATCTGGCACCCACGTACCTGCTTGGTAGTAATCGACTTGCTCTTCGTCTTGCAGATGTAGGCCCTCATCCGGACATACCGTGTGCATATTTTCATAGAGCATCGGCACATAGCCAACCACTGTGAAGATTTTGAAGGTATAAGTATTGTCAGGCAGCGCGAGGCGTTTAAAGCCAATGATGCGACTGCCGATAGACGGTTGTTTGAAAATTGACATAAAAACTCCAAGTACAGGGTTTATTGGGTTAACCAGATGTCGCTACCGTCTTTTGTCTGTATCACTGAAGGCCCGGCGCAGCCAGTAGGACAAACCCGGTAGAACCAGATTTGTTGATCTTGTAACCAAGTGCCAGCCTGGTAGTAATCGACCTTTTCTTCGTCTTGCAAGTGCAAGCCTTGCATCTGTCTTACGCCTATTTCAAACGCGCACATCATCGGCACATAGCCAACTACTGTAAAGCGCTTAAAAGTAAACGTATTATCGGGAGTCTGAGGGCCTTTAAAGCCAACAAAATGACTACCGATAGCCGGAGGTGTGAAAACTTCCATATAAAACTCCGAGATAGAGGACGTACACTAGGTGAGTAGACCCTCACCTAGTGTACTGGGGTTCAATCAGTCCTGGGATGTATCGGGCGTCGATGTGTCGCTTTGCGATGAGGTATCACTAGACTCCTGACGCGGCAGCTCATCAGTTTTCAGATTTGCCTCCTCGTAAGCTTTTGATGGATCGAAGAAAGCGCTCAACCCCGCGACCACCGGTCTTTGGTTATCAGCGCTTTCACGCGCCTGCTCTAAAGTGGTGGGACAATCGAAGCGATGCTGCGCAGCAAACGCAGACACTTCTGCCGGCGATTCAACCCCTACATCTTCACCACTGGCTGGCGACTCATTTATTTCAGCGACGACAGCCATGGCCTCACGAATACCTCGGAAATCATTCGGACAACCGCTATGATCACCTGGGCAAAACATGGTCACTTGTTGCACGCAATCTGTACACTTGAAGGTATTGGGCGCAGATGCGTGTTGTGAGGAAGGCACCAAGCCAGGCAAGCGATTGACCCAAGCGTGATGGGAATACTCCTTACCATCCCCCGTAGGGCCAGCACGGTTGAATTTCCCTGCCGGAACGACGCTCATGTCAGTGGGGCTGCTCCGACCAAATGGGTCAGTAACCACCAGGCCTTGTTTGTTATAAGCCTTAGGTGTGTCAGTGGGATGGCCACCATCCCAGCTTTTCGTACTGATCACCAGTTTTTCAGACACGGTATCCCCGCTGCGCAGGGCTTTCAGGAGTTCGAAATCAATAGGTGTCTCGTCTGCGTAGCAGTTCAGGCAATAAGCAGCGCCCAACAGCTCATCCGGCACAGCTTGCCAAGCCTGGGGGAACGCTTTGATAGCCCCGATCATCAGCTCACTGTCGTAGGTGAGGTTAGCGTACATCTGTACTTCAAACCAGATGTCACCATGATCTTTCTCTCGGGTAATGTCGTAATGGTTACTACAGATGGAGCGACCATAAATCATCATCCATGTCTCGACCCCATCCGTTTTAGAAGGTCGCCCACCAAGGATATAGATGTCTTGCTCGCACGATCCTTTCAAGATCGCTGCCATTTTAACCTCAGGCATTGGAACAGATGAGTGAATAGCTGTGTGCGACATGGCCACCACGGCTCGGTAACCAATGACTTCGAACAGCTTGTAGATGGGTTGCTTGCTGTTTTGATCATAGCGAAAGCCGACACGGTAGACGGTCTTGCCATTTTGCAAGTTTTCCATCAGGGATTGCGTATTGATCATGATAAGTACTCTCACAGTGATAGTCTAGATTAGACCACGTAGGTGATATGTGGGTGTAGATGAATCGAAACAAAAAAGAAAGAGCAGCTACGGGTGGGCCGAGGCCCACCCGTAGCTAGCCCACCAGACTTACACGTAGATCCGGTGGGTGTCCAAGAACAGGTTCAGCTCGGCTTGGAGCTGCTGCGCACCTAAGTGCTCCACTGGGATGTGGAGTAGCCCCGCCGTTTCAGTGTTGGGCTTCACAATGTGCGTCAACCGCACAGCAGCCATTTTGTCCACCAGGGTGTCACCTTTGTAGATCATGAAGTGGACAAACAGCTCTCGCTGTTTATCCGGCCCCTTATGCTCAGACAAGAGCTTCTCGCCCGCGTCGGCGGCCTTGCTCCGCAGAGCTTTCCATTGGGCAAGCCGAGGGTACTTCGCCAGGTTTGTCCCCCAGTCTTTCGGGAAATTCTCCACCGACCCATAGATCGCAATGCAGATGGCTTTCGCTAAGGAGGCCGCCTCCATCAGGCGAATGTATGTGTCGGCGGGGTTGCTGTTGGACTTGCGCATGATAAATACTCCAGGGTGTATGTTTCAGATAGGTGAGTCCTTTAACACCATCAAAGACTCACCATTGATATATGTGACTGAAGAAAACTGGGTTAAGACGCCAACCTGGTGCGTGCACCTAGTGTATTATCAATCTCACCGCTTTTTGAAACTGTCCAGCTAAAGATACAGATCTGAGACTCCAGACAAGTAGCGAGGTCCCGGTAATGTCGAACTGTGTCGTAGGACGATTTAAACTCATACTTGGTAGTGCTCCAACCCAGCATTAGTTTTTCACGGAGCTCATCGACGGTGTTAGTGCGACCATGCTGAGCTGCTGCATATATGGCTTTTAGAGAGGCGATACCGCCTAGCAAAACATCAGCGACCTTTTGTCGGTCTGCCGGATGTACGCCAGACCAACCATCTTCGCTGTAGCCATCTGCGTTAGCAACTACTTTGAGGGTATTTTTAATCTGTTTTTCGAAGCTGTGCAACTGCTCTTCTATTGCCGGGTTGTTCATTTGGCACTCCTCTGGTAGCAAGATATCCGTGGTGATCCCCAGACCACACATTCTGTTTGACTGGCGTCCTTACATCTGCGCTCAGTGTATTTGTCACAGGTCATACCTGGTTGACTATCAGGTAGTCTCTCAACTACGTCGACTCGTATAGGGTACACATGGCGATCAGATTTTTCTGCTCCAACCATCAGTAAGATAAACAGCAATATAACAGCCACAAGGATGACTGCTACTAATTGGGGTGGTAATGAAGAGAATCCTGTCTCAGTCACTCTGTTGTTAGGCCGGGTTGGTGGTAGCGGTTTTGGAGGTAGAGGCGGCTTTACCTCTATCTCTTCATCTCGCACATAGGAGCTCTCGGGAGGTTGTGGTTTCATTGTCTTTCAATCCAGTTGATTGCGCTGCGCAGTTGCTCGATGAGTTGTCGCTTGGTGAAGTCACGCGTGTAGCATCCATCACAGGCTTCCTCCAACGTGTAGGTATCGTCTGTGATCTTGAAAATGCTAAAGATACCAAACCCCGATTCGTCGACCAATGTGAGAGAGGTGTCACTGATATTGTGGCCCGGTTTCACATTGTTTTCAGTCCAAAAAGATGAATCGATTCCTGGATTGTTTTGCCGAGCAGCCTTGGTCAACGTACCTATTTCGTGTTTCTCAATAGGCGCATACGCCCCACTCAAGCCGGAGTTCTGGATCTTCTTGATCTGATCTAGGTACAACAGATCAAAGCCATGCAAAGTGACCAAATCTTTGTGATTCAGACATATGGACTCGTAGAAACGGATTCGCTCTTGCTGCGGTCTCCACATGGCGATTTGCTTTGCAGACACAAAGAAGCGACTGTTAAGATCGTGTACTGTGTTAGGATTGGTATTCCAGATAATCCCGCGCTCAAGACTGTCTAATTGCTCTGACAAGAGTACTGTTGTAAATATAGACCCCACATTTTCTACGACAGCCTCGTAGTGGGCAATTGCTCTCTTACTGGGAGTGCCGTCCTGGTTTGTTGTGGCAATGCTAATGGTTTTGATCACGCCGCGATAGACCTGGATACGAGAATCTTCAGAGCTTAGGGAATCTTTCGTGATGAAAAGACGTGTGCGACCATCGAAGTATTGATGGACATGAGCTTGTTGTTGAGTGAGTCTGCGCATAAAAATCTTTCAATGAGAGTGGTTAGACAGTGTGTACGGGTGTTAACCGTACACACTGTCCAGGGCTTATTTCTTACCCAGGTACTTATGGGCGTACCAACCCACGACACCGCCAGTGCCCAAGAGGGCAGTCACCACGACAGCGGCACCGATGTTGGCCAAGAAGGTAGGGATGGTGAACATGTCAGATGCGCGGCAGGGGGTCAGGCAGTTTACCGTCTTGGCATTCTTGCGCCTCGGTGGTGTAGTTCGACTTGCGAAACACGTCGTCCAACATGCAGCCGCGAGACTTGTCAAACGTGCTGCACCACACCGAGATACGGTGGATGACGGGGTTGCCTGTGGCATCTTTCTTTTCTTCATCCGCTTTGGTGAAGATGACTTCAGCCCAGCCATGACCAACCGAACACTTGGAGCCAATCGTGGAGTCCGCCCGGTCAATGAAGTTGTAGCCCTTCAAACGCGCAGAACTGGATCGGTAGGCGTTGGCGTTGATGGTGAGGTTGTCACGACTGGCCGCAGAGTTCTTGCTCCACGTCTCGTAAGGCACTACCTTGACCTTGGTTTCGGGTGCACTGGCTGCCACGACCACAGGGATCTCGGGCGGCTTGCTCTGCCCACAGGCACTCACCAAAATACAGAGCACCAACCCCAGCAAAATACCCACGATATTCTTGAACATGATAGTAGCCTTTCTAAGCTAAGAAGGTCATAGCACTGCGCCATGACTACTCAAGTGATATGGTGCTGTGATAAAATAGAATCGACAAAAAGAAAAAGCACCCGCAGGTGCTTCTCCTCGCGTAGTGACCCGGTTAGGCCATTACGCGAGTGATGATGAAAGCGTCAGTGCTGTCCCAGCTACTATCTAGCTTGATGAACAGCTTGTCCACCTTGCCGATAGGAGAGATGTGCTTGACAGCTCGTGTGGTGTCGAGCCGGTACAGACGCACTGACGGGGCCATGATCAGGAAGTCTAAGACACCATCTTTAAGAGGCTCAAAGCTGTGCAGGAATCGTAGGGCTTGTGAGGGTGGTGTCACCTCACGCCACTCAAACTCTACACGGTCAAACAGAATACGGCTACCTTTGTATTTGCACGAAGCAAATGAGGCAAGCAGCTTAACGCTACCAGACTCGTCCGCAAAGAACAACTCACGGGAGGGCAAGTCAGGAGATGGCTCCATGACAGTGAACTGTCCTGCGAAAGGGTAGCCTGGCACGTAGTTAGGCTTACCTTGGAGAATTCTGAGGACTTGTTTATGGTCCATGTTGTTAACCTTTTTGGTGTAAATGTTTGAAGTGATAAGCGCAACACCATTGCTCATCAAGGTGAGTATATGTGATTGTCTATATCTCGAATGAAAAAAGAAACCGTTTCCGGTTTCTCTGATTACAGTGGGCCTAGGCCCACTGTAATCACTTCAGCACGTAGCGCTGGCGGATGGCATCCGCCCGTGCCACAATACCTTTCAGCATGGGTTTAACCATGCTGAATACTGCGTAGAAAGCCTTACCGATCGCAAAGATCGCTTCGGCGTTTTCCAGCATCATCGCACCAGAGATGCGCAAGGCATCTTCCGAGACGTAGATCACGAGGCACTCAGTATCCTGGTCTACCCAGGCGTCAGCCCAGGTAGACTTCGTTTTCGATGACAACTTTGCAGCCACTTCTTGCATTGAGATCTCCTCACCTTTGAGGTCAATCCCAAACTCTTTCTTCACCAGTGCTGCCAGCGCAGCATTTTGTTTGGCGAACAGAGCGAACTCAGCTTGGGTAACAACAATACGCATGATCAATCTCCGGGTGTAAAATAGAAGCGAGTCAGCTTAACACCATCACTAACTCACCATTGATATATGTGACTGAGATTTTCTAGGATCGAATAAAAAGAAACAAACCGGCACTGGGGTGAGCCAAGTCACCCCAGTGTCAGCAGCTTACACCTTCTTCACAAAGGTGTTCTTGTACTTGGCCGGTAGCATCGAGCGCGCCTTAGCGATCGCGGCTTTGCTAGGAGCAACAGGACTGCCCTTCTCATCTAGGCAAGCTGACACCAACTCATCGAGTGCAGTCGAGAGTACATAGATGATCTTCTCATCGACCATAGTTTCTAGACGCTCAGGTGGTGGTGACGGACGGTATTTAACTCGTTGGTTCTTCAGCGCAGTAATAGCCTTACCCTGAGCTTGCGCCACTTCTGAGGTCCAGGCAATCGGGATGTTTTGCCATGTGAACTCCAAGGAGTAGAGACTAACCAATTGTTCTTCGGAAACAACTGTGTAGCCAGCTTCAAACTTTTCCACAACGATCTCTGACTTCTCCTTATCTTTATCAACAAAAATGATTTTATCATCTTTGAAGCGGTAATACACGTCGACCTCTTGCTTACTAGAGATCTCCATGTAGCGCGCCTTACCATTGTCATCGGGTAGTCGCTGAAAAAGAAAGATGTCAGCGCGCTCCGTCGCTAGTAAGCATTGACCGACTTGTTCACCGATCACATATTCTTGTTGGCTCATAACAGTTCTTTCTTGCAAGAGGTGGTTGAGATAAGTAAGATAGGTGGCTCTTTGAAGCCACTCACACGAAATGTGTAGACTGCGCGGTACGTCTTGCCGTTGTTTTCAAAGTACTGACCGAAGATGTGGCAGTCAGGTAGTATGGCCCGGATAGCCTTTGTAGGGTCGGTAGCAGGCTCGGTATTGGTTTCATTGAATAGTTGTCTAACCAGACTACCCTCAGCGATCAAGACATCGAGGTGTAGGTACTTTGAGCACACAAAAACGCCAGAGATGACCGGGCGCTCATCTACAGTGATTCTACCTCGCCACGCCATGTGCACAGAGCGCATGAGCGCGTTGTAAAAGCTGCCAGCCCAGTATAAGCTACTCAACTCACAAGCCAGTAGCTCAGGTTCGACATTTTCATCAATGGGCTTAGCCATCAACTCTTCTACCCGCTGGCGCACCTGTGCTAACTCACTCGGGTTGAACTTTTTCATTGTTAACCTCTGCGAGCTGTTTGGTTATTTTAGTGGTGGTGATCTTGATGCACCAACGGGGGTGTTTGCAAATACAGCTAGCCTCGTTGTTTGCATCGTCGAAGGCCAGATAAATCCGTGTATTGCGCTTAGGCATCCTGATGAGGTATTGAAAGATTAACTCATCCTTGCGGGTCGTGAGAGCTTCCTGTAAGTTAAACCCTTCGTCACTATGCGTGAAAGAGATCTCGTTAGTAGCTCCAACTGCGTTATTAACATACTCGCATTTTACACGGTAGCGTGTGCCATGAAAGTCAACATAATAAGTCACAGCGATAGCGCCACTACCATCAGCTGGCTGGATTAACTCCTCTTGTTCCATCTGAGCCAATTCCAGAAATGCTTTAAAACCAGACATGTTTATCATCCTCAAAAAAGAGCGCTGTACTGCTTGGTATTTAGCCAAGCAGTACAGCGCAGTGGTTGTTGTTTAGCCTTGTGACGGCGGGTTCTTACGCCAGGCCAAGAGGTTCTTGATGATCACATACCACATGAAGGCGTTGAGCAACAAGAACCCGAAGTTCTGAGACACCACCATCCACAGCAGCCAGCCAAACTGTCCACCCAACTGGAGTGCCCAGCCAATGGTGCGCAGCTTGCCGACGTAGTGCATGCTGAACATGGTGTTGACGCTCAGCACGTAAGGCATGATGATGGTAATGGCCACGGCCCAGCCACCGGCTTGGATCTGGTGGTACTGGGAGATGTAGAACGCAGCGATCGTTTGTGCAAAGCTCATTGCCAGACACTCCAGTCAACACCGGGATTTTCTGTCCTGATGTTCTTGAGAACTGGATTTTTATTGCCCATTAGCCAAAGGTACTGGCGAGCATCGGCCCAGTAGTCTTCCTCGACATTGGCGTCTTCCCAGCAAACCTGATCGGCCCCAGGGTGTGCTGTGGTGTTAAGTCGAACCAGTGCGACAAAGCTCGGTTCGTGGCCGACCTTTTTTGATGCCGTAAAACGCACATATGGTGCGTCTAGCATCATTAGCGTACCATTTTGCTTGACACTGGTAAAGATCTGTGCCGATGTAATCACGCCTACAAACCGCTGACTTGTCTTTTCTGGGATTGTCTTGCCAGAGGCGTCCACCAGCACCAGCTCCTTGCCAATTCCATACACGTCGACAAGACGTGGGTAATCAATGGGCAAACAGACATCATCATCCTGTTTTTCAGGTGTACTTTGACGAGACTGCGAGAGCATGTAGACGTAATCAGCGTAGTGGCTATAGCAAGCAGTCAGTGCTTCTGCTAGTGACTTTTGCGAGTAAGAAACCTGAGCAGAAGTGGCTAGTGCAATGATGGCAGCCTTGACATCATCACGCTCAAAATCGGACAAGAGCGGTGTGTAGTAATCTTCACCATCTTGATTAACACGGCGGAAAACAGCAGGACCACCGATGTCTTTAAGAGTGAGTTTGTACAGCAGCTCTGTATGCTCATCCAGCCAAACACCTTCTTTGTTTTCATCGGCCCCATTGGGAGGGATTTGCACAAACAGCTTGACACGCACATCATCGCCGTTGTGATACACACCAAACAGGTATTGGCCGATTTCAGTACCAATGACTGGTTTTTCCATTTCAAACGCTCCAGAGTAAAGAAATGGGGGCCTAAGCCCCCGGTTGATCAAGCGAGGTAAGACACACGCCCATCGAGAGCAACGCTCACCAAACTGCTGTATTGTTGTAGAAGCTGCGAGAGGTCCTCCGTTGAAAACTTCATGCCTTCGATGTCTTGCCAGCGCTCTTTGTTGTTGATGCTGCGCACCCAATAAAGCTGGACAGGCTCCAGCTTATTGGCATCGATGAAGGTTTCGAAATTAGCAGCAGGTTTGTCCGTGGTATTGTGACGACCCGTCAGCGCCATCACCCGTGTATCAAAGCAGTTGCCGAGACGCACAACCAACCCATTCGGGAGTGTGATGGTTTCTTTATGCTCCGCGCTTAAGACACGAATGGTGATGAACTCACTGTCCTTGTACAGCACCCGTGTGCACATGAGCATCTTTTTCACCAAGACATCAGCACGCCGGCGTTTGAACGCAGGCTCCGCCGGTGTGGGCTGTGTATCGGTCGCAGCTGCGGGTTCCGGCACCGGTTCTGCTTTTTCCTCAGCAGCAGTAGTTACTGCGACATATTTCCATTGCCGCAGCATACACCAACTACCACTGTGCGTGACGGTGAGTTTGTCGAACTGCTTCATGTAAATCTTCTTGGCCTCACCAAGAATTAGCTCGATGGTTAGCTCTTTCGTATCGATGGCGTGGGTGGTTTCTTCCATCCATCCTGCTGGGCAATCATTGGACTTGGCCACACAGCTAATTTGTGTTTGACCCAAATAGATGCCAGGGAACGCCTCTTTGATCTGGCTTTCCAAAGCAGTGAACCCCAACTGTTGGTCGGCGACCAAATCCAGCTTGGCAGGATATGTCTGGGTGGGCGGTGCTTGCTCCACCACGTTCGATCCAGTGGTGTACGTCGGGTTATACCGATAGGCCTCAACGCTATATTGGCCGCTACCGTCATCAATGCTGAAGATCACACGGTGGAAATGCTGAGTCCACACCCACATGACGTAGCGTTCGATATCAGTGCCATTCAGGTTTGCGCGGTCCAGAGTGTGCACCTTGCAAAGTTCTTGTCCTTCATGTGGATTGACTGTAGTGTCCACAGTAATCGAGTCAACGCCCCCGTTACGCATGTCTGTAAAGGCTTCGAGCACCGCGTTGATAATAACGCTGTTGACTATCTCGGGGTTTGCAAACAGCCGCACTAATCGTTTGGGTGCCGCTGGTTGATTCATGGTATTAGCCAGGGTATTTTCAGGCATTTCGACTCGCTTTAGTAAAAGGAAGGTGTCGCCGGTAGGGGAGCCGCCCATATTGGTGACGACCAAAAAGCAGTCTTTATCATTTCGGACTCGCTTAACCAAAGACCCAACAACTTCCTCCAATTGATTCAAAGTACCGGAGACGGTTACGCTGTATACAGGCTTGACGAGGGTTTGGTCGCTGAAGGTGGTGTGCCCGAGTACTACACAGGCTTTTCCATCTATCTTCAGATGCTGACTCATGGCGTCAGCCATAAAGCATGTCAAGTTTTCCACCGTAGCTTTCGGGGAAATGTAGATGTATCGCTGCGGCGTGATCGTAAAATGGGAGAGGGGTTGCACGCTGTTTTCTTCGACTTGGGTATCAGGTGTCATGGCTTTTTCAATCAGGTAAATGGTGGTGTTGAAGCCGGGGTTGTGCAGGATGACCAGACCTTGGTGACGGTTTTTCAAAATGTGATCAATAGCTTCGAGCAGTAGTGGCGCTCTCATGTTCAAGTCGACGGTATTATCAGCCAGTACGACGTGGCGAACAGGTTCGTTCACCGGCACGTTTTCTATCCCGACATAGATCTTTTTCACCCCGTGATTTTTGATGGCATCCGTGACACGGTCTGCTGTGGCCAAAACAGCATTACAGAGGCGGGACACGGGACTCAGATCGATATAGAAATGCTCGTCACCGTTGGTGAAATCGTTGAGTGGTATCAAAGGGAGTGTGCCAATAATCCCCACGGCCTTTTGCAAGAATTCTTGATATGGGAGCTTTTCAGATTCGGTAACAGACATTTGTTTCTTTCCGTTGTGAGCGACAGTGCTCAAAGGGATGATATGCGGGTGATATTATTTTGATCAAGAAAAAAAGATAGTACAGACAGGGGCTAGCTAGCCCCTGTCTGTACTCAACGCTTCACGTACACCACTCACCGTCCCAGCCTAGCTCCAGCCACCAACCCGTCAACTTGGTCAGCACGTTGACCAGGCTTGCGGTAATCAGTACGTTTTTCATTTCAATCTCCACGATGCAGATAAAGGAGTGTGTCAGATTAGCATCATCACTAACACACTGACGATATATGTGACTGAAGAAAACTGTATTACAACACCGCGCCACTTTGTTTTCTCGCACGAACTCGCTCACGCAGCAGCTCGAAATCCTTCATCAGTTTGTCTTCATACTCCTTGAATTTCCACTCAAAGTAGCTCAGTGTGCGCCGTAAGTCTTTGGTTGTAAAGTCCACAGGCCAGTGGTAACAGATCAGACACTCCTTACCGTCTGAATAAGCTTGCAAGCGCTTAGGGATGTGGCGTGACACCCGTATGAGCTGTGCTTTTAGCCGGGGGTTATTTTGCTCAGAGATCGTTACACGGTAGCCACTGACTTGCACACCGACTTTGTCAAGCATCTGCTTGGTAAACGTATCTGTTTTAGCAAACACTCGGTTAGGTGTGAGCTGATTTGCTTGCAGATAGGCTTCATCGACTGCTAGCTTAGCAGCCATATCGGTGTATGCATCAGCGAGATCTTCTCGTCGCACACCGATTTGTTTGACCTTCAGAGTGTCATAAGCAGCGTTTGCTGTACTGATGTGAATGTAAGCCCTCTTTCGATCTGAGCTCACGCTCAAGCTAATACCCATTGGCAAGACATAGCTGTCATCACCGATAAACCGGTTGATGAGAGTAGGCGGAATTGAACGCCAAGGCATCAATGTAAAGAGGTCATAGTTCATGCATCTCTCCTATCGTCATGGGGTTTAACCCTATGGTGTTTATCTGGTGATGACTGTGGGATCGTTTCTGAGCTGCTCCTGGCTTTGTTTGAAGTCAGCCAAAAGCATTTCGATGAACGTCTTGTTAAGTTCTGCAAACAAGTCTAGGATTTCTTGCATGTGTGCAGCTTGTGCTTGGGGTTCATGCACCAGGGTCTTTTTGACATCTATATCTCCTCCGTTATACTTTCGAAGACGTACAGGTACATAGTAACGAAGCGCCACATGCCCTTTATGTGACCGAGAAGCTATAATGCCAATCCCTTCAGGCTTTACAACACCGAACGAAGCAAAAATCTCATCGCTCTTATTAAAAGCAACCTTAGGACCGCCCTTGATGCGCAAGTGGTTAGCGCTCAAGTAATCTTGGTTATGCCGGATTTTGTTTGCCACATACCGGTACAACTGCGCGACGGATTCAAACCGACTATCGTAAAATCGATCCTTTTCGAGTATGTTTCTTAGCTTTACGTTATTAGTAGCATCGATGCAGTAGATGCCACGGTGTATACGGTACAAGCTCAAACCAGTTGGCAAAACAAAGACATCATCCCCAGCAACGTATTCAGTCATTTGGGGAGGAATAGAAGTCCAGTCCATAAGGCTAAAGAGATCATATTTCATGGCAGTTTCCTAGTTGGCTAGTACGGTGGGATTGTCCCACCGTACTAGCATTGATTAGACGATTCCGGCTTTTTCCATTTCGCACCACATGCACTCAAGGGTGTCTGAGAAACTCCACCATTTCACCGGTGTGAACCCGCAAGATCTCGCTTCCCACAGGCCACTTAATCACGTCTTTACAGATGGTTTCGTCTTTAGACATTTGTCTACACTACCTTTCTGAGTTAGTCAGTCAGTACAGATGGATTACTTCTTAGCACGCTTAGCGTTAAAGTCTTCAATCAACCGCGTGCACAGGTCGTTGTGAATCTTCTCCAGATGAGCTAGCGCGTTTTGTACGCCAACGGCACCATCAGAACAATCACAGCGCCTGCAAAAGTTCTTCTGACCATCACAGTACTGCAACAGTCGCACCGGCACACGGTAGATGATGTCGTAGTGTTCGCCGTTCTTTTTGATCAGAGTGGGCATCTCTTTGATGCGGTTAATACCCAGATCAGTAAAGATACGTGACACCGCAGAATCTGCTTCGGGGAATTTATAGCCCGCTTGCAGTAGGTGGTTGTGGTTGAGAACTTCAGGCACATCTAGCTGCCAAGCACAGCTGCGATACAGCTGTGTCATGCTACCGTGTTTCTTATAGCCAATGCTTGTCTTGCCTAGCACTTTATTGAAGATGCTAGACGGCGTCAAGCCCAAACGCGCGTTAGCTGCGTAAGTGGCATTGACGAAAAACATTCCTACTGGCATGACATAATCGTTGCCTTCGTATTGACGCACTTCCAGTGCTGGTGGGACACTGCCCCACTTCAGGTGAGTGTATTCGTCGTAATGCATACCAGATACCCTTTCTAACTTACTGAATCATTCCAAAGAACCGATAACGCTCTACATCGGCTTGCCGGCGTTTGAAGTCCTTGAGCAGCGCTTCGCATGCGGCATTTTGAACAGCAACGAACTTGTCAACTGCTGCCTGGGCAAGTGGGCCGACATCAGCCCCGAGTTTGAAGGTATAAGCAAGTCTTTGCAAGGGACTCAGATACGGCAACAACCGCACAGGCGGCGCATAGCGCACCGTGAGCCAGCCTGCCTTGCGACCAAGATAAACCAAGATAGCACTGTCAGGGATATTCAGGCCCAGGTCGACTGACAGCATTGCGGCTATGCTAGACGCCCTCGATTTTGTATGTGCAATCTTCAGGTGATTTGCGCTCAGGTAAGTTTGACTTTTTCGGCACAGGCCTACTAACGTGTAGTAGACTTCCCGGACCGTCTGGTCTTTTCGAACACCTAAGCTTTTTACACCGACGTAGTCATACACTGTCGATGATTTGCTGACCATGAAGCGAGGCGTGTTGCGAGACGCCCTGCCTGACACAGTAACACCCGCTGGTAAAACACATATGTGCTCGTCAAACCGGTACTCTTTTAGCACCGGTGGAATGCTTGCCCAGGGTAGAGTCGTGAACCCATCGTATTTCATTTCTTAGACTCCTCGAAGATTTTCAAAGCCAAGGCATTGCAGTTTTCACGCATGTATTCGTAGGCGCGATAGGTCTCGCAAGACATAGGTGGTCTGCTATCTGCCCTATATGGTTGGTAATCATAGAGGTGACCAGCGTCAAAGCCAAAGTACCACAGACCCTTGTCTTCGAGCATTTGCACGTCTTGACAGTCCCACATGTGAGGCAAACCAAAGGAGCTGTTCGTCAACCCTTTATGTACCCACATACTACCAATTTCAACTGTGCAATAGTCCTTCTGGTACAGGGGGTTATTTGCATCCACTCCCACATACCCTGCCCAAAACAGGGCGTCAGGATGCCGGGACAAGATGCATTGTAAGCCTGTTTGCTCATTGACCCAGTGGGCGTAGTTAGGCTCGTTGAGCCATGGTTGGTCGGGTTTGTTCATTTGGGGTATTCTATTGGGTTAAAAGAACAGCTGGTCACCGGGCCTGGATTTGAAAACCAGGTTGACATTGGTCAGCCCAACCACAATGGTCAGGCTAACTGAGGCCAGGCTGAGTAAGTGCGGCGGTTGACAGCTTATAAACTCATACACCTTGAACTGATGGGTCGGGATGTTGGGGTGTGCTTTAGAAAAAGCCGCTTTTACCTTTTCTGTGCGCTCAGCAGGTATTTCTGGTGAATCACGGAAGACATAGCCAATAACTTTGTACGGAGTGACAACAGTTAAATAAGTTCTTGGCAAAATTACGAATTCCTGGCACTCGGACGGTACGAGCGCCTTACTCTTTTGCAAACTGTAATCTCGCCATTCCAGGCCATCAGTAACCAGGCCTAGGAGAATGTCGTACTCCTCTTGAGTAAGTTCTGTATTGTGACTATATTTTACCGGGTTATCAGTGAGAATTATGTCGGATAAGTGTGGCATGATGTTTACCTAGATAAGAGTTAATCTCTGGGGTGTGAGGTGGGTATTGATATCTTTACTTCAGTTTCCTTTCGTCAAATGACTGAGAATAGGCTCACCCATGCATTTAGCCTTAACAACAAACACGTCGAAGCTAGATGTACCAACTCTTCTTGAGAATCGGTAAACTAACTCATCTTCGCAATTGAGATAAGTGTTAGTTACGACTTGACAGCCTTTAGGCAATATCTTCGGTAGTAACCGACTCGCTATATCTAGAGCTTTCCGATAATCGGAGCTTAACTCCGGCGTGGGGATTGCTTTGCTCGTAATAGCGGCTGGCAAATACTCAACCCAACCGTAGTGAGAAATACAGGCTACGCTCCAACTACCATATTCAAGACAATTGCCTTTATCAGTCATGAGGTGCATGCGATTCATCAGTGCGCTTGTACCCCACCACCTGCCTGGTCTAGCGGTATCTTTGTACACCTGTGTGTCTGGGCCAATCACGCGTAACTTCTCAAGAAGAGCCATGTCACATTCATGTACAGTGTCTGTATTTGGGAATCTCATCATCAACTCCTTTTGGACTACGCTCGGTAATCAGTTAAGTGCGTCGGGGTTTTTGCAAACAAACACATCAAAGTTCAGATGCATAGACTCCATTGAAAACTTATAGATATTGTCACCAGGGAGATGGCTGCTAGTCACAATGGTGTCTTTGGGGAAAAGACTAGGTAGTAATCGCTTGACTATAGTGAGCGCTTGATCAGACTCATCTTCTTTCTCAGCTGCTGTATTTTGCTCACCGTAAAAGTAACGCACAAACAGAGGGTATGTATTACACACCACAGCCCAATCACCATAGGTGAGTCTGTTTTCTTTGTCTGTGCACAGATAAATACTTGAACCATAGCCCGGAGCAGTAGCCCAATGGCGACCAGGTGTAGCCGCCTCGGTGAGCATTTTGGCCTCAGTATCTGTCAAGCCAAGCATTTCGATAAAGAACTTCAAATTGACTTCATGCATGGGGGTGGGAGTGATTTTCACAACGATTTCCTTTTAAAGGAGTTACAACAGAGCACTGGCTTAGATCCATATGCTCAGCTGTAATATGGGGTTGATATTATCTTGTTTGAGGGGTCATCTCTCTAGCAAGACGCTTGTCTCAGGTAATACAGGCACATCGATGTCTACGACACGGCTCGGGTCTTTACGCAACCAGTCACTCATATCGGTGAAACCGGCTTTCTTACCTAGCTCAATGTCAGCCCAGCTTAGCTGTGAGTCAGCATCAAAGTGCTTGCGCAACCAAGCATCAATCATTACGACCGGAAACCTATTGCTTATTTCGGAGATAAACTCTAGAGTAGCTCCTTTGTTAGTAATCTTGCCTCGAAATCCCCCGGTGTCTGGACATACAAAACCGAGTTTACTCAGGGCCGATTCCAGACGTGTGCCCTCAATGGTTTTTGAAAACAAGGGCGAAATACAGCGCTCACCCAACGTATCACCTTTTGTCAAGAAATGACATCTCTTATCGAGCACCAGTTTTACCCAGTACTCGACATAGTAACCATCTTCAGTGTGAGCTGTTCGATTAGCCCCATCAACAAAGAATCGATCGACATACCTCTTACCCTCTGAATAAATGGTTGTGTAGTTGCAGTAGTGTCCGAATGTGTTAGTACTGTCTAGGCTCTTACAGACATCGGTCAATTTAGCCAAGTCTGGAGACACGTTATTGCGACAAAGCTCATGGGCGATAGCACCTGAGAGACTTTTAAAAGAGGGCTTACAGATTTCAAGCATAGTCTTACTCCAAATAAAAAGAACGAAAAGGTTTCACACCACAGCAATTTAGCGCTGTGGTGTGAAAATAATGCTTACATGTTAGCTAACTCTTCGAGTCTTGCTTGCGCTTGCTGTGGTGTTTTACACATCTGGTAGACTTGTTGCACCGCTGCGGGTTTGATAGGCGTTACCACTCCAGTTACAGGTGTGTCGTAGTAGAGCTCGCTCAGGCTCACTTGTTGCTCTTGCTCCATCAGTCCGATGTAGAACTCACGGTCAATGCGACCTGGGCGCAAGAGGTCTTTATCAAACGCGTCAGGGTTGTTCGTATTGATAAAGATGATCTGCGCCTCTGTGCTCGCTGGCCCGTCAAACGCTTGAAACAACTCACTCAAGCTAGGCCCTAACACTTCTTCAAGCATACCGGTTTTTGTTGGGCGGAGCTGATCACGGTCGGCGTCTTCTATGAGTACGAAGGAGAATGTACCAATGCTCGTCAAGGTATACGCTAACTTTCCGCGTACAACGGTAGACAACTGAACTATGCTGACATCTGTCTTAAAGTGGTTGGCAAGCGCCAATACCAAAGAAGTTTTACCCGTTCCGCTTGGGCCGTGGAACATGTAGTTTCTACGCCACGGCGTACCGCGTTTGTAGTACAGATCAGGAGAGTTCATGAACTCCGTCAAATCTCGAATGATCTCTTCTTTAAGACCTTTCTTCAAATACAACTTACTCAAGTCACGCGTATTCGGAAATGTTGTCCAGTTGGAATTTGTGCCCGGTACTTTAATCCTAGACTCACTGTTTTGTCGATTAGTATGGATGCGGTGAGCAGCTCCTCTATTAAGCATATGCTCTATCACACTCTTAGCACGTTGCTCATCGAGTGTAAACACCGTAATGCTAATATCCCCCATCGAGTCCGAGCGATCTTTTTGAATATCGGACTTGATGAACACAAGAGTCGAGAGCACACGCATGTAGCCTGATACCTTAGCTGGAATAGGCTGTACATGTTGATGAAAACGACTATTGTCATCACCATCCCGGTTCCAGGTCGGATAAGACCCTTTAACCGTTCGAATGATTTTTGTGTTGTAAGCATTGACAATACTAGGATGGGTAGAGATATACCAGACAAGCTGGCTGTGCCCATCTTCACCTAGACAGATAGTAAAGCGCTGAAGAAACCGTTCAGATATGCTTATAAACGCTTTGTTGATATAAGACCGGCCAAGTGTCGCAAGGGACATGACAAGCCCACCAGCTAACAAAGACACAGTAGGCAGACTGCTTAACGATTCTATCATTTCTAATCCTTCTTAACAAAAATAAGCGTAGTAGCAGGGAGAGGTCAAGACCTCTCCCTGCTACTACTATTCCTTAACCAGCCCAGTACATCCAGCTGTGCACGAACTCATCTTCTCGCCCAACATACCGGGCGATGTCCTTACACTGGTTGAAGGACATCGCATTGACCAAAACAAATGACAGGCGCGCCAGATGTCTGCGCTGGCCCTCGTCAGTTATTTCTGATCTCGGACTAAACAGCCTCAAGATGGTGGGCTCTGATTCTTCACACGCTGTAAAGAACAGAGTTTCGATGCTTGAAGCAGGTAGTTCGAATTGACACGAATTTCGCTGTGTGGAGACTTTGGCATATAGCTGCAAGAATAGCGGTGTATTAGTAGGACATGTACAAAAGGCAACGCTATCCAGCCCGTATTTCAAGGCATCTTGGAGCAGGGTGAGTTCCCGGTCCATCATCTCGATGATTTGCTTATCCATGACTAACCTTTCATGACTTGGGTTGTTTTTCTTTACGAGCTTGCTCAGCAAACTCACCGACTTGTTTATCTGTCAGCGGCATAAGTACTGTAGATTTTTGATGCACCCCAAACGCTGCTGTTAGATTTTCAACAAAGTCGCTATCCAGCAACTCACCCATTGTCAATTTGTCATGGTGGTGAATTTTGCGCCATAGACCCATTCTCAATCTCACAAAGAAGTCTGGAAGATACTTCTTTGTGACAGCTAAGTACGCACCTTTGCCAACTGGGGCGTTGATGTAGTGAAAGCCGGTATGGTCGGTGTTGTGGCTATAGATGTTCATACCTAACAAGTGATCGAAAGCATCTTTAAAGAAATGCTCAATGACCACCGATGGAGCGGTAGTGAGCACATCTATCGTCTCAGAGCCATCCGAATATGGCGAACCGCCCATGAGGATTTTGAGCTCCTCGATGCGCAGCATCATCCGGTAGCCTTCACGCGGCTCACAAAAGAACGGCGCAGCGGAAGCCAACTCTAACCCTACTACCATCCGGTTGTTGTAGAGTAGTTGGGCCGGAGCTCCATTTACCATGGAGTCGATTCTTCCACACATCTGCCGGAACTTACCGAACGCTTCAGGGTTATCTTTGAAATATAATTCGCAGAAGGTGGCCAGGTTATTAAACGATGGCAGGATATACTGTTTCATGATGTTTAACCTTTCACTGGTTTGAAGCAAATGTCAATGGCGATAGTAGTGCATAAGATCACTAAGAGGATAGCCTCCTCGACTTGCTTTGTTGCAAAATAGTACTCATCCAAGATAGTGTCTGATATCTTATCCAGAAACCCAGAGCATGGCCCAAGTCCTTTCTTTAAATCATCGCTGTATTGGTTTTTAGGCCAATTTGTGATGCTGTAGTAGTCGGCATGGTTGTAGTGATGAGCGAACATCGCCTGCTGACGAATGTCGCTGATGGACTCGTCACGACTGCTGACAATAACCTCACCCTTGTAACCATCTACAAGTGCCGCCAAGTCAAACGACAATTTTGCAACAGGCAGTGCGTCAGTTTCTGGCGCACTGTTTGGATAAAAACGTGACACATCGATGTTTTGCCAAAGCACGAATGACTTGTCAACCGGTGTAAGCAATAGCTTACTGAGCAAAAGCATTTCTTGCTCAGTAAGTCGTCCTAAAATATCAGTCTTATCAACGCCTGCATCACGCAGTGTTTGCAGGTATTCAAGGCTGTTTTGCACGTTTGTTGGGTTTTCCATGTGTCCTCAAAAAGAAAATGAGTGGGGTGGTGCTAGATTATAGCACCACCCTGAAAAGACTTACTCGCCAGCAGTGTCCTTAGCACGAACCCGCACGAAGCACGACTGATTGTCTACCAAGTTCGTGCGGCCAGCCGGTGCCAGACGATACTTCGGGCTTTGCTCGTAAGCTCCATGTGGCCAATCAGACATTTCTGCCGGGTCGAGCTTGCGCCAGTAACTCACACGCAACTCAAGCCACACATCGTCCTTGTGAAACAATATACAGCTTTCATTGATCCCGTAGTCCTGGGGCGACAAAACCACAGCATCATCGATACTGAAGCCAAGCTGCTGCAAGCGCTCAACCCAAGCAGCACCAAACTGCAAGAGCTTGTGCTTCCAGATGCCGGTGCTGGGCAAATAGGCATCGCCTACATTACCCACCAAATGGGGCTCAGCCGTATAGATGACAACAGCGCTGCGCTCAAACAAGTCGCTAGCTTCACCAACGCCTTGCTGTACAGCGATGTTGCTGTAAATGCCGTCAGGAGCGTCTTCGATCTCGTCGAAGAGTGAGTTAGCGGCGCTCTTGAGGTCAGTACAGATCGTGGTAGCCACGGGCCTTTTGTAAATATTCCCCAGGCATTTGCCGATGGCATCCAGCAGCTTGACCTTAGCCGCTTGAGCTGGGTCGTGCTGGATATGGTGGGCCAGGATGTCGGTGTGCATTTCGAAGAGTGATTTCATGGCATTCCAATCATGAAAGGTTGTGAAAGGACAAGAGAGTCCGGGTTAGTTATATGGGCCTGATTATTTCTACAGTACAACTATATCCTTTTACGCTGATGATTATCTCGTTGTCATATAAGACCGCTTTCGACAGATGTATTTTACGTTTGCTGTGAAGACGGGTTAACTTTTTGTGCAACAATATGACCTTCTTAAGCGAAGCTAAGTCGATTTTACATGATCCCTCCCAGGCGTAATCATAAAACAGCTCTCGTAACTGTTCAGCGATATTGTCGCCTGGGTTATGGTCAAGCGCTTTAGCAAACCGTTGGAGGAGATAAGCCTGTGCAAAGTAAGACATGAAACTGCCACTAAGCCAGCCTTTGGACATCCTCTCGTCTTGGTCATAGACCGAGATATATCGCCTGGCAAAACCAAACAGTGTCGCAGCGTTTGTTGAAAAACGGGCGATGATTTTGGGGATCGTGTAGTCCGGGTTTAAGAGCGTATTGCAATCCAAGTACCCGTTGTTGAAAATGATCTTGTTAGCGATCGATTTACGCCGAGCAATGAGTTTGTTTTTCATCAGTCAAATCCGTAGATAATGCGCTCTACACCGAGCGCTTTGAGAGCTTCGAGTCGCTCAAAGTAGCGCTCATCCAAATACTGCCGTAAGGTTTCTTTTCGCCCAACGACAGCATCGAACTCCAAAACACCACCTCTCATCTCGCCTTTGCAAGACACTATACTTGTAGGTACTCATATGCACTCCTTTAAAAGTTAAGCTGGGGATTGAGCAATCCCCAGTTGTTTTTCCGATTAGTCCAGCTTGACCGTGTATTCTTGCTCGTACCCGATCCCTGGGTTATTGACGACCTCCACCTCCAGTGCAGCTTGAGCCTGCTCAGCACTCTCTGCGCTTCGAACGATCTCTACCACGCGAGAAGGCTTGATATATGCATCTACCCCTGGAACTACCGTATCGTAGTACATCGCAGCGATCTTGCGTTGCTCTTCTTGACCAGCATTGCCAATCAAGAACGCTTTGTCGATGCGACCTGTGCGAACAAAGTTATCCGACAAGCGATTGATGTGGTTAGTGGTGATGAAGATGATTTGTGCTTCAGGGCTATCGGGGCCGTCCAGACCTGTCAAGATCTCAGCCAAGGTTGGTTGTCTTAGCAGTAAGCTTTCGCTCGCTTTAACCGACTCTTCGCTGTCAGACAAGTCAAGCCCAGATGAAGTGATGTCATCAATCAGGATGAACTTAAATTTCCCACACTGGTTGAGTGTTTCACTGAAGCTACCACTTCTGATCAAGCCCATCTGGATATAGTAAATATCACTTCTGAAATGGTTTGCTGCTGCCATCGCCAAAGAAGTCTTGCCAGTGCCGCTAGGACCGTGCAGCAGATAAATACGCTTCCATGTACAGCCAGTGCGATGATAGGTATCTTGTGCATCCATGAACTTGCGAATGTCAGCGATGAGCTCCTCCGTGATGCATGCCTTTACTGCTAAATTTTCAAAGTGGCGGAGATTCTTGCGCTCTCTCACGTTTTGATCCCTTAGGATATAAATTGCACCTTTTGAGTTACAGTATTTCAATGCTTTTGATTCACGCGCCCGATTACGATTATTTACCTGTTCAAATATGAGTTTAGCTTTTTCCAGGTCACTGGTGAAAGCGGTAATTGTAATACGTGTTTTCTGCGTGGTTAAAGAATTTGTTCCTGTGCCGGCAATCCGAGACTCAGTAGCACTAACACGAATGATGTATAAAACACCGCCTAATCGCAAAATACCGGCTATATTCTCAGGTATTAAGTTAACGACCAATTCACGATATTCAAAATCATTTGTAATCCAGTTGCCGTGGGCTACCATATCTCCAGCGAAAAAGTTAGTCACCTTAAAGCTGCGAACGCCGCGCACATTTTCCTTGATATATTGAAGCAGGCTTGAAAACAGCACATTGTCGCTGTCGATGCTAAACTCGTGTTTATACAAGCCCGACAACTTACTGACCGCCATGGTTAGAAACTGCCGACCCATCCCGATGACGGTGACACTGGCCATACCAATCGCAGCAGAGAGGGTGGGGTATTCTTTGATCAATTCGAACATTGTTAATCCTTCTTACAGGGGTAGAAAATAAATGAGCTAAACACTCACTTGGTGCATGTCTGCGCGACCGCACCAAGTGAGTGATATGTGGCTTAAACTTTTTGGGTGTTAGCCGTGACGCTGCTTGCAAGAGCTGCACCGGGTATCAGGCGGGCAGTCCAGTCGCGCATGCTTGCGATCAACGTCGTCTTCGGCGAACAGCTTCCAGCTCCACTTGTGCCAGCCAAGTGCACACTTGATGCGATCAAGCAGCGATGGTTTCACATCACCAATAGTGACAGCGACCATGTTTTCCCGGCAGAACTTGGGGCTCCAGCCGTAAGGCTTGCTGCCGTCATCCGGGTAAACCAACCAGTAGCCACCCTCCCAGTTTTCACATGTCGCCGGGCTGTACTCGATGGGTCCTTCTTGCGTCTGGGCAATAAAGGGCTCGGTGATGAACACGGCATGCGCCAGAGCTTTCTTGCGAAAGGTAGTGGTGTTGCTGGGTCTGTTTTCCAGGGAGAAGGTTTTCATGGTAAAGACTCCTAGTGAGTGTTGGTTGGAGGTTGATAAAAGCTACTTAAACTACATTACACCGAGTCTAGTACCTCGGCTGCAAAGCAGTCTAGTTGCACTACGATCCGAATGGTTTTCAGATCGAGTACGAAATACACATACTCTAGAGCTTCGAACTTGGTGAGCACATTTTCTTTACGGAACCAAACCTTTTGTTCTTGGCTGGTTCCTTTGGTGTACTCTTCTAACTTGGCCAAGCAATACTTGAACCAGCGGTGTGCCGTACTTGGATCTAAGCCTTTGAGTTCTTTGACAGTTTTTGTCGTACCCCCCTCCATTTCATATTCTATCCGTTGGCTATCTTCGTACTGCTCTAACGGATGTAGTCTCAGGTAGTCTAGCCAACCCAATTTGTAGTAAATATGACCACCACCATAGTCGAACCAATGCTTAGGTCGCAAATGCCAGTCAATCGACTCACCAATGATGTTGCGTATCACCAGCTCTTCTTCATCGTCACATTTGGCAAAAATAGACATACCGGACTGCTTTGCCAAGATGTTATCGAGCAAGCGCCGATTGTGTTTGGCTATTTCTGGACAAGCCCGCGCCTTTATCTTGCGCAGATAGAAACGATTGAGGTAAGCCAACACCTCTTCTCTGGCGTGCTTATTTTCAGTAAAGCCAAAACTATCAGCTGTTCTCTGACAGTAGTCAGCAATTCGGCAAAAGGCAGCGTCTTCTTTAACGAAGTCTTTCTCTAGTAGTTGCCGGGGCATTTTTTCGGCAACTAACCGATACCGTTTTAGTTTTCTTATCATTTCGTGACGCCGTGCTTCGTAATCAACACGTTGTTGATATAAGTGTTCTTCAGTCATTTTCATGTACCTCAATGTAGTTTGAAACAGTGGTGAGGGTTTCTCCTCACCACTGTGGTGATATGTGCTTTAAGCCATCTTGGTTAGCTCAGCCCACCAGTTGTGCGCGATACGCACAATCCCCGGTGTACAGTTGCCCCAACCAATGTCCGTGTTTTCCAGCTTCCACGCCTCTTCATCGTGGATGTCTTTACACACACGACCCACGAAGACATTTCGGTATTCGTAAATCAGCTCGTAGCCATTGTCTTTCATCTTCTGCGCGATCTCAGACATGCGCATCGGTGAAGCAGCTTCGGTTACGAACCGATTGATGGCTTCCACCTTATCTTGGTTCTTCGCATCCAGGGGTCGTACATGCGACTTGCTGTGCTCTTGGCCCTTGACCTTGAAAGTGATGTCAGGCCAATCCCCACCATCAGGCACATTGTGCCAAACGATGCCTTCACCCACGCCGTTGATCCCGTAGGTAGCTGCCACAGGACACTCTTTCTCGTAAGCCTGGGTATAGACTACCAGTTCGTTTTGGATCGCATCGGGCTTTGTGAAGTCCACCTCGACTTCCAGGCAAGGGAACTCGAAGATGTGCCTTGCACACGGCAGCAAGTCGTCCACCGCGTTGATCCAGAAATCGTGGTTGATGCGGTGGAACCACTCTTTCAGTGATTCCTTTTCACCTCGGTCAGTGATGAACGCACCGCGCAAGAGAATGTGTGTCTTGGGGATCTTGGAGATGGCGGCCTTGTTAAACAGCGCTTGAACACCAGCACCAACCCACTCACCCCACACACCGACATGTGTCGCATTCTCACTGTGTGGCAAACTATCCACCATGGCTTCGAGATAGATGCGATAGAAGTTTTCGTTTTCCTTGAAGTGAGCGTAAAAGCCACCCAAGGGGAGTTGGTCACTGAGGATTTGCTCACGAGAGACCGCATAGATCTCTTTGGTTCGCAAGCTCATCAACACCCCCGCATTGGTTCCATGCAGCTTAGGGGTGCCACGAAACCGCTGAACGGGCAGAGGGATCTTCTTGTACTCACAATACTTGCGCATATCACGCTGAGCTTTGTAGAAGTCGGGGATCTTGGGGAAATGGAAGTGTTTTTGTTCAGACATAGAGAACTCCAGATTGGGCTTTTCTTTGTAGCCCGAAAAGTGCATTTGATTAAAGCTGTTTACTGCCAGGATGTACCCGATGAGCACTTGTAGCTGATGGAACCACTCCTCAGAATGTTTGTCCTTTTGGAGTTGTTGTCTGGATAGTCGCAAGCCCTCAGCCAGATACCCTATCAATGGTCTGCCGTGTGACGTAGTAGTTGGATCGCTAATGACTCCTTCACTTTGACAGAGTTTGATCTCGTGATAACACTGGGGTTCCAACCACTTCAACCAGATCCAGCCATCTTTAATAAAGAGTCTCGGATCACTGAGGTTAAAGGGCTGTGGCTTTATTGGAAAGTCTCGCTCACTAGACTCATCAATGAGTTTGTTGGGGTTAAAAGAGTAATACTTCACTCCGCTTGAAATCAGTGCCCCAGCGTAGTCGCCTGCGAGAATCACTCGCAGAACCCCATCTGTAATCTGTCGATCTTTGTTAGTCGACAGTCCTCTGAGTGAGGAAAAGGTGACCTCTGTTGGCAATAAAAGAGATTCCATTTTATTAACTCCTAGCGGTTGTTGTCGTAACCAATGACGATGTGAGTTATCCCACTATCTTTCAGCTTTTGTAAGCTGTCGAAAAACAAGTCCGGAGTCAAGTATTCTCGGTAGGTCATGGGTGGGAGCGGAGGGCCTTCACTGGAGTCATCGCTCGGGATGTGGGCTAGTGGCTTGTCGTAATCGAATGCCAACAAATCACTTGCCAATACATATCCAACACCCTGACCCGCTCGCTCTAGGAAACCCTCTCGGTGCTCCAGAGGCATTTCTTTAGGTAGGCCTTCATGAAAGAACCCGCAGTTCACAATGTCATCTCTGTTTTGAACCTCATTGCCTAGAAAAGCAAAGGTGCGCCGCCAGCATTCATAGAAAGGCCCGCGCAACAACACCAAAGATGTCATCGCATCGACCTTGGTGCCATCTACTCTGTAGCCGATGGAGTGAATATCAACACCCATAATGAATTCCTTCAAAGTTGTTGAGGATGAGAATGGCCCTTATCAGACTCCAGACCATTTCTGGATCTACTTTAATGCCACCTTTGATTTGCTCACGAGTGATGCGCAGAGCTTCGCGCAGGTGATCAATTTCCTCAGCTTGTGCGCTAACACAGCTCTGCGCAGGATACTCATCTGTCACTCGGAACAGCGGAATGGGACCTAGGTAGATGTGGCGGTGTCGCGCATAACCACCTATCTCCACATAAGTCGATGGGGCGTTATCTCCATTCGGCTTTTCAATCGGGTACAGCTCTTCGTTCAATAAATCGTTCGGATTCAAAGAGTATTGGGTGGGCCACGGACTCCTTAAAACAACCCTGAAACCCTAGGCCACTCCTGCCTAACAAGATCAATTTAACTTCGTCGCTATTGATAACCTGTAAATCGGAGTCAATGCCGGTGATATCACCGGTAAAGTAACAAACGTCGTGCAGTAGTGCGGCCATGATTACCATCCTTTATCAGTTAAATACTCAGATATGCCAGGTACTCTCTTATCTAGCGCGTATTGTCTGAGCTCATCGAGAGTTTTGAATTTAGGACTTACTGCCCCGATACCACCGTAGTGCAGCAAATACACTGAACTGTTTAAATCCATGGGCGGTTTGACGTGTCTTCTTAATTCGTGGTCGTAATAACTTCCACCAGCACTACCATTTACCTGAAGTGCTATCCTGGTGCGCAGGCCGATGTCTCGGCGCACACGTATGATCTGTACCCAAACCCGTAAGCCTTGCAGTTGGTTTTCGATGCTCCGCAGGTTAAGAATTTTGCCGTGCGGATCTTTAATCACTGTGACTTCACTCACATCGTGGCGACGATGTAGTCGGTGAAGACTGTGTAAGCGCACTAAATCAATCGGCCCTTTGGCTTCATTGAGTGCGATCGTCATAGGACTAAAAGCATTGGTAGTACATTTAAATGCTGACATGATTGTCTTTTTTCCTTTTTACAAATACGTTTTTAGCTCACCACTCAATTTACTGGTTCCTTGATTAAAAACACATATCGTTTCCCTTCCTCTCAATAGCTGGAGTTTAAAATGTTGACCGATAAAGACCTCGTTGAATTCGCTGCCCTTACCCGCTACGATGAAACCGGAATGCTGAGCCGTGCTAAGCAAAAAGGCTGGCAAGCCAGTGTGATTGAATCCTCACAATCTGACTGCCTCGTCGCCACAAACGGCAAAGAAAATGTCGTAGCCTTTGGGGCTTACAAAGATGAGTACAGTGATATCTGTGACTTTAGCCTTAACGATCACTTCGTCAAGTACGGCACCTCTTTGCCGAGCTGTCAAGTCTGTGATCCTGTCTATACAGCACTCATGCAAATCTACACCGCGATTTGCTTAACGCTGCGTCAAGGAAACCGGGACCTACCACTGTACGTGACAGGCCATTCAACAGGTGGCGCACTGGCTTTATTCTTTGCGATGTGTGCACACTCTCACCCCTCACATCCTTTGGCCTTTCAGGTCACGAGAGTGACGACGTTTGGACAACCGGCGTTTGGTGACAAGATACATGCCCAGCACGTTGAAAGCATCTTAGGAGATAAGTACCATCGCTATCAGAACAAGGGAGACCTTATCCCTTACTTGGGTAGCTACCATCATCCTCGTAAAACCCCTACATACTGTCTGGACGGCAGTGCCCAACCGATAACACTGTCACGTACAGCCAAGGCTATACTACTGCTAGAGATGGCAATCGACACTAATCCTTGGCGCAGAGACCAACACAGTGTCTGCACCTATGTCCAGAGAATACAAGCCCTGGCGTAAGTCCTGTACTGCTGTGCCTAGGCACAGCAGTACAGGACTATGTCGGCTATTTACCGGCGCAAGAACCACTTATCGGGATCGGTGTGGTGCAGGCCGCTTGGCAACAAGACGCCACCGTCGGGGTCGCTATAGATCCCATACACGTTGCGATCATCGAAGTATTTCCGCAAGTTATCGATACCGTTGGTAGTCACCAGGTTTTGCAACCCTGCTACACTGACACTTTCACTATTCATGTAGCGTTGGAGAAAGTGCAGGTTGATAACAATCGTGAGGTCTTCTGACGGAAAACCATTGTTGATCAAGCTCATACGACCATAAAGTCCTTGCGGAGCGTGGAGCAAGATCTCTTTGGTGTTATAGCGAGGCTGGATCGCATCAATGGCACTCATCAGCGCAGGGCTCTCAGTCATGAGCTCGCACAAAGGTGCATGCATGTCCTTCCAAGGCGTGCGTGCGTAATTGCGTACACCGTGCCTCGCACCCATGGGTGGATACACTTCGATGGAGCTCAGCACCAAGCTACCCCAATTTGTCTTGGATAGCAGACGTGGCGCAGTCGTTTGAATGCCGGTGCACACAACACCTTGGTCACCGCCTTCTTTTACCGCAAGAACGGTTTCAAACACAGGGGTGACGTACTGCACTTTGGCAGGTGGGGCCTTGACGACATCAGTGAAGATGTCATCGAGTGCATGTGCAATGTATGCGATCTTTTGATCGCGGTTGTGTTCGTATTCAACACTATCTGTTTCTTTGAAAGACAGGTGAAAAGGAATGAGGGAGCGGAAAGTGTGGATCATGCTTTATCTCCTTTAGAGGGGCCTGTTGCTTCGATATAGTCCGGCCAAAATTTGAAAAACTTCAACAGCGGTTCTCCGTGATCTGATGGAATAAATTGAAACGATGGGCTTTGTCTTGCGTCTGCGTCATAGCCATAGGCTCCGGCGATTTTTTGGGCTAAGTGATTGAGGGTAAATGGCATTCCTGACTGCGCGCTACGGCGCTCCATCGGGATCGTCGCAGTGAGCTCTTCGGGATACTCCGCCCACAGTGGCAAATCATCGTGATATGGTACATAGGGGCAGGGTGTACCGTATTTGTAGCCACCAACACTGCCTTGAGCTTTAGGAAACAGTGTTAAGGCAAAAGCGTCACCTACGTCCTTCATGTGGAAAGAAGTACCTAGATCACCGACTGGTTTTCGCTGCTTATTCGCAACAAGCTTGAAGTCCAGTTTAGAGTCAGGTAAAGGCTTGCGCAAATCTTCCCAAAGGAAATCGTAGGTATTTTCTGCCAACTGTTTACGGCGGTGGTAATCACGTCCACGGTAATATAGTCCCGATGATTTAGTCAGTAAGCTTTCAGTAAACGATGGTTTAATGCACGCCATCGGTGGTTTGGGATGGATAGTCAGAGCCGGTGGTAGGGGTTTTTGTGAATCAGTAGCCGTCCATATGTTAAAGTAGTCTGGCTCGATATCCGGAGTAAAAGAACCAGACTCAATCATGGGGGCCCAAGGGATATTGCGTAAAGCTTGCTCAAGCTGTTGGTGACTGATAGGCAACTGCTTTCTGTGGACGCTAAAGGCGCGCATCTCTTCCGGATGGCCGACTTCACCAACGTACAGATTCGGACGGATGCTGCCGTTGGTATGGTAAAAGATGATCTTGGCAATAAAGTCATAGCACTCCTGCAAGTCAAACCCAGTCAAGCGTTCTGCGCCTTGTAAAGAGATTTCAAAGAGGTACTGCAAGATTTCAGGCATTTCGACACTGCGAGAGCCCCAGATAGCATCGGCGGATTTTTTGCTCAGTCGCTCGAAGGACAGATCGTCAGCGAATGCTTGGATGCTACCAGACTCGTCCCTGATAGCGACGAGTCTGGTAAAGACTCCAGTCCGCTTAGCCAACACTTCTTTGACGACTTCACGACTCTTGTCATCGATGTAGGTCGTTTCCATAGAAAAAGAAGTGCCCGTAGTAGTGATCACCAAGGTGGCTTCGATCACTGTAGAGCGGTCATGGTCGTCAATGACGAAGGGGATTTCTCTGATGGTGTGCATAATAGCCTCACAGTTGTTGGGTGGTGCGAAAAGCGTACATGTTTTTCATGACAGCTCGGTAATCTAGCGTTACAATCATAATCAGTTTTCCTACGGTGATTTCAAACCGTGAGAATGTCGGGCGCAGCAAGAGCAGCCGGTCAATCTCTTTTGTAATCCCATAGGCTTGCGCCAGCACTTGCGATTGAAGCTGATCCGGACACACGCTGTTGGTGTTGATCCAGCTCTTATGAAATGTCTCTGTTAGCTCTCGTAAAGTCTTTCGCGGATCTTCACTCCTTACCAAGCCCAATACGCGCTGAGCAAACCCATTCATCAAAGAGATATTCCAAAGAATACTCTCGACCCACCACAGATGTCTGGGATCGCTTATACCCAAACCGGTAAAAGGAGCGTGTTTAGTGTATTGCGCAAACAGATTGCTTAACCTGGTTGTTTGTTCATGTAACTGTGTAGATAAATCGATCTGTTTATCTAGCTTATCGTAGAGTGCAATGATTGCTGAAAACATGGTACGCCTTTCGGTAATGGAGGGCCTAAGCCCTCTGTTGTGGTTTAGTTTGCTACCGTGAGGTAGTGCAGAATGTCTTGCGGCTTATCCTTGCGCTTTTCTTGCAGAACTTCGAGCAGTTTCTCCGTAGCGCCAACGCGACCGCCGAGAGCCACGTTACGCAGTATCTGATACGCGATGCGACACTTCAGGTGAGGTCTGAGAACAAAGATGGTTGCCGGTCTGTCCAGGAATTCGCCGTACAACCATTCGTCACGGCCAATACAAAGTTTGCTAGCCAGCATATTCGAATCGGTGAGGGCTTCCTCCAAGTCTCGGTAAGAGATGTCTTCAATCCCAGAAAACACATCTTCACGCAGATCTCTATAAACATCCTTGTACAACCCCACTGAAAACCCGCTCTTATAGAGGCTCTTGGGGTCATTGTCTAGCGGCACTCCTTCCAGATCAACGATAATGACAGAGAAGTCGATTTTATTCTTGTCTCTCAGAGAGTAGGTAAAGAAGCTACACCCAGCATACGTGGGGTCGCGCAGGAGGTTCAGCAGATTTTGACCTTTACCAGCTACGCGCTCAGCATTAGCAAAAGGATCGCTGTCCAGAGGCTTTCGAATCACCTCCACGCACAACTGAAGCGCATCGATGGTGATATCCAGATCTCTTATGGAGATGTCCTGAGGAACGCTCAGCACTTTGTCTTGTCGATCAATCACGGCTTGGTAAATGTGTTCGGCCAGCTCCTTATAACCGATCTTGTCAGCCATGGAGATGACTTGACTCACTCGCGTGATAGAGTCAATGCCGTCGGGGCGGATATCTTCGCTGGAGAAGATGATGCCGGATTTAGCAGTCACGGTGGCAGATAAAGTCATTTGAGATCTCCTATAGATGGCACATGCGTAGGTTAAAGTCTTACGCATGTGCTAGGGTTGTCAGTGGTTGTCGATTAGCAGAAGATGATCTTGCGGAAGCACTCGTGTTCATACCCCCGGAGCGTGTCGGCGAGGTACTGACATGCTGGGCCAGGATCAGCCTGATCGTAGCCGGGGTAACCTTCGAAAAACTTGGTCATGTTAGCCACCACAGCTTCAAAGCGCTCAGCTGGTTGACTCAGTTCTGAACTCTGTTGAAAAATATCCACGATGGTGTCTTGGTGATCACGCAAAGCATTGAGCTTTTCCCCAATAGAGGGCAGTGGTACTTCCACAGCTGTCACGAGTGTAGAAGACAACAATGTCGTCAAGAGGGCGTCATACCCACTGACAATCAAGAGAATGATGTTCTCTTCTTCCGTCAAGCCGGCATCAGGGATGGGTATGAGCTGTGGCATGATAGGGGCTCGGTTGGGATCGTTAGGGTAATGCACCACAGGAGTTTTCATCACAACAGTGATCCCGTCTTCTTGAGTCAGGCGAATGTTAGCGGTACGGTTCATGGTGGTTTTCCTATAGAGGTGAAAAAGGGCATAGCTCTCTACCCTGACAATAACGCGTCAGGGTAGAGAGGGAGTTGATTAAAGAATAGGCATCTTGGGTTTGCCAGAGAGCTCATCGCTCAGTCGCTCTGCTGCCTCTACGGCGACCATCACACTCAGTGCTGGCCACAGCCAGGGAGTGAGCATGACATTCATAAAGACATAAGGGTTGAAGATACTGACCATGATAGTCTTTTCCTTTTGAGTAAGGGATGGATAGGTAGTACACCTGTTTGTGTACTACAGCATGATATATGTTTAAAAAGATATGGATACGTGCATTGTTATGTCTTGTTAACTCTCTTCTCATTTGTAGGAGTGGTTGGTAGGTGGGGTAGGGGTTATGTGTGTGGATAAACTCTTATTTATAGGAGGGGATCTCCATCCCCTCCTCACTTCTTAGTCTCTACTGGAAGTCACTCTTTGATAGACAAAGAAATAAGTAAGTGGTAAGGAGTGTACCTACCCTACCCCAGTTGGATAGTAGTAGGTACACACAGCCATTCACACGACCCTTACACCTTCGTTCTGATCAGTTGTACACCAAAACCACCTGGATCAGGGACAATAGAAGAGAACTTAGGAGGTAGTTTCATCTGGTGATTGATACCAGCCAGAGTGATGTCCATGCGGGTGAATACACTCGCTAGGATGGTATCGAGATAGGCTGCACACACTGCTGTATCCGTGGTGTGAGCACTGGTGCGGTAGATTGCCTGATAAAGCAAGGAGACGGCGTAGCGATTATCCATCTCATAAGCTAAAGGACTCCAATCCAGAGCTAGTGCCTCGTTGATTTCTTTTTGAGTGGTGATGGGGTGGATGATAGGGTTCTGTGTCCGATCTTCAAGGGTTTGCACAATGGGAGTATTAGGCCATTGTAATAGCATAGCACGAGAGATTTGCATACTCTCGTCATAGAAGACGTACAGGGCTGTCGTCTTACACGATGAGAAGTAAAACCGGTGAGTATCACTCTCAGTTAGGATACTAGGATCATCTATTAGTTTCAGAGGTTGGCATGCGATGGCTGGTATTTGCTTGATCATCTCCACGTAATCACTTGTCAAGCGATTATAATCGAAGTGTTGGAAGTCTAAGACCAAGGCACCGAGTCGATTACCATAGTCACTAACGGCGGTGCCAGGTAGCGCAGTGGCGTGTTCGTAGAAGTGATGAGTAGCACGCAAGATGCGTCCAAAGATATGGTAGCGATCAAGAGCGTTGAAGTACTCTAGCGCAGTCAGAAAACACTTGGTGGTGTGTAGGGGTGTGTTTTCATAGTTGTCGATGGTGAGCTTAGCCCAGTCGTGTTGGAGAGTGATGGTGTTGGCCATGGTAGTGTCTGCTTTCTTAAGGGGTTAGGCAACGAAGTGGCGCTGATGGATGTTTGCGCAGTTGTCCAGACCGAAGATACGGTTGACCACTGATTTCGTGAGCCCCGCACTACAAGCATTGCTCTCTTCAAACCGTCGCTCACCAATGGTGGCTTTTTCTATACGCGCGTGGACTAGCACGAAGGTATCCATGACGAAGTCGCACACGGGTTTATTGTCCTTGTTAGCAAACACGCTGCGCGCAATGATCTGGCAGATGGTTTCAGGCGTGGTTTGAAACACGGTATCGAAAGCGCTGGCTTCAATGTCGTTAGCTGGGTTGATGGGTTTGTGAAAGAAGTTTGACAAAATGGCATTGTCGATAAGTGCCGGGATCAAACTATGATCGGTGTCGAGAAGTCCTTGATCGGGAGCTAGGATACCCGTGATGTCGTAGTACGACACTATGTTTTCTACATTGGCAGCATCGTAATGGATATAGGCCCCGACACTACGATCTTTAGTCATACATAGGTAGTGCCTGTCTTCTTTGGGGAGTTGCTGATTGGCTCTGGCGAGCTTGGAGTTAAAAAGAATCTCTCCAAAGACCATTGCTGGCTTGGAGTTATGTTTGAGGTGTACGCCGACGATGTCCATATAGTCTTGCAATCCTAGGTTGATAGTGATTAAAGAATCGGTTTTAAAGTGGGAGATGAATAAGTAAGGGACTTGGGTGTGCCTGACTTGATTTTTGGTCAAGTGCATTTTAAGGACTCGAACGATATCCATTTGAGCCAAGGATTGGAATATCCCGTAAGCTTTATGGATATCGTAGACATCGTCCAAAACTTTATTACACACTTCATGCGGATTTAGGCCTTGGCTAACAGGTGTCAACTTCTCTTTAACACTGACACGATCAGATGTAAATGAGAAGTTGAATGTGGTGGGGGTTTCCATGACACGTCCTCCTTAGTTAGGCGATTTTACGGTTGCGAACGATTGCCCTGACGACCTCAGCATAGGGCTTCATCGCATCTTCGGTAGGTGAGTAGCCGCCATATGGATCGTCTTTGACATGTACCGTATTAGCGACCATGAAAGGTGCCTTAGTGAAGGGCTGACCACAGTGACCAATTGTTAGCTCAGGTGCACAAAACTCCTGCGCCGCATCACTATTACGGACAATACTGCTAGAGGCACGCTTTGTTGTTCGGATGTAGAGATCATTGAACAAAGTCCCACGGGACTTCAGCATGTTTTCGTCTTTTGACAGGTGCTGGCCAATGATGAGAACATGATCAGCGACTGGTAGCATAGTTTGCATCAGATCAATCAAGGAGTCGTGACGATCCTCATCGCACATCAGTAGTTGAAACCAGCACCGTGACAAGTAGTTAATGCAGACGAACAAATCGGTACGCCGATGCGATTCATTGGACAACATTTCTAGCCTTACTGTGATATTGGCGAGCATGTTGAGAAACATAACCAGCTCTTTGCTAGGCCCTTTTTGTAAGACGGGTGTCGCGTCTTCCTCCATAAAGTCATAAGAATCAAGGCTGAGTTTAGGGATACCTCTCGCCTCGGGGTCACTAATGATCTCATCACGCAGCGTCATGGCTGTCTGAATGGCGAGTGCTTGGCTGGGACTTTCGATAAAGAGAATGGTCTTTTTCATGATTTGCTTTCTTGAGAAAAGAACTCCCTTGCCACTACCGCTGTTTGATGGTAGCAGCAGGGGATAGGGGATTTATGGAGCTTTCTTTTGATGGGCCACGACTTTAGTTTGATTTTGATTCATGGGATAACTCATTCAAAAGTTGGGTGATGAAACGACTTTTAGCTTTGTTAAAGCTCTCAGCCTCTGGGTCGTAGCAAAACACTTTGGTGCCGGTCTCAGCAATGTAGTCCTCAAAAGCGTTATCACTGCCAGGATTGCCATAGTGAAATATCCAGTCAAAGCCAGGTATATCGACCCCTGCACGCGACAAAAACTGAAGCATATCGGCCTTTTGCATACAGCGGTAATCAGGCAACTTCAGATCACGGTAAGTCTCAAGGTAGTTGTCGAGCACCTGAATGTAAAAGATTGTCTTGCCACTGTCACGGTCAGTAGATGTGCAACCAATGTCAAGGCGCAGATTCAAGACAGCTCGTATGAAAGCATCCATGCCTGTGCCATCTGTCCATGCAGTGGGCACGACCCTGGGCTCAGAGTAAGGAGTTGCACACCGACACGCAAGATCAAAGCTGCCTAAGGTCGTAGCCAGGGACTTGGCCATTTCAGCTACCAGACTTGTATTATGTCCACATACGAGGATTTTCAAGCCTTTAGAGGTGCTGGTATTGATTTCTTCAGACATGGTCTGTATCGTCCTATAAACGCGTTTAAAAGGTATTCTGGATGGGTTTATCCCCTACATCCAGAATGTTTGCCGAGTGAGTGGATTAACCACCCTGAACAGCATTGCGCCACTTGTTATAAATCAAGCGAGCAATGGTTTTCAAGTCACGATCTAGCGGCCTGCCCTCCACCAATGGATCATTTCGCACGAGCAGATGCCTTGTGTTTTCATTACCAAACATATACGTGGGCATCCAGTCCACTGCAAACTGGTAGTAGCCTGTACTCAGTGTGTCATAAGCCTCGTGGAGCTTTCTGAGTTTGGCTTCATCGGTGTGATGCACTTCGAATTCGTTGTTATCGCTACGCCCGCGTGTACGCTCCATGCAAGTCTCAAACTTCGCGCGTACATGGATGTAGTAATCAGGAACCAGCTTACCACTGACAGCTTCCAGTTTGGCCACATCAAGTGCGTGATCACCGTAGATCCCTTGGGTCGCAAACGTCGAGATGTCCCAGCGGTCGCTGATAACGACTTGTTTGTTCCCCAATCGAGGCAAAATATCACCGAAGTAGCTCTTGCGACGAGACAGGATCGCTAGCATCGCTTGATCCACAGGTGACTCCGTGCTGTCCGGCGCAAACGATTTGAGCAAAATCTCTCGGTAGACGCCTTCTGGTTGCCGGGTGGTATAAACATCACACGCCTGTAACGTACCATCCACGCGCACGAGAGACATCTCTGAGAGCATCTCTTTGAGCTGCTTAACGATTGTGGACTTGCCACATCCATCAGGCCCTTCGACGACGACAAAGGGAGCACGCAACGAGTTGACTTGTTTCAGATCATCCATTTGAATTTACCTCATAAAAGTACCCACTGTACCAGTTAGGTAATATGTGGACACAGATTTTTAGATTCATCAAAAAGTAACTACCTTGAGTATAGTTTGTCTACCACCACACTTACCTTAAAGGAAGTTATCATGAGCTCAGTTTCTTCTTTGCAAGATGTCACCAAACGCGTTCAAGATGAAAAAGACTACATCGACAAGAACATCGCTCGCCTGACATCGTTCTTGGAAAACAAAAACAATGTGGTTTCAGCCACCCAGCTGCTACTGATGAAAGCTCAACTGGAAGCCATGCAAAAGCTCAGCTCGGTTTTGGGCCAACGACTGAGCGATTTCGACAAGCAAAAGGCCAAGATGGTGGAGATGCCAGCTACCGAAGTCCGACAGGTGCTCAGCCCAGAAAAACTCAATACGCTAGCTGACCGAGCTAGTGAGATTCTGAACATCTTAGGGATTTGTCCTGACTCTCTGCAAAACAAGTCGATCTGGGCACGAGCACGGTTGTTGATGGATTCCATCATGGAGGCACAAGGTGAACACAACGCCGCCAGTAATTACGGCAATGGTGAGCGCCGCACTGGTTACTATGTCGAGAGTCTGGTTGAGCGTGGAGAAGGACAACCGCATCCGATGGACTTCCTCGTCAATTCTGAGACCAACGCGGATCGTGGTCCGAAAGTCATTTCAGCTGGCTTTACCGCTACAGTTTCACAAGACCCCGACACCAAGACGATCCAAATCCAGCGGATTCAGCCAGAGCAAGGCTGCCACGACTGCCCGCGTCAAAACAAAGAGCGCACTGTCGTCGTGGCCGAAGCCACCTCCCCCGAGCAAGCCCAAGACGTTATCACTCAGGCAGTAAAGGGACGAGAAAAAGTCATGCTCCTGAGAGAGCTGAATGTGTTTCTCACCAAAACTCTGATTGAAGTGCGTGGACGCATCGATCAGCTATCACCTCTACCTGATCGTGATCTTGATGTGGAGAAGCAACAAATGTTTCAAGCAGCTATTGCTGTAGAGTCCATACTGCTGAAGTTCGGGTTCAATACAGCCCTGTGACCGAATAGCAGGCACAACGCACTCTCACTGGTACATGGCTTACGCCATGTACCAGTGAGAGCTATGCCGCCTCAGAGGGCCTAACAAACAAGTTCACAAAACTATTGACAGATGTACCACTGCTATTCACACCCCCTAGGTTTGTGCTAACGTGAGTTACACCTACCACCACACCATCTAGCGTCTGAATGTCTTTCTCATCAAAGTAAATCACCTTTGCAGCCATGCCAGGTAAAAGCAGATCACCTTGGGAGTTTTCCCAAATGAACTTAAACAAAGCACCTGTGCGAGCCGAGAGCTGGGAGTAAATCTGGTAAGGATTAGCTGTCGCACTGACTGCCGCAGCCGGAGCGTAGTTAACGCCATTCTCCCGCTTTGTCGCTACGAACGCATTACTGACTTTAGACTTGTCAATCGTTGTCTTATTGCCCTTAGTGACAATCAAGTCATCTTGAGCTTCTAAGTCAGCAAACCGCACTCCGTTACCGTGATTGAGTGCCTGTGTACCAGCATCATCTCTGAATGCTGTTTCACTGGTGGTGACAATTGTCAGACTATTCTCAGAAGGGATTTCATACGTGACCTCGATACTGGAGAACTTGTTCTTAGGCAAGACCAATACGGTTAGTCTCTGTGCCCGCTCATTGAACCTGGTGGTATCAAAAAGTGGATAGGTGTACCAGACTTGGTTTTGAATGAATGTACCAAGCCCAGCACTATAGACGCCGCAGCGAGACTGTAAAAACCGAGGGATCTCGTAGACTGGTAGTTTCTGCGGGATGGTGAGCTGCTCGATTTTAGACTTGTTGTTGGGTGTATCGGTTTGCACCCTGTCAATGAGAATCTTATCATCGGCCTTTAGAGACTCCACTGTTTTGACCACGTACATCTGTAGGATTTGCTCAGGTGTGCTTTGCCTAGGCACGCCTCCGACATAGGTAGCTTTCAGCCGCTCAATCGCAGGGTCGATCAACTGAAACATAACCTCAACGATTTGTGTGTTGTTCAAAGCGTCTTCGTCGTCAGATTCTCGGCCCTGCCCTACGGTAGGGTTTTGTCCCTCATCTGCTAGAATGGCTGTAAACTCCATGGCCTGTGTATCGGCAGTATCATCCGTGGTGCGAGTTAGTGTTTTGGTAAACACTTTCTTCACACGCATTCTCAGGTTGGTGCGATTGGCTAAAATGCGTTTAGCGTAAGTACCTGCCCCAAACGCCAGCGTTACACTGGTTTCATCGGCGTAGCCATCGACATAGTCACGTCTGACGATTTTATTCGTTTGGTAGAGCGGCTCAATCTCTTCAATCGGTGTGACAAGAATGTAGTCTACCTTGACGTTGGGTGCCGTAGCGGTGTTAGAGATCACACGCATGGCATCCAAGTAAAGCGTCGTTTCGTTAAACTCCATGATCAAACCTTCCAATCGTTCCTGCGCGCATTAAGGTCTTAGCCAACTCTTCAGCTTGACTGGTGTGATCGTCGGGGAGCTCGCGGCGTGCTAGCTTCTTCTTAGGTCCTACTCGGTACGCTTCGATGCTCTGCCCACGCAGTCGGTCTGCCAAGTTACTACCCGTCTTGACTTCCATGTAGGGCTTGGCGTGAGGGTATAGCGAAGCCGCAAACCTGTCTAAGCTCATCAGGTCTTCCGCAGGCACAGGCCTGCGGTTTAGCTCCGTTCGCTCATGATCGAGCCACGCACTGATGTAGTTGATGCAGATCTTGTAAATCAACTCCGTATCCGCAGGGTTGACAATGTAGACCCGCTGACCCTCGTTAAAGCGCATGAGCATTTCATTGATGGTGATTTGCACATGTACGAGAGCTGCCATGGTATCTTCATCGAGTTCCCGGTCCCCGCGAGTAGGCAGCCCCATGGTAGAGATCTCTTCGCGGCTGTACATGTCTCGCTGATGCAGCTTCACCCGGAAGATTGCATGAAAAACTTTACGGCCCCAATACTCGATTGGGTCATCATCTGCTCGCATTGGCTTCATTACAGTGCTCCGTAAATAGCTGACTTCATCAGTGTTAGGATGATAGGGCCGTAGTAAAACCGCTCGAAAATCCCCCACTTCTTAAACGACTGCCCAGCGTCTAAAATCTGTGCGATGTCTACAGGCTCGTTGTCAATATAGTCTTTGACCATTTGCTCAAACGCTGTCGTAGGCTCACCGCTGTAGAACTCACTGGACAAGACGTAGTAGTCTTCCAAACAAGCTCGGTTAAGAGGCACGCGACTTGACCCAGCAAGAACTTGTAGGTTAGCTGGAGGGATCACGTCATTGACTTCACCTGTCACCAACTCTGGGTGTGTCATGAGCATGCTCAGTGTTTGGCCATCCCAGTGCTCTAGCACGGTGTCAGTGCGTGAAGCAGCGTCTTGAGGGTATACACATCTGCCTACACCACAGTAGCGAATCGAAGACTGTAGAGGGTCTTTACTGAAATAGTCTACAGCGATAGCAGATATTTTGGTAAAGCACTCACCTAAAATGACCGCATCGCGCTTAAGGATAGCATCCCAAACAGAGGGCGTGTCGTACTCCTGTCGGTGACCTGGCCTTAGGTAGATGATCTCACTGATAGCGCGGTGATCCATCTGGTTAAAGGTTTGCAGGAAGTAGTGCGTGAGGAAAATCTCGTAAGTCTGGTAAGGCTGTCCTGGTACGAGAAAGCAGCGCCGCTCTTCACTCAAGAACTGACGCAGATAGCTGGCCATGATCACTGGAAACAGCTTTTCCACCTTCTCCTTGTTGGCAGCTGTACTAGGCAAGATCAGTGGATCAAGTCCGTACTTTTGCAAATCAGCTTGGTAGACAAATGTGGCGATTGTCTTTTGCAGCAAGTCTTCCAGGTTGACAGCATTGTCAGTGATCAAGACATAGTTGACTTCATACACACTGGATTTAAAGTGTGACTTACGCACCGTCGAGGTGACTTTGAATACACCCAGCCGGCCTTCACCGATATCGGAGACAAACATGTCCCCCTCATTAGGAACGACACCTTGCGGGATGACTGAGGTGCCACCGACTTGCATGGCTTTGGTTTGCTCGTCTTGACTCTCCGATAGTGCGGATGTCACCTTAAACGGCAGTTTCTCGATACAGCGATACGACTGATAAGCCGCGTCACGCCCGAGCTGTTGACCTGAGAGCTGAGAGTCGGTATTGAGTACTTGGGAGAAGTACTTGTCAACGACCCATGTAGCGCCCTCGGAGAAACTCCCTAAGTCAGACCGGCTGATCCAGCGAGTGTCGACATAAGTCGATTTAGCTAGAGAAGATTCGACAGCGATTGGGTTGACATCTAACGCCACCTGAGAAGCACTACTGGGCGTCAGCAAGGAGGTAGGAGGTGTTCTTCCGTCGAGTAATGGCATGATGATTATCCTTTATGAATTTGGGTCATGAGGGTTGCAGTCAAGGATGGCAACCAGTTGCAGTAAGTCGCAGCAAACACCGGATCGATAGCTTCATCAGAGACATCTCTCCATCGCCCTTCGGTGCGGGTTTTCCCACCTGTTACCAAGCTGTAAGCAGTAGTAGGATCAACACCTAAGCGAATCAAATCCCTGTAGTCGAGCTTACTCTTAACGATATCGGCATCACCGGAGCAGTTCGCAAGCGCGTGACTAATGGCTGCTATCAATTGATCACGAACGACGGGTTGACTCTTGATGCGACTAAAGGCAGCTGTAGCGACCAGTTGTAAGTTAGTGATGAGGCTCAAGCGAATGTGATAAGTCTTGCGAATATTCAAATCAGTTAAGCTCCTGATTTGTCCATTGGGCAGTAACTCCAGAGCTTGGCCTGGTTTGAAGTCATTGCCTTCATACAGACTCAGATTGAAGATAGATTGAAACGGTGAGCAAACGTGATTGCGCTCAGCCCCCAAGAGATAATCCAGTACCTCTGGACGTAGCTCCCAGTCTACAATGTCTGTTTTGATGTTGACCAAGCTGCGCAGGTCAGTGGGTGTAATCCCAACTAACATTGAAAATACCTTGACACTCGACGGTAGCACGTAGATAGGACTAAACTCATCAAACCACGGGATCGTCACACTTGGAGATATTTGCATGGACTTTGCACGTTGATCGTTTTCAAAGTACATGAGTGCTTGCGTTTCAAATCCGCTGGCTTTATGCCTGACTTCTGGAGCGCGAATCGGCGTGTACCGGTACTCGGGGTTGACGAGTTGGTTGTGTACGACGTTCGGATAAAAGACCTGGTAATCGATGGGCTTTTCAAACATGAACTTGTAAGTAAATGACGTGTCAAATACTTCTGTATCTCCAGCCTTAGAAGGCTTATCTGGAAACACATCAAACTCAAACCAGCCTTGTACCCGTGTCTGGCGTTCAGCAATCACCATGGTTGCGTTCTTGCCCGAGCTATCTGTAATACATGTAGCAGAGCGAGACAAGTGAGCTTTCACGTAATCTTCAAACGTATCGCCCCAGCCACCTTGGTTTTCCCTCAACTCCCAGCAGTGGTGAACGAGTTGGAGGATTTGTTCAGGAAACTCGTAATGGTAGGTGATATCGTGGTAGCGCACCAGCGCTTGATTGCCTACCATCGAAGCCATGCGCTGATGCCAAGCCTTGGCACTAGCCCTGTCTTTGGCAGAGTATTTGAAGTTGATCGTGATACTCTCCATAGCGTAGATCGGTTTGACAACGAGTCCAATTTGATCGTCACAGAACGTGAGCGCACTATTCACGTAGAGCCCACTGATACGACCAGCGTAGTCTTTATCGAGCTCAGCTTCAATCTCGATCGTTACAAACTCATCACTGGGCCAAATGTTTTCTTTCATGTAGTCTTTGGTAATGAGACTACCCATTTGAGCGGCCTTGGCTTCATCGCCTAGAAAACGAATTGGAGTCTTGCTAGAGATATGGGTCACATCCATGACTTGCCTGACCACATCAAAAGTGACAGGGCGATCAATAGAGTCTTGAATGTTGGAAATAGGGAGTACAGCAGATGGCATGATGGCACCGAGGCAGTGGCTTAAACACATGATGAATTACTAACAGTAGGTAGGGATGGGAATTACCCCATCCCTACCTACTCAGCTCATTCGTACTTCAACAAACTGGCTTCACAGTAGTCTAGGATACGCCCAGCAGCCCGCACGTCGTAGTTGTAGAACAAGTCCACATACTTGGCCATGGCTGTGAAGATCGAGCGCAAGAACTCCAAGCTGTACATGTCTTTCTTGGCTTCTTGCGGCTTAGCCTCGATCATCTTGACCAAGTCGTTAGTGGCCTTGTTGATCGCATTCTCGATCTTGTTGACTTCACCGACGATGGTGTCATGCTGCTTATAGATGCCGTAGGTAGCTTGCTCCTCGACTAGCTTAGCGAGCATACCGACCTCATTGGCAGAGAGCACATCCAGACTCTTGTCTTTGACTTGGCCTTTGGTCTTGACATCTTGCCCCAGCATTTTCATGCTGGTTTGTTTGCCGTCTTCAATCTGTATCGTGCAAACAAGCGACTCATTGTTAAACGGCAGCTTGTAGCTGATGATGTGATTGTTGGCGTCGCTCTTTTGGTCACCAAAACCTTCTTTGAAGTGCTTGAGCAACTGATTGCGCAGATCTGTGATGATGGGATCGATCTTGCCAAGGACTGCTGCTTTGTCCGTGTCTTTGGTGACTTCTGGGATCACAGCCAAGACCTGGTCACCAGCACGCTTGACGAGATCCACACCAAACGTACCGCCGATCTCTGAGGTGTAGCGCTTATACTCCACAGCGATGTGATCGCTCTTGATGGCTGTGCCGTCAGCGGAGAAGTAGCGCAGCAGGGTATCTGAAGTCACCGCAGCGTCTTTGGGGAGCTTCTTGATGATGGCATCCTTGGCATCGTCTTGAATGCGCTTAGCACGCGTGGCGATGCCCTCGGAAGAGGTGCGAGCCTTTTGGAAAAGGTTACGCACCCAGATACCCACCTTCTTGATCCACTCAACGATGTGGCGAACACCGGCGATGATCAGATCCGACATGGCTTCAAACGACCGCTGTAAGACTTGTCGCTTATTGGCCAGTCCTGCATACTGCTCCATGACAGGGAAGTAAGCTTTCTGCGGATCGATGGTGCGCATCAGCTTTTCTGTCACAGCTCGCAAGGCGTTGTAAGCTGATGCACCAGTGTCAGCTGGGTTCATTTTCTGGATGTCGCCAGAAGCATCGATTAGAGCCCCAGTTGCATCGACCACTTCCTCAACCCGCTCAGATTCTGAGTCGAAGATGCTCTGTGCTTCTGGGTCTACCAGGTTGATAGGGACTTCACCGATATTTTCAGGTTCGGTGTAGAGGCTGGCTTTACCGTTAGGCGAATCGAAGTCGCTTCCGGCTAGTTCAATGAGTGTTGGCATGTCACTTGTCCTTGTAAATGATTAGCTCTTCTTAGCTTCTTCTAAACTAATATGTAAGTTACGCAGCGCGACCCCATGGCCAGTGATTCGCTTATCGAAGTCCATCAGGTTGTGGAACGCCTGTAAAATATTTTGCATTACTTTAAGGATGTTTCGGATTGCCCCCTGAACCACATAGGTGGAGAATTCGATGACCTGCTTGTATCGTCTATTTGGCAGCTCATCTTTAAACTTAGTGAGAATTGCATCAGCATCTGCTTGCATTTTATCACTAACACCATTTAAATCTTTTAAAGACACGCCGATTTTAGAGCGAAGCTTTTCTCGCTGGGTCTCTACGTGTGAGTAGTTATCCGCACTAAAGCTATCGTGGTCGAGTACAGCGACGTAAGGTATTTTTGGCTCGACATAAGTGCTCTCTACAGATGGAATTTTCGAACCATTTTCTAGTGGCCGTGACTTCATCTTTTTGTTTACTTTGAAACCTACGAATATGTCTAACTCCATAAAAAACTTAGAGGCTATTTGATCGATGAGTTTTTCGTACTCGTCTTTAGTAGTTACGTCTTGATTAACGTCAGATTTAAACGCCTTAAATAAATCGGACTCGATTAGAGCGGTGGTCGTGTTTTTGCCTAACTCTACTAGGTAATTGTGACCAAATAATTTAGTTTTATCCATAAGCTCTTCAATACTCTTATACATCTCCGAAAGCTGTGATACCCCTATTTTTTTGTATAAGGGATTACCATTCTCATCTATCGGAGCGTTACTACTATAAAAGTCAGCAAAAAGTTCGTTGTTGTTGTTAATAGCCTTCTGGAAGCCAGATAAGTAGCTTTGCTTGTGAGCAGCTTCAACTTCAGCTACGGCCTTGGCAGCGTCTTCCTCTCCCTTCTTTGTCTCTTCAAGCCGTTTTTGCAATTCGGCGATGTCTATCTTTGGCTTTCCATTTACCGGTGGTTCTGTACCGGCTTTGCTGATCTGTTCGACAGTTTTGATGACTTCAGCAGGTTTAGCAGCCGATGGCTTACTGACATTTTCTTTGATGACCTGTTGCACTGCCACTTCAGCCTTCTTGACCTCAGTTGAAGACGAAGATATAGAGCTACTATCCTTACCAAACAACCACGCCCACACTGACTTGAAGAAGTTACCGATCTTCTCGACGATGGTCTTGATCAGCTCGATCAACCAATCCCAACCAGCTTTCAATGCACTACCTACGCCTTCTTTGGTGTACTTCAAAGCTAGTTGAGACTTATTACCCATGTAGCTCTCATAGGTGGGTACTTGAACAGAAGCATGTAACTTAGTGACAAAGTGCTCGATGACTGCCCCCAGAGCAGCGATCTCTTTACCATCGGTGATGGGTTCGAGATCGTCTTTCAGATCTTGGACAGTACAGATGTTATCGAGCATTTCCTCGGCTTCTTCAAATGAGCGATTCAAAGAGATGCTCGTTTCCACGATGTTCAGCATCGTGACAGTAACAGGATTGGACGTTTCTTGCACAAGCTTGTAGGCCATGATAATTCTCGCAAAGTTAGGTGGTGAATCAAAAGATAAGAACATGCGGCATAGAGGCAGGGGTTTGATCCCCTGCCTCTATTTAGGTCTGTAGGGTTACTACAGGCTCATCAGTCTTCCAGCTTGGCCAGCGAAGCCGAGCAGTAGTCAAGAGCGCCCTTGGCGGTCTTGATTTCCCAGCTCTTCAAACCGGCAGCCAGTTGACCCAGCAGGTTCTGGGCCACCTTGGCGGCGGTGGAGGCCAAAGGCGAGTTTTCGGCAACGACCTTTTGCTTGTCTTTGTCCTCCCCTCCCTTCTTGGCCGCTTCGTTGCAGGCTGCTTCCAGATCTTTGCCCATCTTTTCGATTTCAGCAACGACCTTGGTTTCACCTTCGATGCCTGCGCATCCTTTGGCGATGTTTTCCGCCAACGACTCGATGGTCGCTTGCGGCAACGGGGCCACTTCACCGAACTTCACATCGTCCTTGAAACCGTCCTTCTTGCCGATCGTGATCTTCAAGCTGTTCAGAACTGGTTTCAGAGCAGCTTTGGTGAACGCCATCGGATTGATAGCGTAAATGGACATGTCGCCCATCGCCAGCTCTTGTTCGTAGACGTTGCAACCAGCAGGCGCGGGGTGGTCTGCTGACTTCGTTTGCTTGGCGCTGGCCATGGCCAGCTTGGTGCTGAACAGCGAGAAGGCTTTGTTGAGCTTGCTGTCGAAATCGGCTTCGACATCAACGCTGCCAATGGCGTCTTTCACCGCAGTGGAGAACTCAGCGATGGATTCGACACTGGCTTTCTTGAGAGCGCCCTTGTCACCCATGGAAAAGCCACTTGCCCACAGCGAAATGGTTGCGACCTCGGCCAGCTTGTTGTTTTTGCGCAGGGGTTGGCCAAAGCTGTCGGCATCGACCTTGGCTTCAGCACCGTACTTCTTGTCCTTGAGCTCCACAGCCTTCTTCTTGATGGATTCGGCGCGGTTCTTCAGCTTGGTAGCCGAGTTGAACAGGCCCTTGAAGAAGTTCTTGACGGCTTCGACGGCCTTCCAGAAGTACTTCTTGACCGATTCCCAGATCTTCTTGATGCGCTCACGCAGACCGTCGAGGGCTTCTTTGGTTGCTTGCACGCGAGTGATCGGCAGCTTGTGGCCTTCACGAGCGATCTTGAGCGGAGCTTTCCACACACCCACACCGGCGCAGATCTTGTTGGCCAGGCGTTCCAGCGCTTGTGCGGCAGGTTCGGTCAAGCCTTCGCCGCTGTCCACCGAAGCTTGCACGTCGTCAGCGGCATCGGTCAGCACTTGGGCGGAATCGATCGACTCGTTCACGCCATCGGCCAGATCGTCGATTTCTTCTTGAGCGGTGGCCATTTCGGCCATGTCGTTTTCGGGCAGTTGTGAGGAATCCTCCACCGCGCCATCGCCGCCCAGGGGTTCGTCCAGGCCTTCGGTAACCAGTTTGATTCGAGCCATGATAGTGTCTTTCAGAAAAAGAAAAGTTGGATTTTCAGCAGCGCTGTTGGAAATCCACGAGTAGCCTTCTCGTGGAGATGCAAGCCCAGCGCAGAAAAGCAGCAGGAAGTCAGCTAAAACCAGGTGGTGAGACCCGGTATAAAGCCAAATGAAGCCGAGGCGTCGCCCTCTGCTTATCTCGCGGGGACAATACACACACTATAGGTAAATTTTTAATTCCGGCTAGCAGCACCTGCCTTGATGTATTCTTGCTTGACCAGCTTCAGGAAGTAGTTCCAAGCCAAGCAAACCCCACGGATGTACTTGCCGATCTCAGCGATGGCATAGTTCAAGTTGCTGATCACTGTGTTGATTGCAGCCACCATCGTGTTGACGTACTTCAGACTCTCAACACCTGTTGCATCCAGCTTCTTGGGATCAACGCCAGCCGCTTGTACCTTAGCTTTCTCAGCGATTGCCTTGAGCTTTTGAAACACCCGCTCTACGCTGTCGGGATTTTTCTCAAAGGTCTCCAGCTCACGCAGCGCTTTGACTTGCAGCGCCGTAACTTCTTCTAGCTCAGCCGCTGAGCCATAAGGGAACCAGCCGTCTTGCGTCTGTGCGAAGGTGTTGCGCACACACTTGATCTTCCAGTCACGCAAGAACTCCAGGCCCATGATCGTATCGAGGTGATTGCGCAGGCTAGGGTTTTGGGAAACCGTTGCAGTGTGATAGCCGATCACAAAGTTGCCGGGCATGTCGATGGTTTCCATCCAGCCGTAACCAGGCAGCGCCTTCTCGCCGTTGAACTCACTGTTAAACGTAGGATTGCCGCCAGACTGCTTGAGTTGCAGGAGTTGATCTGTCAGCGTGTAAGCCTCGGCATCCGGCAAAAAGCGACTCTTGAAACCCGCCAGAGACCCACCGTCTTTGGACAACACTTCCAGATGTTCTTCCAAGATCTCCATGAACTTCGGTGCAAAGTTCTTCTCAATCGCAGAGTAAGTCCGGGAGAGCTGATAGACGTTCTCGAAGTGCGTCTTCAAGTTCGGGATGGTGTTCTCAATTGAGAGCTGCATGAACAGCTCAGGTGAATTGATCCAGTGCTTCTTATCAGTAGGGATGATCTTCTCCCCATTGATCTTGTCGAGCGCCTTGATCTCACCCATCGTGTCTTTGGAGACTTCGATGTCGTTTTTCACCGTGAAGAAGTACTTGCTGATGAATCCCTTGAACCAAGCGATCGCTTTGTCCACCAGACGCATACAAGCGTTCCAGATCTCTTTGAGCGTATCGACAAAGCCTTCACACATGTACTCAGTTTCACGAGCCTTGCGAGCTTGTGCAGCGAAGTTCTCCACTGTGTACCAATACTTCGTCTGCAAGCCGTTTTGCTTCTTGACTTGCTTGAGATACACGTCAGCTTGGCGAGCTTGGTGGTAGTCTGCCGCCCGACCATTGCCCATGGTTTTGATCAAGCTCTCCAGCGAGGTAAGCAGTCCTTGGGTGTCCACCTGTGCGTCCTTCAGAGCGACTGTGCGCTGCTCTTCAGGAATGCTGGCTTCAGTCATATCCTTTTGCTGAGTCTCCAGATCCTTCTTGATCTCATGCTCAGCTTTGGCGACTTCATTGACGTTGAGATCTTTCAGATCGGGGATGACAATCTTGTCATCTTGTTGAACAGGATCATCCCCAACAGACCCACCATCATCGGTGCTGGTGTTTGCGTTGTCGGTTTGATCGTCTTCTACTGCGAGGCGGTAGCGTGCCATTTTTCAGTTTCCTTTTTCAGTGGTAAAGCAGTGTGAGGGGTTTGGCCACCTCACACTGCTAAGTTTGGTTTTCAGTCAATTTTGACGTAGCGGCGTGTAGACTGCTCGACGTATTTGAGCATCGCAGTATAGACCTTGAATGCGTACACATCAAGTCCACACTGGCCCATCTTCGTCAGGTTGATCAAACCTAACACGATCTCTTTGAGCTGCTCAACACTGCGACCACGGTAAGCGTCAACAGAATCAAAGCCTAAGAGTTCGACATACTTGTCAAACCCGTTAGCCCGATCACCCCAGTTTCTATTGAGAACAACGCCTCGCCAGTTCTCCACTTCATCGATGCCTTTTCGCACACCAGCCAAAGAGGATCGAATCTCAGTCGGCGTGAGTGTGTGAAAGAGCATCTTGTCAGTGATTTTGATGGTCTTGCCCGGTGGTGTGGCCTTACCCCAGTGATAGCCGATCACCTTCGCGCCGACGTAAGCGATAGGTGCAAACAGAGGGACTTTTCTGTCTGTACCAGACCACACTTTGTCAATCGCGTTGGCTATGACCGTCTGACATGTCCACACTAGGAATGTCAATGCGATCTGCTCTGTCAACTCAACACGCGCTCGGTAGAAAGCCGCCGGGTTTTTGATGTCAAGGAAGTAGTTGACTGCCTTGATCGCGGAGATAGCATGCAGCCCCGTCTCTTTAACCCGGTAAGCTTCTGTGTACAGTGACATACCGCCAGGCAGTTCCCGACCTTGAAAGAAGACATTCTCACCGGTGGGTACTTTCGATCCAACGGATTGCGTGTAGACCTTCCCACCGCCAACGACAAAGTCACTCGGATCGAAGCCTAATGTATCGATGACTTTGTAATCACCCTCCATCATCTTCTTGCCGTTGTCAGCTACCCACTTGCGGTACTTGGTATTGGCTGCAATCACAGTGTCAGCGTGCTCTTTCAGCAAATCTGACACAGCTTCAGGCACACCTTTGAGCCCCTTGATGAAGCCTGAGTCAGTGTACATTAGCATCTCACACCAGTGCTCTGGTTTGATGTAAGCTGCCACTGGTGTACCAGAGGGATTGACTGCTGCTACTTTGGTTTCGACACTGGTTTGCAACTCCCGCAACTTAGCCAAAGCACGTTTGTACTTGTCTAAGTAATCAGTGATGCGAATCATGGTCACAGCCAAGCTGTTAGAAACAGCCGCCTGAGCCACGCTCAGCGTTTCGCTCAAACCCTCAATAGCCACGCCAGTATCAAAGACTTGTTTGTTCTTGATACCTTCCGTGCTAAACACCATGGGGCGCTCCAAGAGGTTGAGCTTTTCTCGCAAGCTCTCAATCCCGAAGTTAGCCCAGTTTGCAGCCTCGGCTGATAGCTGTTTGGTGCTGCGCAGATGCTCCACCACGGCTTGTAGATCAGCATCAGTTTGCGTGGTTTGCTGAAGGTAGTCACCCACCTCGCGCAAACCGCTTGCAGACTCACTGAGTTCTTCGATCGCTAAATCGACACCTGTTAGCAGCCTCGCATTGCTTTGGTCTTCCATCTCGTCCACGGTGTTACCCTTTCATGGTTTAGCGATCACCGAACAAGACTGACAAACTGGCTTGCAAGTCACGAATGCCACCAGGCTGCGTCACCCACATGGCGATGAGTTCCTTGAAGGTCAAACCAGGCTGGTTCTTAGGGCCGATCACTGGCAGTGAGCCCGCATTCAACATCCCTGGATTGTTCAACCCTTTTAGGAAGTGATCCACAGTCTTGGACGTATTGCGATTGGTCAGCACATTATCACCCACGCGCAAGATGGATTTCCAACTGTGCGTGGACAAGCGCCGCCCCGTGCCAGTGAACACAAAGGTCAGAGTTTCATCGATGAACTTGCGGTGATTGTCTCCGTATTCCGTGGATTGGGTCTGAGCTTCAATCCACGGCAAAACAGCATTCGTGCCAAAAGCCACCAGCGCCACCTTGAGTACTTTCTCGCAATACTCAAAGCTGCGAGACTCTTCGGTATGGCTGACGCTGCCCAAGTCCAAGTCTACGACATTCAGGTTTGCCGTGTACTGACTTTGCTTTTTGGCCATACCGCTCTGTGCCAACTGGCGCGACAGAGCGATCAGATCGACAGGAGAAGTCTGAGGCTGCGTCGCACTCCCCATGAAACCACTGGGGTAGATTTTCAAAGCACCGGTGTTTTCAAGCATTTTGACGCTCCTCGTTGTCGAGCTTCAGGCGCAGGTTCGAGCAGCGTGTTTGCAGGCTGTCGATTTCTGCGGCTAGGGCTGGGTCATTGACACGCTCATTGAGCCGCTCCAGATAAGCGGCGCGCACTTGCAACAGCTCCAGCTCAGCTTGGGCCTTGCGCGTACTAGCGATGTCCCAATCGGCGACAGCAGAGCGCACCCACCAGAAGGGACTCCACTTGATCGAGATGTTGCGCACATTGAGCGGGTCGAGCTTGTAAGCCCCCATGGTGGCACTATAAGTGTCTTCGCTCACACGCGTCACCACAGCGTCAGGCAACTTGGTCAAGTAGTCATCCAAGACCTTGTAGTCCATGCCCATGGCATTCAGACAGATCAAGAAGTCGTTGAACCCGTTGACCACGGTTTTCTGTTCACGCTCAGTGGGCTTGCTGATGTCGTCGTCGAGGTCTTTGATGGACTCAGCCACGTAGCAAAAGTTGAGGAACTCACGACTGTATCGCTCAGCAAACTGCGCGCACTCTACCAGACGCAACAGCGTAGCTTTGCTGTAGGTCAGGCCTGCTGATGTTTCCTTGGTGTTAAAGAGTGTTGCAGACTTGTCGATGATCTGTTCGAGTTGTTTGACGGAGTTCATCAAGCGCGAACGAATGACACCGAAGGAGCCGGTCGAGCGTGCAGTCACTGTATCTACCTGGCGGATTGCTGGCAGATAGCTCTTCAAGACATCCGCCTTGGGATCGCGGTTGGCGTACAGGTTCACGGCCAAGTCATAGGCCGGAATGCTGTACTTGCGCAGATTTTCACTGACTTTCTCAGCCCGCTCTTTGATGGTGTCTCGCTCGAAGATTTTGGGCAGCGAAGAGACAAAAGAAGACAAACTCATGATGTGCTTTCTCGGTAAGTGATGGAGCAGGACTAAAAAGCCCTGCTTGTTGGTTTTTTGAAGTACGCTCAGAACGCCGGTGCGTTGCCTTGCACGAAAGCTCGGAACAAGTCACCGATGTTGTCACCACCTGACTTGTTAGCGCCCTTCATGTCTTTCAAGCTCACAGTCGTCGACGAGCTGATTTCGCGGTAGTAGATCTCGCAGCGATCCATGTCGGTGTGCACGACACAGATGATCATCAGGTTGGTAGAGTCAAACAACTGATTGCGAATGCTCAGGTTGTGGATCGATCCACCCAACTGAGGTTCGATCTCATCGAGCGTCGTGGAGTTGATCACCAAGATGTTGCTCATGGTGGCCAAGCTAGGCACACGACTGATCAGACCAGCTACCAGATTGCTGCTACCACGCTGCAAGATCGCCTGGAAAACACCGCTCTTGTCTTTGAGTGCGATGCGCTTGCGCTTTTTCAGGATGTCGCCGAAAAAGAAAAACTCATTCCAGCTCAGCCGCCCGGCCCACGTCGAGTACCAACGCTCTTTGATGTCCATGTCAAAGACATTGGCCGATGTGGTGATGTCTTTAAGCAATCCTGTGGGAACCAGCGAAGTCAGCAGCCGAATGGCTACCTTCACCATGGCCTTCTGATTGTTTTCAGAGATCGTCACCTCGATGACCTTACCCACCGATAAGTCAGTGCGGGTGTTGATAGCATCCATCGCTTGCTTGATGGACGTTCCGGTCTTGTTACTCGGCTCAGGCTTATCACCGCCGTTGGCTTCTAGGCTGCGCGACACACCTAGTTGGGGCAAGCCGTAACGGTACTGCTCTTTCATCATGAACTCAGGCGCACAAGCCACGCGCTTGTTACCCCCGTCACTGATACGCTCCATCCCAAACCCACGGTTAGGGTTAAGAGGCGCTAGCTTTTCACCCACTGTGACATCTGAAACAGTGGTGATGGCATCCACAGCCAGCATCCAAAACGCAGAGAAGTTGGCCAGCATCGAGTGGCTGATGACATCAAGCCATTCCAGGTTGGACAAGCTGGCGTCAATCAGCATGAACGGCTCAACTCGCGTAGCCGCACTCACACTGGTCAGAGAACCACCACCTTGAGCGATCTTGCCGTAGGTTGAGACAGTACTCTTGATGTTGCGCAGCCCGTTGGCGACTTGGTCAAAGACATGGATAGCACCCATCGTAGAGGTGCCAATGGTGAGGGGGTCCATAGTGAAAAGCTCCTGGTAAAGAAATAAAAACAGATATGCGAAAAAGAAGTTTACCCTGCACATCTAGCCTATGAGATTTGAACACTCATAGGCTAGATGTGAAATCAGTGTCATATATGATTCATTTAACATTTTAACCCCTTATTGCACGGTATCATGACCACAAAAATCAACCTAACACTCGACGAAGTGTTCCGCAATTCACCGATTGGGAGTACCAATCGCTCGATTGCAAACACCTTGTACGGGATTAACCACCGGCAAGTAGCCAACATGACACCTTCCAATAAGGAGGTGTTTGGTTTGACTTTCATGACGCGCCCAGCGTTGAACTTAACGACACAAAATGTGCGCGCCGACCGCCGGCTCATACCCATGCTCACCCTGGAGCAAGCACATTATCAGCGCTATATCCGCTGCATGTTAGACCCTCGGCTTAACTACGTTGACCGTAGTTTCGAGTGCAGTCTCATTGACCATGACAACGCGTTCATCCCACTGCTGAGCAATCAGATACAAAGTCTCTCTGGATGGCCTGACGCTTCCTTAGACACCTTTACATCAGCCAAGGGCGTCTACAATGAGCAGTTCTCTATCGTTGACTCAATCATCGATATTTTCTGGTCATACGACATGACGGCCACTTTTCGCAGTGTGGCTGGTGATCCAATCACCGCGATGATCTATTCGTGGCTACTCTACATCAGTAATGTCTACAAGGGCATCATGGTGCCCTATATGGACATGATCGCACTCGATGAGATCGATTACCAAACGCGCATTTACCGCTTAGTATTGGACCGAACAAAAAGGCGTGTGGTCAAGCTAGCTTGCACAGGTGTGTCTGTTCCCATTGCTATCAATATTGGGTCGAGCTTTAACTTCGAAGCAGATAAGGTTTACAACCAAGCCTACGATACCATCGAGGTGACATTTCGCAACTCTGGGGCGCGCTACAATGATCCGATCATCGTTGAAGATTTCAATGACTTAGTTGGTATCTTCTGCGAGTCAATGAAGGACGCAACGAGAAAGTCCAACATGCAGAAGATCGATATCTCTGTACTGGACTTCTTTAACTTCCAGGGCTACCCACGGATTGATCCGAGTAGCTGGGACTTAGAGTGGTACGTGTATAAGAACACGTATGACAACGTAATGCGCGCATTTGAGCGCCAATATAAAGCGCTCTATACCGGCAACACTTCTCCACCCGATTACAGGAACTACTAAAATGGCTGCATCTAAATTTAGCGATTATGTCGGTGACTTGGCCAATTACAAGTATAACCCACTGAGTATGCGCGAAGTCATGTTCAAAGCACTGGACAAGGCTAACGCCGGTGAGATCGATATCGTCGATCCCAGCAACCCTGTGGTGTTTTTGCTAGAAGCCTTCACCGCTGGCACAGCTGCTGTGTGCGATGAGTTGCAAGCCACCTTGCGCAAGACACATCCTCGCTTAGCCACCACCATGGAAGAGCTCTATCCGCACATGTCAACCCAAGACCAGATTGGCCTGTGGGCCAAGCCGGCTTCCACTTGGGTTTACTTGATTTTGCGCAAAAGCGATCTTTTGGCTAACTTTGTAGACATCCCCAACACAGCTTCTCGTAAGTTAGTGATTCCACGGGACTCATGCTTCAAGGTAGGCTCGACCACGTTTTCGATGCAATACCCGATTGTCATCCAGGAAACTGCTAGTGGTGCGATTGTCGTAAAGTGGGATCTCGACGTTGTTTCCCCATTGAAGTCTTTGAGTACCAATGAGATCGAGACACTGGCATTTACTGCCACAGATAGACAAGAGTATTTCCAGCTCAAGATCCCTACCGATCAGTTCAAAACAACAACTCGTTTGGTAGACTTGTCGTGGACATCTGGACTCAAGACAGATATCACCATCTCTGACAAGCCCTACGCTGTGCGAGTGTGGCAGGAGGTCTCAGGTGTTTGGAAAGAGATTCAAACTACCTCTTCGACCTACCTGTATGACCCCTTGGTATTGACAGCGATCGTTCAGTACAGTGATAAGAAAGTCACTGTGATAATTCCTGTCAACTACATTGCCAGCGGCTTAGCATCGGGGCGTATCCGCATCGTGGTGTACGAGACCTTGGGCGCTGTCAACATGGCTTTGTCAGCGTACAGCCCGAGCGATTGGCAGTATGAGTGGAAAGCCATCGACCCTTCGGATTCGACCGTTTATACCGCAGCGTTTGGTAATATCGATAACGCTATGGTTTACTCCACTGACGTTGTCACGGGTGGTAGTGACCCCGATAGCTTTGAGACTATTCGCCAGCGTGTAATTGATCGCTCACTAGGTGTGCAAGACATCCCCATCACAGACGCTCAGCTCAGCACAGCACTTGAAGAACAAGGCTTCACCTTGGTCAAGGATGTTGACACTGTGACGAGCCGAGTTTACCTGGCTACGGCTGGCCTACCGGCACCAACAGACAACCCGCTGTTAGGCGCTGCCTCCTCGTCGCTAGCGATGTGTGAGATGACGCTCAAGCAAGCGATGCTCGGCTACGGCGTCACTGACCACAGCGACAAAGCAGTGACACTCTCGCCTAAGACACTTTATCGCTACGACAATGGTGTTTACACCATGCTCGATGCACAAGAAGTCAATGCCTTGCTAGCACTAACTCCTGCGCAACTAGCAGAGCACTTCAAAACAAACGCTTATGCATTCTCACCGTTTCACTACGTGATCGATGCGCAAACAGATGTTTTGTCTGTCAGGCCTTACTACCTGGAAGCCCCTCTGGCGGTGACCAAGAGTTTTGTAGATTATCAAGATGAATCCATCTTGAGTGTCGCTACGGCAGGTAACTACATCCTTAAGCGATTCCAGCAGTTCTACACCTTAGATGTCTACACGTCTTCCAATGATTTCTTCAAAGCAGAAGATGACGCCAACCTGAGTGTGTGGTTGTCATTTGTTTCTCCAGCAGACGGTGTTCGCTACCATATTGAAGGCAGTCTGATAGCGCGCATCTCCAGCAGCGATGAGCGCAAGTACCGGTTCATTCTGAGTACAGACTTCTTCATCGATGCCAACGATAGACTGTTCTTGACCGATGTGACACAAGGCGGTAGTGCATCCACCGCTTACTGTGATTTGCTACAGTCGTTTGACTTGGTGTATAGTCACAAATCTGTCGACACACCTTTGCCCAGTAGCTTTGATGCATTGTTACCCGACGATCAATTGACACAAGGGTTTCACGGCCTCACACACGAAACTATACAGCTCAAGTTTGGTACTGCACTCAAGAATTTGTGGGCTCAGCACCGCAGCAGTGTATCTGTGCAGAACTACCTGCGCAGAACGGCTGACATCGTGCTGACATATGAGCAAGATGTGTATCAGCTAGACCCGACCACAGGCTTGCCATTTACTGTAGTTGATGGCGTGTTGACATGGAATCAAAAGCTCCATAGCGCAGGCGACGCTCAGTTAGATGGCTCAGGTCAGCCGATTTACGCTTACCGAGAGGGTGATGTGATTTTGGACGCTAATGGTGTACCGATCCCTGACCCCAATTACCGAGCTGCCTTGGTTCGCCATATCGGGGTTACACTGATCGACGGAGCTTACTACTTCGCAACTGACGCATCAGCCACAAACTACCTGAAGACAGCTATCAGCACGATGGTGGATTGGATCACAGACACCCTGGTGGAGATGAACAAGCGCGTGCTTGACCGCACAGCTATTTACTTCCACCCGAAGGTCGACCAAGGTCAAGTCAATGTGCTGGTGGACGGTTCTACCCAGCGAAGTGTGAGCGCAGCTCAGTCATTTACCGTCAAACTCTATGTCACGGAAAAGACTTACAACAACACCGTGCTTTGCTCAACGCTGCGAGAAGCGACCATCAAAGCAATCAAGCGTGGTCTTGATAAGAGCATTGTGAGTGTGAGTGCCATCATTGCAGATATCCGAGATGTCTTAGGTGATCTGTTGCACGATGTGGAGATTAGCAAACTGATCGACGATACTTATAGTGTCGTTACGCTAGTGAGCGACTCAGACCGATTGTCTCTGAAGAAGCGCTTAGCCGCATCTACTGATGGCAGACTGACTGTCGAGAATGCCATCGACATTAGTTTCAAGATCGTGTCGAAGAAATAAAAAAGAAGTACGGGCAGTACAGCGAGTGGCTTACGCCACTCGCTGTACTGCCTATGTCTTAAGCCAACATCGACAGAATGCCGTGCCCATATTCGGTACAGCGCCCCACCTTAAGCGCCCCACCCCACTCGATCTCAGATTTAGTGAGCCATTCGTAGCCGGCGTGCTTAGCCACCTCTTGGGGTGGCATGAAGACTTCCCCATCCCATCCCGCGCTATAGAAGCTAAATCGGGTATTCTCATACCCTTCATACGCGCCTGGCACACAATGATCACCGATGTGTACCGGGCTTTTCAGCCGTAACGATACTTCTTCTTGCACCTCGCGGTGCAACGCTTGCAGGGGATCTTCACCCTCTTCCACGCCACCACCCGGCAGGCACATGATCACCTTCTTTTCACTGTACTTGCGGTACAGTACGAGATACTTACCCTCTTCGTTTTGAAGGAAAGCTCGCACACGAACCAACTCTTTCTTAGCCATATCTATCTCCGTGATGCACATTAGTGAGTGACTCAAGCTAGCATCATTACTCAAGTCACTAACGGCATATGTGACTGTGTTTTTATAGGTTCGAACTATTCTTCTTAGTGAGGTCAATTGGGCGATGTACAAACCGGCGTGTCCTAGCATCATCCCACGGTAAGCCAGCGATGTCAGGCCAATACTTGCGCAAAGCCAGCATCTGGTTTACCGACGGGTCGACACGAATGTGAACCATACAAAAAGCATCATTGAACCAAGCAATTTCGGCAGCCTTCGGGATACCTAAGTCTTTGATCAAGAACGTCTCTAAGTCAGCCTGGCTGTCCATCAGCACTTCTGGATAACTCAGAGAAATACCATCAGGGAGCTGTTCCACAAGTGTCTTTGACTCGGGGGTGTGTATGAAGATCGTAAAACGGGTGATCATGTCCCTATCCTCACGCTGGCTTATTGTACGAGTCGACGGCGCGTATGATTCCAAACGCAGCGATGGTGTGGGGGCAGATCATATCTGCCCCTGTGATGACACGCCACTCTTCGAGTGCTTGTCGTATATCACCTTTTGGCATCTCGGCGTAACATGTGCCGCCCGGCAAAGCCGGGTAAGTAGACTGAGAAGACTCTATGTAGCAATGCAGCTCAGGTGTGTATGCCACCGTCTGGAACGGGTTGAGTTTAAAATCCTTGGTGTTTCGCTTAAACCAATCATCCTTAGGACCATAGGCAGTTGTATTCATGTACAACTTTCGGATGGGTACGGCCAGCGGCAAAGCGGCCTGTTTTCTGACTTCTTTGGCAATAAAGGCATCTGTATTTGCGATCTTATCGTTGTCGCCAGGTAAGCTTACCTTAGGCAGACCCAAGACTAGCAGACTGCCTTCATAGTGGGTTGTGAGCAGGATTGACTGATCTGTGTAGCGGCGAAAGAAGAGCAGGGCTTCGCGGATTTTAACGGGTTCTTTTTTGACTGCTTTTGCCATTTTGAATTCCTTAGTTAGAGGCACCTCTAGAGGTGCCTCTGGGGTTACTGACAGTTGGCCAGGATTTTGACTTGTTCGGTGAGGCGTGGTGTCAGAGCCTCAAGCTCAGCTGCCGGGCAGACCTTGATCGTCAGCAAGATGAAACGAATCATGGCGATCAGCAGCAACAAGTGCATAGAGGCACTGATGGTTTGCATGATCGCTTGACCATCATTATCTTCCGTCACCATGACGGTATAGATCCCTGTGCGAATCAGGTGCAGGCGCTCCCAGACGACCTTGCTCATCTCTTCACCATTCGATTGGATCAGAGAGGCCAGGTTGAAAGAGAGTGCGGTGTCTGGGGTCTCTTGAGGCAGTATAGAGATCAAGTCACTCGCCAAGGCATATGCCGCAGTGCGATCCATCCCCGCCAAGAAACCGTCGACGTAGTCCGAAAACTTCGAGATCAGCTCAGGGTCTTTATTAAGAGACCCAACACGCCGCATGTACTTGATTTCCTGGATGGTGTCGCTTGCCAAGTACAGCTGTACTTTGGGCAGGGGGCCGTTCGCGCAGATATAAAGCAGCGGCGTGACAAACTTGAACATTTTGTTATCGTGCCCCCACATCCAGTTGGCGTGGAACTCCAGGAACTCGCCCCTGGGCGGTCGAATGACAGTGGGCTTTTCCGCATCATCACCGAGCATTTGCATTGCTTCAGGATTGTTGCGGTACTTTTGCCGGCGAGCGAAGTTCAGATGGTTAGCCAAATCCTTAGCGGCGTTCACCATGAACTTTACGACAGAAGGCGGGGATCTATAGTCACCACTCAACAATACGATCTTGCGATCGTGCTGATCCCCACGGTAAGGCGAGATAGGAACTCCGTTACTGTTGAGCCCGTTGTAGTCGTTCTTACGCACTACAGCGACCTCAGTACATGCGGCGTAGGTGGTGTAAACACGCACACACCAATCACACAGAGGGTGATGGTCTGGCAAGGCTTGATAGTGGCGAATATCGAACATGGTAGACTCCTTATTCCTTATTGGGAACGGGTTTGTGGTGACTGTAAAAATTACCTACTTCAACATTGCTACGCACAGTGTGGCAGTAGAGCTCATCCGTTGACCGGATTGTAATAGCGTAACGCACCCGGTCAACGGACAATATCAAGCAGAATTCAATCTTGCTCACCGATACAAAACAGTAAGCTATCATCACGTTAATACGACCAGATGCACCTGACAGATGCGCGAGAATATCATCTGTCAGCAACGACCATAGCACACGTAAGTAGTCATTAAGTGCTGTGCCATAGCCCTGGATCAGCGTATCTGGTTCGAGAACCCTGATCTCGGTTGGTTCCAACCTGACCTTCTCAGGCCACTCTGGGCTAGATTTAAGCACACTTGCAGGTGTCTCTACGATAAACTCCGGCGTCACCCAAGCCCTTAGCTGTGCATCGTATTTTGCGTGACGATTGGCACATGCGGCACTCATGGCTTCGATGTAGTTAGCTTCCTGTGTCGTGAAGCGGACATCGAGACTTGAGTAGGTGTACGCCTTAATATCCGCTGGCTCAGTGGCCCGTAGTTTTTCCAAGAAACTCATCGTTTTTCTCCAAAGTTAGAGGGTTGGTCGCCGATAAACTCCGACTTACTTTTGGCGTAGTCGAAGGTAGTTTTTGAATGGAAGGGCACTAAAAACATCATTGACAGGCGTCCGTCTGGCAAACCTACCACGCACTTAGGGTAGGTGATCTTGGCACTGGTCTCTGTTGGGTAATCTTTACGAGACACGATAAACTCAACCAACATACCAGTGTTGTAGAACCCAATGCTCCTAGGCTGACTTATTGCCATTAAACTTAAAAATGCCATGGCAGCGTCTATAGTCGCTGGCTCAACCGCATCGGTCAAGATACAAGTCTTGACGACTATCAATCGCTCATTGATGCCTGTTAACATAGTGTCCTTTCTTAAGACATTGTATTGTTGTGATATGTGTTTGTAAAAAATTGAGGCATACTCCTCACTACCTGAAACGGTAGTGAGGAGTAGCGATCAGGCTTTGTTGATGAAGAACTCTTCACGCATCACCATGGCAATGCGGTTGCAAATACTGGCGTAAGCCAGAGGGTAAGCGTTGAGCTTGGCTTGTAGCTCTTGGCTCACAAACTGGGAAGCCCCTTGGTAAGACTCCAAGAAAGACGGCTGTTTGTCCCCTTGCGCACCAAAGGGTGTCAAGCAGATGTTGCAGTAAGCAGCTGTGTAGCGCACCATGTAGAACTGCCGAGCCGTGTCAACAGCCAGGTCAATGTCAATGGCCATTTGCTCATTGAACAATCCCAGCACCCGCCGAGCCTCATAAGCGACACTGTCTTGCCAATGTTGCTCGATGTTGTCCATCTCACTGGTCGGCAAAGGAGCCAGGCGTGACACAGCGATGCCAGCGCAGATGCCTACTGTGTTGCGGAAGTTGCCTGGGTTGGTGACCTTGCTGCGGATATATTCCTCAAGGTTCATAAAGCGCGTGTTGATCATTTTGATCTTCCTTTAAAAACAGTTACATGGTGGAGAGTTTAGCAGACTTGATGAACAAGTCGTTGCCAGCCAAGAGTTCCAAGTCCTTTTGGAACAACTCCATTTTCTTTTCTTTGCGCAAAGAGGACTTAAAGAACAGAGCCATCTTTTCAATGAGTCCGTCGTTGTCATCGTAGAGCTTCAAGATACCTTCTACGTTTTCAATCTCTTTGGTCAACTCCGTCTTCATCTCACTATCCAGATCGTCTTGCTTGAGTGCTTCGACGAGCTGGAGCTTCATGCGTGTAAAGCGTGAGCGCGGGCGATCATAGTCATCTTCACGCGTCGTGCAAGCGATCAAGATGATGAGCAAAATCCCGTAAGTCACAACCGTCGCACAGATCAAGCTAACGAATGCAACAGCGTTAGCGAAGAACCGACCAACCGAGCCAGCGCTGCGCATGCCGTAGTACGACAAGATCTTGTCCAAGCCAGAAGCCAGGTAGGAGCGGCATCCCATGCGCATAGCAAATTGATCGGCCAGCGCTTCACAACTCGTGGTGTCGTAAACACTCTCACCGAGCTCACTCTTAGAGTGATCAATCGATGCGTTCACCACCACCACACCAAGAGCCGTCTTGTCCTTGATCACCAAAGCATCTTCAATGTCTTTCTCAGACATATTGATCTTTTGGCCAAACTTGGTGAAGACGACCTTGCGTTGATCGGGTGGCACTTTGCTGTTTTGAGCCGCGATCATGGCGTGCAAGATTTGGTTGGTCTTGATCGTGCGATCGACATATTCGAACGTCGTAAACAAGTGCCCAACTTCATGCAAGATGATGCTGGTGAATTCCTCATCGGTCAGAGCTGACGGCGTTTTCTTGCCGAGCAATTCATCGAGAGGCAGCAGCATCACGCAAGGAATTTCCAGGAACGCCCCCGTGAGTTTGGCTGTGCGAATGTCAACACTGCCGTAAGCCATCTCCTTTTTGTCACGGTTCAAAAGCCGCGACATATCTGAGCTTGCATCGAAGTCAATGTCGGGATCGACACTAGCTTCCTTAGCGAAGGGGCTCAGGAAAATGTGGTTGCGGTTGATGAGAGGGAGGAACGCGGTGGGAGCGCCATCGAACAAGTTGATCTTCTTAAAGCCAAAGCTTTTCTCGATAACCTCGGCAATCAACCGGGGCGCACCACTTTCGTAGTATTCCTTGATCTTTTGCCCATTGCGACCTTTTTCACGACAAGCCTTCACCGCTGCGCACAGCTCATTGAAAACTGTGTACGACTGAAACTCAATGCTTTCCATCGCTGAGGTATAGCCCTCAGATGCTAAATTTAAGCGCATGTTGACACCAAAGAAAAATAAATCTGAACATGAAAAATGCTTTAAGTCCAGCTTGAGTGCAAAACTTAAAACAACGGATACATCTAATAGATCACCAATCCCCACCCTATTCTAAGTTAAAAACATGTCAAAAATCGACCCATCTCGTATTCGCGGCATTGAGTGCCGCTTTGCTATTTGTGTAAAAAATAAGGAAACAGACGACGATGTTCATGTCGTCAAAGAACAGATCCACCTAGACGATGGCACCATTGTGCCTTACCTGCGCAAGATTCTAAACTATAAACGCCCATACTACATTACCAAGAAAGGCTTTCGCAATCACGAGGATAAGAAAGAGTGGGAGGAAATTGAGAGACTCAATCGCTACGAGTCTACTCAAACCAGGCTGGTGCGCTCGATGGCTACCTCTATGGAGATGCCGTGGTTTAGAGGCTCACAGCGTGACTTACAGAAGTCTCCCTACATCTACGGCGCAGACATCAGCTCGACATCTTTGCTCAAACAGTCTTACCTAGACAAGTACGGCCTTAACACGGCTTATACTTTTGCGGGGTACGACACCGAGACTGATGTCGTGCACTACGACACCAAGAATCACATCTTGATGGCTTCTATCAGCCATAAGACAAATGTCTACACGTATGTACAAAAGCGGTTTGTAGCAGGCTACACCAATGTCGAAGAGAGATTACGCGCCCTAGCTGCTGAGCACTTAGGCGACTTGATCAAGCGGCGCAACCTTACGCTGCACTACGTCTTCTGCGACACAGAAATTGAAGTCGTTCAAAAGTCTATTGGTAAAGCGCACGAGATCAAACCAGACTTCCTAGGTATCTGGAACATGGTCTTTGACATCAGGCGTATTCAAGAAGCATGTGCTCGCGCTAACGTCAAGCTAGAAGACCTCTTTAGTGACCCAAGCATTCCAGCTAGCTATCGCTACTACGAGTTCATCGAAGGTAAAGCTAACCGCATTACCAACGCTAACAAGCGCATGAACTTCAAGCCCGTGCATCGCTGGAACACAGTGATCGCACCTGCGTCGTTTTACATCATCGACCAGATGTGCGGCTACTATCAGTGCCGTCAAGGCTCACCTGAGGAGCCTAGCTATGGCCTAGATGCCTTGGTGAGAAAGAACACCAAGGCCAGCAAACTTGAGTTCGAACCAGCTAAGAAATACCAAGGGTTGGCTAAACACCAATTCATGCAAAAGTACCACCCACTTGAGTACATCATCTATAACCAAGGTGACGTAGTCATTATGGAGGAGCTCGACGATGTCACCAAAGACATGGCTATTCAGCTCCCACTGTTTGCAGGTTGTACGGACTTTGAGAAGTTCCCATCTCAGCCTAAGCGCACCATTGACGCTCTACACCACTTTGTCTTAAAGCGCGGCCACGTCATGGCCACGACCTCTAAAGAGATGGCTGATGAGTTTGACGATGAGACACTTGGCATCGATGGTTGGATCGTTATGCTACCGTCTCACATGGTGGCAGACAACGGGCTCAAGTGCGTCTTAGAAAACCAAAACTTGCGGACTAACATCCGTATCTTTGTGTTTGACTTAGATGTCTCAGGCAGCTACCCTAATGGGCAGTGTGTGTTTAACATGTGTAAGCAAACGACTTCTAAGGAGCCTATTCGTATCGAAGGCATCTCTGAGGATTTGCAGCGCATGCAGACCATCAATCTGTCTGCTGGACGCACTAACGCTGTTGAGATTGTGACACTGATCTGCGGAGCCCCGACCCTTGAGCAAATCGTACAAGCCTATGACAAAATGATTGCAACAATGTAAGAAGAAGAAAAAAAGAAAACCCGCTAGGGTTTTCCTCACAGCTACAGGGGCAATCCCTGTAGCTGTGAGCTCAGGCTGCTCGGTCATGCTCACCGTCGAGCGCGCGGACGATGCCGCGCGCGATGTAGAAGATGGCGGCGTAACACACCGCAGCGACCACAATGACTGTAACCACTTCACCGAGTGAAGTGGTCGTAGACCGAGTGTAACCCCGGCTCGATGGGGCTGGCACTGCCGGCACATCCCAGCTAGGACTGGCCTTCAGCCATGCGATGAGTGGAAGGTGCACTTCAATTGTGCCTGCTTCCACGGGGACGGCTTGGACACCGACATCACGCAGGGCCTTCAAACGCGCCGGCACAAATGCCGGCAAGAGCACCACTCGCAAAGCAGCGTACTTCTGATGGAAGCGGGCCGAAGCCTCGCTTCCCATTTCCACGGTCAGATTGACAGCAGCGATTTGCTCTTCAGACAAGCAGAAGTCTGCTGCACTCAGGGAAAACTTTGTAGCCATGATAGAACTCCTTGATGCATTAAAGGATATGAGTCAGCGTAGCATCATTACCAACTCACTACCGATATATGTGACTGAAGAAAAATAGGATCAAATAAGTCACTGATACCTCGGCTAAGTTAGCCGAGGTATCAGCACCGTGAGTAATTACGCTTTGGCTAATTGCTCAGCTAGGGTATCTACATACTCCCCCATAAGCGTAGTCGCCAGCGCTTCATTGTTGTTGGTCAGGGTATAGACCATGAACAACATATTTCGAAGCGCCTTCCCAACACGGTTGTACAGACTCTCTATTGTTTCATCATTGGTTTGTTTATCGCGCCACACAGCGTAAATATGGTTGTAATAATCAGATAGCTCCTTGCGAATATACTGCCCACTCACTAGAAACTTGTCAGCCACACTCTGTGTTTTAGCATAGCAACTAGCTAACCAACTATATCCAACCGTTGCGTAAGCAGAGATTTCAATCTCATCCCATTCATTTAGGCATAAGAGAATTTTCCCCACGGCGTCTAGCGCATTGCCTTTGATGAGACTCTGCTGAAAGTCAATCGCAGCACTTCTCATCTTTGGAAACATAACTTCGGTAAGAGGTAGTCGCAGAATAGATCCCATGCCGCAGTCCAGATGAGGTAACAGCCAGGGCGCGGGACCACTAACATCACTAAAATATGAGACATCAATAGTGCAATTTAGATTTCGCATTTTCTTCCTTTACTACAGTAAGTAAGCACAGTTACCCATGTGCTCACAAGAGTGATATGTGTTTGAAATATAATGGGCATAAGTACAGGCAGAGGCGCTAGCGCCTCTGCCTGTACAGTACACTACCAGATCGGCTGGATCAGTTCTTGAAGTACGAGATCACGCGCATCTGTGCTTCTTCGCTCAGGCCAGCGATACAGCGGCCCAGGTTCAGGCTCTTTACGGCCAAGGCGTAGTCGCTGCCGGTGGTGCGCATCAGCAGCATCAGCAGGCGCGTGAAGCTGTCTTTTTCACTGGCTTCCAGATCCATGTTGGCCACAAAGCGCATCGCAGCGTCGGAGCTGAAGATGGTCTTTTGGTGATGAGCAAACACTTGGCGCACGTAGGTGAAGGCGGTGCGGAAGTCTTGCGAATCGACACGCTCAAACAACTGCATGATGGCGCTGAACAGCGTGTGCTGATGGGCTGCGCCAGTTTGAGCGTTTTGGACGTTCTTGAGATCCATGCCCTTGACGTATTCGCGCAAGCGCTCAAAGAGATGGATCACTTCGAACTTGTCGCTGCCTTGCAAGCTGTCGAGGTACTCGTTGACAGCTGCTGGAAACTCATTGTTCTCGAAGACTTTGGCAGCGACTTCTACAGCGGCTTGCACGGCTTCTTGGGCCAGGGCGGCTTCGACTTCTTCGGGCTGGGTGAGTTGTTCAGGTTGGTTCACGGTAGTTCCTTCAGATGGGTAGGGTTGAAAAGGGGATTCATCGATCTGTACGACGTGCGGAGTCAGGCCACGCGCATAGGCGATTTGGTCTTCAGCCGGCTTATCGGCGGTGGTAAACTGCGGGTCATCCGAAGTCAGTACAGGCGCAATGTTTCCACGGGGCGAGAAAGGCGGCTCGTCAACGGTTCCGGGTACAACCACTGGCTGACCGGTTTGTGAACCAAGCTCAACTAGCGGCCTCTCACAGAACCACTTGATCGTGTCGACCACAGACTGTGGGAGCTTGATTTGCTCTGGTTCACCAACCACAGGGAATTCTACCCTTGGAGTCAGTGTTTCTTCCGGTGCTGTAGCTTTTTCAAGCTCTTCGGTGGACATTTGTTCGATGTCGTCAGAGGATTCAGGCATGATCGTTCTCCTTGTAAAACGTCTATAGAATATCAGTGCAAGATATCTTTTAAATTAAAAGACTCTGTCACCGTAGACTTGCCGTGAGCCATCGCCAGATAGATCGACAAGAACGTAGAGCCCATGTCAGAACCAGCAATCGGTAGAGCCATTGGGTTAGCAGCCAAGAGACTACCCACACAGACACTACAGAAGTCAGTCACACCAAACGAGCAATACTGCGGAGAACGCACCATCAGCTTCTTGCCGATGTAGGACTCAGCTTGTTGCTGGTTCTCGACAAACACCGTCTCACTACCGTCGATCAGATACCGATTGACCAAACGGAAAGCGTTATTTGCATCAGCAAAGAACTCCAACCCCACGACAGTTTTGCAGTCACCTTGTTTGACACGCAAGTTAGCCAGTGCGCGCAGCAGCTCTTTAACCGACACACCACCAAGCACCGTTTGCGCACCACGGTTAAAGGAAGCCGCCCGCAGTGAGTTGATCTTGACGGGGACATCCTTGATATCCACACCTTCAATCAGACTGTTCTTGATGAGTGCAACGCGAGTCACATCGTCAGACAACCCGGACTCAGCGCCACCCATCAAGAAGAGTTTAGCGCGGTTGACTTCTCGTGACTTCTTGCTGAGATAGAAGTCCTCACATGGGTCGCCCTTGGTGTGCTCTTTGTCGAGCTTGATGAGCTCAGCTGAGATGAAAGCGATGACGATCGGATCGTCTAAGCGACCTTCAAATTGTTTGAACAGCTCGGCCTTTCGCTTAGGCACATCGGGGTGAGTGGAGAGCGACTTCTCCGTGCCAGCCCAGCAGCACACCTGCGTTAAGCCCCGCATGAAGTCACAAGCTTCGCCTAACTTCAAGAACTCATCGACATAAAACTCAGTTTCTAGTCGGTCAGACTCTTTATCAGGTGTTGTCTTGAGACGACCCGCAATCAAGTCTTCGATGTAAGGGATATCGAAGTACACGTTGATGAATTCTAACTTATTGCCAAAGGGGTAAACCAGAGTCAAGTAGTTCAACAACAAGCAAGCGTAATCTGTCACGATCGGTTGTTTGACGATGATGCACTCCTCGGGACTCACAGGGAGCTCTTCGTACAAATCGATCAGTGGTTTGGTTGGATCACCTCCCTCAATCTGCTCTAGCACACCTGTCGTTGGGTGTACAAAGAACATTCCGGTTGGCATCCTCACAACGCGGTAAGGATAAGGGTTGCCCTTCCAGGATTCTGGCTCTTCTGACGTGACTGCAAAGCAGGAGATGAGCCATGGCAGATTCATGTACAAGCCACTCTTTAGGGCTTGCTTATAGAAGTCTTGCTTAGTCACGGAAAGCCTCCCCGCAGATCTCGCCAATGCGCACACTCAGCTGTGTGGTCAAATTGATGTCAGGTGTGATTTGCTCAACAGCGTCCTTAGCGACTTGCATGGGGTTGCTATAGCCTTCTAAACTCAAACAAGCCAGCGCCACCAGATCACTAGCCACCACGCCTGTGTCAACCGGATTCATCTTGGCCACGACATGTTGGAGATAGAGCTTGAGATAGATATCAAAAGGATGCCCAATTGCATCTGGGTTGACAGTATAAATGTCCGCATAGCAAGGCTTTTGATCTAAGTAGTTTTTGTACTGACTATAGACCTTCACACACTGATCGATCACCTTGATCCGCTCTTCTGACATCTCTTCTTGCACAGTCCCATCGCCGTTAAGCAATTCGATGAGCCGCTCGATCACACTGTCTTCTACCGTCTCTAACACTGTCAGTGTTTCTTCGATAGAAAGAGAAGCCGATACCTTGAGCATCTCGGCGAGTGTCTCATTGGCATTGAGCGAGAGCGTCGTGATCGCCAGGATGCTCTCTTTGTCTTCAAAGTAAGGCAGATCAAACACAGCGTTACACAGATCGATGACCTGGTTCCATAGTGCCTCATCACTGACGGTGATGCCCTGTATGCGCAAAAGGCCTTTGAGAGTAGAGACCGTCAATGCTCGAAAGCCTACGATGAAATCTTCGTTGGACTTGTCCTCACTCTCCCCAACCATCATGTCGTACATGTCCATGTAGTCGGGTAAGTTATACTTGTCAAACACATCGAAAGACGCACGCGTCAGCACCATGTCCGTGTCATCTGTGGCGTGTGAGAGGTAAGTGAAAAGCTCTTCGCGGTCTAACATTTGGAGAGTTCCTTCGCAGTGGATGTACTATAAAAAATTAACCAAGCACCAATCTTTTGGTCTAGGTGTACGCGGATTGCGCGTTTTACCTCTTTATTTTAACTTGGAGTTTACACACCATGTCTTCTCGTATGTCCAAAGTCCATCAGCGCGTCCTCCAATCCAAGGAAGAACGCCCTCCCAAAGAACAAGTCTACACCCGTGTGAAAATCTGGGATGAGGTCAATGGCCTCAAAGACATCCAGATGGAGTGCTTCTCGCGTGTGACCGAATCCCTGATGCTTGCGTGTGATTTCATCAAAGATCAGGAAGTGCTTCCCCTCATCACCAACGCACAAGCTCTGCGTGAAGTCGTCGAAGCGCTGGACGCTCAGTATGAAACATACCGAGACAGGCTGTACGCCTTGCGTGACAAACACACTGACCGCAAGGGAGCAGCTGTCAATGCCGACGAGAACATGGAGGCCCTTGCATTAGGCCAAGAATACGCCGACCTGCAAATGTTTTATAACTCAGTCATGCATCCGTTGACTGTGGATCTGACGCGGCAACTGCTGATCGTTGAGAAAACTGTGGCAGCCACCAAACGCGCCAAACAACAACCCACTCTTTTGAGCCAACTCTGATCAGGAGAACGTCATCATGAACAATCAAACCGATACCAACACTGTGCCCACTGGCGACGATACACCGCCCATCGCCGAAGGAAAGAACATCACCTGGAGCACGAAGACGCCACTGTTTTCCGATGATGTCAAGGGTGTCAAGGGCTTTGAAACGCTTTTTATTCCCACGACCTCTGAAACGCGCTACCGTGTGCTCCTGGGCAACACCGCTTTGCTCGAAAAGCTCGGGCGGACGCAGGATGGGCGGGAATGGATCAGTGCTGTTAACAACGGCTCCTACACCACCACCCACGCCGACCGATTCGTCAAATCGGCTGAAGACAAAAACAGCGACTGGCGGCAAGAGATCGAGTACGAAGGCGACCTCATCCAGATGCGCAGTGTCAACACCTCAGGTGGGACTGGCTCAGTACAACTGGCTGACATCGTCACCAAGCGCCTGGGCCTGGGCACGCCCAAGTGGACACCCCTGCCTCATTCGGGCTTTTGTGTCTCGATCTTGCCAGCCACTGAAGGTGAGCTGCTGGAGCTGCATCGCCTGATCGTCGAAGAGCGCGCTACGCTGGGTCGCCAAACCTTTGGGGCGATCTTCTCCAATGTGCGCTCTTACTTCAGTGCAGAAGTGATGCGATTCATCATGCGACATATCAAGGAGTCTACCTTGAATGTCCCGGTGGAAACACTGATGAGCCACATCAAGCTGCTTGATCATGATGCCTTGGTGACTGCCATTGCCGCAGCGACTTGGCCCAATGGCGTGAAATACAGTCGAGCCTGTACAGTCGATCCCGACAAATGCACACACGTCTCGACAGGTAAGATGTTCCCGCAGCGCATGCACCAGATCGATCTGACAGCGCTCACCAAGCGTCAGTGTGCTCAACTGGCTCGCCGCACTTACAACTCCGTCACGGTAGAAGACTTGAAGTCTTACCAAAAGGAGTTCCTGCGTGGCCAACCCCGCATCATCAGCTTGGGTCAGGACACAGGCATTGGTCTGCAACTGCGCATCTGCACCATCCAGGACTACGCCGACAGCGGCTACCGCTGGGTCAGTGAGCTGGAAAAGGCTTACACGGAAGCGCTGATCGCGGACACACAAACCCGCAACGATTACCTCTTCGATCAAGCCAAAGCCACGGCAATGCGTCAATACGCGCACTTCGTGGAAGCGATCTTGGTGGATGGTGAAGTGCGTGCGACGTGCGAGAAAGAGCAACAAGAAGCGATCGAAGAAACCCTGGGACGCTTGAGCTGTGATGATGAGTTGCGCAAGGCTTTCACCACGGAAGTCGGCAAGTTCATCGACGACTCCACGATCGCCATCATCGGTGTGAATGCCTACAAGTGCCCTTCTTGCGGCGGTGTGGAAAAGATCACCGACGCATCTCCGCGCTGGGCTGATGTCATTCCGGTGGATGCGACGAAAGCTTTTTTTACCCTCCTGGGGCAGAAAGCAAAAATCATCAAGGAGACCCGGTAAGGGTCAATCACATCTGTAACGTCGACTTCGGGGTAGAAGCTACCGGAGAGAGCGTTATAGAGATCTTGCTACAAGGCGATCGGATTAAAACCTGGGCAGAAGCTAGGAAGTTACTCGGAGATGCTTACAACACACGTTACGGCATCTTCGATCACATTCAGCAAGAAGCCCTGGATGATAATCCCGCCGTCGACCCAAGCTTGAAACGACCCTTTGCTTCGTTCGAGATACACCCTGCTGAAGAGTACACCGAACACAGCCAGCTGTTCAAACTACTGGATGTTTTCCCAAACAAAAAGATCGGTGAACTCTACAACATCAGCTTTTTGGACTTCATCAACTGCCCCCCTGAAGTCGTCGAAAAGATGATCGCGGTGTGCGACAAGATCATGTCTTCAAAAGAGGCAAAAGGCAGAGAGGTCTTAGACAACTTGAAAGACTCAATGAAGGACTTAGAGTCCTAAGAGAAAAAGAAAATATGTGCCCAGGTACTCGTGCGCAAGCACGAGTACCTGGGTATGTCCATCTTAAATGGTAACGCCGGAGTGATATTCTCGCACGCTCTTGGCTCTGACTTTCAACATCTTGAGCTTGTTGTCGTGGTACTCGCAGTGCTTAGCGACATCCATACAGACGAAGTAGTAAAACTCTGTCTTGTGGTCAGCCAGTTTGCGCAGCCGGCCAAACGTCTGGATGTTTGCCTGGGTCGAGTTGATAGCGATCGTGAGGTAAACCGCTACCAAGTCCGGGATGTCTAGCGCCGTACCAGCCGATAGCACAGTGGTCACTAAAATGTCACATGAGTAGACATTGTCGACAGAGTCATCTTCCACGTAACGCTTAACCACTTTGTCTGGAAAGCGCTGAGAGAGATACTCTTTAAGCAATGTACACATGGCGATACTGGCTGCAAAAACGGCAGCTACTTTCTTTGGCCTGGTTAAGCCAATGTAAGTATTTTGAACAATATCACCAATCATCCTGAGATAGTTCTCTCGCCACTGTTTGTGGCGCATGATGCTTTTCTCAAAAGCGATGTGGCTGTAGTTGTTGCTGTTGAGCTCCGTCGTGCGCAAATGCCGACTATCTGACGCCTTATAAAACACAGGGTAGGCGTCAGCGTACTTGTCGATCTGGATGTCTTTAAGCCGGGTGCTGATGGGGTACGCCAGCTTCATCATGCGCTCTAAGAACGGGTTGTCATTAGAGTAAGTCGCAGACAAAGAAATGCTGTTAGGCACATGCGTGTAGCAATCGAGCTTGATCTGAAAGTGCAGCTCTAAGTGGACTTCGTCGTTAAGGCGTGTACCTGCCTTGAGGTGTTCGAAGAAGTTCTCTGGCAAACATGCATAGCCAAGATCGAGCGTGTCTTTACCAAGTTCTTCATACTCTTTTAACCAATTGAGCATGGTCTTGGTGCTAACGATAGCGATATCCCAATCGGCCTGGCCTTCTGCATCGAGTTGGAGTAGCGCTTTGAGTGACTTACTGCCCGCGACCATGAGCACACGGTTCATGTCCATGTCGTAAGTCTTCTTGATATCCTCCCACCACTTCTCCATGTAAGCGGGCTTACAGATGTTGATCCATCTGTGGTTTCTTTTACTCAACTCCCTCAGAGCTGTGTAAGTCTTGCCCTTGCCTGTTTGAACCGTGATCAAAACACGGCTCGGTTTTGTGACAGGTTGCGGCACATGGAGCTTGTCTAAGATCGGCTTTTGATCAGGTAAGTCTGTCCATTTATCAAACACCGTAAATTTAGCAGCAGCAGGCTCATAAAGCTCACAAGGTGTAAACTTGTAGTCTTTACCTTCCGTGTAGCCGTGATTCTTCAAAAACTTCAGGAAGTCAGGCAGAGTTGACTGCATGAATCTAAACTCAGTATGTCCACTGTTAGACGTGGCATACACGCGCTTCATTTGCCGAACGTAGTTACCGCCCTTGCGCTGCAAGTCGTACTCAATAAAGTCTCGGCTAAACGCGTAACAAATCTTTCTTTCTTCAGGTGATTTTATCTTAACAGTGAAGTTGTGAGACTTCTCCTGGATTTCCATTGCAATCATGATGTACCTGCTTGTAGTTAGAGGCACTCATTTTGAAATAAATGCCGGCGGACATAGTCAAAAGATAAAGGTAGCTTGTGTTGTTATACACAAGCTACCTATGTCACCGACTAATCAGTCGCGTTTTAGTCCACGTCAGCGTAAAACCGGCCGTACTTACCACCGAGCACCTGTTCAGGCAGCAAGAGTGCGTCCATCGGGTGATCTGGGCGCAGATCTGTATTGACAAACTGTTTAGGGTCAGTCAAGTACGTCTGATGGCGCTCAAAAGCACATGCTGCTCCTGCTGAGCGACCTTCCATGTTGTGCCTTAAAATGCCTAGCTCCTTTGTCGTCCAAGGCTTGGGCAAACGGTAGTCAGCTTTGGAGTTGCTGATCACCATAGAGCTGTAGACGATGAGGTCAAGCACAGCCATGTTCACCAGTAGTCGACCACGGTTGATGAGGTTGAACAGCTCAGCCAACAGGGCTTCGGGAGAAACCACATTGGAGCGCTTTTCCAAGTCACTTACTGTAGACTCCAGCAAGCCAGCGATTTCGGCTTGGTGGTCACCCATGTTGACTTGACGCATCGGCAGCGACAGAATCGGTTGGCTATAATCCCACCCAGCCATATCGACTTGGTAGTAGCCACCTTCTGCCACTTCGAAGCCAACCTTCTTGATGTGAGCAAGTAGTTGGTGCGTCATGTTAGACGCATTCTTATCAACCGTTGTGTTGAGAGGGATTTCTTCCGGGTTACCAGATTTGTCCCACACCACCAAGCGCAAGCTGGAGATCTCACTCACCCGGCTGGCGCTCAACAGGTTCACATCGTCGATGGTGAACACGTCAGGTAGCCCAGGCGCTTCATCAGCGCACAAGCGAATCTTGACTTTGCGGTTCTTGAGGTCTTGCTGTAAGTAGTACAGACTACCACCTGACGGGGCAGACAAGTACTTCTTCTCAAACAAGGATAGCACAATCGAGCTCACCACTGCACTGCCGTCAAAGTGCTTGTTAGAGATCACGATCTGTGAGACAGGCGCTGTCATGGTAACACATGACTGGTGCCCACCGTTTGTACCATCATCAATCCCTAGTGAAGTCTCACCGTAGCAGACTTCACACACACCGTTTGGATCGGGGTGAGCACAACCAGCGACAATGCAACGGATTTTAATCGTCGTATTGATCAGCTCTTTGTTCCAGGGACGAATGACTGACAAGCCACCCGAAGCATTGACGAAGTACTTCCCGTCAAGTGCATCCAGATCACTATTGCCAACGGCTTTGCCTTCAGCATTGATCTCTGGGCCTTTGACATGCCAGGTCAAATACTGAGTCGAGCCACAGTCACCACGGTGGATGCGCCAAACATTCAAACAAACGAGCTGCTGACGCCTGGAGAAATACTCAGCTTGCTGTAGTGGAGTCTTTGTAAACGATAAGGACTTCGCTGAAGACCTTGACTCCATAGCTGACCAAGCGATTAAGCGTACTCCGTGAAAGAATCCCGTTAAGATCGGGGCCGGAAACACAGAAGAATCTGTCTCTGTGCGATAGCCAACGGGACCAATTGCTTGGAGTACCTGGTCGACACGAACTGTCTTGCCACGCACTGCACGAGCCAGTGAATTGTAACGCAGCTCCGGTGCTGTGTTGAGTGCGTTACGAATCGTGGCATGGCAGTTAGCGATACTAGCGGGCGTAGGCTGGATACTGATCATCGACTGCCGAATTGGCTCAAACTGACAGCACTCTAAAAAGTCGAGTAAGTCAATCGAGCTCACGTACTCAGGTATCTGGACAGAAAACCAGTTGTACATGACGTTGGTGATGACGTAAGCCTGCCTCTTGAGATGATCTACCATCTTCATGCGGTCATTGACACGACTCGCATAACTATCGTAGATCCCGAACAACAGATGTCCCAACAGTTTGGTGTGGGTGTTGTTATCGATCTCGGTGTAAGGCTTGCTAAAGCCTCTCAAGTGCATCATCTTCGTGATGGGTGTTTCTTCAAACCCACGTAGAAGATCCCACGTAAAACGTGTCCAGATGGTATCACGTCCAGTGCAAGCGACCGCCCCGTCACTGCAAACGACTTCCATGTCGCCTTCAATCTTTTTCCACAGTGCAGTGGGAGCGATCCCGCGAATTGTTCTGGCATCAAATCGCATTAGCATGTTACAGTGGCCTTTCTATAGGCAAATTCCCAACCCATGCACAGGTTGTAGTGGTGAGCCATCTGAAGCGACTTAGCTCCGCCATATGGGTGCTTGTTGCGATCTACCAATTGTCCGATGTTGCCGACTTTTTCAGCTTCAAACAAACCTCTGGTAATGAGCGCATGGGTCTGGGGGTTAGAGTTTCTGTCAATTTGCTCAGCCGCCGATTCAGGGCCTGTGTAGCTCACAAGCAATCGGACCTCGGCTTCACCGGTTGCACGCACAGGTGTTTCGCGCGCTGGGTTGCGGTACTTGTCACCCATGCTCGTTTGAGCAGGGACGCCGTGGTAGTGTGTCTTCGTACTAGAACACGCTGACCAGTCATCGCCGATCTTTTCAAGCAAGATGATATACATCGGGCCAATGCGAATAGGCAGCAGGGTTCTGACAGCTCTGCCTTCCACTCGGTAAGAGATGGGGGCATGCAGTGGCCTGAACTCACGCTCCAACTCCAGCGCCATCAACGGGTTATCGACCTCGTTATCAGTAGGCCAGATCAGGTTGACTCCGTAGGCTACGATGGTCGCCAAGAAGTTGCGCACATTCGGTGTATTCAGAGCCGCTTGCGCTGTTTCTTGTCGGGTAATCGTGTAAAAGCGAATGAGTGTCGCCCAAACCTCATCAATGATCGACTGATCGACTTGTTGCAGGTGCTTGACAGCTCGTGCAAACACTGTCTTGGGAGTTATCCCTAGCGCTTGACATATCTCGCGGTGAAGTTGTACCTGAACCGATCCAACAAACTGCTCGTAGATACGTGACGAGTTGTTACGACCCACGGTAGAGTCTTCAGATGAGATGAAGTCAGCCACATTGCCGTGTTCGTCGACAGGCATGTCTTCATCGGCCACGATCTTACACATGATCGACTTATCGCCGCTGAGACCAGCCATCTTAAAACCGATGTTGGGCTCGATGTCATACTCGACAGTGACGACGATGCGAAACCGATCGATCGGAGTGCGACGGTGAATCAGCCTGGCCTTTGTCGGAGTGATGACCGACATCGCTTCTACGATCAGGTGATGGAACGCATCCGTCATGCGCAAGCCATCTCCGCGTGCTGCACGCAAGCGCTTGTAATAATCGTAAATACTCTGATAGTAGCGCTTACCAGCCAGGTAGTACTTCAGCGCCTGCTCATCCATTTCCGGTTGAATGTTCTTGTCGTCCTTCATGTCGTGGAAGACTTGCACATCCACCACTGTACCACCTGGGCCAACGAACACAGTTTCATCAAACTCATCGATCGTTGCCATGGCTTGCGTGCTTTGCTCAACGAACGACAAGTGTCCTTCGTCATGCTGCCCTAGTGCACACAAATAGCCATGCTCAGCGACCTTCTCACCGATGTCAGGCATGAACTTAAAGCGCCCATTCTTGCCGTACAAGTTCTTCGGAAACGCTGTCTTGCCATATTCGAAGACGCGTTGGCGAAACATCTTGAATCGCATCTTCTTCAAAAACCCAGCACGCACCAACACCGAGTCTTCAGCTGTGCCTGGGTGGCTAAACAGAGCCATGTTGGCTGTCACACCGAACTTCCAACCACCGCGCTTAGACACGAGTGGGGACTTCAAGAACACATCACCTTTCTTGAAGTCGCGGTCAGGGGCCAGATTGGACAACTCAGCGCCAGCTTCGTAGCGAAATCCAAAATACTGATGCTCGCTGCGGTAGTCCGTTAAGTTAAAGTATCCAATCTCACCTTCTTCAGACTCGTAAATCACCGTTGTCAGCGGGTTGTGCTGGATGGAGTCCGCCGCAAGCCCAGAAGAAGGGTACTTCTTGAAAATCTTCAAGATGCGACCATTCTCCGGCATGCTCACACTGAAAGAATACTTTGCATACTCTTTATCTAGTGTGGTCTGAATCATGCGCTCATCAGCGCCTTCAATGGGTAAACACTGCCCAATGTGCTGGGACTCCATTTGGAGCCGTGATGAGGACACATTACCTACAAAAGGCTGTAGGCCACACACGCCCATCCAAGCATTGTTGAGCTGATTGGGGTAAATCAAGCTCAGGTCATAAGGAGTAGCTGGCTTGGGTTGTGGAAAAAGTTTAGCGTACTTGGGATCTAACATGTGTTTTTCCGTAAAAGATAGAGCCATCAGCGAGGCCCATGTTGATGATATATGACTGACGCTGCTTTGGTATTTATAACCCTCTTGAGAAAGCAAACTTATGAAAATCCTCGACTTCGATCAAGCAAAAGTGGCTGCTGTGTATCAGTCCCGAGAGTTTCGGGCAGTGATCCAATCCAGCAAGCCTTTCTTAATCAATCACAGGGAGACAGCTGATGTCCCTCTGGAGGAAAAAGATAAACTCGACTACGAGCGCAACTTTTACTCGCTACTATTTAAGATGAAAATCAAGCCTCAGCTACATTGGACAGTCATGCAGCTCGCAGGCCTGTCTCACCCGCAGCAAGACTTCTCTCACATCACGACCATCAAGCTACCTACGACTGTCGCATTAGAGCAACTCAGAGCAGCGTTTAAAAACACCGGAGTTATCAAGCTATAATCCAAAAGAAAAAGAGGAGCTGTCAAAGGCCCCTCTTTTTCGCATGGCACTTATGCCGACTTACAGGCGATCAAGCCCTGGTCGGTAGCCACGCCGATCGTCATCGTAACCGCGACGCTCGTAGGGATCTGGCTCCACTCGGCGGATACCGCTCCAATCGCGTGGCTCTTCACGACGTGGTGGGGGTGGGTCGTAACGACGATCATCATAACCCCGGTCATCACGCGCCCGAGGCAAAGCACTGACACGCGAGTCGTAGCGATCATCCTCATACTGGCGCGGGGCGTAACCACGGCGCTCGTAGCGAGGATCAACGTAAGCAGGTGGGGCTTCTGCCATCAGCTCGGCGATAGTCTTGGACTTCTTGCCCGCAGTTTGCTGGGTGGTTGGAGCTGGGGCTGCCATGGACATCGATCTGGCGGGAGAGTCTTCCGCTGGTGTCGCAATGATCCGTGTCAACTTGGCGTAGTTGTCGGGGTTGTCCATGACCTCACGCCACTCATCACTGTAGGCAAACAGCTTGTGGTCAGGGACGTGATCACCGAACAACGATACGATCGTCGTGACACACCCAGCGATCTTGCCAACACAGCGCAGCAGCGCATCCAGAAAAGGCGCATCGGGATGGAGTGAGCCTTGGTTGTAAATGGATTGCTCCGATTCACCGATGCCAGGGATCATGTACTCCAACACCGCCAAGATCGTCGAGCGATCTTTTTCCTTGACATCGACGCCAAAGATCTTGTCTTTCTTGCCTGCTGCTTTGATGGCCTCGTACAGCGGCCAGCGCACGATCGCGCCACGCGTGTACGTCTTGCCACGCACGATCGCATGGCGCTTCAAGAAGATACTGACAAAGCAGTTCTCCCGCACCTGGCCTTTCATCACCTCCAGCAACTTGTTGACCACTTCCATGGTCTTTTCCGTTGCTTCAGGTGTGGCGTTGATGAGTTGTCGCTGATCGCCCACCAGTGTGGCGTGCAAGGCAGTACTGGTGATGAGAGCCACCAGGGAGCCAAACAGTGCACACAGCTGGAAGTTCAGTCGGGCCAGTTGTGCAATGCGCAAACGCGACAGCACTGGTGACTCGGACTCCATCAGACTGCTTTCACTGAGTGGGTGAAAGACGTGGTTGTTAGCCAACACTGATGGGTCAGCCAGGCGTTCACGAACTGGCAATACCCAGCGCTTGCCTTCCGTGATGAAGGGCAAAGGCTTGTCGCTGCCGACGATGCTGATGTAGCCATCGGCAGATGCGATTAATCCTGCATTGGCCAGAATGGGTGTGTAGGCCTTTACGACCTGGGCATAGATGTCTTCCATCTTTTTTCCTTACAGATTTCCAAGCAAGCGCGCTGCTTCACGCACAGGTGCTCGGGTGTTGTGGCTGGCCACATAGTCCTGCACGACCGTGTACAAGTCATTGAAACCTGCGGCCAGGTTTTGCAGGTGATTCGGATTGGTCGTCAAGACCGGCGGGAACAGGGAGTCTGCCAGCACTGGCGCAGCGTAGGTCAAGGGCGATGCGCCTTCGATGCCCAACTTGCAGCGGAACATGCCGTCGGCGCTACAGAACACTTCCAGGTGATAGCCGATCAGATTAGACCGGCTGATGGCATAGAGCTCCATCAGGATGCGGTTTTCGAACCCCGTAGCCAAGCGCAACTCATCGAGACCCGGCACCGACAAGGTCGGCGCTTGTGACCAAGCAAAGTAAGCTTGGCCGTTGCCAGTGTCATAGTTAGACACTGTGAATGCCACCGTGTTCAGGTAGTACTCACCCATCAATGCCGGCAAGCTTTTGAGGACTTGATCTGCAAAAATGGTTTCTGGCAGGGTGTTGTTCCAGCCCTGGTACATGCCAGGGCGATCCAAACCCATGCGCTGGCGCGAGTCCAAGTGCAAGACGGTCGTCACGCGTAATGCGTTGGGGATCTTGTAGCACAAATCACCCCATGTGATCTCATTACAGCGCCTGTTGTAATTGAATCGATCATCTCCATTGATGTAGCTGATGAATTGGTCAGATGTCACGCTCGTGGAGCGCATCTCGGGCAGCGCTTCCTCGATCAGGTTATACGTCTCACTCGGGCCCTCGGGGTTGAGCGTTTGAGCAAAGAACGGATTGAGTGTCCTGACCAGCATGCTGGAAGCCACTTGGTTTGAGCGGTTGCTCAGAGCGCCCTCAGCGGTGATCTTCGATGTCAAGTCCATCGCCATGGAGATTTGCCCATTGCTGCGCTCGTCGGGCGAATCTCCAATTTCCAGCAACTGCACTTTTCGTGCGATGTCCTCGGGTCGCAACGCATAGGTGTCTTCTTCACCAACTGTGTTGACTGCCTGACACGAGTTGAGCACACGAGCATGTGCTTGTGAGCCGGTGGGAGTTCGCCGCACCGACTTATAGAGGTTGGTCAGGCTATTGATGTGCAAAACCATCTTGGGATCGATCTGGTCTCCCATGTCTGTGATCCCAAGGTAGTCAGTATAGCCCTGGACTTCACAGTAGAAGATGTCCCCATCCAGCCGTTCCATTTCGAACGTACCGCAAAAGCGAAAGCGCTGGGTTTCCCAGCCGTTGGCAATCTCAGCCGCACCATAGGGGCGCACCGAAGGCTTGATAAGGTGGTGTGCGACGCGAGCCATTGCACCGACGGTGACCTGGCTCGCGCCGCCCAGGGCATCGACAAACGCACCTTTCTCGCGTTCGCTGTAGGCCATCTCCCATGGGCGCAAGTAAACCGGATCGTATCCGCCGATTTCCTGAAAACTGATTGAGACAGCAGTAACGCTGCGAATACCATAGGACATTTATTTCTCCATAGAGGCTGAGTGGATGCGAATAGCTAGTTGGGCTAGCTGTACGCGGATATCGCTGGGGCAAGGTAGTCTGCGCTGTTCAGCGCGACCTGTGACTTCTTCCAGCATGTTTTTGGGGAGGTTGATCAGCCACTCGTATTGAGTGAGCTGCTCGGTGATGTGAGCGATGTCTCTTGAGACGGGTGGGACTCTCCTTGTGGCACGTTGGGAAGCATCTTCGTTTGCTTCGTATTTCTTACGGGTAGGCGCAGGTTGCCCGTAAGGATAGATGTCTTGGAGCTTGGCCATCAGCTCGCTAGGGATGTTAAAGCACGTCCCGGTGGCAGCCATCATGCCTGCATCATTAGGGACACTAGCGCTAAGCAAGCCAGCCAGTTGTTTGAATCCCCAATGCCACAAAACGGCTTGAGCTACACTGATGCAATTGATGACATTGCTCTTGTCAATGTAGGGCAAATACCTCGCTGACATGGCTTTGTGCACGACATAGCTCGTCAACAAGACTTGCACATCTTTGATGCGGTGTGATGCCCCGATAAGCCGTAGATTGTTCTGGCTAAACGTCTCAAGTAGTTGGGGTGGACAACTCTTGTCAATCTTTTCCAGGACATCGAATGGCTTGCTTGCGTAATAATTGGCCGTGACAATGGCACTCGAAGGGATCTCCATCTGAGCACGCATCGACTCAATACGTGAAACAGCCAGCGCACCGTCGCCGTCTTCTGGGAAGTCCTTCATGCGAATGTCGTTGTTACGAAACAACGCACCATTGTTCACACCGCTTTTTGTACCCAGCGCATTGAAGATGATGGTCACGAGGTTAGTCTCATCGACGACCTTGCTAATGTCACCTACGGCGACTTTACCGATGAGCAGTGTCGCTAGCAGCATCGTCGGATACTCCTCAGTGCTAGCGCCTTCCAGTGTTGCAGCCGCATTGGTCTTGTCCTTGGGCATGTTGTGCAAAACGTATTGCGTCAACTTCTCCATCGGAATACACGTCATGATCTCGGCTGAGTCCACCAACTGCAAAGCGTAGTAGCTTTTCCAGGAGTTGCTGATCTCGCTGTTGGTTCGAAACAAAAACTCACCCCACACCGGAATCAGTGACCGAAGCATAACGACCATCGCTGTCAACTGCGTGTAGTCCATCGCAGTATAAGTCTTGGCAGCTGTCTGCATCCAATCACTATCAGGATTGAAGCTATTTTTCATGCTCGCAGGCACGACAATGTCTTGGCGCACACTTGCCCATTTCCAGATGTCGTCAAATGGGTGCAAGTTGATCAACTGACAGCAGGGGTCCTTGAGTTCACAAATCAGCGCATTGACACTGAACTCTTGGACACTAAAAACGTCGCTGGCTCGGTCGAAGATCTTGCGAATGGTTCTGTAAACCTCAAAGATCTGATCTTGCCTTGCGCTGGGTAAGCTCGCCCAATAGGCGTTGATATGTCTGGAGAGCACATCAGCCTTGAATGCACGGAATGGAAACTGGGAAACATCCCACTCCAATACCAACCCCTTATGCATCAGGTGCGCGGTCATGCCTTTGCTGGCAATAGGATCTTTCGGTAGATTGATTTGCATTTGTTCTCTCAGTTGTCTGTCAAAGGGATGATATGTGAGTGTTTTTGCTTTGAGTAAAATACACTCTTACAAACACATTGAACCTGTTATGGTTCAATGTGTTTGTAACGATTTATCCGTATACACGTATTTGGATGGGTTGAATTTTGTCATTTTGGTAGAGAGTTAGTTAGACACTATATTGTACTGTTGTGTAAATAACAAACAGCGGCCGTAGCCGCTGTGGCGTTTTACGTCAATGCCGCTTTAGAACGGAATGTCGTCATCGAGTCCGAGGTCACCATCGGATACATTGGCCGGCGCACGCTTGGGAGCCCCACCTGAGTTTCCACCACCGCCACCGCCACCGCCATTGGAGCCCGGAGGCGAAGGAGGTTGCCACTCTTGGACCATCACCGCAGGAACCAGAGTCGACCAAGCTGTGTACCAAGAGCGAGCGTAGGCGTTGATCACCTTGGCTGGCGGCACCACTTCCCCTGTGGGAGACAGTACGGCAAACGTGCGGCGATCGGGTGTGCCAGGGTAGTACCGCAGCGTGCCCAGGCCGACATTGGTCAGGTCTTCGACTTCGATGTAGACGATGAGCTTTTCGTTCTTGCCAATCGTCAGGCGGCACACGGGTTCAGGATCTTTGGTGCGCTGACCATCTTTCCAGACCGTGTCGCTCAGCTGCATGGCCACTGAAGCTTCTTTTTCCGACTTGATCATCTTGTCGAACTGATCCAAGATAAACATGAAGTCGACGAAGCTGATGTTGCAAGTGATCTTGCCGAAGTTGCGCTGCTTGTTGCGATCAGCAGGGTTGTTGGTGGCTGCTTCGAGCTGCACCATGTTGCGATTGACGAGGAAGCGAATGGTAGCCCAATGACCATCGGCTGATTTGGAGCTGAAAGTTTGCGGGCGGCCATTCAAAATGCTGCTGGTTTTCTCATATGCCATGATGTTTTCCTAAAAATAAAAGTCAAAGGTAAGTGGCATCACCTCTGACTCAATAGATGTAGCGTGTGTTGAGTTTAAAACATGAGTTTGAGCGTCTCTCCTAGGAAGCGGTCGGGGAAATCAGACAGTGTGTAGCGCATGCGCTCCAGAGTGGTTAGAGCTGTCCAATCTTTTTCTTTGGCAAAGTCTAGAAGCATCTTTCTAGCCTTGTTAGGATAAGGACTCACTAGCTGTCCATCCCCGAAGAATTGCCAAGTCACTCGGTTAAACGCAATACGCTCAATCCCGTCGCTGACAACAGACTTTGCAAACTTCGTATACCAGCGCGCTTTGGACTTAAGCGCCCCGGTGTGAGACTCCAGTAGGTCTAGTGTGTGGAACTTTTCATGACTGAGCAGATCGTGCGTCATATGAGTGATGATGATTGCCTTCTCAAACAGATCGGGACTGAGAAACAAAGCGAAAGTCTTGACATCGTCTTCGGCGATTGTCCTCAGATATGTCTTTAGTACCGATACGCACAGTTTGTCAAACATCACTTGGTTGGTGGTCTGACTCTCTTTTGGGATGGCCCGAGGATAGTTGCTTTTGATCCCGTCGTAATCGCATTGATAGAAAACGACTTTGATGCCTGGCGTATTCTTGGTGAAGATCTCTTTGATCAAGTCACACTCATTTGCCATCACATCAACGATGTCTCTGACGTGCAAAGCTTTCGCATCAGCCGAAGGCACACTACTGTAGATGTTTCTCACAACTGTCAGTAGGTTGATCCAGACAGAGCCGTACTTGGAGACATCGATGACTTGCGGGATGACTCGGTTAGGATCAAACGGTGGTTGTGTGCCTTTATAGCAAGACTCCAGTGCTAAGCTCGTACCAATCGAGATGGGAAAAGCCGAAGTGGCTCTAGAAGCTAAGATAGATAGACTCATATGCGTCCTAGTGTTTCATCGATGAGGACAGAACAATGGTGAATGACTTCTTTGCTGACTCCATTGACTTTTAAACGATCAAGGAGCTGTGCACGAACTGTGCTGCGGTTAATGATAAGTGACTGGGTTAGTCTAGACTTGCTGGCGTGCTCTCTCGTTTGCTTTTCACCGGACTTAATCTTCTCAAAGTCCCAGTGCACAAGAGGGTAGCGCTGCTTGAGCAGACGCTTAGCCAGTAAGATCGGCTTATCTTCCTGTGCTTTGATCTTCACAAAGATCCTACCTGTCTCATTAGCTAACATCTTATCGATGTAAGTAATGGCTCGGTCAACCTCTGAGTGATTACAGGTCAATGTCTTATAAGTCTGAGCTTGTGGATTTGTCACAAACTCTACACTGTTGATCGCACTACCTGGCCCCAAGTTAGCCAATGCAAACCCTTTGTCTTCTTCCTGACCGTGAGAGAGTCTATCGAAAGATCCTTGTGCAAAGATACGTCCACACACGGTGTGTGTATGCACATGCCCAATAAAGAGCTGCCCTTTGACAAAGTCTTGCCAATCGTTTTCATCGAGGGCTTGAGGACTCACCGCACAAGCCGGTAGCTGAGACTTGAAGAACCCATGCATGATTGCCAAATCAACACCATCCCAACCCTCTGATAGCGCTAACTGCTTTGCATCTCTGAGAGTCTCTACGCCCGTTGGCCTAATCTCATCGGGGACATAGAGCACCTTCAGATCAAACTCAGGAAAGTACTCTAGAGAGATGTCGTTGAAATACTTAAAATCGATCTTGCAGTTAAAGTGCTCATTGCACAACTTGGCGATTGAGTCTACCCAATCAGATTGATCTCGGTCATGGCTAGGTGTGCCCTTGAGTAGGCGAAACTTAACACGGTACTTTAAGCACAGCGCCAATGTCCTAAACAACCAAGCCTGTATCTCAGCGATCTCGTCTTGTGTGAGTAAGAGCAAATCATCAAACAAGTCACCTGCGACAAAGAAGATGTCGAGTTTGGAAAACACCTTAGGGCACGTCACATGCCGGTTGAGGTTTTCAACGATGTGACGCGTAGGCGTATTGCGGTGACCTAAGTGTAAGTCACTCACCACCACAATACGCGCTGCCTGGGCTACTGGTGTGAGCTCAGTATTCATCATCGGTAAAAGAAGCCTGTACGGGAGGTGGAGCTACTTGCGTGCTTACAGTACCTGTGTTGGGCGTAAAGCTCGGGTCGTAGCTCTTCAAGATCGCATGGATCTTCTTGACGTTCTCTGGCACCTCTATTTGTTCTGTCGTACCGATGGCTGCGAGGGTTGCATCCACTAGGTCAGTAACAGCTTGAGCCGCTTGCGCAGGGGGTTTACCGACAGCCAAACTCGCTTGATGGGACAAAGACTCCAAGCTGAAGGAATCTCGCCGCTCAACCCGGCGCACTGAGATGGTGCTGAGATCGAAAAACATCGGGAACTCTAAAACACTCCCATCAGGCTTTACGATATCGACTGCCTTGTAGGGCCCACCACTGATGCGATACCAGCGCCCTAAGCGTTCATCGTGCTCCTGGGGTGGTATCTTGCCGGTGAACAAAGGCAAGAAATATTCAACGAATGCAAGCTCAGAGATACGTCCCTTGGGCACAGGAATATCGCCCAGGAAGTCCCGAATATTGTCGCTATTGCGACGCAGTTGTTGGATCTGATTGGCTTGAATGAAGTTGGGTGGGGTGCTCATGATTTGGCTAGGTGGGTTAAATGCACAAAATTTGATGGGGTTGTCTAATTAAATTCACTGACTAATCCGCAAGTAATTGACGAACTTGGAGCCCTCACTGCTAAAGAGATACTCAAATGTCGAAGTGTCATTTTTCTCATACACCCCAATGACCAAGTTGATTGTCGTAAGACTACCTCCGTCCGTAGCATCTGTCAAAGAAGCTGACACTGTGACACTATCGAAATAGCATGTCAGGTAGCGGGTCAATGCTTCTTCTAGCAAAGCTGGTGCTGTGTCTAAGCGTGAGCCAATCTGCGCAAAGATGTCGGGCACGCTGGTGATCTTGCCTTGGTAATCGTCGCTCTGTGTAGACTCACACATCCAGGCATTGGCGAGCAAATGGTCTAGTCGCTTAGCGGTATCGTAAACCCAACCATCGGTGCTGAGCGTAGGTACAGGTATGGTCATTTTAAACTCCTAGATATCGAAAAAATAAAGCAGTAGGACTGAGTGATGGGGCTAGCCCCATCACTCAGCTACACAAGATCAGAGCATTTCGCCTACTGGACTTGTCGGGTCATCTTGTTGCGCAGCCAGCAACGCATCAGTTGCAGACCAAGTCATCAAGACAGCACACTTATCTTGGAAGGACAAGTGTGCATCACCGTCTCGCAGATCATCAAAGTAGCGGGTGAGCTGCATGCGCCCGTCCTTTTCGATGAACATACAATCCGTAGCGCGGCGATAATCGTAGTGATCATCACCAATTGTGCCAGGATCGCAATCCATGTAACTACCCGCCCAGCCGTCGATAGACTGCTGGTTGTACATCTTGCGAACGGTTGGGTTAGCCACCAAATAGCGTTGCATGATGACTGGTGCGTGCCGGATCTGGTCGAGCGTCGTCAGCTCCATGATTCGCTCAACGGTGACACGCTTGTTGATCTTTCCTAGCGCCGAGCGAACAATGCTCAAAGTCTGTGAGGAGTTGAAATCCTCATAGGCTCTCCTGGCGGTTTCTAAGACCAGTCGTTGCGTCTTAGAGGCGTACTCAGTTACCCTGTCCCACTGTGAGCGAACGTGCTCAGTGAGCCTGGGCGATGGTGCACTGCGCGTAGCAGCGTTCCATACGTGGTCAGATGCTGTCATCAGCTCCATATTAGTCCTTCATGCGGATTGATTCCATAAACTCTAGTTGCTCGGCATTAGGTTGCTGATCAGGCCAGGTCAGCCAGACGTTTGTGGTCGTCACGACAGGTTTTGGCATTGCGGCAGCTTGGCTCAAGCGACGCGAGTGGTTGATGTTGATCATGCTGGTGTGAGGAGCCAGAGCCATCCATGACAGTGCAGTTGCATTGTCTAGCGCCAAGATCAAGTTCATGGCATCGCCGTCAAAGTCGGCATTAAAGCCACGCACGACCAAGATCGATAGCGAGATCGTCGGGTCTCGCGGATCAGTCTTGACGCGTGTAATTCTTAGACGCTGTGCAGAGTTCTTCTCAAGGCTTGGGTTGCGCTGAAAGATACAGACCAGCCCACCTTCTTCAGACTCTGCAATGATCTCTTGGAACAACTTATCGAGATCCGCGTCATACGTGTATGTCGCAGAGCGAATCTTTAAGTTGGCCTCACGGGGACTGAGCTTGTAAGGCGCGCGCATCAGCTTGTTGAGCAGATGGATGCGCAGCATCGTCACCCCGACGCCCCAGCTGATGTGCAGCTCGTCGTACTCATGTGGGTCAGTGATTGAGCTGATCACTGCACGCGCAGAGTACATGTTTCTGCCGCCGTAGATGTGCTTGCGGTACAAGCCACCCTTCTTAGCAAAAACTGTTTGATTCAGACCCGTGTAAAAATCACACAGTGTCAGTAGTGCCTTAGCTGTCGTGTTCTGTCGCTGACGCTCATTGCGGAACTTCAGTGGGGTGTCAATCCCCGTCAACATGTTCACTGCATCTAAGGCACCCAAGATGACCGGATCAACCCAACTACCAGTTGAGTTGTCCTCAACCACCATCAGCGACCGATTAGGCAGCGGAATGTGTTGAGAAAATATCCGGTCTTTAAACAGATGGATCTCCTTATAGAGATCGTCATCCATTAGGGATTTGTTGCGGGTTAACTTCAGGGAAAACAGTTGGTCAATAATGACATCAAAGTTTTGAATGAAGTTATTGTAGCCCCGCTTGACGCCTTTATCCATCAACACGACTACGTCAGGGGGTAAATTGATCCCTGGCCTATAATCCGTATTGAGCAACCAGTCAATGATGCTAAATCCTGACTTGGTAAACTTTTGCCGCAATTGCAGCAGCACGATCGGGTTGATCAGCGCTAGCACCTGCTTAGGCGCTCTCAACCAGACCAGAGCTTCGAGTCTCTGATCCATCGGATCTTTGACAGCATACCCACAGATGTTGCAGATCTCGCCTAACCGGTGAGCGTCTTTGGTTGCGCCGCACTCACACTTAGGCACACAAGACACCAGCTCAGAGCCAAATCGCTGAAACAACAACTTCGAAAAGATGCCTTTTTCGCTCTCTGTTGTGATCGAGACATCATTGACCACAACAGCTTGTGTCTTTAGAGACTCAAACACTTTGTCCAAATAAACGAGGCGCTGGTATACGGGCATGTGTTGTTACAAAAGGAAAAGGTTGATCAAACGGCATAAAAGAGGGGAGCGAATTCGCTCCCCTCTTTAGCCACTAGCGCTTAATTGCTTAAGCGTTGCGGAAGGCGCGACTGCGCAGGCTCAGCGTGCTGCCACCACCGTCGTCACCACCACGACCACGCCCGTAGGTGCGGCTGTCCAGCAAGGCATCACCCCAGCGAGCACCTTGACGGCGCTGATCGATGGCAGCCAGGCCAGGAGCGATGACACGCGGGCTGACCTTGGCGGCGTCCATGGCACGTTGTGCGGCGTCCAGAACATGGCCACGCAGCATCACGATGGTGGCAGTGCCACGCACCTTGCTGGGCACACCCAGCACCGTGTCACGGATCGTCGCGCGGCTGGCTGCCGAGCGGGCAAACGACGTGTTGGCGTCGTTGACGGCGTTCATCCAGGCCACGATGCCGTCAGGCTGCTGCTTGCCAAAGCGGGCGCAAACGGCGGTCAAGTCAACGTCCTCGATGGGGCGTGGCATGCCATCACTGCCGGTGTAGGTGCCCGTTTGCACCTGCTCGGAGTAGGGTAGGCAGATCGAGCCACCGTCGTAGTAGTCGGCGAACTTGTTGTTGGTCAACCAGTTCAGCAACCCTGCGATCAAGGCATCGCTGTCGGGATCGCCCAGCGCTGAGCGCAGGAAAGGATCGAGGGCCCAGCTTTCGGGATCAGCCGCAGGCACCAGCAAGCCGATGGCCAGACGTTGCTGAAAGCTGGCGTTCATGAAGAAATCCCACTCAGCGTCGCTGCCCAGGCGTTGCACTTCGCCATAGGGGATGTCACCCATGGCGGTACGCGGCGTCATCCGTTCGGCCAGGTTCACCAGCACATCCAGCGCGCCCACGTTCGTGGCGTCCTTCACCGCTTGCGTGGCATTGTAGCGCGGCTTGAAGCCATGCCACCAGATGCTGCTTTGACGCATTACCGCTGCCGTTGCCACCGCCAACGTGGTGAGGGACAAGCACTTGGCTTCGGTGCTGACGAGGTTGCTCAAGATCAAGCGAGCCGCCAAGGGGCGCGGCAAGATCCGGCCTTCGGAGTCACGCACGACCTCGCCCGTTTCAGGCATCCATTCGGCTTGGAGCCAACCACCGATCGACGCCAGTGTGCCGCCGCCCTTGGTGGTGTTCAAGTCCATGAAGTCGAACCCGTCGCGGTCGCGTTCACGCACAGCTGTGCGACCAGTCACCGCAGTGCGCAGGTCGATGATGACATCGGTGCGAGTGGGCACGCCGAGGGCATTGGGGCGAGGTTCGTTGCCGAACGAAACAGCGGCTTCCAGGATTTCACCTGGTTGCAACCATGTTGCCAAATTGATGGGCTGCTCGCCGCGTTGCTCGGTGAACTCAGCGGCCACCGCTGCGATGGCGTTGACGATCAGGCCAACCACCTTGGTGCGCACGTTGACGCTCGTGTCCGCGCCACAATCCCACTCACGCGGGACGTAGGTGTTGCCCACGTAGATGAGGGTGTCACCGTGGGGCAGGCCAGCCAAGACATGGTCGGTCAAAGTCTTGGCATACTTGCCGCCCAGTGCGTCCATCGGGCCACGGGCCACACTTACTTCGCCGGAGTTGGCCACTTTGACGACAGCGTCGGGGTAGCGACCATCGGCGAAGCTGCCTTCAGCAGCCAGCATGTACACCGCATGGCTGGAGCCAGCAGAGAGGCGCACCACCACCGTCGAGAACAGCAGGCCGTAGGTCGTGCCAGAGACCAGCTCGGCCGAGAGCTTGCAGCCAGGGATGTTGTAATCGCTCATGACCTTGCGGGTCAGCTCCAGCAGGTCACCGGCTTGCGCAGATTGGCTGGGGGTGCTGATGGCTTTAGCGCGCCAGTTGGCGCGCTGATCGAAGTCTTTGTCTTTTTCCATTGCATCTTCTCGCTTACTGTAGGCGGGGGAGGAAGGAGCTGCGGGTGCAGCGGCAGGGGCGGTGGTTACAGGGCGCACCAAAGGGGAAGCGCCACCGATTTTGATCCCAGTGGGAGTCGACATGAAAAATCCTCTTGCAAGAGTTAAAACGACACGACACGGATGTCAAGTCATAAGGGTGATATGTGGGTCAAATTTTTTAAGACCACAAAAGACAACACAGCTTCGCTTGACCAGCTTACGCCGATCAGTGTGAAGACGCTAATCTTCTACACACTATAGGTGATTGTGTAAAAAATTAATGTTTGCATCTGTGTCGGACATCGTATGTCAACGCGGCGTAAATATTCATACGAAAAGCTTTTAAGGTCATCCACATGTTCGATTACTTTACCTACTATAGTCCAATTGTGTCTGGTGTACAGCATCCGATCATTTGGCCTTATGTGCGCCGCATGATGCGCCAAAACATCGCTACGACGATTGACTACTACCGCAAGCACGTCTTTGTGGTTAAGTCAGATCACCTGCTTGTACGCCTGCTGAACTCCGTGCCAACACCACCTACACAAAGTCCCTATAATTACATCGACGATATCGCACTTAACGCAGTCTCTATGACTTCGATGCTTGGTTGGACTGGGCCTTACAATGTAGGTAGGGTCTTTAAGGGTCTCTTTTTTGGTGCAGGCTCAACAGAGCTATTGATCAGTGTCAACGAGTCTTTCAATCCTAACCATGATGAAGCCCAGTGGTGGAATGTACAAGCTATCAAGGTGCTGCGCTCCCCTAAGTCGGATCTAGCGCTGATGCTAGCCAATGGGCAAGCATACTCAACACAAACCGGGCTGTCTATCTTCCAGATCGATATCCCTCGCCTAGCTCTTCAGTACCGCTCTTATAAGAAATGGTGCTCAGCTAATGACTACGCTGGAACGACCACACAGTTTGTTGCGCGGTTTGTCATTCCAAACATTCTCTATAGTCAGCTCGATAATGCGATTATCAAAAGACTGATGCGTTTGCACTACGGACAAAACGACTACACGGACGTAAGCTTCAAATACCACCCTTTTAATCTAGCCAATCACACAGCGCATGTGGACAGAGGCATCTCTAAGATGCTTGGCAACATTCGTTTGGCTAAGGCCGACTTTGATGCAATGCTAGAGTGTATGGATTTGATCACACTCACCAACGCAGGAGAGTTCTTAAAGATACCGGAAGTGTCTCTGACAAGGCAAATCAACTGGGCACTCCAGCTAGCTCGGATTGATGAAGTATTATTCTTGATTGACTTAGGTCAAGTCAAGAGCTCAGCGGCCAATCGTCACGACATTTACCAGATGGCCAAGTCCATCAAGTCTGACAGCACCATCGAGATCATGCAAGAGGTATTGCCTTCTGATTTGTTTTTCGAGGAGAAGGCTAAGTTTTCTAAACTACTGGGTTATCTGTAAGCCACTGGTACTGGAGTGTAAACTCCAGTACCAGTGGCCAGAGCCTTAGCTCTATAGTTCAATTTTCAGATCGATCTCTTCAAGGGGATACATGTCTCCAATCAAACGATCTACTTTCTTTTCGCCTTGGGTAAATACACCTAACACTTCCATCAAAATGTAGAAAATCTTACTGATGTCCTTAACGATCTTGCGCATATCGAGTACAGGCAAAATCTCTACAGGAAAACCAGTGTTCATCATCATGACAGTCGGTAAGTTCAGAGTCGTCAAATGTGTTTTACCATTCTTAGCCATGTACGTCTCAAGGCGCTTGCGTACACTCTCATCTGCGATGGAGGCTAGCCAACGCTTTGTGTCAGTCCTGTTCTTACAAGTCAGTGAGAACTTCAAGGTGTCATATGGGGGTAGGGGCATTTCACCATACTTCTCACCGAAGACTTGGTTCCAGAAATGGTGCATCTGGAAAGGCGACTTGCTTTCTTCCTTGGAGTAAGTCTCGGCGTCTTTGATCTGACCAGCTCGCAAGTAAGTGAACTCACCAGCAGCGATCGAGTGCTCAATGAGCTTTTCTACATTGGTCACAAGACGAATGTACTTCATGATGCTGATCACACCTGTTTCCATCAGCTCATTGAAGATGTCTTTCATCATCTGCACAGCCCGCACACGAATATCTTCAGGCAGGGTAGAAGACTTAAGATACACACCCTTGATATCGAGCACCATGTCTTTGTAAACAGCGCCTTCTTTAGCGCCCATGAGTGCAGCGTAGTGTTTACCCAAATGAGTCAACAGGTAGATCGGATAGAAGAACTCATTTTTCATAGCGATTTGGTACAGACGCTTTTGTACCACACCGTAGTTCGAGCTCATGATGGCCAACAAGTGTGTGATTGTCGCACTGGCAAAAAAGCTCATCCCCGTAGCGATAGACACAGCTTCGTCATCGAAGCAAACCTTGTTCTTAAACCAAAGCACCCACTCTTGTACGGTGAAAATCGTTGAGTCAGTATCACCTGTCACCACCACACGCCGAATACTGGACGGGAAATACGCCATACTCGCAGGCATATTGGGCGTCGTGAGAAAGGCACGTATCAGATCGCTGTGCGCGTTGATAACAGACTGGATGTTTTTGATCGTGCTCGCCAAGATAGCTCTGGCTTGCTCGCCCATCTGAGAGTGCTTCTTGCCATGCCCCATGGTCTCTTTGCGACAAACCAGCTGAGCAAAGTTAAGCACGTCTTCATTAGCTGACTTGATGATCGCATAAGCGACCTCATCAGTGATGTCACCATATGTCTTTGCTGCCAAGGTAGACAAGAAGTTGCGCATAAAGGCTTCATTGAAAAGCCTCAAGTGGTACAAGTCACTGACATACACAAACGCAGCGCGCTCAACGGGCTCTAGCTTAGAGACTAGCTCATGAATGAAAGCCATCTTGCTCTCATTGCGCCAATACAAGTCCGTCGAGTAACGAATCACTTTCATGACATCGTCTACACTAGGCACATGAAGCTTATACTTCTTCATCACAGCACTAACAGCTTGCAAGTCTGTCAAGATGCTAATGGAGATGATATTGTTGACTACAACTTCACTTGACCAATAGTGACGATTGCCAGCTAGTAGTTTTTCGTTATTAGCGTTACCGTTACCAGCTGTAGAGCGACAGTTAGAAGTCAGTGTCGAGTGGGCAGTCGGGTTAAACAAAGGTGTAGACTCTGTGCACTGCGCTCCTGAGCCAGCGTTGTTTGTACGCTTAGCACCAGTTTGCTCGCACTTCTTGAACTCCGCCATGAACTTATCGCCAACCGCCTCTGCTTCATGCTGGGCTTGTTTGGCGCTATTGCGCTTGGCCACGCCAAAGTCCATGAACTCCGAGAGCAAGGAGACTTTAACATCAGGATGGAGATAAGTCGCCAGACTCGGAGATATCAATTCACGCTTTTTGACAGAATCCTTGATATAAGCTAAAAATGTAGACTCACGCTTTTCACGGTCTCCATTTTCTTTGCGCTGGAGATAAACGATCTTCGGGTCTTTAAACTCAAAGACACCACCGGGCTTTAGCATCGAGACCACGATCTCTTTAGCTTTGTCTAAAGGGATGTTGCGCATCTTGCTCAAACCGAGTGCTTGATTCTCGATATAGTGTTTGAGAGGATTGATGTCACGGACATACTCGTGGGTTTGCAACTGAAAAGGATTTTCGATGACTTCTGACATGGTTTTAAGAGGTAAGAGTTAGCTCACAAACAATACAAAAGAATCATGGTTTTTTAAGCCCACCTACTCACAACGATCTGTGAGTAGGTGGGCTTAAGGGTTAGTTAGACAGGGTGTAGTCAATGACTTGGCGATTGTTTTCTGCGAACATGGCCATGTAAGCAGCCACATCGGAGGCACTACCCACGCAGCGAAACACAATGACACTCGTACCACTCTCAGCAGGCTGGTCAGCGATCCAGTCCATCGCTATAGCGCGCCTTGCTCCTGACATGGTCGTGATGATGACATAGCTCAAGTTAGCCGGATCTGCGCTGGTGCCCGCTGGCAGGTAAGGCAACACCTTGGCGTGCAAGTGAGCCACATTCTCCGTGAGCATGGCGATGTTATAACTCACAATGCCTTCTACTTTTGCGTTAACAAAAGTAGCGCCAAACGTCTGGGGAGCCAACATGTTGAACGTGTAGCTGTTACCGACGACTAGATTAAACATTTTCTATGACCTCAATTTTTAAAGCGTCTCAAGATGACGCGACTGAAAGCGAATTGTACCACCATATAATCGAGACCGCCGTCTTCTCCAGCGGCTTGTGGCCCTAGCGTCATCCACAGCCGGTGGCGAACTGCTTCGCACAGCGTTGCAAAGCTCGTTTTGATGTCTCTACAAACGTCCTCGGTTATATTCATGTTGCGATAAGACGGGGCTCTGCGGTAACACCTCAGCATCCTTAGATCTAGGCGGCAGTAGTCCGGTCGGTGGATATAAACACTGATGCATTGATCAATGGCCAAGTGCATCAGTGTCGTCCAATCCCCAGGATGTAAAACATCTCTGATGTGTTTAGGCAGTACCTCGGCACAGTCATGTAAGTCAACGATTACAGTGTCAGGCAATGGTCTCATCTCTTACCATCCTAGCCATGATGTCATTGCGGATAATCAGCAGCACAGTGCCAACGACACTGTAAAATGAGTACCTTAGTTTGCCAGCGTGCGTATAGAGTCTGCGGTAGTTGCATCTATCATAAATCCCTAAGGCAATGCTTAGTACGTCGACCTCATCAGCACTACCGTCTTTTTCGACAGACACAGCAAATCGCCAGTCTTCGCAATCAGCTAGGACGTGGATGTTGTTAAGCGCACTGCACTGATTGCGAATTGCTTTGAGTGTGTCTACACAGATGACTTCTTTATGTAAGTCCCCTTGGACATATTGATCAGAAGATATCTGCGCCAGCTCCGGGATATCCATCGCCACTGCGCCTGGGTATAGGGAGTACTTGCTTTCGTTTGCATAGTACTCTATTGTTTGGCAAGCGCCTATCCAGCGCATATGGTAGTCTGTTTGCATGGTCAATGACCCCTAGTTTGCGCAAAGTTCTTATAAATATTTCAAGTGCAGTGTAGAGACAGCTCTGACACACCCATGTCATTTCTTTCAAAGCTTCATCACTCATCGCAACAGGCATTGATTCCATGACGAGTTTTGATTGCCACTCTACATAGGTCGCCAGATCATCCAGCGCCTCGCACTCATCGTCAAAGTATTCAAAAAATAACCTCAAGACGGTTTCTAAAACTTCCTCGTTGTTAAAGAGCGGAAAGCTTGCTAAGCCGCAAATAGTCTCGTACAGGTCTAAAACGAGGTACGGACTTTCTAAGGATTTCGATTTCTGCGGTGACGTAGTAAGGGCCACCGAACTGGAATTTTTTAGCATCGGTGATAGTGTAACCTTTGAGATAAAACAGGTCATCAGGGAGGTTGCTGCGCAGTGTCTGGATGACGTGCTCAGCAAACGCTGTGCTGATGAGGTAAGTGTTGGAGACACTCTCATTGAGGTAAGTGTCGTCACTAGCGTGTATCTTAGAATGGAACTCTTGATCTTTATTAAATTGGGGTGTATTTCGGATGGCTATGTCACTGGCTTGGTCATCTAAGATGGCATCGAGTGCACAGTAGAAGTAATCGAGCAAGTTAGCAAACGCTGTCTCTAAGTCTGCGTCTTGCGTAGCGTCTATGAACTCATCCACGTAATCACGCGGCATGCATAAGGTGCCAAGTACCAAGTCCAAGATGCTGTAGACACAAAAGTCCATCTCCAGCGCAGCGTTGTAAGCTTGCGCTCGGCTAATGGACTTCGCTGCGTCTGTGTATTTCATATCTATAACAAATACCACATTCATAACGTGTGCCTTGTGAGTACGACATGCATGAGGGTTGGAGTGAGCATGCGTATGTTTTCAGGCAGCAAGCGCTTGTTGACACCTGCCAGCTTACACGCCCTATCCATATATTCAAGAATGTAAAACCACTCATCGCTGCAATAAAAGCAAGCCTCATCCCAGCGATGCTCGCCTAAGATGATCCGAATACATCCTGCTCGTGCATGAGAGTTTCCGTCAGGCGGGCAGAGGTGTTGAAACAACAAGTGTTGAAACAACTCATCACTAACCGCTCTGTCTGGCACCACGCCGCACTCACTGAGTGCTTGATGAAGTGTATCGCGCGCCAAGTATAGGTCAACGACCACTGTCTTTTGTTTCATAAGTAATCATCACGAGTGTTCGGGTTAGCCAGTTTACAGAGGCGACTTGCGCAAGCCGTAAGTCAGGCAGGTAGCGACAGATGTTGCGAATGATCTCATCCGTCAAACGTCTCAAGAATATCGCTCTGCTGGATCGGTCGAGCCCGACGGTTTGCTCTAATTGTTGCTCTAGTAGCTCAAGGGTGTTAGAAGGCTTGACGACGTTCTTGGACACACTCATGAGTTGGTAGTCTACAGCCAACTGCAAAACATCTAGGCTAAAGTCCCAGCCTGCTTCATCGATGTCAATATGCTCATTGAGCAAACTAAGACACTCAGCGTGCGCTGGATATAGGTCGATAATCACACTCTTCATGTGTACTTCCTTTAATCATAGCCTTGTTCGCGTGCTTGTGACTGTAGCCAGTTCCAGGCTCGGTGGTCAATGCTGCGCTGTATCAGCATAAACGTCTTGTCACGTTTGATGAAGTACAGATGGTCTCGGTAACTTCCGACGAATCGATTTATGTTCGTGAGTAGGTTTTCGATGATTTGCTCAATGTCACATTTTATCGCGTCTTTTTCGCAATAAAGCCTGTCACTATCGTCGTCAGTGTTACCGTATTCGAATGCCCTCGGTGAGTTACGAGGAGTCAAAAGGATGTGTTTATCAAGCGAAGTTATAAAATCATGGCCACGACAGTGGGGCAACATCCTATCGACAAAATACTTGACGTAGTCAGATAAAATAGCGATGCCTCGCTTAGGGCCTCTTGGGGTGTCTGTCACACTCTTATTTCTAAGGTGCCAGCTTGTAATGACGGGGCGCACAATCCCTGTTACATCATCTCCGTCTTGTCGGTATACAGGAAGGACAATGTCTTGCAAACTACGCACTCTCACCCGCTCACGCCCCGTTTGCATGAAATAGTAGTCGCGGTTGAGATCGATACCTTCTAAGTCAGCACCAATGTAGATGCGCTCAGGCAGTGGCCTCAGAAGCGGAGCTAATCGCGCTTCGATTTCAGTGGCCAGAGGAAACATATCGAAGCAATAGGTCTCCAAGATATCAAGACTGTCAATTGAGGTAGTAGACCTGTATTTTTCCATAATGAGTTTTGAATCATCGTTTAATTTAAAAACAAAAGGGGTAGAAAATCGCACTACCCGCATCTGCACATGATGCGGGTAGTGCGTTTAATTAGAGGCCGTCAGAGGCGTCAGATCACGTCGTCCTCATCTACCCCTTCGGCCAGCGAAGAGCGGCGCACAGAGGCCGTTTTGCTGGCCTTGTCGGCCTTTTGGATCTCTTGCATCTTGGCCATGAAGACGGCCGTGTGATTCACGCTGAGGCAAAAGCTCAGGCGCTGGTCTTGCGGCAGCTTTCCTTCTGCCTTAAGAATGTACTTGGGCGGCAGTTGGCCCCAAATATCAAACGCAGGCAGAATCGGCAGGGGCGCTGGCGATTCTTCGGTCGTCAGCGTGATCACGCTTTCAATGCTTTCGACCTTGGCCCAATCGTCGCTCTTGGCTGAGCCGTCCAAGAAGACGATGGAGGTGAGCATGGGCTCGGCCTTGGTGATTTTGTGAAAGTTCACCCAAGAAGCCAGATCGCTCTCGTCGGGCGTCTTGCAAATGCCACTGAAGAGGAGTTCCAACATCTTGAGCGTTTCGATCACCTGTGCATTCACCTCGGCGCGCTTGGCTTCATTTTGATTGAAGAAGGGGCAGAAGATGATCGGCGCACCAGCGTCACTCACCGCCTTTTCCAGGGAGGCCAGACTACCAATCGTGTTGGTAATCTCCTTGGTGTTGCTCTTGGAGCCCACGCCAAGAGAGAACACCAGCTTGCCCTGGCTGGCCGCGAGCTCACCGTAGTAGCGCGCTTGCACATTCCCGCTACCCCCGCCCAAGGAGTGCAGCATGATCACCACATCACCGGGAGGGCAGGCCACCGCCAGGCTGTCGAGTTCGCGCTTGACGGGCTCCACAGCGGCATTGCGGTTGCGGCCACAGCCGTCTTTGGCCTTGGTTTTGTAGGTGTAGGTCTTGACACCATCGAGCCCATCGATGGTTTTGACCAAGTCCGTCTGGAACTTTTCAGCCTTTTGGAAGACTTCAGCTTCCAACACGGCCTTCATCAGGTTGTGACCACAGCCACCGAATGCAATCAGAGAAACTTTCATGGGAGTACTTTCTAGAGGGGTTGGTCTTATTGACCGGTTAAGGAAGAAATGCCGGAGACGACGGGGTCGTCAACTTCTGGAGCCACCACACGGATAACCGTAGATGTCTCGGGAGATTTGACCAAGCTGTCAGCCAGCTCTTCAAGGTGCGAACAGCGGAACTGCATGTTCATCACAGGCTTGTTGAGGTTGACATGGAAAGATTCAATGGCCAAAGGCTGCTGACCTGCCATGAACAGGCTGAACAGGCCATTGGACTTCTCGTAGGCTTTGGTGCCCGTGCCAGAGCTGACATAGTCAGCAAAGACGAATTGATTTCCTGCCACCCACGTTCGCCGGCCAAAGGGCATGTAGAGTTCGGCCTGAGGATGGATGGCAGTGAGCTCGACTTCAGGCTTGCTACTCATCGTGAAGCCACTCACGACGAATGTATCGTCTTCAATGAAGCACCGATACACAACGGGCACTTTGGTAGAGCCCAGTTGTAAGCTTTGTGGGAGGGGAAAAACCTTTTGCAAGTTTCGCAAAACCTGCATGACACCTTGCGGTGTATTTTCCATGCGAGTACCTTTCTTCAGAGAGATGCTATGTCGGTGTGATAGCTGCGCCAGCGTATCACATAGGTAATAAGTGGCTCAATTCTTTTTCAATCTACCCTTAGGAGTTTACCATGAACCTTATTGAAAAGGCTCTGTTGGATCTGCGCAGCTCAGATATCCCAGAAGAAATCTTGGAGCGAGCATTCATTCGCAAGAACATCAACTACTTGTCTCGCTCGATCATTAACATTGAAGAGATCATCAAAGAAGAAGTGATCTACCGTCGCGTCATGAGTGACTGTAATGTCGTGGGCGGGACAACGACCATGATTAACTTGGATGGTCTCGGGTATGAAAAGCCGTCTGATTACAGCTACATGTTTCGCATACCTAAGTCACTGACCTCGGGGCGCTCTATCATGGGCGTTACGAAAGTCGTCTTCTTAGCGTACAGCGCTTCAAATACGACAGCCTCCACGGGTTCATACTCTAATAGCTTATTCGGGTCTGGTGACGCTACGGCGACCATGGCAGCCTCCCAGAGTCTGATGGAGAGTTTTGACAACATCCCCATCCTCTCTACAGCTCGTGTATCAAAGGTCAATGAAAACACCATCTTGATTCACGACACTGCTGTACTGACTCCGTACTGCTATTTGGATTGCACCTTAGAGAACGACAAAGAGCTCAACAACATCCCAATGTCCTCGGCTCCAATCTTCTCTGAGCTGGTGCTGCTAGCTACCAAAGCACACATCTGGAAAAAGCTGGTCGTAGCGATCGATCAAAACGAAGTCCAAAACGGCTACACACTGGGGTCGTTCAAGAGCATCATCGACAGCTACTCTGACGCTTACAAGAGCTACCAAGAGCAACTCCAAAAATGGAGGCTCGTTGCATTCCAAAGCGATGACCGCCAGATGCGCAAGTTCATCGCAATGAAGTTCTCGACCTCACGCTAATCTAATCCATCCCTTACCTTCTAGGAGAAAACATCATGGCTGATCAAAAGTCCAACTTCATCGAAATCGGTGACCAACTCACCCTCGTCGATGGCCCACTCTCGGCAGCACTGGTAGCCCAGCTCAATGAGCGTTACCAAAAAGAAGTCGATCCAGAAACAGGCATCGTCTTGGAGACGCTCGCTATTGACTCCAACAACCTAGCGAGTGCATGGCTAGCCGCACAGATGCAAAAAGACAAAGAAGCCGCTCTCAATAAACCCATGGGGTTTGTCTACGCTGTCGACAGCGACCAGGTCAGCAGCACTGACACGGTTGAGTTAGGTGATAGTCTGAGTGACATGACAGACTACGATAAGTCTAACGCCGTGGTTTATGTGCAAGAAGGCGTGAGTAAGAAAGACAATCCTTACGTCGCTAGTTTGCTCACAGTAGCCAATAAGCACAAGGTCAAAGTCATCAAAGACCCTGCTAAGTTGCTGCACAAGCTGCGCAAGACCAAGACCGTCAAGTGAGGCCCACATGACTTATCGTAGCGTCAAAGACGTATTTGAAAACGAGTGCCCTCACTTGGTCGCAGACATGCGACTCTACAAACTCGTGATCTCTCTGGAGGCTGGGTTTGTCAATAAAAAGCGTGAGCACATGGAGTTCTTCGGTGGGCACTTGACTGGTGTGCATGTCGTGCGGTTTATGACTGAAGACAAAAACCGACTCTTCAATGAGGTCTTGCTAGCTGATGAATCCGCACTAGAGCATGAGCTGCATGCCCTGCCAGCCATCAACAAGGACTTCATTGTCTCCTCAGACATCTTTAACATCTCGTGCATTTACCTGCTCCACCTTTTCTACAAGTCTGCTAGTCTCACCGATGACCAGCGATTTGAAGCCCAGGTGCGTGTGGTCATGTACTTGCAATACAAGTTCCTCACCTCTCGGCTTTTCCAGCATTTTCGCTACCCAGCTAACCGTGACACGGCTGAAGCGACTTACGCAGCTCTCTCGCGCAAGTACGCTCTCAAGTACTACGGCTCCTGGGGAGCAGCTCTCAGAGCCCGTGCAGAGGAGGTCGTCAACCCTAAAGGCATCCACGGCGATACCATCGCTAAACTCGATGATGACTTTAGAATCGTTTACATGATCAACGATGTGCAAGGGCGTATCCGTGATATGCTCAAAAACATCTACGGGGTCTTCTTGAGTATCCACAACTCAGGTGTCAAGATCTCCCAGACTTCTTCCGTCATTGAGATCGATGGAGAGATGATCCTCAAAGACAAGAAGAACTCTCTCATGGAGCATGAGCGCTACATCCAGACGATCTTCCCAGACGCTAATGCGCTTATCAAGCCAGAGCTCATTGGCATCATCTACGAAGCCGTCGATACGCTCTACCCAGGCATGCTAGAGAACACCCTCAAGTGGGCCAGTGAGAACTTCGCTTACACAACCACTGACATCAAGATCTCTCAAACCCTCACCAAGATCATCGAGCACGCCCACACATACTTCGCTGAGAACAAAGACCTCATCCGCCATAAGGACGACCTCACAGGCATCCTCAGGCGTTTGAAAGGGGTGTACATGTCCTCACGAACGACTGAGCCTGTCTTGCTAGAGCTGCGTGTATCCATCGCGCATATCGTCAAAGCAGCGACAAAGTCTAAAAACGAGTCAGCTATCTCTGCTGCTCGCACAGGCTTCATGCTCTACGTGATCTTGCGAGCTTTCACCATGAACCACTACACCCACCACTGAGCGGCTATGTTTAAGCGTATCACCAAAACCCTCAGAGCGTGTGCTCAGTTTATCTTTGACCTCTATGAAGCCCAAAGAGGTATCAAAAGCTTTACAAGAGTCCTCACCGCTGAAGACCTCTATGAGCTCCTAGAGATCCGTGTAGGACATGTACAAAAGACAACGATCTTTTGTCAACAGGAGTCTTATGCCTGTACCTTCAATCACCTATGGCCCAGGCACAGAGACCTCACTGTTTTCAAAGTCTACGCTGAATGCTCACCCGATACCCCTGAGCATATCAAAAAGCTCTTTGAGACAGAGATGACCATTCCTCACATCTTGCATAGTGGTGCTTCTAATGCTTTGCACTCACGTATGGCTATAGAGGCTTACCTAGCCTACATCCATGCCATTAAGTCTCAGCAGTAGTAGGTGTTGGTAGGTGAGTAGGTAGAGAGTCTTAGGTAGGTATAGGTATAAGAGGTAGTAGTCTCTAGGTGAGATATAGTAAGAGAAGTGATAGACAAGGTAAGAGCTTAGTATGAGTAGGAGTAGAGAGAGCTTTGCTCTCTCTACTCCTACTAGCATTAGCATTACTTTTACTACATGACACGAGTCAGTGCGTTACTCCATCCTCTCGACCCACCGCTCTCACGAGCAGTAGACCAGTGAGAGCTTTGTCTCATCTGATTTTGCTTCATGCGTAAATTTCTATCTTTGTTAGCCTGCTCAATCATCGCATCCACACTGAGAGACTCACCCTCCATATAGACAATCTGAGAAGACAAGTGTTTCAACTTAGACTGGATATAGAAGATGACGTTAGGATCTTCCTCTTGGGACAACTCTCCTACCATCTCTTCAATAGCTTGTCTGACCTTCTTTTGCTGAGCAGCTTGGAACAGTGCTAGAGGATCAGTCTTCTCAGTAACCGAGTTCACTAAGATGGTGTGGGAGTCAATCCCGTAGAAGGCTAGGTTCTTACCCTCTGTGATCAACCAGTGACCCAGCAGCCATCCGATCACCAAGTCATCATGTCCACCTTCAGGGTGATCAATGCGACCTTTACGGTTTGTCAGCGCAGCGATCTGACCAATCAACTCATGATCTTTCACAGCCTTAGCACAGTACTTACAAGCACTCTTTAAGGTGTTGCTATAAAGAGCTTCTCGTGAAGTCTGCCCTCTCGCACTGGTAGCAAAGCCAAACAGACCCTTAGCTTTTCTATAGATGTCTTGAGCTCTACGAGACATCGGCAGCTTGGCTTGGTCATACAAAGCAGGGTGATCCAGAGGGTTATTGACGACCCAGTTGAAGATGCGCTTAAACGGATCAATCCCCTTTTGAGGCAAGAAAGTGATGAGGTGATCGATCACAGCCTGACCGGTTGATCTGTTCTCAATGACAAAGATGGCTTTAGGCCACTTGACAGCTAGACTCACTAGCCAGTTAGAGAACGTGGTGATCAGCGTCTCGTTAAAGGCCCCTACAGCGATCGTATCACCTGTCTTCACATCTGACAACACCAAGGAGATATCATCCTTGCCTACAGCGTTAGATGTGTCAATCCCGATGGTGCAGTAGTTGTTAGCCATGTAGCTGTCGATCGTGTTCTCATCGATGTACCAGCGTGTGATGTAATTGCCTATCGCACTGATGTCGGTATACACAGGCTCTGTAGAGCTGCGCTTGATGATCTCTAGGAGTCGCTTATCAATGGGTGAGCTGATACTACCGGCCGTCCACACGTTAAAGTAGTCTCGGTCAGCATCGAGGTCTTTTTGGTCAGAGTTTTCCAGAGCGTCACGCAACCAAGCATCGGTCTTACCTAACTGCCTGTGAGAGAAACACCCATAAACCCGGTACACACCGCGACCACTATCCCCGCCGCCCTCTTCCCCACTCAAAAGACTACCAGCTTTGCTGCTGCGAGAGTTTCTGCGAATCGTGTATTCCAGATCAGCCTCGTCAATACAGTCATAGAGTCGCTCCGTCCATAGAGCAGCCTCTTGAATGTAGCCATAGACGTAAGAGCCGTCCGGGTCATCGATCTTGCCAGCGGTCGTTGTGAGCATCGTGCCATAGGGCTCACCAGCTTCCTTAGCCAAGTCTCTAGCGGCCTTCATGGCAGCCATGGCTGCACCCATAGCGACTTTGATATTGGGCTGGAAGGGGGGCTCATCGATCTGAAGGATTGGCGTCGTTAGACCCCGGCCCACATTGTAAGCTCTCTTCTCAGAGGCATTAGGGACATGGGTGCGGTACTTGTTCTTGAGCGCACTGATGCCGATCTCTTCCGTGTTATAGGTATCGCCAGAGACCTTAAACTGGAGATAAGGCGGCAGCTCCTCGTAAATCTTCTTCAACCGGTCAATATTGGCGATACGCAGCTTATCATCTTTAGTGAGCAGGTTGATTTCTGTGTCTTTACAGTACACAGCGTAGAGCAGTGTCATCAAGTGGTCAATGGAGAATGACTTACCTGTCTGCCGAGGCTGTGTGAGAATGTAGGTGACATGGTTGAAAAAACACCACCAAGCTGATAGGTTTCCTCGGTTAGCTTCAATAGGCCCCGAGGCTTTACCAGACTGTCCAGGAGCCTTACCAACTTCACGGAAGTAGTACCATGGGTTGCGACGTATTTCAATCGTCACACGCCCCATTTGCTCAAGAGTCAAGTCAGGGTCATGCGGATCGACCCCCACCAATGACTGATCCACCAGAGCCAGTGGCCAGGCATGGTTTTCAATGCCCATCATCTTAAACTTTAATGCCATGTCTAAGAACGATTTGTTCTTAGTCTTCCAGTCAGGCCTAGCTGTTGGAAAGCGTGCCCAGTCTTTCTTAAATAAGATGATGTCCATTTGTTTTTACTCGGTTAATAACAAAAAAAAGAAAGCTGACTACTACAGTGGGCTTAGGCCCACTGTAGTAGCGCTACATAGGATCAGTAGCCGGCCTGCTTGGCGAGCTGGCGAGCTAAGCTGATCTTTTCTTGGTAGGTTTTGCTGTCACACATCAGGACGCACGAGTCGCCCCACTCATAGGTCTTGCCTTCAAACTCGATGGCCTTCTTGGCGACCACTGTAAGCTCGATCTGACCTCCGGGCAGATCACGATACCAGATCCCTCGCTGGAGTTCCATCGTGAGGGGCTCTTTCTCGGGCTTCTTGCCCACTGCGGTGGGTGCAGTAGTAGCCGTAGCTTCCGTATTTTCATGCAGCCCAAGGTACTCGCAAGCTGCGCAGTACGCCCCATTCGCTCGGTCGGGGTATTCCCCGAAGGCGAAGCGTTTTCCAGCCTTGAAGCCAGCCACCGCCTTCCAACCCTCACCAGCCATGGTGAGGCCCGGTAACAGGGCGTAGCCAACGCCTTGGAATGTTTGCACCGGATGGCGAGCCAGCTCACTGGCACTCCATCCATATGGGTTGTACATTTCAGTCATGATATTCTCCTAGATGCAGTTAATGAATAGAGTCGGTTTGCATCACTGCCGATTCATTTTTAGTATATGTGACTGAAGAAAACTACATTCCGGTCATACTACAGGTAAGGGGACTAACCCTTACCTGTAGCTGCCATAGCACTTATTCTTGTTCGAAGATCTCTTTGAGGCAACGATCCCCACCAAACAAACTGTTGATGCTGGCCGTAAACGCTTGACCACTGCCTGACTTGCCCTGCTTTTCAGCCATCTGTGCTAGAGGGCTGCGACGGAAGGTCGCCTCACTGATACAGGCATATACGATCATCAACCAAGTCGGTGGGTGCTCAAGAGCAATCGTCAAGATCTCATGCCCGTTCGTAGCGTACCAAACACCACCAATAGCCGACAACAAGATCCCGTAGTTGAAGTCATCCAGCCGAACACTACCCACGCGCTTTTTGCAGACATCACAAAACGTCAAGATGTCCGCAATGATCGGCAAGTCGTCGAGCACTTCTTCAATGAGCTGATTAGGCGCATTGGTCGCGGCGATAATCTGTGCAGTCACCTTATGCTGCTCAGATTCACTGAACTCCTTGGCATCGGTAAACAAACCCAAGTAGAAGTAAGCCGCCAGAATGCTCAGTCGCAACTGCTCACCCAAGTCCAGAGAGTACGTGCGCTTGATCGTCTCACTGATCATCGAAGCAAATAGCTTGATGGGCAGCGTCGTCATGTCACGCATGATGGTGGGGCGACGTGTCAGCCAGAAGTAGTTCATGCAAGCACGCATGACCATCATCTTGTACTCGGGCATGTTGCGCACATGGAAGTCACCACGCACAGCATCCCACTTACCAAACCCGCGCACATCAATAGCTGGCACCACGCCATTGGGCCCAGGTGTGGGCAAAATCACAGGGTGGTTGAAGTACTTGATGGCGTCAATGATGCTATTGCCACCAGTGACCATGAGGATCTCGAAGCCGTCCTCATATTCTCCAGGCTTGATAGTTTTGAACTGCGCACTCCCCCTGCTCAAGGAGATGCTGTCAAGCGCTTTGATCGTGGGGGTCATCACAGCGCCACTGCGCGAGGTCGTATCCCAGGGGGTTTTAAAGATAGGCATTGCTTTCTCCGAATAAAGTAAATGTAAAAACGAGGAGTCCTACAATAAATGCCTTATTTATGATGTGAAATCAACTAAAAATATAACACTCATGCTAATTTAAGCGCTTACTAATGGTATGTCATGGCTGTCATCAGCGGCTATTGGCCTGATGTAGTCAGCCGCAGGCTGTCTCGATTTATGCGGCTTTTTGACAGTTAAAAATAAACAGTCAAATCCGCCTTTACCGATAACCTGCTTTTCTTTGTTTTTCTTTTCTTTCTTGCAAGAGGAAATGTACCATGAACTCTACCCCGATGACGATCCCGCGCGGTATTCAGGACTTGGGTGCTCGCACCCTGCCGCCTGAAACCCCGCCGGTGCCGACGTTTTTCCCGCACATCTTCACCTTCGCGGCCAAGGGCCCGACGGGTGAGCCTTTCCCGATGGTGGGCTCGGCAGTCACCAGCAACTTTGGCACTGAAGTCTTTGACGACGGCAGCGATTACGCCACACACCAAAGCGTGGCAGCCCGGCTGATCAACGCCACCGGTTGCGCACAGATGTGGCAGCGCGTGGTAGCCAAAGAACTGCCTGCTTCTATGACGAACAAGGGCTACACAAACGCTGCACTGGCTCGCATGGTGCTGTGGATTGAAGTCTCTGAGCAAACACCCATCCAGCAGTACGCTCGCAAGACCAATGGCACGTACACCACGACCACTCCGACGGCACTGGTGGATAGTAACAACGTCCCCGTCAAGACCATGGGTCGCAACATCCGCTGGGTCGTGACCAATGACTTGGAAGACGGCACTGCAAGCGGCCCAGTTGGTCATTTGGATAGCTACACCATGGCTGCCGGTGGCCCCGCTAACGAGTGGCACAAGCCGGCGGGCAAGGACACGACGCGTTATCCGATCATGGAAATCGTCGGTCGTGGCGAAGGCTCTCACTACAACAAGTGTGGCGTGCGTTTGTGGCCCTGCCAAAGCACGGATGTCGATGCCCCGACATCGGCTACGCTGCGCGACTCCAAGGCATTTTTCTACAAGATGGCCTTTGTACGCCGCGCCAAACCGACGACCACTCCGGTGTTGGTGACCACTGGCGACATGCGCACCAGTCTGACGGTCTCTTTGGAACCGAATCAGCGCAATAGCGACACAGGTGTGAAAATCAGTGCTGACGAGATCTTCTCAGATGCCTATAGCACCAAGTCTGACCCGATCATCTACGGTGACATTGGTGATGTCTTTGTCTACCACGACAATGTGCAGACCGTCACACGGATCTTGTTCAACACTGAGCGTGCTTTTGGCCAAGGTGGTGATGCTGCGGAAATCCCACAATACAACACCAACAACAGCTATCGCCACACAGACTTCTCAGCCACTGACGACACCCACGCCTCACTGATCAACTTGCTCACTGCCAAGTCGTTCAAGGGGGTGCCGTACTTCACGGTGGCTCTGGAAACGGATTTCCGTGGGTCGGTGATGCCTTCGAGCGAAACCAACATGATGCTCTCTGGTGGTGACGACGGCACCATGAACCTGGAAGTCTTTGACTACCTGGTCAAGCAAGAAGCACTGAAGTACGCTGATCCGACGAATGTGTACATGAACCGTGCGCGTTTCGATCAATCCTGCCTGATCGACACCGGCTTCGGGGTGGAAACCAAAAATGCGATGACCAACATCATTGCACTGCGCAAGGACACGTACTTCATCGGCACTCCGATCATCGTCGGTGACCCCGACCCAGATCTGGACACCGAAAAAGCCCGTGCAGTTAGCTTGCGCACCATGCTGCAAGTGCTGCCCGAGAGTGACTACTACGGCACTCAAGCCGTGCGTGGCATTTTGGTGGCTCGCAGCGGTGAGCTGATCTCCAGCGAGTACCCGCATCGCTTGCCCCTGGTGATCGAAGTCGTCGAGTGGTGTGCGAAGATGATGGGTGCTTCCAACGGTAAGTGGAATTCCAAGTACCTGTTCGACATCCAGCCCAACAACACCTTCAAGCGCTTCCGCAAGATCAGCAACTCGTGGACACCGACGGATGTTCGCACGGAAGATTGGTTGACCGCAGGGATGAACTTCCCGCTTGACTCCGATCGCACCAAGTGCTACATGCCGGGCTTTCGCACCATCTACGCCGAAGAAACTTCTCCGCTGACCAGTGCCTTCGTGGTGATGGCTTGTGCTGAAGTCCAGAAGGTGATGGAGCGCACGCACGCCGAGCTCACCGGTGCTGTTCGCTACACAGGTGGCCAACTGGTGGAAGAAGCCAACCGCCGCATTGCTGCCAAGACCTTTGGTCGCTTTGCTGGTTTGTTCCAGATCAAGCCCAACTGCTACATCTCTGACGGAGATGAGCTGCGCGGCTACAGCTGGAGCATGCTGACCGAGGTGTACGCCAACAACATGAAGACGGCCGCTACCGTCGACTTGTCGCTGTTCCGTATGTCGGACTACGTGGCCTGATCGAGCTCCAGGGATGGGGTGATTTAACAGTGACCCCATCCCACATTTTGAATTCTTCAAACGAACTTTTACGAGGTATCCGACATGGTACAACGTCTGTCCGACATGATGGCCACCGGCGCATATGCCGCTGGTCGCAACCCGATGGTGAACTTGGCCCGAGGGGGTCAAAACGGCTTCTCGCCGGTGATGCAGGAGATTTTGTCTTCTGGCACCTACGTGGCCCGCCACCTCAACTGCATCGTCATCGACATGCCACGCGGCTTTGGTCTGTTCCCCGACCCTGATCCTTACTACTCTGCGGGTAAGGCACTGTTTGAAACCGTAGCCAAAAGTTACGACGGTTTCAACTCTGGGCTGGAAGTCGACTGGAGCGCCGAGCAGGCCGTAGGCGGCGCTGGCGAGCTCTTCCAAGACTACACCAACGTGACGCGCACGCGCACTGAGCCCAACTTCGTCTTCCCTGAACGCCCTGGCCGCCCGGTTGGCACGTTCTTTGACGACTGGATCACTTACCTGATCGCTGACGCCAATACCAAGTACCCCGCCATCATCGGCCTGAACAACACCGCTGAAGATTGGTTGCCCGACTGGTACACTGCCACGATGCTCTTTTACGAGACTGACCCCTTGTACAAGTACATCATGAAGGCTTGGCTGGTGACCAACATGGCTCCCAAGACCACGGGTGAAGTGACCGGCAAGCGTGACTTGACGCAGGGCATGGAAGCCAAGACCGAACTCACCATCGGTATGACTGGTGTTGCAGCAGTTGGCTTTGGCATCAACGCCATGACACAACAGTTGCTCTCGGCACAGCAAATCGGCGGTGTGATCTACTCGAATGCCAAGGCCTTTGTGAGCGAAGTCAGCCAAGACATCGCCAAACAAGGCACAGGCTTGGTCACCAACCTAGACTACCTGCGCAACAACTCAGTGGCGCGTGGCTGATTGGTTTAAAGCCTCCTAGAGCCAAAAATAAAGTCTGGTGGCACTGCCTCCTAGGAGCGTCCGTTTGGACGCTCCTAGGAGGCATTATGCCTGTTTAAAGGCCATTAGCTTTTGCTAGTTGTCAGGCGGCGCAACTTACTGCGCAAAATTTGTTCAATGTCTTGGTCTGCCGGGATGCGAACAGGACTAAACAGAGAAAACTTGGGCAAGGGCATCAAGACAGCCAGTGCCAGAGGTACACGCAGACTGTGAGGGCTTTCTTTGAGTACAGCCCTCAGTAGGGTGTTGGTGTGACTGCATGACAGGCGGGTGGCGTATTCGATTTGCTGACCATACGTGGCCTCGACAGGCGTCCAGATGATCTGAAGCGTCTGCTCATCACGAGACGTTTGAAGCAGCTCAATCGTCGTTGTGGTTTTATCCAGTACAGCGTTGAGAAGGCTGTTTAGAAAGCCCTGCATGGTAGTGGTGAAGAAAGGTGTTGTGTTTTCCATAGAGGTTCCTTAATATTTTACCAACCAACTTACACTTTGGTAATAAGTGTCTTCGATTTTTTAGAATCCAAAAGAATAAAAGAAAAAAGATTACGTGAGTACAGAACCATCCGTACTCACGTAACACCAGCGATTCAGGCGATCAGCTCATGGCAGCGGCCACAGCCGCGTCTTGGAACAGAGCTGCTGCGGTAGAGCTCACCGCCTTGCGCGCCTTGCTCAGCATCAAGCGGTCGCTCTCGGGGTAGGTCATCCCGGTGTCCATGGCCCCGTAGCGCGTGGTGGTTTCGCCACTGGAAGAACCAATCTTGGGCATCTCCACTGAACGCTGCCAGCGGGCGTGGCCCTTGGTCACGTCCTTGTCGTGCGCACCCATCGGGGATTCGAGGAACACATTCGAGATGTCAGGGTTTTCTTTGGACGCTTGGTTGCAGTGTGCACCCATTGCGCTCACGAAGCCGGCGTGGTAGGTCACATCCAGCTCACGCACCTTGGCCACGGTGTCCATGGTGAGGCCCGAGCTCTCAACGGCTTCTTGCCATGCGGCTTGGCCATTGAAGGTGATGTTCGCGCCTTCGGTGCTGAAATGCTTGGCGATTTGAGCTGCCAGCTCGTCAAAGTGATTCTTTGCCATGATGCTTCCTTGGTGATGAAGGTAAGGAGGTTGTATAGGTTCTCAGGGATTAACAAGGTGGTATGTGTTACATGTCTATCTCCTGGGAGTTGCGACTATTTGTAAAGGCATAGTCAAGCGCCTTAGGGTTCTGTACCACTGAAAAGCTTAGCGCGTTTGAGCGCTGGCTTGCTGAGCACTCGCAGCGTGTTCTTTTCTTTGAGCCGGCACATGACATCTAGGTCTGCCCGACATACCAGCAAAATCACGTACTTGCCTTCTGATTTGAAAGCAATGGGGGGAAAGTTGCCCATACGTTCAGCAGCCGCGATTGCTCCCGGACTCATGACAATGAGGCTACGGTCTACTTCTTCAGTATGAGCCAATGCTGCTTGCGCAGTCAAAACGCTCGGATCGTAATCGATGTTGTTGTGAGTAACAAAATGAGTCATGCTTGTTTCCTTAAAAATGGATGTGCACCGCTGCACTAAATACTTGTATGACGTTACTTTTATAACCATTCACCAAGCAGTGATATATGGGTAAACAATGTTTGGATAAAAAAAGAAAACCCAGTGAGGGGTTTTCTAGGTGAGGTGCCCTAGGGCACCTCACCAGTTAGACCGGAGTGGCTTTGCCTGTGAACTTGTCCACAAGCATCCACACACCACCAATGAGCAGCAAGGTGCAGCCAACCGCTACTGCGATTTCGCCCGTGGTCCAGTCTTCAGAAGCCGTAGAGGACTTGGTGGCACCGGCCGCACTCGGGGCGGGCAGGGCGTTGACCTTGGCGGTCAACACTTGCAGATCAGCCTCAGCCTTGAGGGCCTTGGCGGCTGCGTCAGCAGCAGCAGCAGCCGCTGCTGCTGCTGCTTTGTTAGCCGCCTCGGCAGCAGCGGCTGCCTCGCTGGCCTTGGGCAGGGCGGGTGCCAGCGCGTCGACGCGCTGGCCCAGTGCCAGTTGCGCCGCTTGGGCGGAGGCAGCCGCTTTGCTCAGCGTGTCGACGCTGGCGTTGGTAGCGGCGACTGCCGCCAGCAGCTGTTCGATGGTCACTGCGGCGGTGGTGGGGGCGGCGCTCACGCCGGGGATGGTGGAAGTGGGAACAGCGGACATTGTAGACTCCTGGGTAACAGTGGGGGTGGTGGAAACTTCAACAGGAGCGTCTTGCGACTCTCCCTGATCCTCATTGCCGGCTAGGCAAGTGAGGATCAGTACAGTGCGGCCGGGACCGCCCTGTACTGTGGTTAGGCTTGCCCATCCGGCGGCGCGCAGAGCTTTGGGCAAGCTCTTGCGCACTGGATGCCACGAAGCCTGGGGTGCGTCAATCTGGACTTGCCAGATTGACTCCTCGCCCTCTGGGTGCACCAGGTCGGCGAGGATGCTGATAGCACCGAGCTTGGTGCCAATGGCTTCAAGACTGGGGAAGACTTCCCCAGCTGTTGCGGTAAACTCCGCAACACCATTCCATGATAATTGAGTCACCTCAATTCCTTTCATGATGTAGGTTAAGATACGAGAATGGCTTTAACATCATTACCAACTCACTACTGATATATGTGATTGAAGAAAAATAGGATCAAATAAAAACGGCATAGTCCCTAGGTACAGAGACAAAAGCTCTGTACCTAGGGGTTTACCACTGCATGCTGGCAGGTAGTTTCTTCTGGTCGTCAATGCCCCAGCGGAAGGAAGCAAACAGCTCTTGGGCTGTCAACATCCCAGCAGACTCAAACGACATCCCAGCAGACTTGAGCACTTGCGACTGACGCTCGATCGCCTTGGCAAAGCTAGCGAGTTCCATGTCACGCTCGGTAATGCTGGTAGCGATTGCGATAGAGTCTCGGAAGCCTTCCAGAGAAGGTGCGCGCATTTTGCGAGCCACATTCAAACCTGGTTCAGTGACACGGTCCCAAGTGATGATCTGGCGAATGTAGCGGTTATTCACCCCTACAATGCGGCGGTTCTCGGTGAGTGCACGGATGGAGAAGCAAACGTCTTCTTCCGTGTTGTCAAAGGATTTCTCCAGTGCCGGGCCAAAGATGCCATCACCCTTCATCAAGGCGATGATCGCAACGATAGGTCGGCCTGCTTCATCGGTGAGCGAGTCAAAGTCCAGCTCAATGGCTTTGATGTGAGCACACACCCTGGTCTCTTCGATGTGCATGATGCGCTGAGCATACATGTCATCGGTCATGCCTGGCAAGAACTCAGGATGGCCTTCCTCACACTTCAAGCAGCGTGTCTCGATGCGTCGCATGAAAGAGTTAGAGCGGTGGAAGATCTCTTGCACACCTTCGTAAGGGTAGTAATCCCCTACGGAGTTGTACATATTGAGCCCACCTACAGGCATCTTGCGATAGCCTTTCTCATCCTTAGGCAAAATGCCTTTCACACCTGCTGCAAGCGAGGTGCATGTGAAACGGAGTTTTTCCATGATTGATCTACCTTAAAAAATAATAGACTACTTGCGCAGTATTTCTTCCATACGCTCTACACGCTCTGAGGGGTGTAGGAGTGCGCTAGCGATACCTGAATCGAAGTGACTACCTAGCAGCTTGGCGGAGGTGTTGGTAGCCGATAGCGCTACGTTACGCATAGCAGCGTAAGTCTTTTTGTAGCGATTGACATCACTGGGCTTTTTAATGACTTGACGAAAGTACATCGTCAAGTCATCAGACCAGCGAGTAATCACACTCGCTAGCATTTCAGTGACCTCAGACTGACCACCCACGTTAGCCCCAGCGTGCTTTTTGGCGGTGTCAAACAGTCGCCCGAGCATGTCGTAGCTTACATAGGCGGGCACTTTGGCCTTTGACAAGATCTCGTCGTAGATTTTGTAAGGAACCGTGTTGTCCTTCACAGCCAGGCAGGACGTGATGAGAGTAGATCCTTTAGGGAATCCAAACTCATAGTAGTCATTGCCCTCGATCTTGACCTTGTCAGTGGTCATCGGATCGAGTTGTAAGATGGCGTTAATCATCAAAACACAGTAAAACGAATCTTCAACAACGATGCTGAAAAGTCCTACGATCTTGGTCTGTGCTCCGACGTAAGCCAGGTCATGTTCTGTAAACCGGCAAGGGATGTGAACCTTACACGGTTTCAAAGCGATGACTTGGCCATCAGGCATTTGCGCCAGGGACGCAAGTACCTTTGATTTATCATGCACGAGGCGTGAAAAATCCATGGCCAATCTCCCTTAGATGACGATCTGATCTGCGCAGAAGTCAGCGATGTAGGTCAGTGTCGCCAGGCTTGCGCACTCTTCAGGTGTAGCGTCTGGGTTGACGCGACTGGCCTGAGAGATGCCGTCCAGGATGCGTCGCGCACAAGGGGCTTTCTCGTAGAGACAATCGAGCACCAAGTTGATCACGAAGTTCCAGGGATCTTTCTCGTAGTCCGCGTTGGCCATGCGAGCTGTCACCATCGCTAGCTTGGCTCGGAACGCAGCGTAATCACTTTGGTTGCGCTCAGGCGTCGGGTCATCACAGAGGTGGCAAAAGCACATCTTGAAGTTTTGCACCACCACATCATCGAAAGCATCTTTGATGATGTCCCGAATCAGTGCATGGCGACGCTCAGCTTCACCGGTAGCTGATTGCAGCGTGTAATCGCGCCAGCGCGAAATCAGTGCACTTTGGTTTTCCTTGATCTGATCGACAAAGAAGAATGGGACAGCCATCAAGCTGTTGCCATAGATGGCTTGCTCAACACCACCTTCACTCAACCATTGTCGGTATACCGTCTTGTTGACATAGACCTTACGGAAGACGTTGGCAAACACAATGCGACCAGACTTGATGGCTTGGTGTTCGTCTTCAAAACCACCAATCATGACTTTGGCACACTGCTCCATCACCAAGGTGAGGAATGCGCGGAAAGTGCCCAGAGATGAGTTGATGCCCTCGGGGATCTTCTCATACATCTTGCTAGCGCACAAGTACGCCACCAACGCACTAGCGACAGACTTCTCAGGGTCACGCAAGATGGCATCAGCTGCCAGTGTTTCTTTGGCAGTGAACAAGGCGTCCCAGATGTTTTGCAGCAACAAGGGGTCTTGGCCAATCGCCCAGGCGCTGAGCTTAGCGTCCACACCTTTCTTGCCAGTGAGCATCAGCTCAATGATTTCGGGAGGTGACTTGTCGCCCACCAAAATGCGCTGATTGATCGCCCGGTAAGGTGCGTCAGAGAACTTGTTGATGTCGTCTTCCAGATCAAACATCGGAGGTGGGAGCTCACGTTCGATGACGGTGATCGTTTTGTCCACGTCTGGTGGGATGCGATCCGTATGCGCTTTGATGGATGCGGCTACCAGCTTGATCACTGGTTGTACGGTGTTGCGAGTAAAGAACAGATGCTTTTCAATCTCACCACCGATGTCAGCGGCCAGCGCTTCGATCGCCTTGCTGCACAAACTGATGGGACCATCCGTGCAATCGCCGGTGCTCATGTAACTCACGGATTCCGGGGTGGGGGAGTACTCCGTAGCGCCAGCGTAACAGCTACGCATACCGATCGTAGACATGATCGTAGCCACAGGTGTTTGGCCCATGGTAGTGAGGATCTCGCCACGACGGTCAAACAACTCGACTTGACTGATGGCGACTTTTGCAGCTTCGACGGGAATCATTGCTTAAGCTCCTTTTTTGGCAGAGACACGCTCGATGAGCCGAGCAGCGATGCGCTGGCCAATCACTTGGTAGAGTTGGTTGGGCGTAATGACCTCACCGGAGAGGGTGTCAGAGATGTTTTTCCCAACGACACGCCGCGCGATTTCACCACCCAGAGTGATTGCGCACCCCATGGTGAGCACTGAAACTTCAGAACTCGTTTTCATTTGATTTCCTTTACAAGAAAAAGCTCGCAAATAAAGACACTGTAGGCCCTGTTTAGAAACAGGGCCTACAGCGCACACAGTATTAACCCATCACTTACGGCCCCAGTACGCGTTGCACACGCGCTTGGCACCCAAGCGGTTTAGTGTACAAGTCGTCGCTATCTTGACAGGTGATCGCACGATCCGGTCATCCAAGGATTTCTGTCCAAAGATGAAATCGATTTGCCGACCATAAGCATCACGGTAAACACCTGCCATCACCGAAGAAAACACGGTTTTCATCTGGTTAAACAGCACGCCCTTATCGCCGAGGCCGTTACCAGCACTGGCTGTGATATAGACCCGGATGACAGCTGTATCTAGCGCAATGGGTTTGTTCTCAATGCGATAACCTGACCCAACGGCTCCTGTGAAACCTTCGTTGCCTGTGGACTTAGCGATGCGCTTGAGTTGACGATCGCTTTCATCTGCAATCGCTCGCAAAGAGTCACTCATGTCTTCTTTGTCACCGTGATAGAGGACTTCGATTTTATCGACAACCCCTTTCACGCTGGCTTTAGGAGAGCGCTTAGCCAAAGCCTTGAGTAGTTCAATAGACTTGCCAGAAAACAAGTCAGTCGAAGCCGTCATTGAGTCTTCGATGTAGCATAGTACATCTTTGGCTTTGACGCTTTGACCAGGCTTAACCAAGTTGGAGACACTTTGGTTAAAGTTGATCGTGATGTTTTTGATCTTGGTGTACTTGGTCTCTAGTTTAGCGCCGAGGTCAGCAGAGATAGCAGAAGCATCTTCATGAGTATTGGCAGACTCCCAGAAGACCGTGTTAACCATCACTGCATTTTTCCACACCACCCGCTTTTTGTTCATCCAGTCTCGCTCGAAGAACCCAGTGTTGTAGACGATGCAGTCACCTACTTCGACTTTATCCCCGAGCTTGAGCGGTGTAACGACGTTGTGCGGAATTACCAAGCCAGCTGCGTGACCGTGTCTAACACCCAGCTCATAGCCTTGGATACTACCGTCATCGTAATTGACGATGATCCCGTGGTCATTGATCTGTAAGACCTTCCCAGGCTTTTTGGCTGTGTAGCAGTACAGATCAGAGGTGCGCTGGCCCAAGATCGTTTCATAGCCAGTGCGAAACGGAGACTGTGTGTAGCCAACACATGCAACAGCATGAGACTGCTGGATAGCCACGAAGTTAACCCGGCGAAACTCATCTTGGTCACTACCTGGGGCTAACAGCGCTGCGGTAGAAAACATGCTGGTAGCGCCTGTTTTCTTGTAATCAAAGTCTCCCAACAGTCCCCGCAAAGAGGTGTACTGAGGATTGCCGGTGACTTGGAAGTTAATCCCCACATCAGACGAGTCACTGGTAGACTCCGAGGTCACACCCATTTCTCGCGGACTAAATGCACGGGTCTTTTTCGTCATGCTACGGCGGTTACGACCATCCGTGCCCGAGTACGTTACTGCTTCTAGCTCTTTAAGAGCGTGCACGGGGTTGATCTCGGAGAGCTGGACTTTCACCGGGTCTTGCGTGATACGGTTCCAAGTCGCGTAAGGCGGTACTTCAATGCCGTACATGCTCTTAGCAAAGCGCGCATTGTGATTGCGGTAGCCTTGAACGAGCTCATTGTAGACAGCGCCAGCAATACGCTCATAACCCTTATCGCGCAGATTGCGAGGGTCACCAGCGGGGTAGCAGAAATCATCCGTCAGCAACTCACAACTTCGCAGCAGTAGGCCTTCAAACGTCTCAGGCTCTTTCATCTCGATCAAGATGTCTAGTGTGATCGGATCAATGAACAGCTTGTGCATGGTGTCGATCTCACGCAGGTAGCGTGTAGATAGACCCGCTGACTCCAGCAGATTCAGATAGACACCGGGGTTGTCAAAGCTGCGTGAGGAGAAGGTGCGAATGGCCTTACGGTATTCGTTAAACCCACTGACCACCAAGTTCGTAAAGATGTCGTCCTTAGGGAGAATCAAAGACTCATCGGAAAACTCAATAGCATACTCATGCGGCTGCAAACGCATTTGTGTGCCAGCAGGTACTCGGCGGACATTGGCCTTTAGCAAAGACAGCAGTGCTGTCAATCCCATCTGGTAACCAAGGATCACACCGACTGGAACGTCCTTACCAAACACTGTCAGCTCTGCGCACTCCACCGGAGCGTCATCAGCTTGCAGGCCCAGGAAGTTCTCGAAAGGCCCAATGAGGTCAAGGCTTTTACCATCGCTAGCGTAAGCGATGTTGTTCTTGTCAATGACCAAGAAGGGTTTCTCTTTAGGCCCATTCCAACCAGCTACGACACTGCCCTTATTCTCCAGTGCCTTCAAGACAGCTTCATCTACTGACTTTTCTTTGATGATCTTGTCAAAGCACAGCTCGTAACCCCCACAATGGAAAGAGCGGATACGCCCCGACAAAGCAGAGTAAGCCCGGCAGACGTTTTGCTCACCATCAAACACTTCTGAGGTGATGATGTTGGTGATTTGGTGGTCATTAGGGTCAATGGCTTTGGCCATGACACTATTAGTCAACCAGATTCCGTAGTCAGTGACTTTGCGACGCCCCCGGTTGATGAAAGTCTTACCGTAGTAACTGGTGAGCGCCACACGGTCAGGCCCGACTTTACAGATTGGGATTTCCCCGCGTTGCTTACGGAGCCGGTACTTCACGCCGTTGGCTTTGTAGTAGCCTTCGGGGTAGATCTTGGGGAGCTTGTGGCGAGACGTGGTTGGCTTGCCTTCAATCGGTGCGAGCTTAATGGTCAGGAGATCTTCCGCGCCAGTGTAGTCCTCTACCGTCTCTAGCTTATACCCAGTGATCGCAACACCTGCACGGTGAAAGTTCATCACACACGCAGCGATATCTTTTTGCAAGATCTTCTCGACGTAGTTCTTCTCCATATCCATCAGCGTGTTAGATAACATGGATTTGTCAAGAACTGTGGGGTCGTCTTTGAGGTTTTGTTTGTTAACGACTTTAAGGTCTTCTGGGTCAATCTTGATGAAGTCAATCATCGGCTGACCGTTAGGTGCGACCAGGGTCTTGTGAGCACTGGCTAAGCGCTCAAAGCGTCGGTACTCGCCAGCAGTCACAGCGCCAGTGCTGGCCAAGATGTCGCACTCTTGCATGAAGGCTTCTTCCAGATCAGGCGCTTTGGTGCGAATGATCTGTCCGATGCTGCGCTTGGGCTCAGTGCCTTGTGAGACTTTGCGCGCAGCGATTTCAGCTAATGCGTCGAGCTGCTCGTCGATGCTTTTGTCTTCTTTTCGAATGATGTCTTTAGCCGTGTCATCATCATCGATCTGGACATGCAGCGTGCCGGCTTTTAACTCGGGCTCAGCTGGAGTTACCGTTGTTTGGCTCGGTAAGTCTTGTGAGACAGTGTTGTTGTCCACAGGCGTTTGAGCCATTGGATCAGTATCGACACTGTCATCTGCCAGAGGTACATGATCTTTGGGAGTCCCTTGGGTGTCATCGTTGCTGTGCTTAACCTGGCTGGCTAGGTCGGAAGTGCGTGCGGCCACGATCGAGATGTTGACCAACAGCATGCGCTTTTGCAACTGAATCGGGTCAAACACCTTGAGGGGTTTGGTCACGTAGCCGGTGTCGGTGTCATCACACACACGCAGGGAGTTGAGCACCCCAAGGTTCACAACCATCCAGCGATTGACATCTTTGTAAATGATGTTGACCTTGTGGATATGCTCCTTAGGGATCTTTGAGATCAGGGACGCTGTTCTGTCTTTACCCAACCAGCGCCACATCTCAAACACGTTGAAAGCCGAAGCTTCTGTAAACGGCTCTAGATGCGAGGAGGTCACCTCTTTGCAGAGGTTGTCCAACTGCATGATGGTGGGACAGACGCTGGGGACTTCCCAGACGATGTAGTGATGGTGAATCGTAGACTCTGTCACCACCTTAGCGACATTGGCAAACACTGTCGCCAGCAAGTTCTCCCACTTATGAAACGCCGTGTAGACCGTGCGAGTGTACTTGTAAGCCTGGTTGATCAGATTGTAGTTAAACACGACCAGTGTATTCGGGTTGCGAATAGCGCTGTCCATGTTCTTCATCAGTCGAAACATCCGGTGCTTAGACTGATAATCTGTCACGAGTTGTGTCGGGTTGACCGACAGATGAGTTGGATTGCCCTTGGTGCTGGCCAGACTCGTAACGTGTTGAATCAGTGGAACCGATTCTTGGTTCTTGAAAATCGGATCGCTGGCACTGGGACCTGGATCAACAGCGTCCAGGGTGTGGTAGTGCAGCACTGAGTTAACAGGCAAGCGAATGTCAAGCCACGGTGAGAGAGGTAGTTGGGAGAATTGCTGCTGATTGCGCAAGCCGTGCTTGAGGTAGAACGCGTTTTGATGGATCAATTGTGCCATGATGTTGGTTCCTGGTTGTCAGTGATTACTTGGCTTTCTTGCGACCACGCGCGAGATTGTGCACCACGTATTTCACCGTGTCTGTGTTGATTGCCACGTTGATCTTGCCATCACTGCCGACGTAGTAGTTACGTGACTTGAGCATCTTGATCGCCGACTCAATGGCTTCATCGCTGTAGAGGAAGTTAGCCGATGCGGTATCGCCGTCAAAGTCAGCGCCTAGTCCTGCCAAGCGAGAGCCATGTGGGCTCAAGCTGTTGTAGAACGATGTCAGCGTCGGGAAACGATAAGCTACCCGCTCTGGACCCATGGGAGTCCAGTCAGTCCCGAGCTCTTTGCGCACCTCGGTGACGATCGTTGACTCTAAGAAAGTAAACGAGGTGTAGATACTCCCCATCCCAGTGATAGGGTAGCGTGTGACCAGCAGTGGGTAGGTATTGGCTTTGAAGTAAATCGAGCAATAAAACAGCTCAGCTAAAGTCAGCGGGGTGCAATCTTTAGCGAGTCGGCCTTCTGGGAGTTCGTCGATCCCGTGAATGAGTTTGAAAGTGCCGTCAGGCCCCTTGTACATCAAGCCCAAGTAGTAGTCATCGATTTCCACAGGGTCATGGCGAATACTCTCTTCAGAAAACGACTCAATGACTTTCTCCATGCCTTCACCTGTCATCCATTCATCAAAGTCACTGTGCTTGAGTGTCACGCGCACACTCTTGAGGGTCTTCTTATCCGTCAGCAGTGCAGGCGTGGTAACAGAGGTGAAGACCTCAGACAAGAAACCCGTGCGCAACAGGTACTTGGAGATAGGCAAGATCCCTTTGAGTGTCTGATAGATGCCGACACTGGTGTTGTTAAATCCGGGGTTGCCATGGCTGCCTAAAAACTCGACGTTAGCTTGCTGAGCTGTGATGACGTTTCGCGTGCCATTGAAGATGTTTCGACCTGCCCACTTGTTAAGCAGTAGGGCTTTCTTGCCTTCAACGACTTTCTCAAAGAGTTCATAGATCTCGATGAATGCCCGCTGCAACACAACACGCTGGTGGTCATATGCTTCGGGTGTGGTGTTAGCGACAGTGCGGTGAATCGTGTTGGAGGTAGACAAGACTTTCTGGTATAAACCATTGACCTCATCGGAGCTCTGCTGACCATGTTCATCGATTTCCAAATCTCGGTATCCGGCAGGGATCACTAGCAGCCTGGACGTGGTGCAGGTGTCTTTGTACTTTTCGATCAGCTCAATCGTTTCACGCCGGGAGATCGTATCGGTTTCTTCAAACTTGATCTTCTTCCAGTGCTTCAAGAAGAATGTATAACCCGTCTCGCCTGTCAAGGCATTGCTGCGCACGAAGTCACTGAGATTGACATCCCAGGTAGCGTACTCTTTACCAGCCATGATATCACCGTAAAACGCTTTCATTTTGACAATGCGTTTATAGATGATCGGGTGAAAGATTGGTAATTTCATGTCGATGTAAGAGAACTTACTCGACCGCTGCTCTGTGCCTGCTGCCCCAAAAATCTTCGTAGAGAACAAACCATCTGGATGAAAGTTCTTCGTCGCCCCGTCAAAAAAGTCTAGGACCTGGACAGCCTGCATCAAAGAGGCCATCGGATCGGTGATTTGCAAGAGCTTGATGTTAAATGGTACAGCAGCCATGATGCTAATTCCTGGTTTGAGTGATGAATGGTAAGCGTTAAAAAATTCATGCTATAGTTGACGCATGCTCAATATATGCATTATTCTGTTTTGACTCCCCGCCAAGCAAAGGCGAGTAAGTCAAAACAGAATAATACTACTTTTAATGAATCCTGGTTTAGGAGTACCAAATGGCTTCCAAGAAGATCGACGAAAAGGTAGACAGTGGGTTTGACATCGATGCCGATTTAGACTTTGCTGGCTTTGACTTTGACGCACCTGATGGCAAAGATGACCGCAAGCCGATCACCAAGTTTAGCACCGGGTTTCTCGATGGCTTGAAGGATAGCGCACAAGACATCCATACCATCTCTCGTGTAACACGCGGGGTGTTGCCAGCCGGGTTTGGTCAAACGGCAGACTTTGCCAGCGACGTGACACAAAATGTCAGTAAGACCTACGACGAAGTCGCCAAGACAGTCAAACCTGTCATCAAAGACACTAAACGCCTGGTCACTAAGCTGATCCCTCAAGACGCCTCGTTTATACCACAGAGTGTACGCGATAAGCTCAAAGAGTGGAAGCAAGACGAAGTAGACTCCATTCGGCCAGATCTCTCTGCTGAGCGCCAACGTGAGGATTTCCTCACTGGGCAAATGGCAGAAGCGTTTAAGTTCTCTGTAGAGCAAGACACCAAAAACCGAGTCGAGGATAAAGCCAAAGACGCCTTGAAAGAAGGCACAGACCAGTTTCGGTTTGCAACGTCGTTTGGTGTGATTAACAACATCTCTAAAGATGTCTCACGGTTGTCTAAGTACGAGACAACGATCACCTTGGCATTCCAGAAGAAATCACTGGAGCTCCAGTTTCGATCCCTGTTCGCACTGCAAGACATCTTGACAGAGAGCAAAGCCCACCGAGAGCTCGCAGACAAAGGCTTTCAAGACGTTATCAAGAACACAGGACTGCCTGAGTTCAAGAAGATTCAGAAGTCTGAAGCCTTCATGGAGCTTGGTCGCAATAAGTTCTTTGGCTCCGTGCAATCTGGTTTGTTTGGTGATAACTCCAAATACATCAAAGACCTCTTTACCAATGTGCGCAACAAGATCACGGGTAAAGTCAGCTCCATGGCCAGTGATTTCCGCATGGGTTTGGCTGGCGCTGAGAGTGGTGCGGACATGCTGCAATCGGTCGCTGGTGAAGGCGGCATGGTTGATCCGACAGAACTCGGAGGCAGCATCGCAGGTGGGTTTGTCGGTGAGAAGATGATGAACAGGGCTGGCTCATGGGTCAAGAAAAACGTCGTGGATGGCAATAAGACCATTGGTAAAGCCAATGACTGGTTGCTGGATATGATGGAGAATAAGACCCGTAAAGCCGAAGACTTCCGCAGGTCAGATGAGTACAACTATAAGACGGGCCTTATTCCTGCCATTGTGCGCTCGATCCAAAGTGTGCTGCCTAACAACTCCGTCAGCACAGGCATGGAGATCATCAACGGCAAAGAGCTCGACAACGCTTTCATCTACACGCGTCGCACAGATCGAACAATCAATGAGATCATCCCCGGATTGCTATCTAGGCAATTGCAAGTTCAGCAAATGCTGCTGACGGGTATGAAAGACATTGAGCTCACTGAGTTTGATCACGATAAAGGTGTGTTTGATACCCAGAGCAGCATTGACGATAAGTTCAAAGAGCGTTTCACTGATCGCATCGGTCAGTACAGTACGCACTCCGATCTAGACCGGCTGATGGACAAGCTCGACAAGGACAAGAAACTAACGCCTGAGCAAAATAAAGCTTTGCGCGCAGCATTGTTCCAAAACTCTGTGGCTGGTACATCCGCTACCAGGGATAACTTCCTGAAGACTGAAGCCGTCAGCACAGCCTCATCGTCAGATAAGCAAGCGATCACTGAGCTGCTCGATCAGTTTTATGCCCCCGGACTGGAGCCCTCTAAGAAGTTAGAGTTTGACAAGTTGCACAACTCCCTGCGCAACAATGTCGGTGATCCGCGTGAGCGTATCCAGTCACAAGTGCATGCCGGACAAACTGACCGCCTCCAGCGCATTGGCCTCATTAGGCAAGACAAGAACAGCGATACGTCTAGCTTTGCACTGAGCGACTACTTGCGTGGATTCTACGATGAGTCGCAAAGGCCTATGACGAGCACTAACAATGCACAAGTGCTCTCCAACCGGGTGGACCCCTTGAAAGCTTGGAGGGAGCGCGCTGAAATCCCTAAAACTGGTTTTAACTCCGATCAGTTCATTCAAGACTTCCAAGCCGCTAGTGTCTTAAAGCCTATCTTCGTCAGGCTGCATGCTGAGGGCTTTGACGATTTGCGAGGGCTCTTCAAACCGACTCAGCCTCCAGAGCCACCCGCGCCACCACCAACGACAGATGGAACGAACACAGATGGACAGTCGACGAGCTCGACAGGCAAGGCTAAGCGCAAAAGGGGTAAGTCGTCAGGTGCCTCTGTGACTGCGAGCTGGCGTGACTTGTCACTGCCTAAGAGTGATCTTACGACTTTCATGCGTGGACGCTCCAGCAATGACGATGCCATGGCTGTCATGCCTGAGCGTATCAAGAACGTCGCCAACGCGGGCTGGTGGGCACCGCCTGTAGATGCTATTGGGCAGAGTGACCAATTCACTGCACAAGACTCCAATGGCACCGGGATCATGATGAGTGCTGGTAAGGGTAGTGGTGGCTTTTCCTTCACCAAGGGATCTGCTAGTAACCCACAACCTGCGCAAGGGCTGACAGAGCGAGCTTTCTCGATGGTGCGCTCAGCAATCCATGATGGAGCTGTGAAGCTCGGTATTCGGGATGCTATCAAAACAGCCCAGCCTAAAGACATTCAAAAAGCTAGTCTGGACGCTTTCTCACCAAAGATTGCACAGCTAGCCCGCTCTACTCAGGCTGGTAACGATAGTAGCTTTACGGAATCTATCACAACCCCTGAATTTGGCGGAGGGGGTGGTGGAGGTAAGCCTCCTCGTGGACCACTCAGCGAGATGCTTGAGCAGATCAAAGAGGGTGTCTTGAGCATTGCTTGGAATGTAACAGACATGTTCGAGGTCATGAAGTCTGGTCTGGTGATGAAAGTCACACGCTCTAACACAGACTTCTTGGGAGCAGTGCCCCTGCTCAAAAAGCTAAAGACACTCCAGATCAAAGATCTCGACCCCAGCAAGGTTAAAGAGCTGTACCAAAAGATCAAAGCAACCCGTCCCGCAGCACTCGTCGCAGACTCTGTGCAACAAATGCGTGAAGAGTTGCTGGTGATGCAAAAGGTAGGTGTGAAAGCATTTGCCAAGGAGAAGCTGGAAGGTGCGAAGGGTTTTGGTAAAGCCAAGACAAAACAAGCGCTTGACTATTTCGAGAAGAATCACCCGGAGTTGCTAGACAAAGCCAAAGCCGCTGGCGATAAGATCACCGAAATCACTGGTGATGCAAAAGAGCTGGCGGCTAAAAAGCAAAAGGAGATGCTCGACTATCTGGAGAAGAACCACCCAGAACTCTTTGGTAAGGCCAAGCAACACCTCGACAAAGCTGCTGATCTGGCAAAGTCTGCTAAGAAAAAAGGTGGCGAGGTGCTAGAGAAAGGCAAAGAGCAGTGGGAAACCACTCGCGCTTACCTGCTTGAGCACTATCCTGATATCGTTGACTTTGTTGACCCTACCAAAGGCAGTTTCAAAGAGCGAAAAGAGATTGTCACTGCCTTGATGAGCGCTGCTAAAACCAAGACGAAAGACTTGGTTGACAGCAAGCTCGCAAAGACAAATGCCGGACTCCCAGCTGACCAGCAGTTCGATGCGTCTTTGCCAGGCGTAGCTAGCTTCATTGCCTACAAGGTCGCCCAGTTGATTGGTTCAGGCGCGCACGGTGGCGCAAAGCTATTTTCATGGGGAGGCATGAAGTCTTTCAAGCTCGTGCGAGGCATTGGTAATGTTCTCAAAAACATTGCCACAGATGATACTTTCGATGTGTATGTCGAGGGTGATAACAAACCCAGACTGACAGCGACAGGGATCAAAGCTGGACTGTATCACTTCATGGACAACGGCGAAAAGCTGGTAAACTCCATGAACATCAACCGCCCGGTGGCCGATCCCGCTGGTCAATGTGTCATCAGTGCTGAAGAGTTGACTAAGCTCTACGTGATGGACATTAAAACACGCGTAGTGCGAGCGTACCGCAGTGGTGTCAGCTTAGTTAAGCCCGGACTTAACATGATGAAGGATGCCATGGTTAAGTGGTATCCCAAGATCTGGAAAGCTGAGACAGGCTTGGTAGCGACAGCCTTTAAAACACTGACCTCGGCTGCTGGTGTTGTCAAACAAGGTCTCGTTGAAGCGCTTGATCGCCCGATCGATGTGTACGTGGTAGGGTCTCCCACTCCTGCACTTTACGCCAAGATCATGGAGATTGGAGGCTACGTCAGTGCCAAAGACCATGATAAGAAGATTACGCGCCCAGGTGAAATCGATGGGGCTGTGATGGATGTCACAGGTGATAAACCTGTTGTTGCACTTACGATTGATGACCTCAAGAAAGGTATCGTTGACGCCCATGGCAAGCCCATCAAAGCTTTGTCTGGTAAGCTTAAGGACATCATCTCGGCTGTCGTTGGTAAAGGTGTGGACATTGCCAAGTGGAGTTGGGGTGTTACGCGCAGTGTGGCTGGTAAGTTGAGCAAAGGTATCAAAGGCTTGTTTGGTGAACTCTCTATCGAGATCAACAACAAACGCAGCGCCGATACCTTAGGTAAGATTTACGAGTTCTTGATGGTGCGCTTCCGCCCTAAAAAGAACAAGCTCGGTGACCCCGATGGTGACGGTATCGTTGCAAACTCTTGGCAGGACTACCAAGCCAAGAAGAAAGCCGATGAAGAAAAGAAGGCAAAAGACCCCAAAGCTCCCGGTATCGCTGGAAAGGGTAAAGACAGCAAAGACGGTAAAGGCGGTGAGACCACCGGTCTCTTGGCTGGGATCAGTGGCATGCTCAGCAATGTCACGGGAGCTCTGAGTACCTTCTCTAGCATATTCTCCACTGGCTTGAAGCTTGGAGGTGGCTTTGGTAAAGGCTTAGGCATGGTTGGGCGTGGCGTCATGGCGACTGCTGGATTTGGTCTCAAAGCTCTTGGCATGACGGGTGGCTTAGGACTTAACTTGCTTGGGGGTGCGCTGCGCTTAGGAGTGGGTGTCTTAGGCGGTGGCCTTGGCATGGTTGGTAGTGCTATTGCTGGCACAGCTTCTGCTGTCATGACCATTGGTGGTGGGTTGCTGTCCTTGTTAGCCTCACCTGTTGTCTTGAGTATTGGTGCGGCTGCATTGGCTGGCTACGGGGCTTACAAAGCCTACCAGTACCTGACCAGAGACAGCATGACAAAACTGCAACGTATGCGCTACGTGCAGTATGGCTTCCCGATCGAAGATGACAAACACGCCCATAAAGTCTTTGCGCTCGAAGATGTTGTCAAGAAAAATGTCCGTCTCAACGAAGGCGAAGCCTACATCAATGAGCGAGGAATTGATGTTAAATCAATGTTGGAGCCTTTTGGACTAGATCCGACGGATGAGCAACAACAAGCTACTTTCTATGGCTGGTATCAAAAGCGCTTTAAACCTATCTTCTTGTCACACGTCGTAGCATGCGACGCCATGACAAAGTCAAATGACCTCACGAAAGCCGACGAGTTCAAGGGTGAGGAGTTTAAGAAGTTTGTCACTGCGACTCGCTTTGACAACGGCCCTTACGACTATAACAAACTACCCATCATCCCAGCGATTGCTGCAACTGATGGCAAGTACGTTAAAGCGTTTATCGATAACTTGCTCATCGACAAGAAAGACAATAGCAAGAGTAAGCAAAAGGCGATCGGTAAGACAGCCGCTGCAATGGCAGCTATCAGCAAGGACGCTGGCCAAGACAACATTTACAGCATTGATCAGCCAAAAGCTAATCTGGTTGTAGATCCTAAGTCTCTCAAGGCATCTGAAAAGATCCCAGGTGTGAAAGCGGCGGCCGCTGCTGCTGCTGTTGTCCCTACATTAGCTTTAGCAACCCCGGTGGTTAAGAAGACGTTTACTAACGCGCCACCAAAGCAAGTCGAGCAAGAAGAACTCACTGAGCAAGACGTAGCAGCAGGCCAAGCCAGCCACCTATCGCCAGCAAATGCCAGAACAGAGCCAATTACTAAGTTTAACCGACATCGTCAAGCTGGCGTTAGCACACAGGTGCAAAAACCTTTGAGCATGTCTTTGGCACCTGTCGCTGAGAAACCAGATGACGCGTCGCAAGAAGCGGTTGGCCCCGAAGCAGAAGTCGATCCAATGGAGGCGTATCGCAAAGCCTCACCTATGGTAAAGGCCGCACCTGCGGCAAAAGTAGCTCCTACTAAAGCCAAGCCTAAAGAAACACCCGGTGCGATCGTCAGCCAAGCGATTGCTCAAAACGCCGGCGCAGATAAACCAAAAGAAGTCGCTAAGGCTAAAGTCACCAAAGAGACCGGTGATGCGCAAGACGCTTCGCGTCAGCAGGTGCAAGCTATTGACGCTGTTCGCTGGCGCTCTTATGGCTTGACAAAGCTTGACTTCGATAAAGTCTTGGCACTGTCTAAGCTGGAGCGTATGATTCTGGCAGATGTCAGCTACTCTGGCTACTCTGGTGCTGCCTGGGAAGGCGATCCAGCGGCGGTGTTGAACAAAGTGTGCGGGGATTTCCGTGTCTCTTTGATCAACAAAGACGCTGTCAGTAATTGGACAGTTTGGTTTGTTAAGCGCTTCTTGCCAGTCATCACCACGTTTGCATCAGCGTATAAGCGTGAGACTAAGCGAGTCGATGTTTTAGAAGGGATCAAAACCCTTAAAGCTCGCCAACTCTACCAGATTGCTAAAACCACCTCTGGAGACTCTAGCTGCTGGAATGTCGCTATTTCGCCATGGCCGGGTTATTCGCTTAACACAGACTCGTCAAGTGTAAAAGCCAATTTGGACTTGCTTGAGTCGATGATGAAGTCTGACAACTTGTCTGAACAGACAGGTAAGTCCTCTAGTAATGATGTCAAGAAAGCAACGAAGGCGGATCTGCAAGGCGGTGATGATGTCACTAAATCGAAATCTGTCATGGACAAGATCGGTGACTTCTTTGGCTTTGGGCAAAGTAAAATCACAGGCCTCAAGCCTGGGATGCCCGGATCACCTTCTGGAACAACACCAGCAGCGACCCCCCTGTCAGAAGGTGATCCTAAGAAGTCCGCTTCGATAGGCGCTAGCCCAACAGCCCCTAAAGATCAGGGTGCGGCAAAAACCAACGCGCCCATGCCAAGTGCTCCTTCGAGCATCAAGACAGCACCTGGGGCTCTGTTAGACGGAGAGAATGGCTATAACGCGCTACAGGTCATGCCTGGCGTGGACATCAACAGTGTTAATCCTGCCTTCCTTAAAAAGCTCTACGGCATGGCCGAAGAGTACAATAAGATCACAGGCAAGAAGTTCATCGTCACCTCTGGCTATCGCTCAATAGCTAAGCAAGCTGAGCTATATGAGAAGTACGGGCCAAAGCGCGCAGCTAAGCCAGGTAGCTCGATGCATGAGTTTGGCCTAGCGATGGACTTGAACCGCGATGAGCTCAACGAGGCTGAAAAGCTAGGGCTGATGCGCAAGTACGGGTTTACACGTCCGATCGGGGGTGAGCCATGGCACATGGAGCATGCGGCGACACAAGGGGAAGCGCGTGAGAGCTTTAAGCGCAACCAAGGTTTGGCGCGCGATGTGATCGAGAAGGGAGCTGGTATTGGTGGGGGTGGCCTCGGCACGATCCCTAATGCACCTCTTGGCTCGATCAATGCAGCTTACTCTGATAAGCTGATGAAGGCCAACAGCACACCTGTTGCTTCTGATGCACCAGATATCGGCGGGGCTGCGCCCAGTCCAGCGCCGGCGGCTGGTGCTCCAGCGACAGCCAACCCGGCGAAGTCAGCCCCGCTGGGTAAACCGACTAAAGCGTCAACTGCTGCATCGCCTGCGGCTACGCCGACTACCTCTGGCATCGACACCGCCACACCTGTGGCCACGGCACCAGCAGATGGTGCGCCTACTATTCAACAGACCAAACCAGAGGAAACATCGGGCGGTCAGCGCCCAGCTCGGTTTAAGGTGGATAAGCAAAAGACTGACGTGGCAAAAGAGCCTGGGCAAAGCTACGTCGATCGCTTCGGCACGACGGGTAAACTTCAGGCTCGTGATAGTTACGCTCCTGCGGCTAAACCAGCGCCAGCTGATAAGTCTGCGACCACAGGTAAGCCTGAGGTGTCTAATGCTGAGCAGCCACCGATGTCGAGGTCACAAGCCATCGAAAAGGCCAACGCCATTGCTACGCAAGGACCAATGAGCACACCTTATGGTTTCCAACCTAGTCAAATGCTCAAAGAGCAAAAGGTGATTCCTAACCAAGGTTTGTCGGAAAAAGCGCTTAGCACTGCTAACGATACACTGACGGCACAACTAGGTGTGCAGCAAAAGATCCTCGAAGCCCTGACAAGGTTAGAGAAGTTTATCACGACTAAAAAGGAAACGCCTACTCAGGCAGCGACTCCCATAGACAGCAAGACACCAGCAGCTGATGTGAAAACCATCAAGCCAAGGAATGTCCCAGTGCCTATGAGGTCTTCATTTACGACGTGAAACAAGTGCTAAAGAGGTGGGTTTCGGCCCACCTCTTTAGTGCGTATTTTTATACTGTGTATTTTACCCCAACCTTTTAGCCACAAGTACCATGACAACATCTAAACTCTCCGACTTAGCCAATGTGTATTTGGCTAAGACCGAACCCAGTGGTGAGCGGCCTAATGCACTGCCTCGCAACAGCGAATGGATCGCCAGAGCTTACGCGATCAGTCCAGGTAGTTTATCTGACAACGAAGTACGCAATCGCAGGTATACTTCCGCGTCGTTCAAATACACTGACAGTAGTGTAGGTGGTAACTTGTGTGTCAACCCACCGAGTCAATTCACCCGGTTTGCTGACATCCGTGACCCAGGGATTGCCCGCTTCGGTGCAGTGGAGACACGTAGAGACTATATCGCTGGCTCACCTGGGATGGGCCGGTACTACTCTGAGGCGATCGATGACAACAACCAGATTGTGCACTTCCGTGTAGGTGTGCCTTCTTATAACTCCATGATGCAGTTCATGACAGGGTTTTATGACTCGGGTGCTGCACTTATGGCGCGCACAGGCCGGATGAGCGAAGGCTTTATCAATACCGTACTGCGGGTAGCTGGTAACGCACTAGGGCTGTTGGTTATGCCCCTCATGATCATCCCTTGGGGTATCATGATGCTAGGTCAAATGGCTCGGTTTTTTATGCGTTGGCCAGCCAGTAAGTTCTACTACCTCAAGCCATGTATGCCTGTGTACTACGCTGCGGTAACGAACATGATCAACCAGATTTCGGTGAACATGGGTATTACCAGCTACTCCCACCACGATCAAATCGACAACATCATTGGTAAAGAGCACAAGATCTCAGGCGGTGAAGTCAGTGCAATGCATGACATCTTGCCTGACATCATCAACTCGGATGGTGTCGTCAATGTCTACGCGATCTTCAATAAAGCCAAGCGGATGCAGATGCGTCATGAGTACCTCATGGATGCGTATCTCAAGTCCAATCAGGGCAAGAAAGACATGTACGGCATTGTCCGTGATGTCGTGATGATTGATAAGCTAGGGGTTGATAAGCCTCAAGCCAATGAATCCAGGAGCCTATCTCTAGAAGCGTATTTCTTAAAGTGGTGGGAGACAACTGATCTCTCAGGTACAGATAAAGGCAATGAGAGCTCTGGTGAGAAGGCTATTCAAGTTAACAAGTACCCAGGTAAAGTCGATGAGACTAAGCAGTATGGCCCACAGTACCCGGAAGGCGGTATCGTTGACTTCTTCACAGCAGAAAAGGCCGACGGTGCTTCGTGGGTATCTATCCGTGTTGATAGCACAGGCCAAGTCTCAGAGTCTTTCAGTAGCTCGTTTTCCGAGAACACACTCAAAGGGACAATTAACTCAGCTTCCAAGTCAGCCCGTAACCTGCGGGTAAACTTAGCTGACGGTAACTTTGACAGCATGGGCATTACCAGCTCAATCATTGATGGGGCAAGAAGCATCTTGACAGGTGCTGCGGATGTCTTACAAATCCAAGGCGTCGCTGCGTTTGCTGGCTCAGCGTTTGTAGACATCCCTGACTACTGGGATGACTCGTCAGCTACCTTCCCTAAGTCAACGTATGTGATCAAACTACCTGTGGCATACAACAACCCCGTGCACAAACTCTTCAAACAGATCGTGCCTTTGTGCGCAATCTTGGGGATGGGCATGGCGCTGTCTACAGGTAAGCAGAGTTACACATCGCCTTACATGCTAGAGATGTATGACCGTGGTCGTACCATGAAGCGTCTTTGCATGATGGAGTCCATTACCGTCACACGCGGTACAGGCAACATTGGCTTTACCAACACCGGCCATGCCATGGGCATTGAGATCAGTATTGCTGTCAGAGACATGAGTAGCATGACAGCGATGCCGATCCAGCCTGGGTTTAGTTTGTTCAAAGGGGTGTTTGACTCTGAGAATAACTTCACCGATTACATGATGGTTTTGAGTGGAATGCAGCTCAAAGACGTAGATAGTCGCTGGCAGATCATGAAGTACCAGCTAGCTACCAAGCGCGCTGAGCTCAGCAAGCTGACGACTGCGTCATACTGGGCATCTAAACTGGTTAACTTCCCAGATGC